GGTCCAGATCTTCGGTGCAACCTTAAAGTACTTGTTCGTCATCTCCTCAACCCAAGGTGTGTTCACCAAGTGTTTTGGAACTACGATGATAGTCTTATAGGGAGAAATCATTTTAGCCCAAACAAGACTTGTAAATGTTTTACCCGAACCTGGCTCTGCGTCCAACAAGCAACCACGAAGTTGATAACCGTATTTAATACGGCTGTAGTCTTCGAGGAATTCACGCTGGTTTAAGAACGGCGTTAATTTAAAATGCTTAAGCGCAGCATCAACATTGTACGGTGTGAAAGTTTCAAACGTGGACTTAATCCATGTTTTGGCTTTGATCTCATCGAACAGTGCTTTGTACTTATACATACCAACACGATAACGATCCACCTGTCGTTTATTCTTGTTGGTTGTGAAATGGTCTAGAATCCAGGCCAATTCAATAATGAAGAACTGGTGTATTCTAAAGCGGCGGTTATTGACCTTTGAGATAATACGGTTGAAAATGACCGAGGTCCCAAAGTTAGTACGTAGGTCGATCTCCAAGGCATTTAAATTTATACCGGTGACCACATAGTAAGAACCGACCTTTTCAACGCTTGGCGAAAAGTTAAAGAAATCCATTATAGGGACCTATTCAGAATGAATGAACCACACTTACACGAAATGACTTTCGAAGATGATAACCACTACAATTTGTATCTGATGTTTCGTCATCTTCGTATGAAGGTCGTGAACCCTGAAAAATACTCCGTTGAAAAGCAGGAATATCTGGGTCGTTACAAAGTATCGCTGGGTGACCAGTTGATCTACATCGCTGACGATCTGTACGGCAAATTCTGGGTTGAGCTCAGCAAGAACCTGGCCGGTGTTGCTCAGGAAATGTACGAGTCAGTTTGGAGCGTTAACCAACCTGACAAGATTCGTCCAAACGTTGATGTGCTCGACGTACCGTTCACCATCAATGAAGAAGATGAGTTCTACTCACTGATGGGCATCGACTACACCAACGTTGAAAACCGCATCCGTGGTCTGATGACCGCTACAACCAAAACCATCGCTGAGATCGCTCTGATTCTCAATAAAGAGATGGCAGCGGTTGCATTGGATACCAACATCGTTAAGGACTTCGATGCGATTGTAACCTTCCGTAGTGAGCCAGGCCGTAAGTTCAAAGCGGAACTCTGTTTCGACAAAGTGTTACCAATCGATCCAGCCAACGACGGTCTGGAAATTCAGCGTACACCAATCACTGCTGAAGACCTGAAAACTTACATGCCGAATGCCGGTGAGAAAGTTGTTTCTCGTCTGGATCACATCAACGGTCTGGTGCGTTCAGTGTTTGAGTCTAAGCGCATTGCAGAAGTTGAGACTCTCACCAAGTATGCTGAGACATTGATCAACGCTGTACTGCTTCCTCCTTTCCTGGATCAGAACGTTACCTTCTTCCAGTTCGGCGGTCGTGATGACTGGAGTTCTGTGGGTAAAGAAACACCGAACAACAAAGTGTGTTTCGAATACCTGGATAAAGAAGTTGACAAGCTGTTCAAAATGCTGGAAGGCATTCCTTTACAGGAAGGTGTGGAAGTCTGGTCAATTGATCTGGATACTTTCGCTATCTTCGGTCGTAAAGATAACAAGGTTGTGACTCCTGCACTGCAAGGTTATACCGAGAACATCTTGCTGCCAATGTCTCAAGGTTTCGAACGTGTGTTCACCATGCGTCTGGGTCTGATTGACTCGCCACATATCTTTAAAGCATAACCATGCATAAACCCTTACCCTTCCTTATCGGAGGGTAAGGGAATTATGTTAAACAAGTTTACGTGCTTCTTGCGTCTGCAGCTGCAGTACGCGAGTCAGATCACTGAGCTGTGCCAACATCTGACCGGCGAAGGTCACATTGTCAACCAGGTTATTGATCGTATTATTAACCAACGCCACTTCGTTCTGATTCAGGATGATTGAACTTGAATCAATCTTAGGCTTCAGGATATTGATGATGTTAATAACCTGATTAGCACGGGTCGCTGCCAGTTCAACATCACGAGACTTCAGAGAGTCAACGATCTTATTGAAATCATGCATCAGCTCATATGCGCCGGAGAAGTTAGGATACACTTCATTCACAGCACGAGTATAAATGCGAGAGTCCTGCATGACATTCGGGAACTGAGCACGGGTCTCATTGATCAGGATACTGGCGTCGTTATTTGCCAAAGTAAAAGGAGTGCGACCGGTGGCGGCGATAGTTTTCAGACCACGATAAACTTGGTCTGCTTGGGTATCTACCATCTTAAGAATCGGCACTGCTTTTAACACATATTCCACATACCCCTGGAATGAAACCTTCACTGGGTTAAACATTACTGGAGTTGGGATATGTTTGGTAGACACATCAAAATAAACATTGGCTGCGCCTAACTTATTCCAGATCTCAATCCCATCCACTTTATGGATAGACTTGTTGAAAGTACGGGCGTTAAAGGAATCAATTCCTACGCTGAGCTCTTTAAAGAAAGAACTGAGTTTTTCCCCGACAGTAAGAGCTTCGTTGCCCTCTACTGAACCAGGTTCGATAATATCTGTAGACATGCTATGGCAAACTCCACTTAGTGTGTAATACGAAACGTTTCATAACATTTAATCAAAGGGCTTCATAGATGCTGAACGCATTGAATTTCTTAAAAGACTACGGTGCAGAATCTAACTTACAAATAGGTTTTAATACCTCACCTATCTTTGATATGTTAACGACCAGCATGATTAAAGGTCGTAACGGTGTGTGGTATCAGAACGGTGGCTTAATGCCAATCAACGGACTGGCAGGTGGTAACAACACCCAGAAGACCGGTAAGACGGTTAAAGATGTGGCTAAGATGCTGCATCGCTTCCAACACTCCGTTATCCTTTATGGTGACAGTGAGTCAACACTAGACATCTCACGTCTGGCAGAAGAAGTTGACCGTCTGTTCGGTGAAGAAGGTTACTTCGCTGAACACATCGAAGATATCCGTTTCCACTACATGCCGAACTCTGCCGGTATCGATGGCACTGAACTCCATAACAAAGTTATCGAGATCTACAAAACCATTACAGCGCTGGGTGAAAGTAAAGACAAAGCTGATCAAGAAGCATACCGTCAACTGTGGATGAACACGCCATTCTGGTCCGAGAAGAATCAGGCTTATGTTCAGGTGATGCAACCAATCATTTTCATCTTTGACTCGATCTCAGAGATTCTGTTTGACAACCTGATGTTCAAACAGTTCGACGAAGGTGAGATGGATGAAGGTGGTAAGAAACGTACCCGTGATATGGAGATCGGTAACCTGCGTCGTATCCTGATGACAGATACCTGTATCCTCGGTCCACGTGTTGGTCTGCGTTCATATTGGATTGCTCAGTCTGCTGACGTGATCAATATGGATGGTAAGCCAAAAGAGAAAGACTCTACCTTCCTGCGTCACAACAAAAAGCTGGCTGCACCAAAAGCGATGTTGAAGTTACCACACATCGGTATTGAGATCATCAAAGGCACGCCAATGAAGCAGCCTGATCACTCTATCATGTATCCACGCGGTAAAGAGTCTCTGATCTCTTCTAACGCACGCTCTAACCCAGAGCTGGTTCAGTACTTCACCACGGTCTTCCGTAATAAGTCAGGTTCTTCTGGTGGTGATCTGGCATTCGTTGCAGGTCAGGCAGAAGGTATCCTGGAATCGCTTTCAATGTATGACTCATTGAAGGATAACAAATACTTTGGTTTGGAAGGTTCAGCAGTTCGTCATAGCTGTGCACTGATGCCTGATGTTTCTATCATGCGTACCACGGTTCGTGATTTGCTGGAAGGACCGGATGCAGACCCTAAACTGAAACGTGCCATCGAGATCACTTGGCAGCTTTGGTTCATGCAGACCTTCTGGGAGAACTTCCCTGAAGAGTGGCGTATCACTCCTTCTGAACTTTATGCGAAAGGTAAAGCAGCCGGTCTGGATTGGGACGATGTGTTAGAGAACACCGTTTACTTCTGGCATGACAACCCTGATCATATCAAGCAACATACATTGACCGTTTACGAATTGATGGAGATCGTCGTAGGTGGTAAGAAACCATATTGGATCAAGGACAAGAAATAAATGTCAGACTTTAGTTACGATTATTCCGTCTTAGTTGTTGCAGAGCCCGATTTCAACCACACTGTCAAAGATCAAGAAACGTATTTCACTAAGCTCGGTGCTTGGCTGGAAAAACGTTCTGGCGACCGTAACCTTCGTCAGGTAAGTGTTTCCGGTAATTACGGTGTGGATGTCGACGCCATGATTGATGTGGACGACAAAAACAAAACGTCCTTCTTGAAGTCGCTTGATGATCATTTGAACCAATTCGATGAAATTGTCATCATCACTAACTTCGAGAAAGAAATGTTTATCGATTCGTTAGCCAATCGTTTAACCGAAATCTCGAAGCCATTTACTATTTATGGATACGAGACTCGAGGCCATGAAAAATCGTAAAGAGATTGAAAGTGATATCTTAGCCTTAGCGAAAGGTTTCACAAAAGGTGGTGGGAATCACCAGGTCTACACCGAACTGTTTGCTCGTCTTAAGGACGAGCAATTCGCTCAATTCTGGAACAACATCTGCGACATGGGTTTCATTCCGATGTTTGTGGATAACTTCGATATGCGAGAGACAATCGATTACGATCATTCGGTTGCTCTGGCTAAGACGTTGGACATTCCTCTTGAGCAGCAGGTTATCTTCACTGACCCAGATACTGGGTTAGAACACACCACACCGGAAACTGCTTTGGTAGGTATTGCAGAAGTGCGTAAACAACGCCAGTTGCAAGCCAAGAAGTTCGGTGCATCGAAACATGACTATAATGTTGAAGACCTCACAGGACAGCCTACAGGCGATTCTCGTGCAGGGGGTATCTCTAACCCAGAGATCCAAGTTCTTCTGTCATTAGGTTTGCCTACTCTTGCTAAAGAGCTGGCCGATGCCCGTGGTGGTGATGTGGGTGCATACCGTGCCTATAAGAATGATATCCTGACATCCGGTGTCACTACCACTGAATCAGCGTTGGCACGTGGTACTGGGGTGAAGTCGTTACAAACCGCACACTTCCTGTTACTCGGTCAGCATATCGAGAACAACTTGTCGGAACGATAAACCATGGAACAACAAGAAGAGATTGTCATTACTCCCATTGAACGACTCATCAACTTTTTTGGTGAAGAGTTATTCCATGAGGTTATCTACAACCAGGACAGCACCAGTTTCTGGAAGAAAGCCAGCGACTATCTTTTTGATAATGCGTTGACTTCTTTCCGTGAAGGTATTGCGGCATTGCGTACTGGTCTCGTTGAAGATCGTGAGATGTACAACTACTTCAGCACGCTTGTCTTTCGCATGTTCTCTCAGCCCTATACTGATGTTGCACTCAATGTCTTTGCTGAAGGGTTTGACTTGATTGCTTCTGACCCAGTCTTCTTTAAAGAAGCGTTTGAGTGGAACAGCAAAAGTCTGTCTAAGGTTGAGGTTCTGTTGTTGTTCCTGTGTGTGCATCGTAACAAGATCACCTTGGCGATGGATAAACGCGTTGAGTTGGAGAGGGCTGCTGCTGCGGTCACTGCTGGTCAGAAGTTGAGGAACCAGCGTGGAGGTGGTAAATGAAGACCACTTCCTGCTTCACTAACTTAGACTCCTTGTTTGACTCGCGTCGAGGTATCTTGACGCATGTCGCCTTGGAAAGCGGGAACACACGTTTCGATTGGAACACGAACATGGCGGAGATTTATAAACGTCGCCGCTATGATTATTTCAATCAGCCTGAGTTAGGGATTACTCAGGAGAAGTTCGAAGCACGTTACGCAGCCAGGACGATTGATGACTGGGCCGATGATACGCAATGTTACTTCTATCCAAGCAGACTCATCAAAAACATGTTCCGTATGGTTCATGAAGTTGAGTTTGGGGTGGGACAGATGTTGGCGATCTCCAGTTTCTCCGTAACTGTTAACTTGTATCCCTATACTTTGAATGAGAACTTGCAAGATGAATTAGCCTCCACAATTCAGGGTGCTATTCCATTTAACATTTCTCTATCTTTTGTAAACATTCCGTATGACGAATTAACGCCTGCGGTGTTTAACGGATACGATTACGTCTTTGTCTATGACTTCTTAGTCGGCAAGGACTACAAGGTGTATTGGGAGAATTACGGAAAAGCACAGAACTCTAATGTTCGCTTCTTCGTTCCCGACATCCTTGTGTACAAAGAACTTCCTGAAGAAATGAGACGCGAAGAGCCGATCGAAACTATAGGAAAACTGAACGTTACTCAAGGCGGTAAAATTACCTGGGTACCATGCATAAAAACCATATTCGATTATTCGGAATAAGGTCATCCTCCAGAGAGCCTCACGGCTCTCTGGAGATGTTGTTTGCTGTTAGCTGTTTTCTGCGTCGAACTCTTCATCCATTTGTTCGCTGACATTAATCTGTTGTTCAGGATCAATCTCAAACGCTTCTTCAATCTTCTTACTGTCAAGAATCTGACGACCCTGGAATTTCTCTTCTTCCTGGATCTCTTCATCAGGATTATCCGTCTTGAAGATTTTGTGTTCGCCAAATGGATCTAATGACATTGGGAAGTCGGCAAACGTTGGCATAACCAAACGCCCAGCAGTTACTTCGTTCAATGCATTAACAAAGGTCGCAAAGTTCGCTTTGTTATCTTCCAGTTCACGGTCACGTAAACGTTCTTTACGGTCATCACGAACGGACTTTTCCATCTGACCCAACAGCGTATTAATGGAGTCCATTAACTTCGGGTTATTCGATTTCTTCATGAAAGTTGACACGGCGATGTCAAGAATAAGCTTACGTTGTTTCTGTACAATGTTAAGCAAACTCTTTTCATTATCAACCGAATGACCGCCATCCAAAATAGTCTGGATGTCAGAAATCAGTTTGTCCTTTTCAATTTCCTGGGAAAGTTTATTCTCTTCCACATGGTTGTTGACGTAGCTGTTAGAGCCATCGTCTTCTTCTTCATCGTACATGTTTTGCTCCAATCCTTTTTAGCCGGCCATTATGTTTGAGACTGATATTATCAAAGTAGATACCAGTGAAAATCTATTTCGATAATATTATTTAATAGACGCGGAGTTATAAATGTTTTTAGATAAGCTGTTGAACAAGATTCCGTATTTTCGCAATAGACGTATTGCCAAGATAAAGAAAGATCTTGTTGATATCAGAAATGATTTTGCCAACGGGTTCTTCAATGACCAGTACCTCGTTAGTCTTCACAATATCGTAAATAGTCCCTTAATCGCATTTACAGGGGATATCGTGTACGGGACGATGAAAGAGATCACCCTCCGAACAAAGTCGTCTGTGAGTGCTCAGAAGCTGTTAGAAAAGAAGGTATTTAACAAGTCTGATTTAGAAAGAAGTCCGCTCATTGATATGATCAAACGAACGGGCTACTTTACCGAATGGTACTCTAATGAAGAATCACTCTTGAACTTCATCAGCGTGCTAAAATCATATTTGGGTGCCCATGTATGGTTAAACAACAATCCAGAGTTCGAACTTCTTGATGAAGTAGATCTGACAGAGTTTGGTGATATCGACACACAGATGTACGACACTTTACTCTATCGATTGCTTTTAGAAGATCTGGTCAGTATCATTTCATTTTACTTAGAGATACAATATGAATGATAAGAAGAAACCGGTGCAGTACATCAAAAACAGGAACTTCGTTCCATATGAACAATTAACCGATGCACCCAGTCGGCAGTTCAGGAAGATCCTAGACGAGCTTGATATCAATCAAGCCAAATGGAAAACTTATCTCGATGATTATCTTCGGGCGATTCACCCTGATGACTCCGGCACGGCTATGGAAGTTAAACGAGCTCGGTCGACAGCATTAGGCAATATCCAAAGTACTTTGTTTTGTTCAAGAACCCTCAGCCACAGTAAGTTTCTCATGGGGCTGAAGATTCTTAAAATAAGGGAAGCGGATATCGCGGTGACTGTGACAACAGAATCTGGTGAGACCACAACAGTATCTGAGAAAACAGTATTAATGAAAGTTCCACAGGAACATTCGTAATCGGATACGTTACTCTACCTTCGGGTAGAGTAACTCATTCCCTTATTTTTTTTAGGATTGATATGACTCTTTTACAAAACTCCAGTATCTTTGATACGGTTGATATAAAGAACAACTTACAGAAAGCCAGTCAGTCCATGAACTCGACAGTGGCTAACTTAACTGATCAGGTTGTTAACCCCTTTAAATCACTCAGCGCTGGTATTCAAGCGGGTGTTGCTACTGTTAGTGAAACCCAGCAGGTTATCAGTAAAACCCTAAGCACATATAAGTCATCTGCTATTGATGGAATTAACAACGCACTGAAGAACATTACCGGGGGGAAATATAACCTGGGCGATCTCGGTAGCTTGGTAACCTATCAGGATGGCTTCAAACTCAATACCGACCAACTGTTAAGTTTAGCAGGTAAAGGGATTGGGTTTAACATCAGTTCCATGCAGGACTTGAAGAACCAGATTGGTAATGGATTCATTAATGAACTCAATTCCATGACCGGCGGTATTGCCAGTGGGTTGGTCATTGCTGACACGTCAGGTGGGTTCGTTAAGCTTCACATTGCTGATGACTGGAAATACAGCATGGGAACGTCACTGATCAACTTCCTGGGTGCTGATGATCCAGATGGGTTCGGTTCAGTGGTCAACGTTGCAGCAATCAATGCGACACTGAACACCCTGCTTAATCAGGCCGTGCAGAACAGTTTGACACGAAGCTACGCTAACTTCAAAAACATGTACGTCTATGAGAGCGACTATCACGATGCGTTGATTACCAATGCCAGTGTTGCTTCTGATCGTGGTGATTTGGATTCCCTGGTGTCCATGATTGATATCGTGGGAACAGAAGGTGCAGCGAAGATTGAAGCACTTTATCCTAACACGGTAGAAGAACTGCTGACAGCGTTCTACTTTACCAGTGATGTAGATCCATCTGACTATCCAACCCTGACACAAAACCTGCTGAAAGTCTGTGTGTCACTTAAAGGGGAAAGTTGGTATAAGTATCCTACTCAGTTTGGTGAAGCAATCAATGTGAATCTGGTTAACAGCATTTCTCCTGATGCTCGTGTGTTGTTAGAAGGTGTAGATGATCTGATTCCTTTACTCTGCTCTGCCGGTATCTTTGTAGAACAATCGGCAACTGACCTGTTCTTATCTGACTTCCCCACTGCTGTAAAACTAAGCTCATAACAAACATAATCCTACTCTACCCAACTGGGTAGAGTAGGAGATATGATCTATTTTTTTTTATCGGTTCAATGGACGACCTGTAAAGATACGTGCCACGTCACCCACGATGGAGTCGTTGACTACACCGGCAATGGTTGCTGGTTTGAACATGTTCTTGGCATCGGTCGTGAAACGTGTCAGACGACGGTTAAGGTCGTTATAACGTAACACGGTGTCAAGGTAGTCAATACCAGCCGTACGGTTCACCCAGTCGTTGTACTTGCCCACGTCTCCTAAGTAACGAGAAGACTGACCTGCGATGTTCAACAGATCCAGTGGGTTTGTTACACGGCTGATTGGAACCGACATCACTTTATCCAGATCGGTTACTGTCAGGTTCACACGCAAGTTACGTGGTTTCATATCCGTGGTCCAACCTAATGGCCCGCTACCGAATTCAAAACTGGCGTTCTGAACAATACCGGTACGGATAATGGATTTACCACGACTGAACACTTTGACCAGGAACGGAGCAGTGTACGTTGAACCACCTGTGGAGAATGGAACAATGAACGGCATCAATAATGACAGCGGTAAGAAGATATTGGTCGCAATGGAATACGGATGCGCATAAGGCGCTTCAAAGTAGAAACTGAATGACTCACTATGAAGGTTCGTACTGGAATCTTCCCAGTGATCTGGAATCTCAACTTTAGAGTTACCGAGCAATGCTAAAGGTACGTTACCAATAACAGAACCTGCTGCAACGCCTGCTACGGCATCTTTAATCCCGTTGACGAATTCATCAACAATCCCGATACCCGTTTGACCACCACCAATATTGAACTTAAAGTCCTGAACCGCAGTCACCGTAGAGTTAAAGGTAGACGCGATCGCAGAACTGGTGGTACTGTTACTGAAGGAGTCACTAACCGAACCCACACCCTCTGTACGGAACGTAACCCCATCCAAGCCACCGTAGAACCCGTCCATCAACAGCGTACCAATCTGACCTAACCAGGAGTCCTCATCAACATCCGAGACACTGCTGATGGTTGTTGGTTCAGTACCAGAGAGCTGAGGAGAAGACTGCGTTGTACTACTGGTGTTGGTCCCACCGTCTAAACCGAAAGCTTCCGTGTTGGTTGCTTTGATCTTATCCTGATAGCCTGCAATATAAGCAGAACCATCAACCGCACCGGTTGCTTGTGATTCAGCACCCACAGGTTTAACGTTCTGACCAGCATCAGCACTGGTATAAGCAGAAGCCACTTCAGGATAGTTAATCTCATCCATCCCACGGGCTTTACCGACTGTCTTCAATTCCTTTAGGAGATAGTCACGCGTATTACTTCCCGCTGTGGTACCGCCGTTGGCATTGACGAACCCACTGTCTGTAACCAGGTTATTGAGGATGTTCTCAATCGCCGTATCTTTCTGCTCAACCGTACTGATTCCAAATTGGTCATCTAAGTCTTTGACCTTCTTCATGAAGTGACGGAACTTACGCACACCTCGTGTAGAGATCTTCAGAATGTCGATGGTACCATCTGGGTTAATTGCATCGGGGAACAAAGAGTGCATGTAAGAGATGTTACTCTTAGCCATGGCAGTGTCAGAAGTATAACCTTTGGTACCGCCGGTACCGTAGTCACGATCTCCTGCTTTTGTGTTACCCTGTTCTTGACGATCAGAAGGCAAAACGGATAACGCATAACCGGCTGCAATCATCAAGTCGTTGAAGATACCCTGAGCAGCGGTAAAGTACATCCCCATAGTAGGTTTGCAATAATACCACTTGTTCTTCGGGGTACCTGACAAGAACTCAAAGAAGTTAAACGAGGTCGCGATGATCTGGGCTGGCCAGAATGCAATCGCCCCTGCTGCCTGACCAATATAGAACGCCCAAGTCGGAGCACGTCCTTTATTCGCCATAATAGAAGCAGAGTAGTCAAACATGTTCAGGATGAAAGTGATCATCCCGGTGAACTCAGGAACGCCGGCAGTAAAGGTTGCCATCATGGCGTTATCCTGATGGATACGTTTGTAATAGCGACCCATGTTACCCATTTTGTTTTCCATTGCGGGCTTTGGATATGGATCGGTATTACGGCTATAACCCGGTAAGGGGTTAACAAACTTGTTGTCCCCTATCGCAGTGGAGAAGAAACTGGTATAGAGGTCATAGTCAGAACGGATCAGTGCCTTCTCTGGATCCTTAACCCCTTCACTCATTAAACGGAATGAACGTGAAACAATGTTCCTGTCTTTATAGTCGACGGTAACGGACATAAATTAAAACCTCGATATGGGTACCCCGAAGGGTACCCAGTTATCAATTATACATTCACCGTTGGCTTAGCTTTACTGTTCTTCAGAACGTCACGAATCTCTTTCAACACAGTTAATTGCGCCGCACCCACTTCAGCAGAGGCTTTATCAAGCACTGACATATGTTCAGGCATGTTAACCGTTGCTGGTTGTGCAGCTGCTTCTGCGGCTTTCTTCTCATTAGCTGCTTGTACAGCAGACTTAACAGGTTGACGCTCAGGAGCTTGTGTTGCCGGAGTGGTAGGTGTACCATTCGGACTGTCTGTAGAAGTAGAGCTTGTCACAGGTGCTGAAGTATTCGAAGATGCAGGTCCGGAAGCATTCACTGTTGGATTACTGATTGGTGATGCATTCGTCGTTGGTGGAGGAGTTCCCGCATTAGATGGTGCAGAAGATTTCTCTGCGTCATCCAACAACTGCTGGGTTGCTCCTGGCTTAACCACTTTCGTGGCTGAAGCTCCACTTGCCTTGTCTGCTGGAACGTTTTGATCAGCACCCGCTGGAACTTCCGGATTCTGATTGTTCATTGCAGCCGCTGAGGCATCACCTGCACCCGCCCCATCTGCATTATCCGCACCACCTGGAATGGTTAAAGCACCACTACGCAGTTTGTTAAGATAATCATTGTAGTACGCACGGCGTTCATCCGTAGCAGGAACAGCGTTACCACCGTTAATGCCACGAACCGCTGTATCGAAGTCACCCGTCTTAGCAATCGACTTCATTGCTGCGTTGTTCTTCAAGAACCACACGGCAGATTCTGCCATAACGTTTGGATCTTCAGATACCAGTTCTGGATGAGAGACAACATCAATACCAGACGCTTTCTTGAACGCCTCGTAGTTCGCTTTACCTGTTAACTGGAACAAGCCACGGCCACGATAGTCCCATCCGTCTTCTGGTCTGGTGTTACCCAGCTGTGGACCTTTTGGTGCACGACCATAAACCCACATCGCACGTTCGACTGGTGACATGGCTGCCACCTTCTGAGCTGTTGCTGCATCAGGAACGTTCTTGAAGTACTTCAGCAAGGTTGGGGCTGACCAGTTAGTATTCTCGACAGTAGACTGATAACCGCCGGTTTCCTTTCTCGCCATAGCCAACGCCAGTGCCAAGGTTTTGTTGTCACGAATACCTGCTTTCACGAGATGGTTCAGCATTAACTGATCACCTTGTTCCAGCGACATCTTGATACCTTTATCAGATCCGGCTTTCTTGATAAACTCCGGGTTAAAGTTAGAATCCGCTTTACCCATGAATTGACCCGCAGAACCTGCTGGACCACCCGGTGCGCTCATCGTTGCATTTGGATAGTATCCGCCTGCCGCGTTAGCTGCTCCACTACCGGTTGCTGCCCTCATTGGACCACCGCCAGAAGCAAAGCCTGTTGCACCTTTCCCATAAACCGCATCCATGATAGCTTTCGTCTGAGCAGGGTCACCACCCGACGTTGCAGCGCTACCCGGAGTACTGGTTGTTGCCTCACTCTTCGATCTCTCCAGATCTGGATCTTTGATCGCCGCTTCTTTAGCTTTGGAGTCAAGGATCTTCATATACTTATCCGCACGATCTGGGAAAGTACCTGATTCAGAATCTGGGAATGGAGAAGCAGACACCGACCATACTGGGGATTGCTGATCGTTAACCGTCACGATCATACCCAGGAGTTTACGAGCAATGTTGGCCTTGTTAGTATCAGAAAGAGACTTCCAGGTTTTCGCTGGCATACCACCACGTAACCGAACGGTTTGTTTGCAGTATTCCATAAGCGTTGGTAAGAAACGATCACGGAACCACACCATCCAGTTGTTCTTCGACTGTACGTTACGATCGATAACATGGAAGCTTGCTTTAAACAATTCCAAGAGCTGGTTTGACTTGCCTGTGAAACGGGCATCATTACCTGTGACTAAGATGAAGCTTTCAACGTAACGTTCTAAACGCAACACTGCTTCAACACGCCAAGGTACACTCTTGTCATTACCGTAAACTGCTAAACGCGCTAATGTAAAGGCATCGATGTTACCGTCTTTGGTATACATGTCTGAGATATCAATTTTCGTGACATCAGCAGGCTTGGTAATATCATCCACTGCTTGTGCAGACGCAGTTGCAGCAGACTGTTGCATACCCGGTTCGGCAGCAGTTACCTGATTACTGGTTTTCTCATCAGGTGAACTAATCTTGTCTTTAATATCGGCTTCGGCCTGAGCTGTCAGTGTTTCAGGAGTGGTCTGCGGAGGAGCAGGCATTTCCTTCTTCAACTGAGCGAACAGGTTACTCACCAAGTCACGCGTTTGTTCAGGTCCCATGGTTGCTTCATTCTCATCGATACGAACGTCAATAGAGAACGGAGGCGGGTTATAAGCCGCAATGGAACGCTGAGCTTGTTCAACAGTTTTGATTACGTCGTAAGACTTCGAGTTATCGAACTCAGTGATATCACCCATACGGTTAACCGCGATAGATGCATTGAAGATCATGAACACCGGTTTAAAGCGTGCCATGAACCACGTACCCACTGAACTCTTATCGACACCCGTACCCATCGAACTGTTAGCAAAGGCTTCGATCAACTGTGAGGTTGGCGTTTCGGGTTTCAGAGACGCATTACCATCTTTGATCACTACGTATGGATAGAACTGGTTTTCCAGTGCCATGATTCGACGGCCTAAGTTGCTGTTCGCATCTTTAACGCCATACATCGCCATACGGATCTTTCTTTGAGTGGTAATCTTAGTAGCCGCTTTATCAACGCCTGGTGCATTGTTGATCACCGGCTTGCCATCGAGTGATGCCTGTGCGGCATCACGTTTCTGACGGCTCCAGAAGAAGCTACCATCTGACGTCCAGAATAATCCTTTATCGTCCAGGTCCTTATAACCTTCAGGACCTGCTACCCCTTGTACGACACTCTTAGCAAGTGCGCCTTGTGGTAACCAATCCGTCACCGCGTCCATGATCTTATCAGACGTAGTCGCATAACGACCCGTAACTGGATCACGTTCACCGGATGAAAGATCTTCAGTTCCATTCTCGAAGTCTTCAGGATCATTATCCGTAACAGCATTGATTGCCATTGCGCCCAGAGCTGAGTACATTGAACCTTTGGCAAAGCTTTTCAGTCTACCCCCACCACGACGCCTTGGTTTGGCACCTGCTTTCTTCTTGCGTTTACTTGACTGTCCACGTTGATCAGGTTCAACATCGAGACCACCGGCATTACGCCCACGACCTCCACCCAATAACCCACCGGCCAGTTTAGTAAAGCCCCACTTCATCAGTTTGAAGATAGGAGAAGAAATCCCCATAACACCGGAGAACAATGCGGAACCAATTTTGGCTAAGCGAGCGGTTGAGTTGACCAGGCTTCCGAATACAAGACTACCGATCGTTCCAATTGGGTTCTTGATCAGTTTAGCACCGAACGCACCGAGCCCCAGGAACATGGATTTGATCTTGCTGAAGAAACCACCGCCTTCACCTTTATCGTCATCTTCTCCGCCCATGCCTTTGGTATTTTTAGCAATCTCAATAATTGCTTCATTAACCTTGTGCTTTTCTTCCTTCTCGGCTTCTTTCTTTTTCCAAGCCAAAGAGTTAAGACGGAGTCCAGGACCTTCAGATCCCCCGGTCATCTTAGAACGGATTGCCTCAGTCATTCCGGTGGCTTCCATTGGAATACCGAAGTGCTGGGACATCATCTTATAAATGAGATCTAACCGGCGTTCAACCCCAGAAGAACCTGAACTGCTTGTACCACCGACAGGACCAGCAGCACTACCAGGCTTTGTAGAATATCCAAAGCGTCCGAGTACCGAGTTAAGTCCACCTTTAACCAGCCCCGCTGCACCGCCAACCAAACCAGCAGCACCAGCGCCCATATTGCGTACAGCCATACCTGTCGCCGTGACCAGACCGGATTTATATTCCTCTTCGCTAACCAGTTGATTGCCTTGATCATCATAGACCGGACCATCAATTTCATTCCATCCATTAATAGGTTTGAAGTTACCTGATTCATCACGCGTGAAGTATTCACCAGACTTGAACTTCGCTGCACGGAGTACAGGGTCCTTTTGTCCTTTGATATAAATGTCTTGCTGATAAACCAGTTCTTTACCGGAATCGATAACAGAGCGAATACGACCTAATGGATCAGCCAGGTTATAAGCACCGACCACACCGTCACGCACACGACGTAAACCGCTGAGTGCAACAGCACGACCGTCTGGACCAAAGATCTTACCTGCAAGATCACGTGCACCAATTACCGCACGAGAAGTCACATCGAAGATTGGACCACGAATGTCATTCCAAGTTTTGATGACGCGCTTGGTAGCAGCATCGAGATATTCACCGGCTTTGAGTTTGGCGGCCTTGAGAATTGGTTCGCCTTTCTCATCCAGGATATCTTCATCGTCACTTGGCGCGCTACCAGTTTCAGCACCACCTGCCGCATTCCTTTTACGGTAATAATCAACCGCAGCACCTAACCCCAATCCTGCTGCTGCAATCGCACCAGAGAGCAAGAAGTTCTTACTGGTTGCTGCTGCACCCACTGCACCTAATATCCCGCCTAAGACCATTGGGTTGCGACTCATAATGAAGTCCATCCCCTTGCCCATCATTCCAGTTGGAAGTGAACCTTTGATCTTGTCCAAGAATGACTTCTTGGCTGTTTCTTCTTGGCGAGCTTCAGTAGCAGTAGCAGGCGCACCGGTCATTAACTTACCGGCTTTGGCTAAATCCAACATGCTGGTCAACAGTGCTTCGATATTCCTGTTACTGGTGAATATCCCAGAGTTACTGTCTTTGATGTCAGTCAGTACTCCGGTGATTGAATCAAAGTTAACTGTACCTGTACTTGCCGCCGGAATCGGTTGTTCGGAGACCGGATCTCTCTTACTCAGATGTTCATTGAGCTGCTGAAGAGTTTCATTCAAACCTTCCATTGGGTTAAATGTTGGACCGGCGTTACCGATGTTACGGAAACCACCTTTGGTCGGAGACCTCTTCTCAGAACCTGGGGAGACACCACGTAAGACCGGATTGTTCGGATCATCCATATACTGACCAATACGATCATGGAAAGCTTGGATATTGATCTTATCAATCCCGTTGTCGGTATAGATCACACCGAGGTCACGCAACATCTGTTCATTGCCCGTTGAGCGAAGTAAGTCAATACGTTCCGCTACGTTCGGGAAATTGGACTTCAGGTTCTCAGCTGCAGCAGATACACTGTTCAGACGTTCACGGCCTTCTTTCGTTGGCATCTTGGACATCTGCTTCATGCGTTGGAAACTGTCAGAGCTGTTGAACTGTTGGACATCCTGAGTCTGGATACCGAAGTGACGCATCAGTACAGCGTGAACTTCCTTCTGTGCAGAAGGACTCATACCTTGAATGTCACCGAGATAGTAGTACGGGTTGAACCCCATCTCTGAATCGATATCTTTAGCAACCTGCTGAGCGAAAGCTTTGCGGGTAGACGGAGACAACAGTTTGTCTGGGTCAACAGAATCAACCAGTGCCAATGAAGCTTGTGCATAACGTTGGAATTCGCCATGTGGCATTAAGTCAGCTTGAACTGAGATACGACGTTGAGAATCCGTTTGGAACTCACCGCGCATATAGTTATAGTTGACTGCCTCAACATCATCTTTACCGGTACGCATTTGTTCAAGAAGTTGGTTCGTCTTGGAAATCAATCCAGGAAGAACTTCGTTCAAGGTAATGTTGTTAATCTCTTTCCAGATTCCAGGCTGGTTAAGATCTTTCACATTCTTGCGTTTGATCTGATACTGAGTACCGCGAGTCTTGGTTGTGTCACCCATCAGTTTGTTGATGGCTTCTTTACCACGGTTACTCGCTGCGTTCAATGCGGTCCAAGCGGCTTTCGGCAATGGCTTCTTACCCGGTGGTAATTCACTCAGGTAATGATCATAATCGACATACTTCATTTCATCCATGGCTTGATAGTTCTGAACCATGTAGTTCAACATTCCAGTACCGGACGTTGACGCATAAGAAATAACGTTACCCAGGTCAGTGAGTTTGTCGATCTGTTCCTTTATATAGCCAGCTTGCTCAGGATAATTCTTCATCATCTTGTCAACGGCTTTCTTACCCGGACCTCGAGTAAAGAACGCAGGCATTTGTTCAACAGCCACACCTGCAACCATCTTACCGATGATGTCACCCAGCATACCACGGGAGATACCCCCGTCACCGGCCATCTCTAATCCGTCACTGATGCTACCCAGTAAGTTTCCAACCACACCATACGCTTCGGTACGATTGTCTTTACTGAACTTGTCACGGAACAACCCAGTTAAGCCACCCATGCGTTTACCAACCGTACTGAACACACGGTTACGCATATAAGCTTTAGAAGCAGTCAGAGTACTGGTCTTTTCATAATCACTCATACCGGTGTACTTTGTGATCTTCTTCAGTTCTCTAATCTCGGCATGAATGCCGGCTTCCATGAACTTATAGAACTTGGCATTGTTCACATAAGAACGTGCGGCTAAGTTCAGTTGGGCTTGTTGAATGCGAGCATCGACGTTACGCTGCCAATGAAGTTGATCACGCAATGCGCTTTCAATATTAACAAGCTGTCGATTACCCGCCCCAATAGAGGACTGTAGCGCGCTTGTAGCGGCCACGGTCATTCCATTGAGTGTTTCACCCAGGGATGCGAACATACCAGCCTGTGAGTTCGTTGCGGTGTTAATGGCACCTTCAATGTCATCCTCAGTTGTACTGTCAACACGTTCGTTAAAATTGTCGGAGCGCGTTTCCGCTTTTTCCCATAGCGAGAAATCTTTAGAACTGAAATTCGCTAATCCACTGCCCACAAAACCGGGAAGTTTTTCGCCCATCTTCTGATTTAGATGGGAAGCAATGTTTTGCAAGGATTTCGCAGATTCGTAGTTCTCTTCTTTAAACTCAGTAGCTAATTCGTTTAAACGGTCCTTCATGAAGGCCGCTTTGTCGAGTGCGTTACTGAAAGTAGAAGGCAGAATTGTACGCATGGTTCTAAAGCGAGCAGCGTCACTACCGACGGTCTCGTCAACCAGACCTGATAAGAATCCCGTTGCGAACGACCTTACGAAACCTTTTCCTTTGAATGGATCCATATCGAAATCCATGTCAAAGTCCATATCGCCACCGAAGGGGTCATCACCCCAATCGATATCGTAATCATCGGCCATACTTACCTCTTTAGGATAACTCAGTAATGAGCAGAAACCCTACTAACTTTTCTTTGTTGGATCCCAATAAAGTACCTTGGGCTTTGATGAAGCCAGTTACGGTTGCGGATGCCTTTGAAGGCCAAACCAACAACTTAAATGACCAGGGACTTTATTCGACCGAAATCTTTGGTCGTGTGGGAACCGCTGAACGTGATACAACGATTTCTTATATTGATGTCACGCTACCTATTTTTAACCCGACCTATTTCAAAGCACTGATTCAATTAAAGAGTCTGTACGGTGAAATCATTAAAGGTCGCGCTTATGCGACTTGGGATCCGGTTGAGAAGGATTTCATAAAATCCAACCTCATCGAAGGTGAAACAGGTTTTGCCTTTTTCATGCAACACTTCTATGAATTAGATCCCAAGCAAAACGAATCTTTCAAACGTAAACAGAAGATCGACCTTGTCAATAAATTTAAACAACAAGCATTATCGAGCAATGTGATCGTTATTCCAGCGGGTATTCGTGATATCGAATTTACCCCGAATGGAACCGGTAGTGTGGTGACTGAAAATGAAGTCAACGACCTCTATCGTAAATTGATTTTCCGTAGCAAGTCTCTGAACATCAAGAACATTGATTTAGGTGATCCGGTTTACGATAGCATTCGCTGGGGCTTGCAGGAAAGCTTCAACAACATTGCGGACTTCTTCTTTAATATGCAAGAAGGTAAGCGTGGCTTTATGCAACGCCGCATGTCACGTCGTGCTATCTTCGGTGCAACGCGTAACGTTATTACCTCGCGTAAAGTGTCTGTAGAGGACTGTGACAATAATGTCACTGGTGATCCTAACTCAACCATCATTGGTTTGTTCCAGGCTCTCCTGGGCTTTAACCTTGTCGCTATTCACCAACTGACCAATGGCTTCTTGAATGAAGTCTTCACCTCAGGTTTGGGAACGGCACGTCTGGTTGATCCAAAGACACTGAATGCAGTCTATGTGGAAGTCGGTCCTACTGTGGTGGATAAGTTCACCTCGAGTGATGGCTTAACTTCCCTGTTCAATGGTTATGGTTCGCCTAACCTGCGTAACCGCGACATTAAAGTAGCGGGTCACTATCTGGGCCTGGTTTACGATGATGGCAAGAACGTGATGCTCTTGCACGATATCGATGACCTGCCAGAGGGAATGGATCGCAAACTGGTTCGTCCGGTAACCTATACTCAATTCTTCTATATGCAATGCGTACCAGAAATTGAGAAGAAAATGTTGCAGGTTACTCGATACCCAATTACTGGGATAGGTTCGATATATCCAAGTCGTGTCTTCGTCATGCCAACCAACTCGACATCAAGCGAGCGTAGCTTGTTAGATCTGGATGGACAGACGGTAATTACCAAGTACAATTACTTCCCTGCTTATACGAAGAACCCAAGTTACTTTGACGGTATGTCGATTGCGAACATTCGTATTGGATTGGCAGGTGCTGACTTCGATGGTGATGCCCTGTCGGCTAACTCTATTATGGCAGAAGACTCCATTCGTGAAGTTGAAGCGTTGTTTGGCAAACGTGACTTCTATATTTCAGGTTCCGGTGACTTCTTATACGACCCGGTGCAAGAACCGCATGAATTCCTTTTACGTTCATTAACAAACGGATTAGCATAATGTCGAAACACATTCCCTTAAACTTGTTTGCAGTTGCAGGGAATGAGGCGTTACAGTACAGCATGTTTGTTCGTCTTTTCGGTACGCGTGAAAAGATTAACGATATCACCAATCCCCGGTATACACCGATCGGGGATATCATGCTTCCACGTAACTCGCTCATTCATTACCAGCAACATCATCCAGGTGAAGTGGGTCCAAGTAACACTGCACCTTTTATTAGCAATTATGATAAGCGCATCAATATCTTCTTTAACCCGAACTATGAAGTGGTCCTCGGAACTATCCGTAACGTTCAAGTTCAGTTAAGTTCGATTATCAAAGCGTATGAAAGTTCACACTTCATGTATCAGCGCACTCGAAACTATCCGAGTGTGATTGGCAAAGAAGGTGAACTCTTGGTGAACGACTTGGCGATTGGACAGATTCCTATTGTCTATAACCGCCGAACGGTGTTCACACCTTTCCAGCAAAGCTACAACACCCGCTATACCTTAATGGACTCTATCAATGAGTTCAGTAAGTTTGACAAACATCAGTTTGTCGAAATGCCTTTGCCTCGTACTTTCCCCACATATAAAGAACTCGAATTGGCTTTCAACCAATATAAGAATTTCTTCAACGCTGATGGGCAGATTGTTAAGTACGATAAAAGGCCACTGCGTCACTTCCAGGCTGAGCAATCATTCTGGCTGCTTGACCTCTACGCGATCTTAATGGGTTTTGATGATAAACAGTACTCCCTGTTTAACCGTTTGAACGACGACTCAAAACGTCAGTTAGAGTTGATCTTCACTTACAACGGCACATGTTGGATTGTGAATCTCCAGAACTTGATCAACCTTATGGCTTATTCAGATAAACCTACTGATGATAAACCAAGTTCACTTAAGATTAATTACTTTAAACGTTTTTATCTTAATCTTATTAGTCTTGTTTCTCCTGTTAATGAGACGACTATCACTAATGAAGCGGAAACGGAAAGCCCTTCAGAAGAGGATGAAGGTAATAGCGGAGCGCCATTATCCGGAACCAAAACACATGAGCAAGCGTCCGAAAGGATTCCTAGCGTCGATCCCACTATGGATGATAATCGTGGGCCTAGTTCTCTCGCTGATCTTTACGCCAGCCCTAAGAGAACTCCTGATGTACCAGTTCACCCCGTCGGAAGTCAGGGAGAAGCGTCTAATCCTGAGACATATATCACTACTCCAGATGGACTCGAGGAGGAAGAAGGAGATATATCTGGCGCGGACCAGTGGGGACAAGATATCGCCGATGATGTATTTGAGCGCGTAACGGTAGAATCGGCAACGATTACACCAACCGCTGCTGCGTCACCGACTTCAGCAATTGAACGTGAATTGCGTGAGCTGGCTAAGACTGGTCAGATTACCACACGTGAAGCTGAGTACTTCATGAATGCGGCTAACTCATATCGTGATATCGATATTGGTGGTTACTCTCTTGAAGAGATTGCAGATATCAAACCTGAGAACATGGCGCTGAAGAACGAAGACCTGTCACCTGACAGTATCGTTATTCGTGACAAGTCTGTGCTGCGTTCACGTACTGAAGAACTTCGTACTGAATACATCACCTCAGGTTTACTGGAACGCAACATCATGGAAATGGTGTTACACGTCCAGAACGGTAAAACTGCATTAACTGGTTTGGATCGCGAATCGATTATCACAGCTGACTCCAAGTATGATGTTTATACCATGAAGTTCCAGCCGATTAAAGGTAGTCCATCTACCCGTCGTATGCGTATTCCAAAAGTTGAGTCAGACGGAACCTTCACCATTAACGGTGTGCGTTCATATGCTCAGTTGATGCGTATGGAATTGCCAATCCGTAAGATCAGTCCAACCAAAGTTTCATTGACGTCTTATTATGACAAGAAAGTCATGGTGGAACGTTCTACAATGAAAGTGGATGATTATGCGTCTTGGTTGCGTAAGTCGATCATCGAGAAGTCTTACGTGGATAAATCTATCCGTGTAAGTCTGGGTGGTAACAAACCACCTAAGAGCGAGGTCTGTTATTATTACAGCATCCTGGCTTCTCGCTTTAAAGAAATCAGCACGCCTGAATATACCTTTGACTTTGATACCGTGAAGTTGGTTGACGGGAAGCGTGAGTTAGCGAAACTCTGTAATGCGGACAGTTGGTTGATTGGTTTCCAGGGTGACTCTCCAATCCTGATCGATTCAACAGGACTGGTGACAGTAGATGGGTCTGAGCGGGGTTATATCGAGGAAATCTTGGGACTGAACGTTGCCAAAGCTCCGGTACCAACTGCGACAGTAAACATCAACGGTTATCGTTTCCCTGTGGTCGTTGTGCTGTCATATTGGATTGGCTTGTCTGAAGTCATGAAGATGTTGAAGGTACAATACCGTACGCTGGATCCTGATACTCGTGCACAACTGAGTGCCGATGAGTACATGGTCGCCTTCGCTGATGAACGTCTGGTGTTTAACCGTCGTGATGAGTTGGCCACATTAGTGATGTCAGGTTTGCGTAAGCTCACAGGCTTAACGAACTTTGCACGTTCTGATTTGGATAACCCTAACGTCTGGTTCAGCTTGGTTCAAGATCCACGTGTCAAGCCATCTCACTTTAAAGAGATGAGTATGATCTTCGACATGTTCATTGACCCCATCACCATGCGTTTGCTGAAGAAGTTTAAGTATCCTGTTGTGATGGACAAGTTGTTGATTGAAGCTGTTAAGCTGATGCTCAATAACGAAGCTCAACACGAGATCGAAATCACGGAACAGCGCTTTGTGGGTTACGAACGTTTTGCCGGTCACGTTTATCGTGAGCTTGTTAAAGCAACACGTCAGTATCGTAACAAACCGAACAACGGTAAGAAGACCTTTGACCTGAACCCAGAAGCTGTGATGATGAACATTATTACAGACTCCTCATGTCAGGCTGCTGAAGAAGTTAACCCGGTTCACCAGGTGAAGTCCCAAGAGGAATATACCTTTGGTGGTACGTTGGGTCGTTCTGACCAGGCGATGGTTCGCCGTACTCGTGGTCAGCTGCCTAACTATGCGGGTGTGGTTTCAGAAGCAGGTAAGGACTCCGGTAAAGTTGGCTTCATCGGTTACCTCACAGCGGATGCCAAGATCACTGACCTTTACGGTAACGTGAATGTCAAAGAGAAAGGCACCAATGCGGGTCGTGGTTCTGTCGTGATGAATTTGCTGTACGGAACAACAAAGGACGATACCAAACGTACTCTGTTCTCCGGTGTGCAGCAGTCTCAGGTAATGGCAGCAGATAACTACGCAATGAACCCACTGCGTACGTCTTATGACTCAATGCTTGCTTATCGTACCTCTGAGCTCTATTCCTCTATTGCCAAGAAAGCCGGTAAGGTGACTGAAGTTACTGATTACGGCATGGTCGTGGAGTATGACGACGGTTCTACTGACAAGTTCCCACTGGGATACGAAATCGGTAAAGGTGCGGGTGAATATCATAAACACTTAAAGATCACAGATCGTGCGGTGGGTTATGAATTCCAGGCAGGTGAGATCCTGGCGTTCGATAAGATGTTCTTTGCACGTGACCCTGTTGACAATACCCGTGTTGTTTGGATGTCAGGTGGTAATGCTCGTATCGCACTCTTTGAAGACCAGTTTACCTTTGAGGACTCCATTGGAATCGTGAAAGGGTTTGCTGATGCATCTACATCTCCGTTCGTTAAACCGAATGAGTTTACTGTTGATGCGAATCAGTCAATCAAACTGCATGTCAAAGTGGGTGATGAAGTTGAGTACGACCAAGTTCTGTGTGATATTCAGAACCCTGAATCAGCGGCATTCGATTTTGAAGATGCACAAGAGTTTGCTGGCCTAGATCGTTTAGGTATCAAACAGATTAAGGCAAAACAGTCTGGTAAGATTACCAAGATCGATGTGGTCTATAACGGTGATCCAGAAGGTTGGGATGAAAGTCTCCGTGCCTTTATCAAGAAGCAAGATGCTGTGCGTGGGAAGATTGCTTCCTATAAACAGATGACGGCTCCAACAGGTAACGTGGGTGGTAACACCTCGGTTGGTAAGAGCAAGCTGTATCCTGACACTGCTGTTGTCCTTATCTATATCGACAACAAGATCAAAACCACTACTGCGGATAAGTTTGTAGTAGGGAACCAGATGAAAGGTACGGTTGGCTTTATCTACGAAAATCCAATCTACACGGTGGATGGTCGCCCTGTTGATATCATCTTCTCATTGAAGTCATTGCTGAACCGAATGGTATTAAGCTTGCGTGATAAGTTAGTCGCTAACGAAATCAACAACGTTTACACCAATCGCATGATCTCCAAATACGGCAGGTACTAAATGGCTAACAGCGCTAAGAATGAAACGATCATCAAATCAATTCAGACTTCGCTGGCAAATTTATCACTCTATAGAGGCCGTATCGACGGCCTCTTTGGAGATCTTTGTCGGACAGCTGTAATTACGATGATGAACAAAGCGTTCCCGGTTATTGGAACGAAAACCCTTCCCGGAAATACTTATGAAGCTGAATCCGTATTTACCTTCATTCAAACTGCTCTTGCTCGTGCTGGTTTGTATACCGTTACTATTGACGGTAAGTGGGGTACTTCTTCTCAAGGTGCTTTTAACGCCCTCTGCTCCGCTTACTCGAAAACACTTAAAAGCCCCAATGGAGAGACCATGCTTCCGCTACAACCGGCTACCGTAGTTCCGCCACACGTCAATGAAGATCAGCTCAAGGCAATGCTTCCGCAATCAGTCTGGGGTAAAATCGCATCCATCATTGATCCCCTGAACAAATGCATGACGTTGTTTGACATTACCACTGGTTTACGTAAGGCACATTTCATGGCACAGATTCTGCATGAAACGGCTTTCTTTAATTACAGTGAAGAGATTGCAAGTGGGTCAGCTTATGAAGGTCGTGCTGATTTAGGCAATACCCAACCCGGTGATGGTAAGCTTTTCAAAGGGCGTGGCTGGTTACAATTAACGGGCCGTCTGAATTATTTGAAATGCCAAGAGTTTCTGCGTCAGCACTTGAATGACGATACCATTGATATCACATCCTCTCCTGCCGCGGCAGCTCAGGTTGCGAACAATCCACTTTACTCAGCATTGGCCTCCGGTTATTTCTGGGGATACATTAAGCCGAAGCTCAATGCAACTGCTGATAAAGATGATATCTTCTGGGTTTCCGTCTACGTCAATGGCTGGGCTAAACAGGCTAAACCATATTACCCTAAACGCGATCTCGAACCTAATGGGATGGCAGACCGGGTGAAAATGCTGGGTATTGCTAAAACAGCATTTGGTCTCATTTAACTTAAAGGAAAGATTATGTCTAAGCTTGCCGTAGACAATATCATTACCGTATCGAATATCTTTGAGTTCGTCGGTAAGGTAAAAGAAAAAGTAGGTTATGAATTCCAGGCACCGCTTGATGCGGATACCCAGAATGAGGTTACCTCTCGCGCCGTGAAAGAAATCATTACAGGAGCTGTTAATAATGATTAAGCAACAAACTGTATTGATGGCGACGCCGCTGGCGCAGTTAGCGACTGAGAAAGGTCTGAACCTGCATGACATTTCTGGCGACATCATCAAAGGTCTGGATGAAACTACCGCAAGCATTGTGAGCTTTACCCCTGACAACATTGCGGTTGAACTGCCTGATTACACTGCACTGGTTCCTGATCACACTGAAGTGATGGATGCGGCAACTACCATTGTTGCTGATTCAATCCGTGGTGCGCTGTATGTGATCTCTCGCAACATCAAGCCTATCCTGGCTGAAACCGAAGATCGCCTGCGTGGTTCTATCTCAGCTGACTCTGCGGTTGAGACCATCCTGAGCAATGTGCAGCTGGAAATGGTAAACGTAGAACCTGCGTTTATGAACTCCTACTTCTACCCTCAGGAACCGGCTCCGGCTTTCCGTGACATTCAGACCATCCGTCTGAGTGAGCTGCTTCAGGGTACTTACCCGCAGATGTCCGGTACTGATCTGGTTGACATGATTGCGGTTGATGTTCCTGATCTGCAACAGTTCTTCACTGACCCGGCTGAAGTTGAACGTATCTACAGCTCTCTGTTTGTAGACAAATTCTTCTTCTCTGTGTTCAGCCCGAACACTGTCACTGACGGTGTAGCGAACATCGCTTCTCCATTGAACTATCGTTTCAGTGCGTTCCGTACTCTGGTTATTGCAACCTTGATTCTGAACAAACTGACTTCAATGGATGATCCACTTGACGGCGTTACTGGCATTGGTCTTGATGACTACCGTAACTCTCTGCGTCTGACTCGTGATCTGTTTGGCACTATGCTCTGGCATTTCAAACTGATCTGGGAACAGAAAGCAACCGCCGGTATTATCGTAATCGATAACCAGGTTCAGTACAAACCACTGGGTGATTCTACCACCGGTTCTCTGCCTGTTCTCCAAGGTCCATTGACCATTGGTTACAACAACGCAGTGCTGACCATGTTTGCGGATTCAGATCAGCTGTCCCTGTCTGAATACGTGATGGGCTTTGTGTATGCCAAGTTCCGTGAATATCGCGTTAAAGACATCATCACTGATAAAGACACCGTGGTGGAAGCCTGGCGTGAATATCAGAACGATGTGACTGTTGCGCTGATGGCGAACAAAGGTGCAATGGCTCGCAAGATCTTTGCACAGGTTCTGGAAACACTGGCGGGTAAAGAAGAGTTCAAACCACTGCTGGAAACCATGGAAGAAAACATTCCAATGAGTCAGCGTGTTCTGGCTCGTGTGACTCAGCAGGTTGACCTGAATGTGTTCTTCAACAACACAGCGATGCTAGATGCAATCGTCCGTGAGAACAACTCACTGATGAATACCGTTCTGGCAGCAGTACTGGCTGACGCGTTTGATTGTCCTCTGGCTCAGGAGATTCTGGTGATCAATGCCAAGAACCCGGCAAGTACAATTGAACAGCAGCGTAAAGCGTTGTCTCTGGCAATCGATCAAGTCATTATCAAGCGACTGCTTAAAGTCTAATGGATTATGACAATCTGAAAAAAGACAGGGAGCGGGTTAGTTCCGCTCTCAAAGTCTTGCCTGATGGTAGTGTGGTGGCTTTGAAGAAAGTCACTGCATGCTTCCCTAAGCGTTTCGAACAAAGTAACTTGGCTGAGATTTCTGATACGGTAACATCGATCTTGATGATTGGTATTATCTTTGAGACGTCGTATGCGTTCTTTGGCGGGATGGTTAAGGTAGTATTGAAGCCTGGGGATATTTACGAAGAGACGATCAAGAACGATCGTTATTACATGTTGGACTTCGAACCAGGTGATGTGGTGATTGAATCGTTGACTGTTCCTATGGACAGCAACATCGGTTACTATTATTACTTGGAGTTCACCAAGTATGCGCGTATCCCTTGGTACTTCGATGCAGAGGACTTGCTGAGTGTTTATGACGAAGCGAAGTTCTACACAGGTAAATCAATGGGAACTTGTAACCAAGCAGTCCGTGTGCTTTATGCCCTGACTCAGCGTGACCCGGATAACATGGATATCCCGTTCCGTTACTCGCCTTCTCTCAAGGATCCGAATATTAAACCTCGTATCATCGGTATCAACAACCCAGGACAATTGTTGAACTCAACCTTTAGCCGTTTAGCTTCGGGCTACATGAGTGACAACATCATCTCGGGTATCTTGAATCCAGATACGAAAGTAACAAACCTGGAAGAAGTCATCCGCGGCCTACCTGCCGCTGCAGGAGATAACAATGGCTGATATCAGCTTAGGTAATATTATTCTTGCTGATACAGGTAAGAAAGGGATTCTGCGCCCTGACCAGGATGGTCGTTATCTGTTGAACGCAGGTGCATTTAATGTGCCAAACCACGCGGGCATCACTTATCCGTCGAACGACTATGTTCTTGAACAAATCAATGCCAACTCTGATTTGCAGCGCCGCATCAAAATGGGTTACTGCAAAATGGAAGTGGAACATCCTGAGCCGTTTTTCTATGTGATTGAGAATGGTATTAAATATGCCAAACCAATGACAGACATTCTGCAATGGATCAACCGTTTGCGTTCTTATGACCCCGCTAACATCTGTGGGTTGATCAGCGAAGTGCTGTTCGAGTTTGAGAACGAACGTAATCCAATGGCACCGATTTGGAACTACATCCGTTGTGAACCGTTTGGTCCACGTGGTCCCGAATTTAAAGAGTCACTGGCGAACCCTCGTCATAACACCGCTGTTTCTATTCGTACTCAGATCTCTCCGTTCAAAGCAGGTGAGACACGTAAGAATGTGGAATACTGGACCGGTTATGATTGGGTCTCTGAGCCAGGCATGATTCACGCTAACAAGCACATGACTGCGGGCTGTGAAAGCTTCCTGTCAGGCATGGGTTTACGCGACAACCTCCAGAAGTTCAGTGTAAGCGATATGCTGACGCGTCTGGATGAAGCATTACACACCGAAGTTTCAGATCAAGACGCATTGATCCGTGTCGGTGGCATGGAAGCATTGGATCACTATCGTGACGTTCTGAATGTAATGAAAAAGAATTACAAGTCAGGCGACGAGTTAGGTGCCAAAGTTAACTTCATGGACATCTTCTAAAATCGAGTAGAGATCCTTCGGGGTCTCTACTTATTTTTTATGTCTGTTTCTATTTTACGTTACAGTAAATCATTTTCTTATAAGGTAAAAAGATGTCCATTAATCTTAACACACTGCGCATTGCTACTCAGGTCCGTGAATTACTTCTTCAGGGTGTTACTCTGAAAAATACCTTCAAGGAAATGGAAGAAGTCTGGTTGAGTCTTTATGACAAAGATCAGCAGCCTCTGATTGTTCTGCAAGCGGGTACCAAGGTGAAATACCAATTGGTGAACCTGTATGCGATTAAACTGATCAAATACATGAACAGCATCGTTGGTCTGGATATGGTTCCTCTGGCTCAACAGGATCCAGAAACCCGTACCTGGAAAAACGATGTTGTTATTCTGAACATCGCCGGTAACAAGGTTAAAGATCACGAGCATATGTTCCGCACTATGCTGGTCAACCTGTTTGGTATTTCAGAAGACATCATCAAGATTGCTTTTGAACCAACCGCAGAAAACATTCGTGACTACGTGAAGAAAACGTACGACATCGATCTGGGTGACACCGAAGGTCTGACCTCTGAGCTTTCTATTGAGGAAGCAGAAGGTGCTCTGCATAACTATCTGGCAGACCCGACCAAAGCGTATCAACTTTACTGATTAAGGTAGCCCCCATGCAAACTGTTGATCTTTCTGAATACATTGTTAAACAAGAAGTCCGTAAAAATGATTTCGAGTTGCAAGGACATACCAGAATAGTTCCTAAAGAACGCATTGTTAAAGATCACCTTGGTGATGGTCGTTATAAAGTTCTACTCTGCACTTTCAACGAGCTATCCTTTCAGGGGCAATGTACTTTCCTTATAACGGAAGAATTGTTGGCCAGTGAAATGGATAAAATGTTGGATCGTCATCTGGGTGAGCTTGAACAATCAGACGTTTTTAAAAGAAAAGAAGCAACTAAAAACGTAGAAGAGTTCATCAATGTAATAACGACGATCAACCTGGCTGCGGTCAATGGAACTCTTGAGTCATACGAGATCGTTAAAGAAGGTGACTCCGAGGTCATTAATTTGTATGGGGTTGTCAAGCTTAATGACCGGGCTGTTAAGCTTGTCGAGAGTATTCCTCATTATCTCAGTATCAGGTCTCTTGGATTAATGACCATGAAGGATGGAAAGAATATGATGAATATCAAATCCATTCATGCTTTTGATTTAGAAGCGGCTTTATTTTAATTAAAATGACTGAGAAGGGTAACGCCTTCTTAGTCATTTTATTTTCAGGCTGATATTATTAGAGTGTAAACTATACAATATTTTTCTGGAGCTGTTATGGAATCTTTAATGCTGCGTCATGTCACTAAACGGGATGATGAAGAACTGTCAATCTATCACGGTACTTCTATCAAGAAGACGCATGTTGTATTGGTCAACCAAGGTCTTTTGTTGCAGTGTTATTATCCAACCCGTGAATTTGAAGCACCGCGCCTTAATGAGGCACTGTGTCAGTTCAATTACGGCAATGGTCGTTGCTCACCTTTCATTAACAAAGATGATGCCAACCGTTTGATCAACTCTCTGTATGGAATCGTGCGTCGTCTTAATGACGGCCCTCAGGTTCAGATGGGTGATCGCCTGAAGTGCGGTGAAGTTCAAATCACTGGAAACAAAATGACCTTTGCGATGAGCGGTGGAACATATCGTGTTTATAACGTTCCGCCTAAGTTATTCATTGAAAGTCTGATCGCCAGTTTAACCTGTTTTGTTAAAGAGCATGGTGAGCAATATCCTTTCTTTACTCTGAACAAGTATGAGAACGGTGTTGATACTAACACAATGATGTTAGTTACTCATCACGGTGATCTGAGTTATGACGCCCTTCCTTCATATCTTCGTTACATTCACTCGACTAATGGTCGTGGTGGGGAGTTGACTTTGCAGTATGGTCAACTTCGTTTACACATGAACGAAGGTCATGCCCGTGGTATTAGCTGGAAGCACTTCTTAGAGACGTTGTCTAAAGGGTTAGACAATGTAGCTAAAGCAGTTGAAAGTGGTTCTAAGGGTCATACAGAGCGTCTGTATGAGGATCACGTGGTGTTGGGCAAATACAACTTCTATGTCTCCATGATAAAAGAGTATCGTGGCACATTTGTCGTGATCAGTTCTGATTTGTCCTGCACGAACTCCAAGGTCAGTTTTGTGGTTGAGGGTGATAACTTGACTCAACTGAAAAACTTCATTAAAGCGGTTGTCATTTATTTGGAAAAACAAAATGACTGAGAAAATTAGTAAGGTAGTTGAGCTGATTAAGTTGGCTAAGCCCAAGAACGTTTGTGTGTTGCTGGAAGTTCCAGCGGATCATACTTTTGGTGACGCCGATACAGACTGTCGCAATGTCGATCGTCTTGACAAGATCCTGGGTGAGGTTGAAGAGGGTGCAATTGATCCACGCATTCCTATGACTACTCACTTAGTCTTTAAACGGAAAGTTCCAGAAGGTCATGCTCAGGTTCTTCCTGTCTATGGATTCATCGACAAAAAGATCAAGATGCGCAGTGTGATGGCGTATGACATTGTGATCGTAAAATGTCTGGATAACAAACATTTGGTTGTCAAAGTCCCGGACGGCATCGATTTACTTCCGTATGCCAAACTCGATTAAAGATTTACCATAGTGGTAATCAATCTAATTTAACCTAAGCTTACCCAGGACATCCTGGGTAAGCTGTTAGAGGAATTTATTATGTCACTGTCAAGCATCGTATCAAGCGTTATCAATAAAGAAAGCAAAGTCGATCGTAAGAAACTGGCTTACTTCTTTAAAGACTCTGCCGAACATCGTTCAAAAGCATACTCGTTAGGTCTGCTACTTCGCATCCTTTCTCCTACGGATATCACTATCCTGGAAACTCAGGAAACGTTCGTTGCCGGGGAAGACAACATCGTTAAACGTATTCAGGAAATGACGGCGGTGTTATTCCCTGAGATTCCAGTAACGGTTATTCATGGCTATAACGACGGTCAGGGTAACATCGCTGAACATGGCGGTGAAGTACTCAATAAAGAGAAACTCATGACGGTCGATGTGGGTTTGTTCATTGACCGTGGTGGTAACCTTTTCGTTTATAAAGGTTTCGGTGTTCCCGAAACAGCGGTCTTCTATGTTCCTAATCTTGATCAGGAAGGCTTCGAGGAACTGCGCGATGCAGATCTGAATGTTCTTCTGCCTACTGAAAACATGTGGCTGGTAAATGAACTGACCCGTAACCGTGAAGCTGAGATCGCGATCTGTTACTTCGGTACTGATAGCAAACGTGACATCATCAAGAAGATTAATCAGCTCACCAGTGCATTACTGAACTCTTCGATCAAGGTATGTTTGTCTACCAACTACTTCAATGAAGATTTCAACGGGTGGGAATCTGAAAAAGAATCGGTCAAAGTCTTTGATGTACAACATGACTTTGTATTAGTCATTCGTGGTGATCGTGTTGATATTCATCTGCCGTATGAAAACGGCGCTGTTGCTAAAGAGCCTAACGGCTGGTTACTCTTAAACTGAGGTAAAGACTATGTTGTACAACATGCACGAAATTGATGACCTGATCAAGAAGCATCGGAAAGAAGGCGGTGGTTCTTTAGTTCTTCCTCTGGCGGAGGTATTGGATCCTCTACATTGTAAAACAGTCATCATTGGGGTATTGGGTGACAATGACGCGACTGCTGATGCTGTCGAAGCTGTGGTTCGCCAGAATCCCAACATTGTCAAAGTCGACAAGTTCAAAGCAGAGCGTACTGTTGGCCAGCATGTTTTAGGAAGGAACACGCTGAAGTGTAATCTCGAAGCGGCTGGATTAAACAAGGACGCCATATTCCTGGCTAACCTTGCTTTGTTGATTAACGAGACTGGGATTATCTCTAGTCTTCGTTGTTCCGGACTTCCAGTAGGGGTGCGGTTCTCTATTTAAGGATTAAGAAATGAAAAAGATTCTTTTAGCTTTACTGTTAGTAACCGGGTTTGCAAATGCGACGGTCAATACCATTAAACCCATCAATAATTCTGAAGGTCCGTACAAAGCTGGTCGGCTCATCGTTCAACAAACGGGAGGAGGGGATATTTACACCGACCAGAAAACTGGCTGTCAATGGTTTATTATCTCTGTGGGCACGGATGCAAAAATAGACCTGGGTTGTTTCCCCGAGTTTATTTCTGAAGAATTCAAAAAGTAAGCGCTATATATCTTCAAACATATATTATTAACGTGAAGCTGAAAAGCTGGGAAGACGAATACGTACTTCCTTTTATCTTCTAAACCTTAGTGAGAATAAAAATGAATAACTGTACGGTAGTAGAACTTCTGAAAGATTACTCTTTACCAAGCGTGACAATCTTACATGGATGCGGTAATTCGTATCATGGTGCTGAACGACGTGCAACTGCAAAACGTGTACGCGATCTGGTAAAGGTAATTCAGGAGGTGAATCCTGCTACCGTAATTACCATTTCTCCTATCGATCCTAAATTACCCATGTGTGTAATCGAGAATCGTACTCAGCACCTTTGTGCTATTTCTACCGTCGCGTTGTACGTAACTACACGTTCGATCAAGATTGGTAAATGGCATAAGCACATGAGTCGCTTAGGTAACACTGTGACTCTTTAGGAGTTGCTATGGAACTTCATGAACGTTGGCTTGCTGATTTACGTAGCGAGCGAATGAAAGATAAATTAGATCTTGCTGAAGGCAAGATCACTAGCGAGGAATATATGGAAAAGAATAAAACGTTGGACGAACTCCAACAGGAAGCTAACTGCCCAATTCGTAATAACATCAATCAGAAGTACGGTGTGATCGGTCGTGAGCGCAAGTTCATTGAAGCAGGTAAACTGATCCAGGGTGATGAGAAAGTTCTCGTGTTGGTCCCTCATGGTACGCCAGAGGAACTGAATGCGAACTCAATCAAGTTCTGGGATCTCGAAGAGATTATCCTGAATGCGACATATCAAGAAGATCCCGATTCTGCGGATATCAAAGACCCTCGTTATTCACTGATGGATCCGACCTTCGAAGAACTTCGTGACCCAGCCGGCCTAACTCAGCTGGAAATTAAAAAGGTGGATATCGTTCTGAGTCTGAACGCGTACGATCAGTGGGTTATCATGAAGATGCCTAATCAGGAGTTGGATAATCGTTATCTGTGGGTTCTGAAAGTTCCAACTGTTAAGCTGGATGAATTGCTCGTCAATGACCCAAAAGAAGTTTGGGTTTATATCGATCATCGCCTTGGGCATACCAGTGAGTGCGAAAACCTATATCATGCTTTCGCCGAACATTTGGCTCAAGTTAAACCAGGTATCAAACTCCATCTCATGTCAGGCCATCCATCAGCTGATTGGCTACAAGGCAAAGAGGTTGTTCTGATGGCAGGTCGTTTTGAGTTCTTCGTCAGACATGCTCCGCAGACCCCACATGTTGCGAAGGGCATTTCGATTGGCGAGTTGATCAGTCCGAACAACCCTCTTCATGGACGTTTGGTTTACGGGTCAAACAGTTTGACTTCTCAATGCCGGACCACTGAGCCTTCCCCTGATAAGGTATGGTCGCCGGTTGACCCAAACACCTTGATGAATCGTTATTAAGGAGATTAAGATGAATCGGATTATTAATGAATTGAAAGAGGCCATTGCTAAAGGTAATGGCGGAGCATTGCTGCAGTTGAACAAAGAAGAGACACAAACTCTTCTGAAGAAACTGGAGCGTCTTGAAGTTCTGGAACGCCACAATACCAATGCAGGTTGGGCGGAAGAGAACCGTCTTCAAGAAGAACGTAACCGCGGTTACGAACAGGGTCAATTGTAAAATTACCCTCCTACCAATTTAGTAACACCCACCACTCATTTAAGTAATAGGATATTCCATGTCACAGAACAAACCTTTCGGTAAAGTACAAGATGCTCGCGTTAAAGAACTGGTAGATAATGCTGAGATCCATAAAGACACTCATCACATCAGTTTCAAAATGCCAAGCTTCCTGACTACCGAAAAGATCGATCAGCTGAAAGAAAGTGTCGAACTGATCAACGGTCTGGGTCTGGCAGTTGAAGCAGCGACTACTGAAATCGCTCACAACCAATTTGCCGATACCAAACAGGAAACCTGGGATTCACGTCTGAGCGTGTTCGATGGTCTGACCATGAATGCTGATGTGCGTCTGCGTGAAACGGTTGGCGAAGATACCATCTATGGTGGTTCTCAGCTGTTCATCGATCACCCACATTCTCAGGATATGGTTGATTGGTATTCGACCTATTCTGAAAGCAACGTTGAACGTGCAAAGAAACTGTTTGACTAAGTGAACTGCCCATAGGCGATTCCTCCTCTGGGTTGTCCCAGAGGAGGTTTACTAAAAGGTTTATTTTTTATGGCTTTGATCAGACATAATAATCACAAAAGGAAAATGTTAGTTCCACCACCTGGCCTTATTGGTCTGATGTTCGGTAACTCACTTATTCCTATTCGAGAGTTGGTTGACGGGAAACTACAAAATACTGACAAACACATGTTGAATTTAAGACTGTGTTTCTTTTGGCCAAATGCTTTTGTTGAAGTCCATAACAATCCGGATGAAGATCTGGTTGCTTCCTTCAATGCCTATATTAACAAGATCACTCTGATTAAGTTAATGTGTCAGGATATGGTCAAGCATTTAGAAGAAGGTAAGGGACCTTATGTCAGAAGAGAGTTCCTTAATGATGCAAATGTTAATGACGGGTTTGGTGCAACACTGTATATGACGGCAGACCCTGATGATAGAACCAACTACTGCATCTTTGAAATATCGAGTTGTTATAAGAAGTATCGATATGGACATACACCCCACTCTATGAAGAAGTATCTCAAGAGTGTGATTTCGATCGTTACTGAAACAGAGAAAGATCTGGTTATCTTGAAAGAGAAACTTGATCAACTCCCTGTGGGGAAGAAAGAAGATGAAAAGTGACTTCAATAGAGAGCTTGGTTATATTGTAGCCAGGTCGATTGGAGGATCCGTAACTGGCTTTACCGACAAAAGAAATCTGCACGAGGTAAAAGAGGAATTAAAGCTAATCGCTAAAATCTCTCTGTTCGGTGGAAGTCATTTCATTAATAGCAGATACTTCACTTTCACACCCGGTAACAAGTCATTTACTATTGGCTCGCCATTGGGTGGAAGAACATTAACCATTGATGAATCCAATCATCACTTGATCATGGATTGGGTTATGCATGCCCCTAAGGCAACCAATCTTGCTGACTGGAGAAAGAAATATGGAAAGTGATTTCTATAAAGAACTGGCGCGTTTTCGTATCAGTACGATTAATGCGGTCAGAAGGCGTTCTAAACGTACCTACAAGCTCATCTGCCAGTCTTTCGATGAAGAGTTGACTCGTATTGCCAATTCGATTCAGAATGGCTACACGTTGGGCCCACAGCGTATGTCGGCTATGGGTGAATTGTATCGTCCTTATAAATATCTCAATGTTACCATGACGTCCATCAATCATCCTGAGTTAAGCGTCACAGGTTGGGACCGTCAATGGGTGAATATTTATAAACCGACACATCCGCCTGCTATTCACGTTGTCATCACCCGCGGTAGTTATTCGATTACCGTCACAGATGAGAACATCAATAAACTGATTGCCTGGTGTAAGTCATGGCGTATTCGTAAACCGGATACCTTTGAAGAATGCGAGGATGAAAGTTTCTATCAACGGTGGTGGTAAATGAAAGAAGATCAGATTAATCAGCTGATGAATAATCTTGATTATCTCAGAGAGCGTTCTTGTCTAGCTTTTGTTCACAAACATATCACATTCGATCAGATCTTTGATTTATTAGACCATGAGTTCAAAATAGCTAATTGTGCTTTGAAGTCTAAGATCAAACCTGACTATGAGTTTCTTGTGCTCAAAGTTGATTTACGCAAACTGCGGTATCACTCCATTACTATCTCTAGCCAAACAGGGTTTACCATGATTCTCAAGAAAGAACACATGGAATACTTTAATAATTGGGTTGAGAAAGAGGCAGTACGTAAGGCAGTGGAGTTCAGGAAATGGATGAATATAGGTGGGAGCATCTACCAGACTTCAGATGGTGATGGAAACTGGTCGATCTCTGATGAAATGAGATTCCGCCATAAAGGGTGTTCTTCACCGCTTTATCAAGGTAAGGTAGACAAATACCACATCATGATAGAGAAAGCCCGTAAAGCTTTGGAGAGTTATAATGGCGTGGGTTAAACGTACCTTTAAACGTGATTGGCTACAACGGTCTCCTTTTCTTAATACGGTCTCTTATCGTCATGAGTTATCTAATGCAACGGTATGGACGGTAAAGCCTGAAAAGGGGGAATTGGATCCTTCTCAGTTAACGAAGGATGATTTCTATCCTCGTGAACAGATGTTTGCGATATTCGAGTTAACGTTCGGGATTGGTTCTCAGATTGTCAAACTTCATGCCAATAACAACATTGGTCCGATGGATGCACTGAAGGACTATGTTCGAAAGCTCGAATTGATCAGGGATGTTTTGGGGCGGTTTATCTCAGAGTACAAAGACTATTTCGATCGTGATAAAGTGTTTGTAATAAAGGACTTTCTGAATTCCTCCACAGGACCTTCCGCAGTCTATACTTCCACGATTGCGATAGGGACATCCACTACTCATGACTTCTTCTTTGAAATTGCTTCTTGTGAGGACAAAGCAAGACTTTATGAGCATAAGGAAAAGGACTTTGTTGAGCTGATCATTAAACTTAACAAATTCATTACCTCTGCTATAACGGATGCAAAAGCGGCAATGGAGACATATAAAGGCCGCCTTTGATTCAGTTCCATCACGGTTCAGTTCGATATTATTAAAGTGTATAACTCACTTAATTTAATTAAAGGTACTGTAATGAAAAAGGTTATTGCTGCTCTGCTGTGTGTAGTTGGTCTGTTCTCTGGTTCAGTTGTTGCTTCTGAGTTTGGTTGGAAAGCACTTCCAACGACTCCCGGTATGGAACATCTGATCGGTATGACGAACCGTGGTGAACAAGGTGGTGAAGTTGCATTGATCTGCAACACCAAGACTCACAAGCTGAATATGACGTACAACGGTGGTGGTCACCAGTACGATGTATTCGTGTTCCGTAAGTTCGGTGTGGTGAATATGCAATCGCTGGATACAGCAGGTAAGTTCATTGTTGGGATGCTGGGCACCACTCAAGGTGAGGCCTATTATAATGTTCTGAATGCAGATAAAGCTTTCGTGATCGCTCGATTCCCAGTTGGGACTAAAGCAACTTACGAAAAGGCACTCAGCAAAAATCCCGATAACTTACCTGTGGTTCAACAAGAGGGTGAAGAATTCTTTATCGTTGGTGATGACTGGAAAAAGCTGTTGGGGAGACTCAGTACTGCTTGCCCAGTTAACTTCGACAAAGATCAAGCCATTTTTTAGTTGGATGAAATAACAGGTATACATAATCAAATTGATTTTAAGCCTTGCGGCCTTTTGGGTTGTAGGGCTTAATAAAGGGTGTGCATGAAACGTTTGATGGTATTACTTGTTATTTGTTTTACTTTAAAGGCATTTGCCGATCCCGGTACAGACTACATCAATGTGATCGCTCCCTATCCAAAATTTGATGTTTTCAATGTCTTAGGTAGAACGCAGATTACGTACAGCAATGGTGACGATAAAAATCCAGAGTTTGTTATTATCACGTGTGATGAGAATAAACAAGAGATGAATGTGGCCTATTACATCACTCATGAAGGATTCCAAGTTACCAACGCAAACTACTTTACAATTCAACGATATCCTCGAGGATGGTTGAAGATGTCTCCTCCTTATCATGCACCTTCTGCGGTCATTTATGATGCAGGCATGTCTGGGCAAGGTAAATATCTTGTTTCCGCTCTGAAGGGTTTATTGGGGGAAGGTGAGTGGGGAGTGGTAATCACGTTTGAAACATATGTAAACGAACACGACATTATTACACAAGCCTGGTCCGACATCATTCCTTCACGGATATTTAAACGGGATCTTGAACATTCCGATTTAAGTGTTTGTGAAGCCACAAAGTTTAATTCCATTTTACCATTGATAGGTCACTCTGATGAAAATCAATAAGTTCTTAATTGCACTTTGCGTCTCTTTATGCGGTTACGCAACGGTTGTCCAAGCAGCCAGTTACGATGTCAAAGAAGACGTTAAACAAACCGCACTGGTTGCTGACCGTGCTTCTGTCTCTGCGGATAAAGTAATGGACGGCATTGCCGATGTTACTCTGACGTTGAAGAATACTGAAACCAACACCGTTCAACGTGTGGTCCTTCAGTGTGATACCACGCAGGCAACCATCACAGCGTTCTATTACATGAACGATGTCCTGGGTGGTAAAGCGCAAGGTGCGACAGGTTTCTTGGTCAACGTGTATGACGGTCCTGATGGTGGTTATAAACACGGCGGTGATGTCAAAGTCTTTGACAGTACCAAAGATAAAGATAATCTGCGCAAGTCTTTTGAACGTCTGAAGAAACTTAATGGGGCTGGCTTCATTTCCTTTGAGTTCTTTGAAACCACTGGCGGAATCAATCAGAATCCAATCGCGCATTCGATGTTACTACCCAGCGGTTATCTATCGAAGATCCTGAATGCAATGGATGAATATCCGGATGCCAAAGGTTGTCAGATTAACGGCGGTGCGACTTCGGTATACCCGCTGAAGAACCTCACCGATACGATTTAATCAATCATTAAGTTGATGGGCGAGTGGCCTGAGAAAGAGCAAATGAAAGAAAAGAAACTCACTAAGTGGCAGTGGCTGATGATAGTCATCGGTGCAATTCTGGTTATCGGTATTTTATCAGGACCTTCGGGGACTGTAGATACCCAGAAGAACACTGAAGTTGCTAAGGCAGTTGGTGTCAAGGATGCAATTAGTAATGAGGTTGAACCTCTGAGCTTTACCTTCCCTGACCAGAATGCCAAGGTAACGATGCAGTGTGTCACACCAGGCTCTCACGATGGTTTCACCTGGGAAGTAACCAGTTTGGATGGCAAGAACCCGCCAACAGCCAATAAGATTTATTTCAACATGGCTAAGTCCAAATCAAATGTCATTGTTGCTTCTGCATGGCGCGGGATTATTTCAAAGGGTGATAAGGTTCCTGTGGGCGATGCCTTCATGATCACTGCATTCCAATTGAAAGACAATCTCGCTAAAGAAGGTTTCAAGTACTTTGTCTTCGGGGTAGCCAACTCCTTAGAAGAAGTGCAAGCATCTTCAAAAGCAGTATTCATTCCTGTTGATTTAGTTGTCATGACTTCGGCCCTGACCCTGAACCAACATCCTTGTTCTACCCAAAACAAATAACCTCTCAACTCTACCTCCGTTTGGGGGTAGAGTTGTTATGTCCATTCATAGGAAATAAGTAGATGAAAAAGCTCTTTAGCTGCATTATGTTGGTTGTGGTATTTCTGTTGGTCGGTTGTGATAAATCTGACGATGGTCAGGTTGATCTGAGCAAGAACGCCAAAGTTCAATCTCAGTTAGATGCCGATAAGTTCTACGGTAAAGTTCTCCACAAAGGTGTAATGGCTGATCAGTTAACGGTTAAGAACTTTAAGTTCCAGGAAAACCTGTTTGGTTATACCGTGGGACTGAAGGGCAAAGACACTAAGCCTGCGGCTGTTGTATTTGTTTGTGACTTACGTATGAAGGGAGCTGCCATCAGTTACTCGATTGTCAATGATGAGGGTTACGTTCCCAAAGGTAAGGTGGATATCTCCATCATGGAATACGGTAAAGATGTAACCGATATTCGTGAGGCAGATGAGAACCGAGACCCAGTATTCTCAACAGCCAACGGTGATAATGACTATCTGGCAGGTTTACATAAAGCCGCTTCACTACCTGGCGATACTATCTTAGCATTCGTGATTGATAAGGGTACTGAAGATAACATGGTCGAAGGGATTGCCTGGAGTCCGCTGTTTACCGCCAAGCAATTGGATAAGGCGATGTCCAAAGTACGTGATACATGTGAAGGTCTGAAACTGGATCTTGACAACACATATATTGCTGCTGCAGAAGAACCTTAATTAATCCTTTGTAGCTAGAGTGCGAATTCGCACTCTAGCTTCGTTCCTTTACTTTTTTTATTAAAATAATAAATAGACAGATATTATTATGTCGATACCCTTACATAGTTAGTTTACGAAGGAAGCTTAAATGGAAAACGTTATTACATTGGACGAGAAACTCATTGCTACGGAGATTGAATGGGCTGAGCTCTTTGATCATCGTATCAGAAGAGAGTTCCTCCGCCATTGTGTTCATTCTATTTCCTTAAATGATCCGGCGCACAATTTGTCTCATGTTTACGATGTCTGTAAACTGGCAAAAGAGATCTGTAAGAAAGTAGAACTTAACGAAACTGATACCCTGCTGGTTTACGTCGCATGTCTGCTCCATGACATTGGTTGTCGGTATGAACGTTCGCAGCATCATTTGATAGGATACGGATTAACATATCAGCTTATCGACACTTTGTGGTTTGATGAGTTTGATGATGATGAAGTAATGACTATCGCCACGGCGGTGCTTGAGCACCGTAGTTCTAACCATTACAAACCCAGCTCACTGATTAGCTCCATCGTTAGCGTCGCAGATAGTGGTGCGCCAGACTTTGCCAAATATGTGCGTCGGGCAGTTCAATTCCGTCTCAAGCGAAACATGGACGAGGTAGTCATCGTGGAGGATGTCTACAATCATCTCATAGAGAAATTTGGTGCCGAAGGTTATCACTGGAAGAGTTACCCAGATATCGGTATGGAATTTTTTAAACCTGAATGGGATGATTTTGCTGAGAAACTGTACGATGAAAAGAGCGCTCTGGAATTAATCAGAGCAACCTATATCGCTCTAGGAGGAGGTAGTGTTACGCAACCCTAATGACTGGTTGATGTTAGCGCTTACAGTATGTGGAATATTAGCTCTTGTTGGTGGTGGAGGTTGGTGGTGGATTCGAGACATCCCTCCATCGAAACATAAACTAAGTTGGCACCAGGTGCTCGTTAATCGATTCCATTTATCTTTGATCGATGAACGTTCCCGATATTGGACGCTTGACATACTCTACAATGAGAATATAGTTTCACCTACTTACACAGTAAAAGGTGTAAGGCACATGAGCATTCAGCTACCGAGTAATTCTTCATTCCGTGACTACGTGAATTTAATTAAACACTTAGAAGGCGTGCATGAAAACTTTATCTCTCTGGCTGAAGGTGTAATCGAAGAAACCAAACTCAAAGGTCTATATCTGACCAAAGAGGATCTCTCGTTATATCGAGAGTTCAAAAGGAATTTACTACTGAAGGTGTTATTGAAGCGATGATGACATTTATCCTTTTCTTTCTCTTGTTCTTGATGGCTATGGGTATAGGGCATGTCATGGATGGGGTGAAGAAGGACAAAGTCACCTATACGGAAACCAGTGATAGCTTTGTTATTATTCACAATAACAGAAGGATCATTGTAACCGGCAAGCCCAATACCCGGCTGTGCACTTATCGTTGGAAAGGGAAGACGGAGACCATTACCTTTCCAATCATAGATGGTGTAAATCCTGTTGAGCAAGTCGAACATTTTATATCCCGGTATAAGACCAGTCGTCTTTCCAAATATCTTTTTGATTTTAGTAACATGAAGGATCCCGCTAACTTATTGGCGTTCGATCCTGTTAATGGAAAGATGTTATCCGAGATACAGTTAAAGTTGAAAAGTTACATAAGAAATTGTTAGGCACAACAAAAACTCCTACTCACCCTTCCAGGTGAGTAGGAGTAAATACTTATGTATTTTTTTTATGCCATATACTTAGGATCAGAGATACGGCGGGCATCTTGCTGCATCAGAGAAGTCAGACCGTTATTCGGCAGACCCTGCAGAGTTGCAGTTGGTACCAGGAAGCCTGCTGGCGCTGCGCGACCGGCTGGGTTGTAAAGAGGCATACGCTTCATTACAGCACGTGCGATCTGTTTAGCGGCCAAGGTATCGAACTCAATCAGACCAGTAAACTCGGTACTGATTTCACGAACTGCGCCTGAGCCGTTATCGACATCAAAGCCAAACTCGTAGTTCGGACCTTCTTTCGGCATCTGTGCCAAGCAAATGAATGCGTGACGAACGTCTTTCCAGTTACGAGTCGGTTCAAAGTAAACCGAACTCATAGAGATTTCGTCCAGAAGCAGATCACCGCTGTAGTTCAGGGTGATGATTTTCGGGTGACGAATCACTGGGTCGTTCAACAGATAGTCGATCCAGGTATCAAACAGCTTGGAGAAGCTCTCACCTTCAGGGTCCAGTGCCATGTGGGTCACGGAACCGAACTGACGGCTTGAACCAACAGGGAAGCTCAGGGTAGAACCACCTGCCCAAGTGATGTCATGATAATCAACAGTCGTACGAGCAGTCAGACCACTCCAGTTACGGCTACGAGTTTCCATGTATGCACGAAGCAGACCATGAAGCTCAGCACCCGCTGGAAGCGAACTGAATGCAGACGGAGTTGACAGGTTTACGCAATAAGGACGCTGCGATACGTAAGGCTGCTCTGAAACATAGCGGAAGTTGTCTGGTGCGAAACCATACTCACCGCCGGCCGCGGCATTGATCACTGGTGTTTCACCAATATCAAACGCGCGTTTAAATTCAGAGTTACCCGGCATCAAGGTCAGATTATCGCGATGCGGAAAGTTAGTGCTCATTTCTTATTCCTTATCACGCTGCAGTGGAGGTTGCCAGGCTATCTTCGTTGTAAGCTTCCAGCACTGAATCCATCATGTACACACCTTTACCCAGCCACAGCTTAGTAACAGCATACATCACAGATTTAGAAGTCGGTGAATCTTCGAGGAACGAAGTCACAACTTCCCAGTTACCGATAACTGAACCGAAGCGATCGCGGATCAGAGCTTCAGAGTTATCCTTAACGGTAGACAGGTAACCTTCTTTGGTCATCTGAGTATCGCCAGAAACCTGGATCCACTGATCTTGAAGAATCTTCTCAACAACCACACACTTCCACACGTTGGTCAGATCTTTCAGCACACTGTTGATGTTGTCATAAACAGTAGGCAGTGCCGGACGGCAGAACTGAGACTCGGTGATCGGAGTAACGGTGATGTTACCGTTAATCAGGTTGGCTGCTGCTGGGTTGTCAGCTTCGAACTGAACAAACGGATCATGCGCAATACGCAGGATACGGTTACCTTCGTGGTCAGGCATCTGAGCTGCGAAGATACGACCATCAGAACCACCACCTGCCAGAGCAAAGGAGTACATCAGATCGATGTTCAGAGTGAAACGACCCCAGGTAGGTTCGTCGATGTAGCGTGCATTCCACAGGTTGATAGACGCACGGCAAGCGTGAGACTTATAAACGTCTGACTCTGGAATCATGCTGATACGAGTATTCAACATGGTTGCGGTAGAGTAGAGTTCATCCTGCGTTTTGTCTTTCAGATATTCGGTCGCACAAGGAACAGCGATGAAATCTTTACGCACAGACATGAAGCTGATGATCAGGTTTTTGATCGACTGTTTGTAACCCATATCCCAAAGGAAAGAGATACGGTTACGAATCACGTCTTTGATATCCAGAGACGATTTATATTCGGTCAGCCAAGCTTCCAGAAGCATCTGGTTCATTTCCCAGCACTGAGCATGAGAAAGGATAGCATCCGGATCACTGTTGTCCACAACCCAGTCACCGTACTTAGCTGCGTTCCAATTGCTTGGCGCTGCCAGGTATTTACCATCCGCGTCAGCGTACGGGTTGATACCGCCGTTAGCTTGCAGGTAATGGTTCAGACTGATACGGGTACCAGTGACAGTGTTCGCCTGAGTCGCCAGATTGAAGTTGCCACCAAACACGATATGTTTGTATGGAACACCATTATGGTTAACCAGATCCCACATGTTCATGATAGCGAATTTCGGGAAACGCTTAGACTGAACAACAGGCGGGACTTCAGCAGACCCAGTACCGTATTCAGCATCATATAGTTCTTTGGCAACTGCGTTTACGTTATTCGCGTAAACATAGCTGTCTTCGAACGGTGCATCAACGGTTTCAACCTGACGGTTAACGTTGGCACCAGTGTAGGAATCCACAGCCGCTTTCAGGCTGTAACGAACGTTCTCAGCAGAGACCACATCGAACATGGTGAACGTAGTATCTGGCGTACCATTTACGGTAGCAGCAGGTACACGCAGACCAGCGTCGGTGACAGTACCGATGTTCAGAACAAACGGGAATGCACCGTTGGCTTCGATGAACTCAGTGACGGCGTTCCAATCAGTCAGTGTGTTATGACCGAATGCAGCATAACCGTTGTTGTAGTAGTCACCGATACCGGAGACGTACTCTTTCAATGGCCAGAACTTGCCGGCAGTCCCTTCAGGAATTTCTGGGATAGATGCATCAGAAGTAACTTCAAATGCTTTGGCGGTTCCAACATCACCGGTCGTTTTCAAGACACCTGGGCAAACCCATTTACCTTGAACAGTCGGGGTGTCAGTATCGACAATTGGGTTACCAGCGTCATCAAACTCGTAATCACCAGTAATGGTATCACGTTTATAGTTTGGAACTTCACCGGTGAAGATTGCAATACCCGCGATCACGCGTGCTTTGACTGTGTTGTTAGTCAGGCGCTTAAAACCAAAAGAAGCTTGTGCCGCAGCACCTAACTTTTGAATGGCGAGAGTGACCGGGTTATAATACAACCCGAATGCGTCAGTGGTGTCCCCAAACTTATCGTTGAAGGTCGCCATTGACACCGTACCGTGCTTAGTCGCGCCCTTAGGCGTTACGGCAGCAAAGTCCGGAAAGTGAGCAGGGGAAGAAATAACGGGAACAGCAGAAGAGAAAGTCTCTCGGCTTACAATACCGTTATTAACTACTTTACCTGGTATCACTTTGGAAAATGTATCCATTGTTCTACCTCATTAATTTTTTTGATCAAAAAAATCAATCGTATGACCCAAAATTCGGGCATTACAGTTAACGTTAACACGCATAACATTATTTCAGGACTAGAGACATGATTCTAGATGGTTACAAGACTACCGTGGGTAGCAAGTTCGCAATCAAGGATAAAGTAGCCGAAACAATAAAGCTGCTCCAAACCACGCAGCGACTGGATCAAATTGACAATCGCGGTGTTTATGGTGTCGATCATAAAAACGATTTCGGACTTCCAAAGTTTGTCTATCCAATCTCAGTTTTAAACTACAAACGTGAACCAGTGACAGTACTTGATCAGCGTACCTACTTTAACTCAGCAGGTCGCAATATCAACGTACCGGAATACAACGTGATGTTGCTTGCTTCTATATTGCAGCAAGATTTACAGCGTAACAATCTCACACTGGTTAAGACAGTGCGCCCTTATACACTGAAAGCTTTTGCTAACGCTTTTGGTAATGCGCTCGCACGCACAGTAACGTTGGACGTTCTCCAGAAGATGACACTGCGCATCATTCTGGCACACTACTATGTTTGCCTGTTCGAAGATCCATCGGTGGATTACACCTTTGTGAGTCAGAATGCCATCTCTCGATCACTGCGTGTCCCTCAGTCTGATGTTTCAAATATCATCGCTGATTTAGGATACCTGGGTAATCTGACAGATCTGCTGAACGCAATCAAAAACGAGCCTTCATTATTTAGCCTCTCTCGCTTAGACCTGGGTGGTTTAGTGGCGGCCGGTTCTTCTATCTTCTTTGCAACGTCAGGCTTCCGCATGTTAATGGGTGCTGCGTTGGAAATGCCAACTCTGTTCACAGCAATTTGCTATGGTGCGGCGACCGAGAAGATCTATCAGAACACCGCGGTCGGTCAAGAGCTGAACCCGAAGAATGACAGTTCAGTATCGAACTTTATTCAAACGGTTGGCTTCTATTACACCGGTCGATAAACTTTATTTTATCTTGGGGTAACAAATGTCTACTGCTTATCAAGAAACTTACACCCAGGAAAATAACCCGCTTGTAGACTATGCTGTTCACAATATGTGGGGGAATCCTGAATTACCCTCACAGTACCAGATAAAACTGGCACGTGTGTCTGGCTTACAGGGCTACGTTAACGATTTCGTTTATATGGGTAAACGTCGGTATCTGCCGACGACCTACCAGTTCTATCATGTCTTCACCATGGGTGGACTTGATACAGGATTCTGGAACTTCGGAAATCGTGGCAAGAGTTGGTATCCGGTAGATACCTGGGTTACTGCTGCAGCGTTTGCTAAAAACCGTGCCGTCGCAATTGACGTATATAAAGGAGACGGTTCGATGTTCCCTCGTGAAGGGACATTGATTATGCCGGCCTTCGACGGGGTGACGCTGGTTGCTATTCCTGTTAACAAAAATTACCCTATGCCGCTTGATAAGAATCTTTATATCCACTGTTATTCAACGGATATCAATGTTCTTAACATGACACCTGAAAATGCACTGAAGTACAGCTTCGGTTACATCGGGACTGTTTATGGAACAGCGGATGAGTGGACACGCATTAAGACAAACTACAATGCGTGGAAAGCTTATGACATGGGGATGGTCTCTTTCTACCACAACGGTAAGATCAAACCAATTGAAACAGCGGTGTTACGTGCTGGCGATTTGGTTGAGGTTACTTATGACCCTTCAATTGAAATGATCTTGTCTTATAACTATAAGACGATGCCGGATTACCTGTCGACATTAGACAGTAAACGCAAGGTTATTCTCTTCCCTGGGTTCAATGACTTACCACGTGAATATCGTTACTTTGGGGACTGTCGCTTCTATGTGACCAACACCTTAAATAACGAATCGTATTACTTTAACCGTAACTCTGAAGATGCTGTTCGTCAGTTGACACATCAAGATTACGGCATGGCTGCAGACTACATTGAGTATCTGGGCGGTCGTCTCATTGATGAAGACACTACCAAGAAAACCAAGATGTCTGACATTCAGGTTACTGTGGCGTATCACAGTACTCGTTGGAAGTTCCTGCTCGGTCCGACATCCAGTCGTATCAATGACCTGTATCTGTTAGAAGACCCTTCTCAGATTCTGGGTGCAATGACAGGTTCGGCTGCCAACGTAAAAGAATGGCAAGCAGCGACATTAGAGAATGCGCCAACCAACCTGGTATTGAATGACATCGTTCAGAAACTCACCACTGAGACCGTACGCGATGCATTGGGTTATCATGGTTGCAGTATTGCGCTGTCTAACTCTCCACTGTACATGCCGTACATCACACCTGAAGATCCAGGCTTTGATAACTTCCATAAGACTGCACCTTTTACCTCAGGACTGGGTTACCAAATCCCTCCTACTTTTGTCGAAAGCTCTACAGCTTATGAATACGATAAGAATGGGCTCCTGATTCGTAAAGTCTCAGTAGTAAACCAGCAATGGTACATGCCAGAGAAAGATGGCTTCTATGTCGAGTGGGCATTAGGTCAGGCTTCAACTTGGTTGAGTTACGTTATTAGCAAAACCGACGTGCGTTTGCGTAAAGGCTTTGGCTTCCGTGTATATAAAGCACAGTGGGCAATCGACCCTGATTATGACCCAAGTGACATCACTGCAAATGAAATCAAAGTGTCCACCGATGGAACAAATCCGTACGGTGAAAAAGGGCGTGAATTAAAAGTCTATCGTGCTGATGAAACCACAGATGAAGGTGGTAATGATTTACCACCGGGCGGATATCCTGTTGGTGATTGGATTGACATCACTGAAGATCCAACGCAGTACGAAGTAGTGAATGGATATATTCATTGGCTGTTCGATACAGTTAACTGGGTGGGGATGGTTGTCTTTAATGACATTCATCTTTATAACGAGTTCTATCTGACTCACCTTGATAACTCACTGAGTTTTGGTATTACCTTCAAGTGGAGCATCGGGGGAATTCAGCTTCCTATCGAACCAGGTCAGATTGATATCTGGATGAACCAACATCCTCTGATTGAGAATGTGGATTACATTATGGATTTCCCCAATGTCTACATTATTAACAAGATGTGGTTGAAGGAAGGCTCTCAGTTTATTCAGTATCGCGGTACCGGTTTATCTCCACGTGGTTTGGTGAATACCAGTGAGTTGGGCTTTGTTGCAGATGGCGTGATTGGATATAACGGTCGCTACAACCTGCGTATTGATCGTCCAACAAAAACCATTATCAACGGTCGTCTGTATTTAACTGACTCTGTTGATTGGGCTGAGGATATTCATCACGGCGATAACATGAAAGCATTGAATGGCATGCCTTACGAGGTTAAGCACATTTACTCTGCTAACAAGTACGTCGATCTTTATGATGACTATTGGGGTTACGATAAAGCGATTGAGCTGGATGGACAAATTGGTGACTACCTCACTCAGAATGTGAAGTACAAACCGTATAAGCCGACTTCACCGATTTATCTGGCAGAAGACAAGTATACCTTGTTCAGTCCGTTCTTGAGTAAAATCGTGAACGACCTGATTTTAGGATTCTTGACCGAACCTACACCGTCCGGATTAACCGTTCCTTATTCACCACAGACAGTGGACCAGGTCATCAAAGATTATGAATGGATGTTGAAGTACGACCCAATTATCCTTGGGTTTGATCTTCAGTTCTTTACAGTTCATCCATACAGCAATCTCTCTGTTCAAACTGTTACCCCTAACCAGCTTACGTTTATCAAGATGGTTAATGAACTTTACCTTAAAGGTAAGGTCGCAATTGAAGGACACTTTGAGGTGAAACAATGAGTATGTTTGATGGGAAGGCGCTTACAACCGCCGATACCACCGGCGTGGTTCCTGGGAACAATCCCCAAGAACGTAACGAAGGTGATTTAAAACGAATCTGGTATCTCAGCCAGATTTATGATCCCGACATTCATCCAGTATCAGACATGGCCAAATACATCATTCCTCTTGAGGGTGAGTTGGTTGTAGATGTTCCTGATAACCGGATGTTGATTGTCACCCATGTGGATAAATATAACACATGGAAAAGTACGTTTGAGAACTACTTCTGGTTGCCAGAGAAAGATGTCTCTGATTACGATTTGTTCCCACAACACGAATACGGCTTCTTGCAGGGAGAGTTAGCTCTGGCTATCGACTTCTCTACTCGTCCTGCTGTAGCGCGTGTGGATGCGAATGCGGTGGCACCTAACGCTGCGTATGCCATGATCTATAAAGGTGCGATCATTTCTGAGAAAGGCGAAATCATCTCAGCGACGTATTCTGGTCAGGACTTGGTGAATAACCAGATCGGTGTTTCACCGGTTGTCTATGACAACTTACAGAACAACGTGGTGATGGGATGTAACAGCTTCAGTGTCACTCAGAACGAAGCTGCGCTGCCAAATGGTACTCGCTGTACTCTGGTGTACTACGATCAGGCTGGTCGTCCAATTCCTCCGACATATCCGTTGGTGGTTCAACATTGTGCGTATCTGCGTGATCATCAGTTGGACGTTCGTTATATCGAATCTATCGAACTGTTGTCTCCGTGGTTCACAAACAGCACCAAGCCAAACACCATGTTTATTCCGGTGAACTTGCCACTGAGTGCTGTTGAGTTCCGTGCGTTGGTTCACTACAGCGACGGTAGTTCTGTTGAGATGCCGGTTAACTCCTTCAATGGAGATAATGGATTCCGTCTTGATGGTATTAACCAGTACAAACCAACTACACCAGGTCAGATCTCTGATGCAGTTGTGTTGACGTACTTCTTCAGTGAAGGTGAACAAGCCAGTATCGCTCAACCGGGTGCGCCGCGTCACATGTCTAATCTCTATGAGATTGTGGCAACGCCGGCTCAGGGTGCGTACAGTCCGCGTATTTACACGTATCCTTATTGGGATGCACAGACAGGTTGGAAACTGAAACACTGGTTAACTGACTTGGATCGTAAGTATTGCCGTGACGTTACTGACAAAGTTACACTGAATGATTCGTCTCCGGTGTTCCAGGGTCAGTTGTACGGTCAAGAACAGCCGATGATCTTCAACCTGAACATGCGTGACGTCTCTGCTATCTATGAACCGTGGGCATTCATTCAGTACAGTACGATCACACTGTTCAATCCACCGACCGCGGTAGGACGTAAATGGAATGTGCGTCATGATTACAACTCACCGGGCTTCCCGAATATGGTGGTTGAATTCTGGACACAAACCGGTGGCGGTAATCCGGCACGCTTCGCCAACGTTACAACCGTTGATGAGTTCCTTAAAGCAGGTTACTGGGCATTTGATCCGATGTACGACCCTCGTACAGAAGTCACTGCACCGACACCTACTCACTTCGATCTGGTTCGTGAAGACGGTACATACAGCAGCGCTATTCCGGTTGCTGCATTTAACCAACTTCCAATCTCCAGTATTGCATTGAGTGTAGGAACCACGCTGTACATTCGTTGGGTATTGCGTGAAGCTGATGGTAATGAATTGCAGCTGGGTGTTTCTGCTGCGATCTGTACACAAATCAGTGCTCCACCTTCTGCATAACTTCATAGTCTCTACTCTTCCGAAAGGGAGAGTAGAGTTATGTTTCTATTTTTATTCAAGTCTATATTATCTAAGTGTTAACCAACGCTTAATTTAATAGGACCTTAGTTATGCTCGCTACCAAACAAAATTTCAACACCATCGCTACCAAGTTTTCAGAAGCCATGAAGTCAGTTAGTAAGGATAACATTCCTTATTACATCGATCTCTGGAAAGAGAATAACGTTGAAGCAATTCGTTTATCAGCTACGGGGGACACCTCTTATTCCATCACCATTGAGGGTGAAGAAATTTGCAGGGTAGAACTGTTACTGGGACATGATCAAGTCTTACATGAACCGATCCACGTCATTACTGAAAAACTCATCAAGGGCGCTCGTAAATATATCGAAAGCTCTATCAGAAGTGAAGTGGGTTCTATTCTTGATACTATTCGTGATCATCGATTCACTACTTCGTTATTCACCGGTGGTTTATATGGTACTGTCACCACGGTAGAAACTAAGAACGGCAGCATGAAGTTTATTGATATTTATCAAAACAATAAACTGGCTTACTCTGCGCCGCATTCTTCTGGATACGAAGATGCGCTGACTGAGGTTCTCTTGAAAGTGTTAAAAGACACCTATCTAACCAATGGCATGTCGATCACCATTCCATAAGACTGAACCCCTACTCTCACGAGTAGGGGTTCATTATCTTCATTATTTTTTTTTAGTAACGACGCATAGTGCTACTAAATCGAGAACGCTTAGCCACGATACGTTTAGAACGCTCTGTCTTCGCTTCCTCAATGATGCTGTCGATTGTAATAGTTTTCTTCATCTCTTTAGGAATCAATTCCGAGAGCTTACGGACTTCCATCTCAATACGTTCAGCGATCATGTTATTAGTAGCCGTCATGAGTTCTTTGGTCAGGTCGTTGATACGTGCCTTGACCTTAATGAAGAACTCCAACTGTTGGCGGGTGTACTGTGGTGTGTCACCATTATCTTTCAAGGTTATGATCTGTGTCATGGTCATTCCCTGAGGAATGCCGTAGAACGACTTATTATAACCAAGTTTGATAAACCAGTAAGTCAACAGCCACGCAACCACCAAGTCATCGTGAGTCTTGTTACCGTGGTCAATACGACCGTCAGAGTTTACTTCCAAACCAATCAACTCATCAACCAGGAGTTTGTAACGAATACCTGCTCCTGTTAATGAAACAGCCTCATGAATAAAGCCGTACATCTCACGACGAGTTTGTGGTCCGGTATAGAAACCAAAGTGACGTTTGTATTTCAGATAGAACTCTTTACTGCGATGTTTAAAGTGAATCTCCATCACATCACGGTATTCACTTTTGTACTTGATTGGATCCTGAATAATATCGTTAAAGATACGTTTGAATGGATCAATCCCGTAGGCAGGTAAAGTCAGAAGCAGACGCTCGATCATGTGAGCTGCACGGTTACGTTCAATGATCAGGAGACTATTGGGAATACGAATTAAGAGTTCTTTTAAGACCTCTGTTACGTCATCGGCAAACGCCAATGGGTAGCGACCAACTCCCAGGTTCTCACCTGATTTCATTCGACGTGCAACCAGTGTCATCGCATCTCGGTTGTTTGCATCTGAGGTATCCATACCGAACAGAATGAATTCATCAGGATCTTCACTGTACGCATCCAGTCCTTCTTTGCTTACGAACCAGTCAATAAACAGTCCGGTATCAAGCACTTCTTCATTCCACTCTGGATCTTGCTTACTTTCTGCAAGCTTTTCACGAGTGAAGTCATCAAAGAGTTTACTCTCACCTTCTTCCGTCCACATCATCAGCAAGTCAATCTTAGCCTTAGACCAAGACAGACCCAGTTTATCCATTGTCTCTTTAACCCAACCATGTCCCAGACCTAACTGCAGGTGTGTAAACATCATGCCGATTTTTGGAGAAGTGGTATTAACCGGTGCTGCTTTAATTAAACGGTGTACCAGATGAGATTCAGAGAAGCTGTCAAAGAACGCTTCACGCCACTCGGTTGATTCCATGAAGTCTTTGTGCATGTAAGCACCTTCTTCTTTCAGAATCGAGTTTGGTGTAGTTGCTTTGGCCGTGAAGTAAGGGATGCCTTTCTCACGTGCTTCTTTCTGAGCAGTCAGGGTCGCAGGACCCGAACCGTTAATGATCTCTTCAATGAACTTGGTCCATGCCGGTTCGTCATACAAGAGTGCTTCAAGTGTAGCACCACGAGAGACGTTCTCTGCGCCGTCACGACCACCGGAAGGAACACGAACCTCAAAGGTGTTCTTATACTCTACGCCGAACGCTTCATAAGAAAGTACGTTACCAGCATCCTTATCTTTATAAGTGACATTAATAAGGTAATCGGGCAGACCGGCTCGTATCTTCTTAATGGCTTCAATGAACTGCATTCGGTTAGAAGCAGCCAGGGTAATTAACCCGGTACGGTAACCACGTCCCACGAAGTACTGCATGATAAAGGCCAGTACCTGCATCCCAACTGTTTTACCTGACTGACGAGGCATCAGTATCGTTGTCGGGATATGACACAAGCATGCCCAGATAAAGGAGACAACCGCACGGTTCCCTCTGAAGCGGCGACCACCGATCATCACCACTTCACGGATGATGTACCAAATGTTTTCATTACACTCAGCATGGATCATTGCTTTAGTGACGTCATCCAGGTTTGGATCCCAGGGATCAATGTCTTGAAGCATGGGGTTATTAAGTTGAAGCATGAAGAAGTAGTTCTTCACCCCCATTGACTTAAATAACTCAGCCGTACGTTTGAACGATTTGTTCGAGGTGTTAATATGAACACCGGCATTATAACGTTGGAAGTCTTTCAAGAACCGGACAGTTTTTAATGTCCAGAGTGTGTCTTCTTGAAAGTGAGCCAGAACACGATCGTCTTCGTCTTCTAACTTGGTACGTTTATTCTTGTCATCCATCAAGTATTCAGGAAGGCTTGAGTACTTCAACCCAAGATGCTCCAGAACCTGTTTGGCTCTTTCTAACTGACTCATAGGGCAATCACCTTCGTTGGTGCAAACATATGCTTAGAGCGCATTACAGCGCGTTACAAAGGATAGTTTAGTTGCATTGTAAATCAGACCTATATCATCTACATGTATAACTTAAACTAATTTAATCAAGAGGTTCATCATGTCAAATCTTTTAAAACACATGGCTATTATTACTGATGGTCGTTATCATGCAGATGCTGAACAAGTTTCCCGATTAGAGGCATTCATTGCTGATAATGAATATCAAAGCGATGATATCATGGGTGCTATCTTTCTCTGTTGGTTCCAAGAGTTAGATGAACTGTTTAGCATAAGGTATGGTTATTTCCCTAAAGATCAAATTATAACCACAGCTAAAGCGCTGACGGGTATTAGCGATGCGGTTATTAAGTCAGGCAATTTAAACAATGTTGAGTTGACCTATTCGGATATGATCAAGGTTTACTTACAGGATAAGGTCTACAGAAAAGAAGTGTTCGATATCCTTACTGAGAAAACAGATCATTTCTCACTGATTATCAAAAATGCAAGTGGCCGTATTATTGATTCTAAATATAATCCGTGTCATAACAAAGTGGTCGCGGATAAACCCAAATGGGTTGTTCAAACTAAAGTTAGTAACGATCGTTGCTCTGTTGAAGTTTCAGCAGTACTCGAGAAGACCCATGGTGTAAAATCCTGGGGCTGGCATGACGGTAATCTGAAAGTTATCGTATTGGATGTTCAAAGACTCTATCAACAAATACCGGTTGATCAGTCCATTATCGATGCAGCCGAAGCGGTAGCTTATAATATCTGCGTTGAGAAAAACTCTGCTAATTAAGGTAAAAGAAATAATGAAAGCACATCTCCAAAGTTCACTGCGTACATTAACCGGTCATAACGCTCTGGAACTGTCTGACAAAGACGTTGAGAATTTCCAGAAGGTTGTTAAAGGTATTACTTTCGAAGCCGGTACTTTTGAAATGGCAGTTGCCTTCGTTGCAATTGCTGTGTATGACAAAGCTGACTTCATTGTCAAACGTAATACTCGCGAAACCGATCTTCCTTTGATCGCTGAAGCATTTGTTCATGCATACCGTCACGATGGTGACGAGTCAATGTCTGGTTTAATCCGTCGTCGTTTGAACCATACTGGTTTACTGGCTAATGCGGTTATCTTCTCTCCAGAGTTTGAAGATATCATTCAGTACCTCACCAAACCAGAAGCAATGCGTATTCACTAATCCATTTAAACCATTTTAACCTTAGAGAAAATATTTATGAATGCTGAACTGAAAAAGTTTCTTGAATTTATTGTCAAACCTGAATCACGGCTGGATACTGATAACTATATCGCAAGCCGTAAAATTACCGATAAAGACCTGATCCTTACCGTGGGTTATTTGAACGGTTCTGCTTGGATCTCAGGTATGGCTTTTGATCAGTTGATCAAAGTCCGCTTTAACTACTTTGAAAACAGTTGTGGGTTCTACACAACTATTAACTTGGTTAATACCAAACTTCCCATCACCAAAGATAACCTTTATAACTTTTTTGAAAAAGGTGAGCTGTTTGTTGGGACGCTGTTTGAAAACGGCATGATTGCAACACGCATGAGCAAATAAAGATCGCCTCTACTCTCCTAACGGAGAGTAGAGGGTCTTAATCATTTATTTTTTTTTAGATCACAGCAACCGTTGGATCGATCAATGAAACAATCTCTTCAACCGTGGTCTCTGGTGTGATGAAATGAATCTTGATTTCCGGTTTACGGAAAGAGATCCACTCAAGAGCAGAAAGATAATCTTCCTTAAGACGCATCCAGTTTTCTGGATCCATCAATGCCTTTTCTTTCTCATCAGCCACACGACCCGAATTGGCTAAGCGCTCCAGATACGTGTCATGATCGATATCCAGGAAGAACAGATGTTCAGGGTAGATATCGTGCCACTCTTGTTGCAGGGTTTTCTGCATGAAATCAAGAATGGGTAACTGACGCCAGGTTCCGTTTCTTTCAGACTGATACACCATCGTACTGACAACTGAACGATCACCGATAACACCTGTAGCGTGACGAGCAGGTGTGATGACATCACGGAAAGCTTCCAGGCGATTAGCTGCCAATAAGAAGATTTCTGTTTCTTTATTGAAAGTATTGTTGATGATTGCTTTCTTTACTTCTTTGGCGTTATCCGATTCAGTAAAGGGTTCAGCAACCAAGCGATAGCCCAGACGGTCAGCAACCTTTTTGGTTAACGTTGATTTACCGGCAAAGTCTGGTCCTTCAAACACAATGTATGGCATGTTAGGTCATTGACTCCATAACAAGAGTACGGAGAACGATGTAAAGCATCAGGCTGGTACGTAGAGACGTTATTTTGATTTCCGTCTTAATACCGGTCATGGCTTTAACAAGCTCGTCACCGTTGGTTCTGAGCTTCAGGAGTAGCGCATTGGAAGATTTGTTTGAGGTGTAAGCACCACGTAACTTAAAGAACACGTTCTTCAGGTCTTGATGTCGAATCGCATTGGTTGCGATATATTCGAACAAGTGGGTTGTGCAGTCGTCAACAAACTCCCGATACTTCTCACCTTTAGCGTGGGCATACTGACTTGGGAAGTCCCGGAGAATCATTTCCAGTTTATCTTCGTCAGTACGGGGAATTGCTTTAGCAGCATAAGTTGCGAGTTCCTGTTTATAAAAACTATTCGAGTCCATTAAGACGTTGGCGATATAATTCTTATATTTGGTTTCTCGCTTCTGAACATCTTTGATATTCAGTTCACCTTCCATGACTGCCAAGCCAGAATCTGTCTCAACTAAGTCTGCTGAGTCTTTGATCTCATACAGGACTTTGGTGTAATCATTCACCACACCTTTAAGACGAGACTCCATGTCGTTCACCATGTAAACGATCTTCTTGTCATTATCCATCTTTGTGAAAGCATCAAAGTGAATACCGGTACGAGGATCAATGATAAACTCACCACGGGCTTTAAACAGATCAGTCCATGAACCGTACTTCTTGATATCGAACTTCAAGGAGAGCTTGTTATACGCCGTAATAGCCACGCTCGGTTTAACCAGATAACCAAAATAGTGGTTCATGATCGAGGTCATGATACGGTAGTGGAACAACATCACCAGGTTGATCAGTGCATCTTCTTTCACGTTCTTTGGCAGATCGGAATTGTAGGTGCGGTACATCAAATAAATGATCGACAAGTTGAAAGCTTCTGATGACACTTTGAAGTCTTTGTTGATCCATTTGGTTTTGATCAACTCATCACGCAAACGCACTTCATCCACATCAATGATATCACGGAAGAAGGTTACACGGTCTGAGGTCTTAAACAGGACACGGTGTGTCCCTAAATAAGGAGAACCAAAGAACTCAGTGTGATCATTGTCCTTGGTCGCAAAACCATAGACATAACGACGTAAGGTAGATACCCAACGTTGGTTAATAACGAGATCGTCCACTAACCCATCGAATACATCTTTAACTGCGTCATCACGATTGTAGTTAAAGTTAGGGGATAGGGCTTCCATCCCGGCAACGTATTCGTTATTATTCAGGTAGGATTCCAAGCCGCCATAAAGGTTGGCTTTTAATACCGGACCAAATAACGTGTGGGGTTCAGAGCGGGATTCGAATCCATTAATAAGCTCACGAAGCTCTTGATCAGAAAGGGCGTGTTCTTCTTGATCAGCGAGATGGAGACCAGTATATATGTTGCTCGACAGCAACGAGGGTTCTTTTGGAAATGCAGACATTATCGTTTCCTTGGAACAATCATTTTAAGAGTGTCAGTCTTACCTTTAGCATCAGCGTAGGCCATATACTTCTTCATTCGGTCATTATAGAAGTCTTTGAATTGCTGAGCAGCATCGGCATAACCTTGAATATCATCCTGAACGTCATCGACTGTTACACCGAAACGTGATACAGCTTCCTGCATACCACGGCGACACGTTTTATAGATGTAGGCTTTAGTGCCTAACTCAACGAGTTCAGCAAACTTATCAAACATCTTAACAGGAACACCGCTAAAGTTCTCGTCATAAGACAAGATTACTTTGGCGATCATATTAAACATGGCTGAACCTGCATCACGAATGATAAAGGAGTTTGGACCCACCATGGTGAAGCTGTTGAATGAACGGGTGACGTTACCGTCATCCAGACCACTGATTAAACGGTTCAGTGAGTTGTTCATCATACTGGCACCACAGTTAGCGTAGTTACCAAAGTTATAACCATTAGCAATCGCTCGGTTAATGTTTCCTGGATACACTTCTATGACTTCCAGAATACGACGGCCACCGGTTAAGAAGTCAGGAACACTGACCCAGATAACACCACCCGCCAGGTTCTCAATTTGAGCACCAGAAAGATCAATGATCTCAGTTTGACCGCCAGCTACTTTAAGTAGAGGAGCGACCATCTTATTCACAACTTTCTCACGGATACCTTGCTCGATACTAAACGAGTCATTCATCGGACCCCAGATTGCATTGTACCCGTTGTTCGGATTATAGAATGCAAGCTTTAACAAATATTCCGTGATATCGGTCGGACCGTTTATCACATAGTCGATAGCAAAATCGACCGGGTTGCTTAAACTCATATGTTACCTCTATTTCGAAATAGTCTTATTATAACTAATAAGATGTTTCATATACTATCCATCCTAGGACATATATGGAACGAGCTCATATGATCAAACAGGTCAGGTGTTAGCTGCATTCGATTTCAGCCCTATATCATTTAAGTAATATGAACAATAATGTTCTTAACTTATTAAGGAAAGCTATCATGGAAACCATCTTCAAACGCAACCTGTCTGCTATCACCGGTAACGACTCTCTGACTAAATTAGCTATTAATGAAGAGGAGAGCATTAAGTTAGCTGAGACTTATGAATTAGAACCAGACAGTTTTGATGCAGCTCTGTTCACTTATTTCTACAATGTGATTCTTGAATCCAATGAATTCTGCTTTGCAGTTAATCGCAAAGATCTCATTGCTACCTCATCCAAATCTCTGGTCATGTATTTCAATGACATTGTGATCGTAGGTGAACCTGAGTGTGAACTTTGGTTGTATGCCGGTAACTTGAAAAATACACGGGCATTAGGATTGATCGCAAATGACATGAAACGTTTATTTAAAATCTGGGCTGAACTTTATTTGACAGCATAAAGATTACCTCTACTCTCCGTTAGGAGAGTAGAGGATCTCGATCTGTTATTTTTTTTTGTATAGCCACTCTAAAGACCACTTTCTGATAGCTACTCTGGGAGCAACCCCATTTTACTACCACGGTGATCTAAAGGCTGTCTACACCTCTTGGTTTTAACAACTTCTCCCCTGGCAAAGGGAGCGGACTGTTTGTTATCTGCTTCGATCCATTTGCCGTGGATCTTTCAGTAACGCTGCTGTTCCTCTAGAATCGTAGATTGAGGCTGCTCCTCACAGTTAAGGCAGAGCGATTCATGACGGATCTGTCAGGAGTTGGAGTCTCCGAACGACAGAACCCGTTTCGTCTCTTTATTTCTCATCGCGGACTCATCAGATGGTTACGATGCCCCCACCACGGGGTGTCTACTCCATATCACGGAGAGTAGTAGGTTTGAGGATCTTGATATCACCCAGGAAGACTACCTAGTCCCCTGCTTAAGCCGCCTTGAATGCAACGCAATGTGCTCGGCGGTTACCCTACGGTTTTCGTTCAAGATCCTCAAGAGGATGTACCAATGGTTGAAACACTGTGAGCGCTATCCGTCAGGTATAATTAAAGCTCTACTTGGATATCAGCCACTGGTACAAAGGGGTGCGGTGATCTGTCAGACAATGGCGAAGAACGCCAAAAGTCCAACCACCGCCAGAGGACATTATGCAGTGAAAGTACATAATATCACCCAACCAAGAGCTACTTACAGTAGCGGGCTTAAGCCGCCGTTCACTCTTGGATTTAGTCCGGTAGTGCAACCCACCGGACACTGCCCTCGTTATGTACCCACACCTGGATAACGAGGGTCTTACAGTCGAATATAACGGGGTGATGAAACCATACTATTCCGCAGAACAGCGATCAGTTACACTCGATTGAATTACATAATATACTTATGGAAGTTTATACCCTGGGTCATTAGGATTTTTTCCATCAAGGATAGTGATCACGGTCAGTTTAGAAAGAATATCCTCACTCATCCCCTCAGTGACTCTAAGCCAAGTCCTCGATCCATTGAGATACCATCTTACTGCTTTACCAAGTTGACCGTTTGGCAGGTGGACTATCCCTTGCATTTTTTCATTTAAATTGAAATCCTTTTGAGCGACCTGGTAACTGTCATTCAGGTGTACTCTAGAATACTCAATGTAATATCCTAGTCCAACCTTTTTCCACTCTTCCTCGCCTTTGGTGTTAACCCAGAAATCAACATCATCGAAGTCCACTGGCTGATTGACAATCTCAATGGTCTTAGCTTCAGAGATAACATACGCACCGTCATGCTTTTCAATATAGATTGGTTCTCTGTTACAAGAATACACAACAGCAACGGCAGTAGGTGGAGCTGACCTGAGCACATCAGTAATTGTATCGTCATCCCCTGTTGGGAATTTTCCAGTGATAGGGGAGCGGTAATGCACACTGGCATCACTATTCAGCTCGATATATCGAGTCTTAATTGCGTAGGTACGTTTATCAACAGTAATCAACTTAAGTTTCATATTCTTCTCTCTCGGTCATAGTAGTGGTTGGAGATGAAATATAGGAGTAGGGTATTGCTACCCTACACGTTTAACTTATAGCCGTCTTTGGTTTTGGTCATCGTGAAAGTATCACCAGCGCCATCGAGGTATAAGGTCTTCTCAGCATTCTGATTCTGGCGACGGATCTTTTCTTTCAAAGAAGTCTTTTTCTTTTTCATGGTCAAAACTTATCGCCTTATCAAAATTAGATTTTACAACCTTCGCAGTCAGCTTCATCGCCAACCGCTGCCGCAGCTTTATCAGCCGCTTCCTGGCGCTCATTGTTACGAGCTTCAGCTTCATCCAAACCTTCAAGGTTCAGATCATCCAAATCAAAATCCATAATTACACCTTTACTTCGGATTCGTCAGACTTGACAAGGTGAGATACCAGATCAGTATAACCACCAATATGAACATTATCGACAAAGATTTGAGGAACGGTCGTAACAGGACCTCCCACAATTTCTTCCAGGCCTTCACGACCCATGCCGGTTTCGATGATATCGACATACTCATGATCGATTCCTTTGGCCTTAACTAAGTCCTTCGCACGAGTACAGAACACGCACGCAGGTTTTCCGTAAATCACAACTTTCATTTACTTTCCTACTGAATTGAGAGGTGACCAATAGAACATTCCAGAAGAAGGAACATCTAAAGGTGATCTTGTTTTCTTTTGCATCGCATTGCGCGGTGATTTTAATTGACGCTCTACTTCAACTAACAGTTTGGTGGCCAAGGGATTAACCATAGTAAAACCACTGACTGTTAAATGAGGTTGGTTACTGATGAACTTAAAGTTATCTGGAACAAAACCTTCAGGTATCTGATCTTTCATTTAATCCACCCATTCACCTGTTGCGCCTTCTTGGTAAAACCAAGCATCGGCAGAAACAGAATAAACCATGTCTTTATAAAACCAATTATGGAGCTTCTTTAAGATACTCATAAATATCTCCAGACAAACAAAAAGAGAAAGGATCAACCGACCCCTTCTCTCTTCATTTAATTTTACTTAATAAACAGAAGCTGTTTACCATAAAGCTTAACATCAGACCATCCGTGATTTACGGTGGCTTCTTTGATAATCCCCTGGACCATATAACTGGTGATAACTTCTTTACCCGATGATCGATCCAGAATGATGGGGTGTTTAAAACGTTCAGGTTCAAGACTGTCGCCAGATGCGTCACAACCATCCTGGTACATAGCTTTGATCAGTTTAAGGACATCATTACTTGACATCAAATAAGCTGGATCATTGTTAGTTCTCTCACCAACATCTGGAATGCGAGCGAAATATCTTGATTCTAACTCTTTTTCTAAATTTGACATATTACTTCCTCATGGATTGGGTACCAAAAACCAAAACGGTAGGTACGGATCTTCATGACATTATGAAGTTGATAGAGGATCCCGAGAGTCGAACTCGGCTTATCATTCAGTACAGTTGAAGTAGAGTTGTCTATCTTCACCGCTAACGGGTTCACGATCTTAGATCGCTAGAGCATAACTGAACTTGTGTCCCACGACACGACCCTCATATAAATCTGGCGCGGCCTTAGGGATTTAACCTAACTATTGTAAAGATATCCAGTGGTAGAAACTAATCATCCACTATCATACATTTACGGTGCCTCTGAAGACACGACCGCAGTAACTGGCAGATGTGAATGTAAATTGGCGCTTCCAGCAGGACTCGAACCTGCGACATATCGCTTAACAGGCGACCGTTCTGCCGACTGAACTATGGAAGCAAATACTTAAACGACTTTATTCTGATCAGCAGGAATCGCTGGTTCAGAAGAGACTACTGTCTGTGGATCGGAAGGAGAGACAGCCAACACTGGATCAGCGGGCGGTGTTTCTTTTTCCAGATGCAGTTTGACGAGTTCAGCTTCAGTCAGACCTTCAATGCGTTTCACGATATCTTCGATTTGCTGAAGATGTGATTCGCCATTGAGTCTCAAACCAGAGAGATCGTCAAGCAGTTTATCTTTGATCGTTGACAGTAACCCATCGCCAATACCTTTGAGTTTCTCTTGTGTATCGGCAGGTAGGAGTTTTGTTTTAAGCTCATCAACTTGAGCCTGAAGTTTAGCCTCGGCAGAAGTGATATACGCGTGCAGTTCTGGATTGGTACCAACCGTTCCAGCGTCGCGACGCTTTTGAATCAAAATAGTGATCGCAGAACCAATACCGACACCTGCAATTAATGCCAACAGTAACATCCCAATAGAATCCATTTTACTTACCTTTATATTTTTAGTGACTGAGAAAGTTCAGTCAAAAGATAAATAAGATAGACTCTAAATAATATTACCGCCTTCGATATTTAAATCAGTAATTCCCGGAGCCATGACTTTGGTTTCGTTATCAACTCGCAACCAGCGTCAATGTTCTTTCGATCTCAAATTTAATTTGAGGTTCCGGGAATTCCAGGCGGTCATTACTCTTATCCGGCATTATAGTCCGATAAGATTATACCCTCAGGGACAAGGGCGTTTATAGCGATCGTGCTTACGTCAAGGAACTCATCCGAAGACGAGTCATCTCCTCGAGCGAATAAAGCCAACGCTAACTCACGTGACCTTTCCTCTGTGGGCGCTGCTACCACTGTAGCAAAATAATTGTCGTATATGCAGACTTTGTCTGTGCGCTCAATAAGATAAAGTTTCATCTATTTAATCTCGATTAGATACAGTTGGTGTACTTTCAGAATCTGTGAAAGGACTGTTCTTATCTTGACATAAAACTTATCTATTGATTGATCAACCAAATTGTGGTCCTGTCAATTCTGGATCTCTTCCCGCCGACTGGAACATGTATGCTCGGGAGAGATACCGGATGCACTTAGCTAATGTGCTACACTCTCCGGCTGGAATTCTTTAACAGAGTATAAACTCTGCGTTAATAAATTACTGAACTTCGTACCAGTCTTCAGCTTGCAGATCTGAGACCGATGGTACCCAGATGTTCACGCGGCTGTTTGCTTTGTTAACGATAACAAAGAAAGGTTCGATGTAGGCGTTCTCGCCATTCTCCAAATCAACCTGACTGGTTGGAATGGATCCGTGTACCTGGACGTGGAGTTGTTTACCGTTCCAGCCTTTACGGGCGAACTTAACAGATTTCTTGCTTTTCAATGAGGAAAGCATAGACTCGTTAGCCTTTGAATAGCTAACGAAAGCAGGGGTGTTCAAATCAACTTGTGACATGGGTTCTCCATTGAAAAGCGCCCTGTAGAAAATCTCCCCACAGGGCTAAGTAATCCCGGCTAGAAAAGAAGGCGATAGAAAAACTAGCGGGATGGGCGATACCAGCTAGGTACGCTTTCTATGTATACTCGTAAATACACATAGAAAGAAGGGGCTACCTAAAGCCCCTCTGCCAAACCATCTGGCGAAGCAAGAACATGGATAAGAAGTACCGGCGCGCACTTCTCTATGTCAGCTCAATAAACAAACATAGAGAAATGTTAAATAAAGAACCCAAAGGGAAGAGGAAAAGTCAAACCAACCCTCTGGGTCCTTTAACAACCACGACTTACAACAGAATAAAAGCATGCCCCCATGCTTTCCTTAAATACACCCAATCAAATGTACTTAAGGAAAGGGGGAGGAAGGCCGCCTCCCCACTTTGTAGATAGCAATAAAGAATGGCAAAACTACCAAGAAGCACGATGGCGGTCACACTTCATTATGGGCATTCAGAAATACCCATAGCGAAATGAAAATAAAATGACATCGTTTCTTACATAAAATAAAGATCTCTCATAATTAATTAAATAGATATTATTAGAGTGAAGAACCACACTTAGTTTTTAACCTTAGGATTGAAAAGATGAATATTGAAACCGTACGTACTTATTTCACAGATTTACTGAACGATCACTTTAGTGTTCAATCGGTAAAGAGTTATATCGTTAATCCAGCCAAGCTTCGTAATCAAGGAGCCAGAGGTCTGGACATTATTGCTATTGAATTTATTATTAATCGTACCATCCGTCTTCATATCTTTGGTATTGAGCAGGATGGTCAGTTTGTGTTTACCCGTCCTAAAGAAGGGATTGCTGATTATATCATTGCTGAGTTACGTCCTCACGACTTTTACTTCAAGCTCAATGACCGTATCAGTAGTCACCATAATCTGATTGCGCGCGTCATTGATACAGCACTGGGATTTGAGGCTGCAGAGCTTATCAAATCTACCTTGTCATTTTATTGTAGTGAAAGTGGTAACAATTTGGATTACTGCTACGGCTACAAAGTGCTGTACAACTATCGTGACACTAAGACCTATGATGCTGACTTTGAAGTATTGATCTCCAAAGGTGGCATTCAACACCCTTATCGTGGCTCAATCTTGAATGGCTTGATTCACAAAGTCACTGACGAAAATGGTAATGAAGTAAAGATGGATAAACTCTTTGAGGTCTAAATGTCCGTTGTATACTGGATCCTATTTTTATTCTTGGTCGGCGGTCTAATAGCCGGTCTCGCTCGTTATTCTTGGCATCGTGCCAATTTACCTCCTAAGAAGGAAAGATCTATGTCCCGTAAAGCTAAGTTTGCTGGCAGTAAAACTCGTGCGAAAGAAATCATCCACCTGGATTACCTGCGTGTGTATCACGAGGTACTCAAGTACGAGGAGGTCATGGACATTGACCTCGACACCATCTTCAATGCCGTGATGGTGAATCTGCAGCGCAAGCTTGCTAAAGATAAATTAACCGAAGTGCCGGATCCGATCGAAATTGAAATCATCATCAAAGAGGTGATGGACAAATTGGTGGGTCCAGCAAAACAGGGGTAACCATGAAAGATAGTCAGTTTAGATTATACCATTTCCTCACGGGCTGGAGCGCTGAGCTCTACATGTTGCGGGATGGCATTGACCGGGCACCTGAAGAAAATCAGTATCCCGAGGTCCACGTTGTTGGACTCAAGCGTTTTGAAATATCATGGAAGCCATTTAATTCTCAGGTCAGAATTCTGGTAAGTGATGCAAGTAATCCATTTATTCAAACCTTCTGGGTTAATCACAATACCACACCTTTGCTGAACCTTGAAGGGAAACCGATTTTCTTTGATGAACCTAATGTATCTCAACTTCCTACTGATAAGTCATTACGTTGGCTTAGTGATCAATCAGGCGAATTAGTTAGTCACATCTACCCTTTGGTTGATTTTAGCGATCAAACCAAGTCTGGATGTTATCTGTCTGATCTCGCATTTCAGAAAATGTTAATCACCATCTTCCCGTGGTTGGAGTGACAAATGAAAGAGCAAGAAGATCGTATCATGCGTGTTATCAAACAACAGCAGGAGTTTCACACTCTGCTGAATAAGATCGTTAATCTGGAACTGGCTCGCGGTGAATACACCGCTCATGTGGATAATCGTACTTTTACGATTTATACAGGTGTTGGTCATGCATTGATCGATGTGGACAACATCCCGGATAAGAACGTTATCCTGGTTGGTCAAAATGACATCACAGTCAATGCAACTGGGATCGAGGGTAAAGTTATCCACTATCACCTTCGTCACGCCAAGGTTAGTCCAGAGATCTCGCTTGATATTCTCTCCTACTTTGTTAAACCCATTTAACTTTAGAGGCAAATATGTTAACTAATCTCTTCCTTTGTGTTGTCATCGGTTTCGCACTGGGGTATCTCTTCAGGGATGTAATAATGCCAGCCTACTGGCGTTATTCCGCAGCTCAGAAAGAACGTGAGAAGTACAAGATCGACAAGTCGATTAAGTACCGTAAGGACATCGGGGAGTTCTTAAGCAAGATAGAGGCCAGACTCTATTCGATGTATAGGGTCAACGGCACTATCTCAAAAGAGATCATGGGTGAATTTAACTCATACATTCAGGGCATCGGTGAAAACCGTCCATTCGAAAAGGTGACTGTCGACTGGATTGGTAATAAGGATACGTTCACCATCAACGTGAATATTGACGGGCAAGAATTCGTCTTGTGTTCTCTCTGGGACATTCGTTCTCTAACCAAAGATCAACAGATTAATTGGAGTCCGGTATTCGTTCCTGTGGTAGTGCTCCCACAATAACGCTATATTGTGATCCCTTACTGTTTACGCAGTAAAGGAGAAAATAACAAATATGGATATTACACACCTTCACTCAATACTCAAAATCTGAGGATGTAGTTAAATGTTTGACTATCAAAACGTAGCAGTAATTTATCTTCGCATGTTCCTGACTATTCTGGCAGGGAATCTGGCTGAAGTAAACAAACGCCTCAACGACCTGGCACTTGTGCATCGTCCAGGTAGTGTAATCGAACCGTCAATGGTTCTGTTTGCGGCCAATGGTGTATCTGCAACGATCGTCCTACTCGATGGGGCTTATCATCTAGTGCTGATGGCTTCTAAGGACGGAACATCCAAATCGTTTAAACTGGGTAAAACGGCAACGATTAGCAAGGCGGTGTTAAATCAATTGGAAGTCTGGTTCCACAAAGAGTACCGGGCGATCTATACTGATTCAATCACCGTTATTACGGAAAGTATCAAGAAGGTTAACATCAAGCCATTCATTACCGAGATCGGTTGGCTGAAACGTTTAACCTTTGGTCAGAACGTCAAAGAGATCAAGTATGGTGCGTTCCATCTTGATCAACTACTTTCAACCCGCGTAACTGTACAACGTGGTATTACGAACAAGCTTCAGGTGTTCGTGGATATTCACACAGGCGGTATCAAGGGTGAGCTGACCAATTACATTCCGGTACATGCCGGCATCATGCGTAGCTACTATGCCAATGCTTCTAACGACCCAGTAAACAAGTGGCTGCGTGAAGCACTGCTTGAGCATGTCGATGTAAACTTGAAGTAAACTTACGTAGATAGGGAGTTCGCTCCCTGTCTATTTACTTTTATGCTGCACACAGAAGAGAATAAAAAATCATGACCGGATACACACTTTTAGGGATTATTATGATTGTCATATTGATCGCAATTGCGGGGACCGCAATTTGGTTAACTTGTGTGCTTATTAGCGAAGCGCAAGTAATCAAACAGGCGGTCAAAGACACCCAGAAAGCTTTTGGTAATATTGAAATCGAGATCAACAAGAAACTGCTGGTGCATAACGCACTGCATTACTCTGATCTCTTAGGTATCATCAAACGAGTAGGAGATATGGTTCCGGGTGTCGATATCGAGATAAAACGCGAATTCGATAGTAACCGGCTTCATATCTGCGTTGAGTCTGATGGCATCAAGATGAAGTATACCTTCTTGGCAACCATTGTTGAGTACGGTATTCCTCGGTTAAACGAAACGGCTTAACGTACTTTTTCAAATACCCTTTTTATACTATGCATTATAATTCTCTTTTTTCCCTATTATCTCTTCTCAACATCTCTTGTAAAAAGTGGATGTTAAGGGGGGATAATGGGGGGATCTCCCTTGACGTTGCCCTTGGGAGGATCCCACTACTTATATAATTTAAGTAAACCATATAAGAGTATTAAGAGAATATATAAAGGGAATAAAAAGGATATAGGGAAAAACAAAAATCCTGAAAATTGATAGAAAAAGAACCTTGGTTACCTTAATCGGTAGCCAGGGTAAATGCGCCTTATAATTTTTAGGAATAAGAATGAAATGTCAGAAGGAGTTATTGAGAGTTGTTGATCGGTATGCAAATCACCTGAAGAAAAAGGTGGATGAGGAAATGCTTGAGATGGCAGTCACCTTAGATGCAGAGTTCGATCATTCTAAACCTGAAATACAAAAGCTGCTGCTAGAAGAAGTTATCTCAAGACTCCATGTTGAAGCCGATCAATGTGACACTCAGTCTTTGATCCAATTTACGATGAAGTTTTCTGAATTGCTTAATCAGCTGATGACGAGAACGTTGAAAGACTTTACTCCTCTATCAGTGAACGAGTACCTCTTTACCCCTCTTAACGAATTCCCCTTGTCCATTAACGTGGAAAAGGATCACAGTAAAACTCCATTGGGTAAGATCATCATCCTTGCTGATATGATTGTCGTTCGGACTAATATTGGAGAAGTCCGATACGTTCCCCAGGATCATTTTATTAACGATGAAATTACGATGGGTGTATTAGGTCATTTTATCACGAAGCTTAATACCCGGTCATACATTAGCGAATAAGGATTTATCATGGCGCATTACGTAGAACTGTCTTTGATCGACGATGATTACATTGAAGAGATGAAGCCAATTTTGGGATATAATGATCATGCCGACTATACTCGTGAGATTTTTCGCCAGCCTCGCATCGGGGATATTGCGGATGCGCTGATGGAGATTCTCGACGTAACGTATGACGAGGATATGGATTTCCACGTATTGTCTCCTGAACTCATCGATCGTATTGTCGCTGGGTTGGAAGAACGCATTGGGGAATGGAGTGACCCTATTCAGTTTAAAGGTAACAAGCTGATTGATGCACTGAAAGAGCAGCGTGACACGTTTGCTTTCGAAGGTGACGATTCCTTGTTACTGAGTTGGGCCGATTAATATCAAACTACCACTAAGATGATCTGGCTTCGGCTGGGTCATCTTAATTAACCTTAGAGAGAAGAACGCATGCGTAATTTACTTTCAGTCGTCGAAAAGAAAGCTATGACACAAACGGAAATTAATAAAGCATTTTCCGAAGTCATCCGTCGTCACATGAAACGCCTTGGTTTGGATGTATATGACTTTGCCCGTATCCATAACCTGTCTGTTGAATTAGCTAACAAGATTCTTCACGGTCAGCATGACTGGTTGGGTTTTGTTACGTACCGTGAATTGGACCTGATGCTGCGTCAAACTCCAGGCCATAACGAACAAGTCTATCGCAATATCTCAGAGAGAAAGAACAATGGATAAAGTAACACGTAAAAAACTCCGTAATGAATTAAAAGAATTCATCACCCCAGTAATGGAACACATCTGTAAATTGGTTACTGAAGGCAAAGCCACCGATGTGTTAAAATATCAGCATCGTAATAACAACATCGAAGCACACTTCGCCAGTGAAAACGGTCACCTGGTTGTTTATGTTATCGATTGGTACGGTGAAACCATCGCATTTAAAATAGAGCCTCAACAATTAGCTAACACAACAGCCATGGGTTCAAAGTGGATTGTCGATAAATTCGCTGACGGCAACACTCAACTCATCGGTCGTGTTTACAAATCCCTGACAACTCTTCACTGAGGTTGATATGTTAATTCATTTATTCAAAAAGCTGTTCTCTAAGAAGTACCGCAACGAACTTTGTTTAAGAAAGCAAGCTCAGATTGAATTAGAGTTTGAGCAGCTCTTTCTCAAACTGTCTGATATGTTTTTCAGACGCGAAGATTCCGATCCCTATATCGATCTACTTTTAGGTGGCTATGAGATTGATGGGTCATGGTTGGGTGACAGTATCTATCTTGACATTCATAAGAAAGATAAAAGACTGGGAAGAATTCATGTTGGTCCTGGTTTATTTAAAAGTGAACCCCTTGTTTACTGGCGTGTATTAGGTTGGCCTGAAAATGAATTTGTTTTTAAGAAGAAAACAGATGAGTTGATAACCAACGATCTTGCACATGCTATCAACTCCATTGTCCCTAAACTCGTGTTGACCTGGTTTCATGAAGGTAAGCGAATGATATCTGTAGATATCGAGATCCCTGATCTCAGTTCAATAATGAGACTCCCGGAGAAAGAATAATGGAAATCGGTAAACTGTTAAAAGAGAAACACGGGTTTACCGATATTAAAACCCTGATTTCTTTCAAGTGTAAATATAATTACAGCGGTAAGTTTATCGAGGCGATGTTAAACGACGAATTCCCTGAGTTGTTAAAATGTCACCTCGATGATATCTCTGAGTTCACCGGAATCCCAGTCGAGGATCTCCTTAAACTTCAGACACCTCAACCCGAACATGGCATGGGTCATCCATACGCCCCGTTAGGTCGACCGTGGAATACCCTACAAGTTATCGCCACGCTTAATATCAAGGATGTTGAAGAATGTCTCAAGAAGAACTGAAGGAACTGTTTGTTCGCACCAAGGAATTTAGTAAAGACAAAAACTTTACTGTTATCACTCCTTGTGCATTAAGAGCAACGTCTTCGACCAAACCGGTGGGTCGTGAAGTCCCGGCCGTGATCTTTATCGATTATCTTTCTACTTTAGGAACACACTAATGAATGTTACCGGCGTAAACTTTGTTAAGATGATCCAGCACAAACTGGAATCCAATCCACTTCAGCAGGGCATCATCGGTATTCAGTTACCGAGTATGGTTTCTATTGATACCATCAATACAGTTGTGAACGAATTCTTCCACAACAGCGATATTCAGGTTGTTATTATCCCACCTCCGTTGACCACTATCTTTGCCTCTGGTGTTGACAAAGATGTCAAAGCAATCGGTGGTCGAGTACAACGCGATCGTTTAGACGGTATTCGTTATAACCGTGTATATATCGCCCTGTATTGGGATGACCTGGGTTCTCTCAACAGTGTCCATCATGATATCTTCTTCCAGGTAGAAGAAGCGGGTAGTGGCGCATATCGTGTTTCTATTTCTGATAACCGTGATATCGGTGGTGATTCCACTAAAGTGGCTGAATCTGAAACAACAGGTGACAAAGTAGTTTTTGCTAACAAAATGAAAACTGTTCTGTCCCAGGTAGACACTACCACTGTTTCAGATAAACCGGTTGACGTGTTGTTCTCTCATGACAGTATTACCAAAAGTTTACTGGGTGATTGGTGGATTGACTTCCCTGAGCACGTTGCCGATAAGAAATTGATGGCAGCGAATATGTTGGCATTTGTTCAGGATCATAAGGTCGAAATGCATCACGTCATTAATGATATCCGTGACCGATATGCTAACGGGAATTTCGGACCTGGTATCATCGTAACCTATCCTTGGTTCCCCAGTGCCGAAGTTACCATGACGCAAGTGAAGTTAGGTAAATATGTTCGGATCAAAGTTGGGATGGTTCATTTCTTCTTCTCGATTGATCGTACTGATGCTGTTAACTGGTATGACATGATGTTGACTGAGTTAAACTCTCTGGCAAGTGACTGGTAGCCATGAGAGAGATCAACAGCAGTAACATCACTGAGTTTCTCTATGAAGTTAGTGGTGCTAAGGACATCAAGTCAAATTGGTTCCAGCGTCGTTGGTGGGATATCAAGATTGGGTGGCGTAAGTATAACGAAAAGAAGATTGATGACTTAAAGAGAAAGTTTCTTTTAAGTGACATTCAAGAACTTCGTTACTGGAATATCAAATTCATGCGACTCCGTTATATGGGGTCCGATGGATTACTGCGCAGCGCAATGTTCAAAGTCAAATGGACCGGTGGTTGTTGTTATATCACTCAGTATCCAGGTGGTGTTCCCTTAATCGTTGGTAAACCAAAAGGTCCCATGAAGTTCAGAGAGATTGAGTGCATAGCGATTCAGTATAAAAAGCTAGGTCTTCAACGTCTCCCTACGTGGGGTATTCCTTTCCGTTCAGCTTTGTAATTTATTCCTCTACTACCTGATTAGGTAGTAGAGGTCTATTATCTATTTTCTTTTTTCATCTACATTATTTTTTAGCTAGACATTATTACTATGTATAAACTCTAACCTTTTTAACCCAAGGAACATTAATCATGGCCGTTATCTCTAAACTGATCATTGAACAAGCTGCTCGCTCTATCACTTCCTTTCTGATGAACGTTACCCCGGAAACTAAAAAGGGTAACCATCCAATTCTGTTGACCGGCGGTGTCGACGTGGAAGTTGAACTCAAACCCGGCTTGGAAGACAAGATCATCATTATCGGTAAAGTAGCAAACTGCATTGTCTATCGTGACAAAGTTACTGCTGACCAACTGTTTGACATCAAGCAGAACTCTGAAGCGTTGTATAACACACTGTTACAACGCAGTATCGATGCACTGTATGACAATGCATTACTCGCCGATTTCTCTCTGATGAAACTGATCAGCGCGGTAAGCAACCGTCGTGTCAAACCAACCACACTAGAGCTGCCAGGCGGGTATTCAGTTAGCTTAGATACCAATGGTATCTTGATCAAAGATCAGAATGGCAAACCTGTCGAACTGCGTGAGTTCTCTAATGGTGAGTTCCCGCTGTCCCCTGCTCTGTGCATTCCTAAAACTATTGCGGCTCATATGAGCTTCAATGATTTCAAACCTTTCGTTATTTAAGGACAAGTTGACATGCTGCTTAATGCTGCTTTAGTAGAAAAGATCAGTGGGGCGCTACTTGCTTCACTGACTAATATCGAAAATGGTTCTTACATTATCGATGCGGGCGTTGGTGAAGAACTGACGATCAAGTTTGTTCGTAATACCTTGGATGCACATTGGGTAATCAATGATTTCTATTTCGATAAGGATATTTATTCAATCCCGAATACTCAAATCCATCATGCAGTCGCTGAACTGCTAATCAAACTGGCTGTTGATAAAGCAGATGAAGCAGGAAACATCGAAGACATGTTCAACGGAATCACCACCAATGTCAGTCACGATTCAGTGATTGGCCTGACAGTGAAGTTCCATTGTGATGTTGATTCACGTCGACTGATGATTGCACAAACTGCCAATCCCAACAACGTGCTTTATGCACTGGAAGAAGCAGCCAATACAGAATTGTCAATCGATCCAGAGTTAATGACCTCATCACACGAACTGATGCGTCGCACTCTGAAATTGTTCGGTGACTATCTCCTGGCTGATTTAATCACCCACGACATCGCTCTTTAAGTTAACCTTTTAATGCCGGTACCCAAGAAGCATCAACCCCGGATAGAGAAGTTCGTTGAGATTGTATTAACGAAAGTAGTAACGGAAGAATTAGATCGGGCTTTCTTTAAGAAGGGAAAGCTTGATGACAATTATTCTATCGCGTTATACAGTACCGGACTTCTCCCTCTTTATAACGATGATCGTATTGAGATAGCTGGAGCGATTAATGACAAACGCATTGATCCATTCATACTCAGTAACGATTCCCTTCTCAAAAAGAAAGTAGAAAGTAAATTGATCAAGGATCTTACAGAAGCTTTCATGAAACTCCGCATAAAGGAAATTAAATGAGTAAGGTACATTACACCCTCCAACAGGCTATGCGACTTCAGCCTGCACTTACTGCAATGGTCAAAGATGTCATTTATGATGTCGTCAGTACTTTCAAAGAAACGAACGGTTTCAAGAAAACGTACAAGTTGATCACAGATCAAAATACCGGTGAGTTCGAACTCTTTGAGTTCAACGTAGCTCGTAACCCACTCGATGCGTTAACTGATGGGAAGAAGATCACTGACCGTAAAGCCTGGCGTAATCGTCCAGTTGGTACTGCAACAACTTTCCTTAATGGGAAGCCATGGGCCATTACTTTCCAGCAGGAAGATCTGGATAAGTCACCGGAAGATGCTTTGAAAGATCCTTCAGTGGAAATGGTTGCTCAGCAACTACTGGAACATATCGTTGGCGGTATGGCGACGCATTGGTACTTCCATGGGCTGCATGATCGCATTGCTTTGTGGAACAGTGAAAGCCAGTTCGATGCAATCCGTGATCACTTCGATGGGATGATCGAAGCGCAGTGGGATGAATTCGGTTACTCTGTTGATGTCCTGGCTCCACATCCTGAAGCCAAAGAACCGGGTAATTTGGTGTTGATTAAACGTGACGTCAGTTACAATGCATTACCTCGTCACAAAGATCCTAACAACCCTGAAGTCAAGATCTGTCAGCGTTACCTTGATCTGGGTATCATCACGTTAATCGCCCTCGGCCTGACCGAGAAAGGCTTCTCCTGGACATTGAACTAATGCCAAAGAAATATCTGCATTCCAGCATTACCGACTCAAAGCTTATTCAGTTGGTTGAACAAGCTGCGGTAGCAAGTGTTAACAACGGCACCTCTTCACTGGGTCACACCACTGAACGTGTACTGCACAGTCACGATGAAATCCTGAGCACTAAAGTGTGGGGGTTCAATCGTAATCTGACCAAGATGATTCTCGAAGTCATCATCAACGGTGTCTCTCTCAACAAAGTTGTACTGGGACTGACGCCGGCTGGCGGTTATCGCATCGTCACTCATCCTCGTTTTATCGCCGATTACAAACGTAAGGTAACATTAACCGCATGATCAAAAAGCTGAGATCAGCACGCCATTCCGAAAAACTAAGAAGGGGCCGGCATGTTGTCGGTCCCGTAACTCGGAATGTTTATTATGGCTCGTACTCGTGCTTATCGTCGTGACAAACTCGCATTGAAGAAAAAGAACTGCACCCGCTATTATGCGGCTGGCTATACACTCATTGGTCGTGAAGTGGGAACTCAAACTGATAAGAGAGTTATCGGTAGGGTTGCTGTGACACCTAAGAGTTGTGATGGTTGGTGTTGTAATAAACCGCGTAAAAATCACGGTGAACTCTTTTCTGATATTCGTAATAAGCAACGTTATGCTGACCAAGAGTAAGTGAGGTTATTATGCAGAGATTGCAATTTGCTGTTAGTAAGGGTACATTAGTAATTGATGATCTGGAGAACAGTGGGTCTCTGCATATTTCCTTTAAGCCTTTGGGTAAGCCGGAGATTAGCCCGGCTTATGAAGCTTGGAATGATTTAGAGACTGCTCTTAATTCCGGTGAACTCAATTTGCGACTGTTCGGGTATAACACTATACTTGAACAAAAGGGATTTTCACTGAAGGGTGATGTGTGTTTAAGTTCATGCCATCTTTATGACCCTCAGATCGAAAATGGTAATCTGCATTTCATTTCTCTGAAACCGAGATGTAAGATTCGTAATTCCACCCTGGCATTTATGGGTGTCACACAGTTTGGTATGGTATCGTTCGATGAATGTAATTACGATGCATTACCAAAGCGGGTTTCACATAACCATATGTCTTATTTTCGTAACCAACCTGTATAGAGGTAGTCATGCTTAACTTGCAACAACGTCTTACCCTCCTGCTCCCTGAACTCAATGCTGCTGATATCACCGAACTGGCAAGCAGTCCTTTTGGTACTGTGCGTAATGCAGTCAGTGCCCAACTGCGCACCTGTATCGGTGAAAGCTCTGCTCTGGGTATGGAAGGGTTGGAAGAAGGTGAGCTCAAATTAAGCTCTCTTCATAAAGAGCTGAAAATCAGCCAAACTGTTGATCTGCTTCAGATCAATCGTCCAATTGTTGTTCGTCTGACACTGATCCCAATTGGCGACGACATGTACAGTCTGCGCATGGGTCTGTGGATTACTGATCCACAGTCAAGCTATGTAGTTGAACATCACGTTGTTGACTGCACTGTCGAATCGGTCCAGGAACAACGCATCTACAAACGTGTAGAACGTATGCTGGCTGAACTGCATCGCTTTGCCGCACCTGTTATCGCAGGCTAACTGATACACACCCTTAAACGTAACCCTCCGTCACTGGAGGGTTACTTCTTTTATTAGTTTAGAGAGAATCATTATGCCAAACAAACACGTTGTCATTTTAGGTAAAGGTTACACCGCAGGCACAATCAAAGTTCTGGACACCAATACTGATGGCTCCCTGTTGATCCGTCATTCTGTTACACAAGCTTGGGCCGAGTCTATTACTGATGATACGATGGATCCCCTCGTTGAGCTGGCGAATGAACTGACCGACAAACTGGACAAAGGTAAATTGTCCTTGACCTTGATCGGAAATGATAACCTCATCACGTTTAAGGATGATGATGCACCTATACTTGAAGGTGGTTTAACGCTGCGCAATGTCAAGCTGAATTGCCCGTATCTGAATAACTCCGAACTGTTTGATGTGAATCTGGCAAATAGCCTGAATGTCACCATTCACAGTTCCAAGGTTGATCAGCTGTTCCTTGAAACACTGGAACCTATTCACATGACCTGCTGCTATGTCGATGACAAGTTCGGACTGGAAACAGTCACTCGTCTTCCGCTTCAGTTCTTAATGAACAAGCACGTCGGTCAGTAAACCTATTCCAGGGGAACCAAACGGTTCCCTTTCTTATTTATGTTGGAGAAAAGAAATGAAACTCGAAGATACTAAACGCCATGTAGTCGAAGTTGTTGTTAACTGTCCACTGATCATCGACTTCTCTGAATATGGTCTGAGCGGTACCGATATTAAACGTGAAGCTTTGATCAAAGACATCATGGCAAACTTCGATGTCGTTGAAACAGGTTTCCTGCAAGGCGATGACAAAAATATCACTATCGCAACCGATCTCATTTCTGTTGAATTCATTCAGGGTCTTCCTGAAGTCCGCGGATATCGCGTGATCGATATCTGGAAAGAAGCATGTAAGAAATTCAAGGCACACGAAGTCAAAAGTCTGGCACGTGTCATTGAGAAAACCATTACTAAGTTAACTGAAAACAAGGAACAAAAAGTGTCAGAAGAAAAGAAAGAAGGGTTTCAGGTATGGGGTCAACAAACCATCTATGAAGGTCAAGAACGTTTTGTCCACTTCATGGGTACTGAACATCTGACCCAGTCTGTGATTCAGTTCGATTCTGAATCAACCCGCTTTTCTCAAGAGTGTTCCATGATCTGGAACTCAATGGTCAGCCTGGTTAAAGGTGAAAGCGGTGATCCAGTAAATACCAAAGCCACCATCAAATCAATCATTCATCGCTCTTTAGACCAAGAGAAAATCTGCCGTAACATACTGATCATGCCACATGACTGGGATAAGTTTGAAAAGGCAGATCCCCGTAAACGCGGTATGATTATCGACGATCTGCTTGATGAGGCTATTGCTCAACCGGCACCTCAAGTTTCCACTCAACCAAAAGAAGAAGTTAAGGAAGACAAAGGCATGGGTAAATATCTGGACATTATTAAAGAAGTTCATCCAGATCTGTGGGCTGACCTGGTTCATCGCCAAGCCAAAGGCGAAGTACTGAACGAAGATATTATCAACAAAGAAATCATGAAAGTAGCCATGGTTAAAATGTTCGGTATTAACCCAGCACTGCTGGAGAGTATGGTTAAAAAGGAATCTCGTAAACCAGAACAGGAAAATTTCTCATCTGAGAATATCGTTCGCGGATTTGACTTCCCATTCCTGTCCGAAGCTAAATGCGAAGATCCAGCTTGCCCGGTACATGGTGAAGGACTCCATGAACATCAACAGCGTGTCGTTGATTTAATCATTGGTATTGACCCAGCGCTGGAAGGTCGAATCTCATTCCTGAATGTCGACCCTAATCTGGGTAAGCAGCGTCAGCAACGTCCATTTGACTTCTCTGGGATGATCAAGTTCCTCACTAATCATTTTGAACCAAAGCCAACTGCAACGGAGATTGAAACAACTTCCAATGTTGTTATTAATCAGAAGTTTATTATCAACGATGTGAATGGTAATTTCTTCTGTGAATACAAAATGGTCTGGACACCTACCCATACTCGTTTCATGTACAGTCACACTAAGCCAGATGGTAAACAACCTCGTGCATTCCGTCAGATCGCTGAAGCAGGTGGTCAGATGACGCAGGATGAAGCATTCCGCAAATTCCAGTCAATGCGTCGCGTTGCTCTTGAGAATCCTCATCAGTCGAAACGGAATCCACTGCACGGTCGTTAATCCATCTACTCCTACTACCCAATCGGGTAGTAGGAGTTTATTCTTCTATTTATTTTTGTCATTTATAATATGTGTAGCATAAGTTACACATCACCTGCAATTAGAAATAGGAGTTTAGCATGTCAAGTACTGAGGTAACTCTGATATCGTCGTATGCAGCACTCAAAGCAACCAAACCCACGGAACAAGGACAGAGGGTTCTGTTGACTGGCTGGAACGAAGGAACGAATGTCGGTGGTGGATATTTCATCGGTTACTTGGTAAACAGAAACGTAGTACAGAAGTACAGTGACGGTGGTATCATCGCTCACGGTAAAGATTACTATTGGGAACGTGTTGTTAGTGATCCATCCAAACTTACTGTTCTTGAGTTTGGTGCAATTGCTGACGGCAAGACAGATATCGCCGATGCTGCATTGGCTATGCATAAGTGGACATTTAGTAATTACCCAGGGCTTGGTATTCAACTCCCTTCAGGTAAATTATTCTTGTCTAAACTCAGCATGCTAACAGAGTCCAGTTATTTCCGTATCTCAGGCCCTCCTGTCAACTTTGGTTATTTTGCCAGTACCTTTATTGTAACTGATACAGGTCCGGTTGATGACAAAGGTCAGCCTGTTGAAGAATTCCTGATCGATGTCAAACATCGTTGGGTAGAAATCAGCAACATTATATTTGAAGGTGTAAGTACTGTTGATAAACCCAACAAGAAAGGTATCTTCCGTAACAATGTTGCCGGCGGTCAGTATTTCAATGGACGTTGTATTAAGTTCAACAAGATCGGTGGAAAGTGCATCAGTCTATTAGATACCCTGGACAGTAAGATCGATCAGTTCTATACCAGTCAGTGTACGGGTGATGTAATTGTCGGTGGATGGTCTGATCAAGCCAAAGGAAGCTGGAATCACTCTACTGCGTTAGAGCTGACTAACTTTAACATCCAGAACCATCGTGTTGGGAAAGTCTTTGATCTTCAGCGTTGTACTCAAGCACTTATTCGCAACGGTTGGATTGAACACAGTGATAACCCAGGTACGTTGAGCGGTGGTCACTGGACAATTGAAAACCTCAGCATGGAAGACTGTAACTCACAGTTGAAAGTGTCTTGTGCTCAGTTAACTGAGATCAATAAGAACATCCAGGGTAACCTGTCAGGCATTGACTATACTCGCGATGATTCAGATCAGTGGTTAAGTGAATGGGAACGTGGTCGTGTTGATATCAACCCATATGGGGTTTATGTCGAACGTTCATTGGAACCGGGTACATTGATGTCGCGTTACAAGATGACCAACATGACCAATGGTCTGGCTTGGTTCCAACTCGGTATGTTCTACATGTCTGAGGAAGGAGACAGTCTCGATATCAACATGGTTGGCTGTGGAAACATTCTTTCTACAGGCACTGCTCTTGATGACGTTGATGGTGTAAGACAAGGTGGCGGTAATACCTTGATTCGTATTCATCTTCTTCAGAACGGCGGAGTAGGTGCGACACTTCAACCTGTTGGATCAAGCCCTGTCTTAGCAGCCAAGTATGTGAAAGTAGCGGCTGGAAAGGTAATGGTCTATGTGCAGTTGAAACCATACACCAGAAACGTTATTCCAATGATCACTGCGACTTCCAAAACTCGTTACGAAGCCGGTGTGTCTTATTACTTCACTCCAGATATCAAACAGATTGCTGACATCACTACAGTAACAGGATCGGTTGATATTCTTGAGCAATGGTCAATGGGTCATAATGCAGGTGTAGGTGTTACCAATGACGGTAACTTGATTTTGAAAGGTAAGGTTGAGAATGGTCACCTTGCAATCAAAGTTAATATGGGAACGGATACAAAACCAAATATCCAAACACGTTATCTGCAATTAAAGACTGAAGCGAAATAAAGATGCATTTGAGAGTGGGGGAAACCCTGCTCTCAATTATGGCGAGCTTAAATAATTTCAAACAAATATTATCATCATGTACACTTATACAGAAGGTTTTTTATAACATGGACAATCGGCGTGAACTTGTAAAGGTAACTATTTATGCAGTGATCTCGGATATATTCCAGTGGCTACAAACAGATGGCCATCATCCCGTTCAGTTAAGAAGGAATTTCCAGCGAAAGGACATGAAACATATTTTCATCATCACTGATGAATATGATAAGCTCCGACACATTGATGGGAATTCTCATAACTTCCAGATTTCGGCAATCGGAAATCCTGATCGTTATCCTATCGATATCCTGGAAATCATTTATCGAGAAACGAATGATAAGAGGACAGGAGGACTCAACCTAAAGTTCAGTGGTGGTGAAGTCCCTGTTGTTATTAATCCTGATATCGCTGTTCTTGATACAAACGGGATCAATGCACTGATCAATGTCATTGTGGATGCGAATGTTGATTTGATCAACCTGATTGAGAAGTCAGGAGGCAAGTATGCAATTAAAAGACCTCGTAAATGAAATCCTGCTCGATGCTGCTTTTCGCAATGTGCCGAAGCCATATCGTAATGTGTATTTCATTAAGGTTTTGAATCCGGGTGATCGTAAAGGACTGTTTACCAGTTTCCGATATAAGTCTACCAAAAACGAAGTCTTTGTTTGCTTTGTTGAGATTGACTTAACCCGAACGGATAAGAACGTGTCTTACGGTATCAGCTTCCTGAAACCCCGAGAACGTGAATCCATTACCTTCTTTAAAAAGCATGAGTTCATTGCTTATAAAGATATCGTTGAAATCCTGAAAACAAAAGTCATTCCGACCTTTGTTGAGAAACTTCAGAAAGTAGAGGACATGTATGTCAGTAACTAGCGCCGTGATGCAGTACGCCGAAAATAAGATTCGGTCTATTTGTAAAGCCAGCCAGGGTAAACCAATTCCAAACTGGTTTAACATCGAAGACATGCAGGGTTTTGCTATCCGCCTGACTGAAGCGGAACTGAACCTGACTGTTTCTGTGGTTGTCTATCCGGTTGATGAAGCCGGTCCAGGTAATTTCCTGGTACGCACTCAAGCGACCTTTACCAGTAAGCCGATCATCAAAGACGGGTTTGAATTCATGCCTGCTCCGCTGGGTATTGGGATCCAACTCGATCAACCTCTGTTCGCAGAAACTGAACAGGAACTGATGGACGGTGTTTTAGAGTGGCTTCATGATGAGACAGAAAACATCCTGTGTCAGATACTTGAATAAGCTCTGTAATCGATCCTAAGCGATTTATTTAAGTAATACTGATCGTTCTATCATATAGACGATTAAATGGCGTAAAGAAGGATTTGGAGCTTTACGCAACTGATGAAGTAACTTTACCTTAAAGGAAAAGAAATGAAAGACTTTAACATCTATGCAGTTGGTGGTGCAGCAATCAAAGTTCTGAACCGTTATCTGAAAGACGGTAAGAACGGTAAACATGTGGACACATTGGTTGGCTTTGACAGCTCTGATGCCGACAACGTTACTGACGGACTGTATCCGTTAGAGCGTCTGGAAGGTGCATCCGGCTCCGGCGGTTTCCGCCATACCCACAAAGATAAATGGTCTGACTTCTCTCGCGCCATGCTGGCCAAGTATGAGCCAAACAAAGTCAACATCGTCATCTTCTCAACAGGTGGCGGTACCGGTGCGTCTCTGGGTCCATGGATTGTTCGCCGTCTGCTGGAACGCAAGATCCCAGTATTGGCTCTGGTAATTGGTGATATCTCAAGCTTTAACGAGCAGAGCAACACCGTGGAAACACTGGGTTCACTGTACGGTCAGGTCAAACTGGGTCATCCGGTGATCTTCTCTTATCTGGAGAACACGCAGGATACCACGCACGGCGAAATCAATGCAGCTGCTTGCGGCCGTATCGATAACGCGATCACAATGTTCAGTCTGGAAAACGACAGCATCGACGAACAGGACGTGAAAAACTTCTTCTACTATACCGACGTGGTCAAAGCAGATCCGATCATGACTCAGTTGACGTTCCTGACTGATGACGATCTCGGTAAGTACAAGTCCAAACCGGTTGCAGCGATCAGCCTGTTCTCATCGCCGGACGATGTTCGCGTGCCATTCCAGAACATGTTGTACCGTAAAGCTGGCGTGTTCGGTCCATCCTTCCACGGTCGCAATACCGGCATGCACGCAGTGCTGGATCATGGCGATACCCTGGAATCGTTGAAGAAGATGATCAACGAGAAACAGGTTAAGACCGATGAGCTGGCGGGTCAGTTCACCAACCGTGGCGAAAACCCATTCGGCGCTAACGTCTCTGACGACGGCATGTTGTAATAAAAGGAGGCCCTGGTTTATCCAGGGCTTTTGCCCCCATGAAAATTTTGTTTAATCTGGTAGCTGAAAGAACTGCTCTCAACGTAGTCTCCGAAAATGACATTGGGCTAGCACATTCTATCTTGGCAAATATCTGTCAAGAAAATGGCTTTCCGGTGACACAAGGTTTCTATGATCCAAACCTGTCTTTTGAACACGCGTATATTTACGAAAGCGTCAAAAGTTATGTCGAGCCATTATTGCTCGGCGTGCCCGTTACCGACTTTGCTGTTTTGTCTGATCTCGGTAATCTTAAATTCCAACTCACACTTCACTAGAGCACAGCAATGTATAATATAGAAAGTCGAGCCTTAAAGACAGACATTGGGTTTCTGTTAAGTTCTTCGGTCGACGATCCTAAAAAGCTTGATGAGGAAATCGCATTTTATTTCCCACTGGTTTTGGACATGATAGTTAATATTCTCAACAATCGTAACACTACGACTGAAGAGGCTATTATTGATGAACTGAAAAAGTATAGCGACAAACCGTCATTGCAGTTGTTCTATGAACTTCTGTATGTGGAAACTCGCGATATCAAAAAGCAGTTCTTCATGGCCGGTTTCGATCGCCGCATGCGTTATAAGTTGACTCATCGGACGTTGCCTCGTACTAATATTAAGTTGCATTCAATCATTATGGACCTGGAGGGGACATTCGCACACCTGTCAGACCAACTACTTAATGACTCGGAAGAAGAAGATGTCAGCGACTCCGTTATCGACAACCCAAGCATTGAACAACTCGACGCCATGTTCGATAAATGGTAGAATCGAATTTCATAGCTTTGATTCCATCATCGAAGAACATCTCGAACAAAAGCTCCATCTGTCTCACCGACTAATTAACCAATCTGACAAACCCACATTAATCTGGGGTCTGCGCGAATGGCTGATTCGTCAAGCAGGTTATTTCGATGTCATCGGTTACGTTCGTAGTCCAGATCTTTCTTACTGGTATGACCGTGAGGCATTAGTAGAAGAGTTTGATGATCTCCTGTTATTGTTCCGTGACTACGTTTGCTATCAAAAGGGTATTGACTCTGATTGCAAATATAAGTTGGTTCGATACATGGATAACATGAACTTTATCCTACACGAAATCAAACCGGGTGAATCCGAAGAACTCACTGGTCTCGGACAAACCTTGCAAGATAAGTTTTACAGTGAACTCTGGCCAGAGTTAGAAAAAGAATTTGTGAAGTTTGAAAAGGTTTTACAAGAGAAGTACGGACATCAGTTAGATGTCGAGGAGCTTTTCAGTCAGCTGTTCTGGAATGGGAATGGTTTGGCATGGGAAGCAATGAAGGTAGTTAAAACTGAGGAGTAAGAATGAAGTTGCACAGTTGCAACATTGTTCCGATTCTTCGTGTGGCTACACGATATCAGCTGGATTCTGAGAAACTCTTTACAATAATTCTGGATTTCCTCTCGCATCGTCGGGAGGAAATCCTTAATGCTCAGTTGTCCAGATGGTTTAGTCCATTTGACGGTGACATTAAAAGAGAACTCAAACCTATTTTATATGAGCTGATTAGTGAATTAAACTATACGGATAATTTGGACGGTTACTATATTAAGAACAACCGCTTCTATATTAAGGATCAGGTTAATGATTATGAATGACGAACCACAACCAGTTGTCTATAGCTGGAATATTTCCTGCCCTGCGTTACCGTTTTCATCTCTGTTAAATAGTGTGGTAATGTTACTTAACACTTATAACGTTTATCATGACGCCCTGTTTGACCCAACGTGTGAAGGTGGGTTTGAAACAGGCAATGCAAGTATTGATGAACGTATCGCTGCTGACTGGATGAGTCTGAAGATGTTCCTGGACGGACTCAATCGTGAGTACGGAAACATTCAAGCAACTGTACAGGGCACGGGCATCGGTTTATATATGAAATTTGAATGCAGGTAACCTATGTACATAAAGGCAAACCACTTCGACTACGATAAGCTGTTAGGAGGTATCGTAGAACACCTTGGTCTTCAAGACACACCGCTTGATGATCAAATGGTGTCAGATGTATTTAAAGGGTTTGAGTCTAGTTATAAAGAACTTCGTACCAATCAAAAGTTAGAAGATTGGCAAGAGCGCATTGTTGTTCAGTTCTTGGCTTCGGTTCAAACTACCGTCATGTATTATGCCAGTTCTTGGTTTAATGACGACGAAGAACCAAGACAGGAAATGAGCTATGCGGAGATCTTAGCTAAACTCCTGGATACGCTTGTAGATTGTCTCACAGGAACAAATGACGACGAATTGGTTGAGTATACAGAGTCATTCATTGATCGTATCGTTACCGGTGATATGCAGGAAGTCACATTCACTAGCGATTGTAAATATCGACTCATCAATGGCGCTGAACTTGACGCAGAACAGTTTGCTAACTTCTTGCGTAGCTGGATAGAAAGTCATCTGTCAAGTGATCTCGATGGAATCAATAATTTCTTGTTCAATGAGATCAACGAGAACGTCTTGCCTCGGGAATACATGAAAGATATTACCATCATGGACATCCCAGGATCAAAAGCAAAGCACGGGGATACTTTGATAACCTTCCCACTTATTTTGCTTGAGGTTTATGACCGATGACCGATATCAACCTTATCAAGAAAGATGACATCATCAATTTTGATATGATCACACCGGGAATCTTTGGGGATCAGTACAAAGCAGCATTGGTTTCCGGCGTTGTGCCGTATAACCTTGCCAAACTTGTCGATCCCTCTATTGACGTTAAACACGCTAACTTCTATCCGTTCTTCAAGGATAAGGTGGATAATGTCAATAGTCCCGATATCTATAACTACTTCATCCTTCAGTTGGATAAGACCAAATCCGATCTCATCGCGATTGGTTTCCCTTGGATCAACACTGACTCACTGACAACCATTACCACGCGTAATGCCACTGTCATTATTCAGAACTTCCAAGAATGGCAGCGTGCGCCATTGATTGATTGTCTGAACAGTTTGAATGTGAATTACACACTCAAAATCGATGACCAATAAAAATATTATCCTATTACTGGGCCTACCATTTGGTAGGTCTGGTAATATGTTTACCTAATTATTTTTTTTTCTCTTAATGAGGGAATCGAGATGTCTGGAGTGGGTCCATTTCTCTCAGAGGAATACAGCAGCGACCGCAATATACTGAAACATGCAATCAACCAACATGCATCGTTTCTGGCAAAGACTCGCGGTGAAGATGAATCTGAGATCCGAGCAAACTTAATCAAATACTTCAAAGAGAACAAGGCCAAGTTCGAATCACGTCGTGCCAAAGTTATTATAAAGAACAAAGTGGGCGACCGTGAGATGCACGTTATTCCTTTCTCTTCGGTACTGAAGCACGTACAGCAAAAGAACTATCACTTCTCTCCTTCTATGGTGGCGTATACCAACTCAGAAGAAGAAGAGTGCGTAAACTCCATCGGTACTCGTCTGTTCATCGATAACCGTTCTTTCTATAAAGGACTGCGTAAGAAAGCGGATAAAGCTGGAGACGATGATCTCTACAGTAAGTACGATGAATTACAGAACGCCTTTAAGATCTTTAACAACGCACAGTCTGGTGCAATGTCATCCGAAGGTACACCGATCAATAACAAGACTGGTCATACTTCTTTGACCTCGACTTGTCGTTGTCTGACGTCTACCGCGAACTTAATCAACGAACAGTTCGTAGCGGGCAACCGTTTCTACAACACGCCTGAGAATACGCTACAATCGTTAATGGCGCGAATGCAGGTAACCGATCTCAAGAAACTCCAAACAGTGATGGATAAGTATAAGCTTCACTATCCAACGCTGGATGACGTTATGGATCGCGTGATCTATTGTTCATCCCGTTATTGGGATTCAGCGAAGTACATGAAGATCATTCGTGACTTCTTAAGTGAACTTGATAGTTTATATCTGGCATCTATCCTTTATACCCTTGACCTGGTATCTCTGTTCAAGCACAACAAAGAAACGATCTCTACTTTCTTTGATGAGTTCTCTCTGGTTAAAGCACCAGAAGAAGGTAAAGAACTTAAGGATTACATCACCCCAGATAACGATGACAAATATGTGTTGGCTGCTTCTAAGCTTCCACGTAACGCACCGTTCATTGAGATCGCTGCACTGAACACTCATCACGATTATGTTGAGAAGAAATACGCAGACTTGATGAACATGTTCTTTAAGTCCGCTATTCCGCCATCTGGTCTGTTTGATGTAACCTCCTCTATTCGTGACTGCGTGTTGACTTCGGATACCGACTCCTCAATCTACACCGTTGATGAGATGATCGAAGCTTACACTGATGACCGTGATAAAGGGGTGAAACTGAACGCCGTTCTGACTTACTTCATTCGCATGATCTCTGTTGATCAACATCAACAGTTGTCAGCTAACCTGAACGTTAGTAAACGCAACCTGCGCATGCTGGGTATGAAGAACGAATTCTACTTTGGTGCTTACGTTACGACATTGATGTCCAAACACTATTACGCTCACAAGTTGATGTGTGAAGGTGTGGTATACGAACATCCTGAAATGGAAGTAAAAGGTGTTCACCTGAAATCATCGAAGATTGCAAAGAGCATTAAAGACTTTGCACAGAAACTGATGACAGATACCCTGGAGTCAATTAAGAACAACACCAAACTGGATGCACCGGTTATCTTGAAAGAGATTGGTGATCTGGAACGCACCATCGTTACCGACATTAACAGTGGTGACTGGAAGTGGTTATCTCGTCAGGGAATTAAAGGTCGTGCATCATACAGCAAACCAGAAGCATCGGTGTTCTTCTATCACCTGATGTGGGAAAACGTGTTCGCTGATAAATATGGTCCAGCTCCTGAGCTTCCTTATGTTGGCGTGAAGATGTCAGTTGACCTGGGATCTAAGAGTAAGCTGAAAGAATGGATTGATTCTGTTGAAGATCCAGATATTAAAGCTAAGCTCGCTAAGCACTTCGAAGATACTAACCGTGACAAGTTAGGTAACATCGTTATCCCTATGGAACGCCTCCAGTATATCCAGGGTATTCCAAAAGAGATCCAGCAAGCAGTGGATTATCGTACCGTGATTAAACAAAACCTGAAATGTGTTTATGAAGTCTTAAACTCAACAGGTCTGTATTTCATGAACGACTCTATTACTCGCTTGGTGAGTGACGAACACTAATCAATTTTATGTAAAACAATTTAGAACTCTACCCGGATATCCGGGTAGAGTTCACGTTGTGTTAGGGTTTTATGTCTTTTACATCAGTCCAGATATCAGTGAAATGTTTCTTCCACACCGCCATCGGGATTTGGTTAAGCTGACTTTGTAACTGAACCTTTGTAAAGTACATGTTCAATTGTGCTCTCATCTGACCATCCACCGTACCCAGGATGTTGTTGTATCGAATGTACTTCGATACCATCCCCAGTGCTGCTAATGACCACACCCAGCTCATCTGAACAAAGAACAAACTCTTATAAGGGTCAGGAAAGACCATCTTTGTCAAATTGACATTAGGGTTGGTTCTTTTGTTGATTTGAACAAACTCAGTGAACGATTGCATCTTCTCTGTCAGCATATACCGATTCTTATACTCGGTGTATTCTGTCAGGTCAGTATAATAGTTCTCAAGGTTAAAGCTACCTTTAGAAATATCAATCGCTGAAGCATTCCCGTTGAGGTAGTTAAAGTTAACCAACTCGTTGTGATAAGTGTAGCAGTTCATCAATGGGAAGTTAGCCAGGTAACCGTGTGGAGAGTTACCCCATTCACCCCCGCGTTGTAACCAACGCCAGAAGCCGATAATCAATGCGTACACATCTACATTAACAATCGTGAATAAGCTTTCATCCGCTCTGTAGTTCTGCGTATTGATAAGGTCCATGATATCCCACCGCTGAATCGTATCAGTGGTATAGATCGGATATAAAGGAACCAGCTCATCTAAAGGAATACTGAAGTATACATCTATTTGTGAGCGACTGGGACTGCCGAATGGAACAACCAGTAGCGTGTTGTGATTCGACTCAGGATAAATAGCCCCGATGTGATTCTCTCCTTTACTATATAAGGAGGTTAAATCGGTCAGGCTTGCAATCTGCTGAGACCGCGTACTGATCTGATCGATAAGTTCGTTGTTGGTCCATTCAGGGTTTACTGAGAAAGACTGTAAGAATTGTACCAACGGGTTCTGATTAGGAATGGTGCGATTCCCTAGATTGATATAGTTAAAGAAGCGATCATCGTTCCTCGACATTATACGTTCTAGGTTCACCAGTCCGGGATATGCTTTAACAGCATAATTGAACCTTACAGGATTAAGTTCCAAATAGGACATTGGTTAAACCTCATGAGATGCTCCGTAAAAAATTACGTAACATTTCTATATTATGTAAACTAATTCTTAAGGGTCATCCTTAAGGATACACGGGAGTCGTACGTTTATTTTTTAAGTATACATACGATTTATTGTGAAAAAACGTGTTCCTATAATTTTTGAAGTCTATATTATTATAGTGCATAGTAGACAAGATGTTTAATCATCTTATCTCCCACCATGTAAATTAACGTTAATCTATATATCACGAAGTTTAAAAGGAATCGAATACATGTCTCTTGATCAGCGCAACTCTTCTGACAACTCTGGCAACAACTCTTCAAACAACGCAGGTAAAAATACCAACATGTCAAACAACCCGTTACTCGCTCTGCTGGGTCAGCAGAACCTGATCTCTTCTACCAACAACATCGCGGAAGTCAACGAAGTGATGAAGTCTCTGGAAGAGACCATCAAAACGCTGAACAAAAACACCGCCAGCGATATCCAGAAACTGACTCTGCCGAAAGAAGTGCGCACCATCACTTCTGACATTTCTCCAAACCTGCCGGGTCTGACTCTGCACACTGTCATCGGCACCGCGGTCTATGTACAGCCAGTGCTGTTCTACAAAGTCGGTATTACTGAAGTGACCGAATCTATCCACCTGGCTAACGAACCAGCTGCTCGCGCAATCGCCAAACCGGCTGCCGGCTTCATGGATCCACAGCTGCTGGAGAAAATCAAAACTCAGTACACCTACGTTGACGGCAAAAACGCCAGCAAAGTTATCATCCTGGCGCCGATCGTTCGCAACCTGGAACCGTACATCAAAAACCAGATCTCTGCGGACAACATGGTTATCGATGTCAGCAACAGCATCCTGAAAGAGTGGTCTACCTCTCTGTACAACATCGCGGCTCTGGAAGCGACTGTTGCCGGCGTGGAATTCCCGAACCCGTTCAAAGATGGCAAACTGTTCGGTAAAGATGACACCGCGGTTGCACGTATCGAAGCAGTTAACAAACTGATCATCGATGGCGTACCAACTCCGTATAACCTGGCGGCGAAAATCTCTACCACCAACAAAGGCGGTACTCAGTCTGCAAACAGCTCTCAGAGCCGTTCAGTGGCAACTGCTCACATGACCGTTTCTCTGGAAGCGATGTCTCAGAGCCAGTTCCAGCAGGCGCGTGCTCGTCAGCCTGGCATGAACGTTGGTCCTCTGGTACCAGTTGTTTCTACCGGTCTGACCGTTCCTGGTGAAACCCTGAACAACAACAGCTCTATGCTGACTGCTCTGCTGGGTCTGTACGCGTCTATCGGTGCGAACCACATCAGTTACCTGTCAGAAGCATTCCGTGGTAAGGAAGTGGGTCACCGTGGTAACATCGGTAACTTCAACCACTACCTGTCTCAGATCGTTCAGGCTGTCGGTGGTCAATTCACTACCGCTCAGTACATCACTGAGAAAAACATCACCAATGCACAGATCGTCAACAACTGGCTGGGTACTTACATCGCTCCGCAGGCTGTCTACGTTCTGGATCTGGCAACCTTCACTCGCGACGTTGCGAACTCTGACTTCTGGTGGTCTCTGGTTGGTAAACCGGCTGGCTCTACCTATCACCGTGCACTGATCACTATGCTCGACGCGCTGTCTAACGGCAAGTTCAGCGAGCTGGCGCAGGCGAACGGTAACAAAGGTCAGAACCGTAACCCACGCACTGAGTGGACCTTCGGTGACGACATCCTGAAACAAACCAACATCATCCTGCCAAGCGGTATCGCTCAAGGTAAAGATGGTAAGTGGTTTGACCTGGCTGAAGTTGATGGTATGTTCCTGCGTCAGGATGCATACTACGGCCAGAACGAATCTGCGATCAATGAGTATCAAGCTCTGATCAACGGTTCTATGGGTGGCGACAACGTTAAGATCCGTCAGTACAGCATCTACAACCGTCTGAACCAGCTGTTCGGTGCAAACGTGATTCTGGATGGCTGGAACCGTCGCTTCCTGTGGGAAAACTCATTCTTCGCAACCTTCGCGCAGGCAATGGCAACTGCAGGTACTCTGTCCCTGTCTGGTACCACCACCGCGACCATGTGGAGCATGAACACCGGTAACGATTACCTGAACCATGCAATTACTGCTCAGATCACTCAGTCTGTACAGGCTGCTGGTTTCGGTGGCTTTAACGGCATGTACTCTCAGTACTAATTAGTACTAACGGTCCAGGTAGTTAAACGATAAATGACAAGAATAGCGGGCTCGTTCCCGCTATTCTTGTTTTTACTTAGGGGTTTATTTTTTATGTCAAACACGATGGCGGACATCTTAAATAAGTACGCGGATCAGAACATGATTCCAAGCGAACTGTTTAAGGGGATTATTAAAGCAAGTGGTATCACACCACGTGAAGATGATCCTGAGTTCTATACCCCACTGTATCCTGATTTTGAAGACTTCAATGTTAAACATGATCTATCGATAACGGCCCCGATATATCTGAATGACTTTGACTTCAATATCGAAGAACACCGTGCAGCAATCATCGAGTTACTTCGTACTGAGTATGAAGGCAATAACTTCGATACGGTTGCAAGCTGTAACTGTCGTAAGTATCGCAGTAACATTTATATCGGCTCTGGCTTTACGTGTGACAACTGTGGTAGTGAAGTTGTTAAACCACTGGCTCAGCGTATTGAAACAAAAGTCTGGCTGAGAACACCGGCGTATGTCTCTGGGTTTATTAATCCAGCGATGTGGTCGATCTTCTTCAGTAAGCTGAATACCAAATCTCCGAAAGTTAACCTGGTTGAATATTGGATCAACCCGAACATTCGCGATGAGAAACGTTTCCGTGATCCAACCAACAATGCATTCAAGATTGCGGCTAAGATCGAAAGTTTCCGAGCAACCCTGAATATCAACTTTGGCTATAACAGCTTTATTGATAATCTGGATTTGATCGTGATGTCAGCAATTGAGCAAGATATCAGTAAGGTACTTGACCTCACCGAAAAAGATCGTACTGACTTTGCGCTGTTCTGGCAGGAGTTTAAGACAAAGGCTGTCTTCAACTATTTACCACTGCCGAACAAAATCACCACTGTTGTTGAATCGGACCAACGTGACCGCTATGTGAATAAGGAACAAACAGATCTGGATAAGATCTATTTCACACTGGCCGATACGTATGGTGTTGATGATGTGCGTGCAGCAGAAAACGAAGACCTCATGGGTAAAAACATGAAGCCTTTGGTTGACGCGCTCATGGAAGTACAGAAGAACATTCTGTTTGGTAAGAAGGGCATGATTCGATATCATGCAGGTGCGGGTAAATTACCGATGACCGGGCGTTCTATTATTACCGGTGAATCTGGCGTATGTCGTTCTGACACAATTGTGTTACCGTGGCTGTATGGTTTGACCTGTCTAGATAAACATCTGACCAACTGGTTGTATCGTAAAGGGTATACACCTCTGAAGGTGAAGGACATCATCAAGACAGCGAATAACTATCGCCATCCGCTGATTGAAGAGTTCTATACCTGGATTGAAACCAACAAGTTTGCAATGGCAACGGCTGGCCGAAATCCATCGATTCAATATTTATCAGCGCGTGCATTCTTCGTCGAGTTCTCTCGAGACCTTGATGACAAATCCATCCGTATTCCAATCACCACTGTTAAGGAATATGGTGCGGACTTTGATGGCGATGCAATGTATGTGATCTTCATCCCGGATATGATGTCCAAGGTTGAAGCATATAGTAGCTGGGGTCACCATCAGATGTTAGACCCGAACAAACCTTTTAAAGTAAGTCGTTTCGGTACGCACACCAAAACTAACCTGTTAAACATTAACTCGTTATTGTTGAGCGAACCAATCGCTGAGGATTAACCTTGAACGTAACAGCTGCCTTTATGAGAGCATCCAGCGGATCGATGACTGATAACAGCGCCGCCGTATTTGATAACTATATGGCCTCGATGTTTCAGAAGTATGACAACTTAACTGGATGGCTTGGAGACACTCTCAACTCCGTAAAAGAAGCCCACAAAAGTTTTATGGACAGTCGTATGTGGGAATTCAGTAATCGCATTAACGGAAAAGACGGCCAGTATGTAGGACGGTTTGAAATCGGTTATCTCTCTGAAGTTCAGTATCAGCAATCTGCAACTGGCTTTATGCGAGATTATATCATGGCTAACCCGATGATGATGGAACTCTATCAGCAAGAGCGTATCTCTGGCTATGATGGCGATTTCCATGCAGCATGTAACGGGATAGGTCGTGATAACTATTTCTATAACCGTTCTATCGATGGTAAAGTCATGTTCGATAAAGAGGAACAAACTCTGAACCGAACGATGTTTACCAGTTCTCGAGATGATCTGACTCACCTCACCTTCTCGGAACGTGTGAACATCCATCGTACCTGGCAGGCTACTAACTTACATCTGGCTAAGAATCTCTTCGATCCATCGTCAACGATCAACGATAAGATTCTGTCACTGGAAGAAGTAGAAGAACGTCGTAAAGAAGAGTCTGAATAACAGAAGTGTAACCAGGGGTTCTCCCTGGTTACCTTTATTCTTTATTTTTTTTTGTTGGAGAAAAATAATGAAAGGAATGATTCGAGGCCGATCTCAAGTTGCAGGTACTATTGTTGTAATTGATCAGAAGCGTATGGATAAAGCGCTGGCCGAAGAAAACATCGAAGTTCCACCGGGTTTAAGTCGCGAAGAGAAACGCGCCTATATCCTCAAACATTCAGGAAAGAAAGATGGCGACGATTCATCAGGACGAAAATAGTCGTATCAGAACGGTGTCTGCTCATCCGGACCAATACAAGGTCTACGATAAAGACGATAACCGTGTGGCAAGGTTCGAATTCTCTACCAATGGTTTGACTGAGGAACATCTTCTTTTAATTCTTAAAGACCGCTTTAAGAATAAGACAGATTTGATAGGAAGTCATATTGTAGATTGTTTGGACTCCGCCCTCTATGCTGTGAGTGCGGGAAAAATTAAAAAGGTTCCAAAGCTTATGTCGAATCACGGTTATGCTGAGTTACACGTCGATTTAGCCAGCGGTACAAAACTGTATAAAGAAATCGTGCCTGTTTGTGAGGAGCTTGACTTAATCCCGGTTAACAAGCTTCATGCAACGATCATGTACGATGAAAGAAATCCAGACATTGTCCCATCATTATCTAACAAGGTCTACAAAGGCCAGATAGTCGGTGTGCAAATGTTAGGTAAGCCGGGTTCTAAGTGGCGTTCTTGTGCGCTGATCTTGGAATCCAGCGGTGTGCTTGAGCGACACAAAGAACTGGTCAAAGAAGGATTTAAACATTCTTACGACGACCTCTTGCTCCACGTTTCCCTGGTATACGGTACTGACTCAGAGATTGCTTTCCCGATCATTAAGCAACTCTTTGACGAAAAGAAATTACCAGAGTCAATCACCTTATGCTCTGAGACTTGGGATCAAATAAAAGACTGACCCAATTTCACCTGCATTTGGTTTCAGACCTATATTACTTAAGTGATAAACCTAAACAGTTTTAACTCATTTAATATAGAGAGAGGCGCATATGTTTAATTTCTTCAGCTCAACTACTCCTGATGACGTCGCAATCGCTGCAGCTTTCTTCGGTGGTATCGGCGCAGTTGTTATTGGTTATGTTGGAATCACTCAGATCAAAGATGCTTTCAAAGTTATCTTTACTCCAGCTCCAGTTATGGCCAAACGTAACAAAGCCTAAGACTACAGGATCTCCCTTAATTGGGAGATCCTGATCTTTATGCATTTATTTTTTTTGTTTTTATCTTTTGATCAGCTTATTAATTGGAGAAAAGAAATGCCTAAAGGTGTTGTAGGAACAATGGATACTGTCGGTTGGATTCAAGAACCGGCTGTTAAAATTGACCGTGCTATTGCCTACTGGTTCGCTAACCGTATTGACCAATGTATCATCTTACGTGATATCCATTCCTATCAGTACGTTGTTGCAAAGCACCAGGATGATAAGAACAGTGAAGCACCATTCCTCGCTGAAATAAAACAAAACCTCAACGAGTATATGTTGCAAATTTTTGATACCGCCTCTATTGATGCGTATGCACAACGCGATAATCCAGAAGACAAAATGTTTACATTGGTCTTGTCAGGTGTCGTTGGCCAAGATGGTAAAGAATACGATCTGGCCCGTTCTGTTTATGTCGAAGGCGGAAGTTATAAACTTATTGATACGGCACGAGAGTTAAACAATGGCAAATGAAACTGATTTTGAGAATATCGACCAACAGAAACACGGAAAGCTTTTAGAGTTTCTGCGCTCTGTTCGCGCAATGGAAATTAGCGGCAAGAAGATCATCCAGTTACCGGATGGTGAGTTCGCTGAATATATCTTGATGGAAGAAGAGTATTTCGTTCAGAACTGGCTGACTCAGTTCGCTATCGGTTTTATTAACGATAAGAACTACTTCAACCAAGATGCCTGGTTCCGTATGACTGATGGTTATACCAAAGGTGCCATTATCCTGAACGAGGATAAAGAACCGGTTCTGGTTATCCGTAAGTTCATCGACATGGACATGAGCGTAAACAACCAGAGCTATCTGGAGTATTATGTTCGTACCATGGGTGCTAATGCCAAGTTCAACCCGAACAAAGCAGAAGTGGATGCAACTCTGAATGAGCTGACCAATATCGTTGAGAAGCTGACCGAACAGAACCCTGAGTACGATACCCTGACCATGATGATTCCGCATGAATACTATCAGCGTCACGGTGTTAACCCAGCAGCTCTTAAGCAGTTCATCTACCTGCGTGATACTGCAACGTATCAGGGATTACCTATCAATGGTAACGATCAACTGTTGGATCAACTGGAAAGTATCATCAATCGTAATGCAACCGGTCAGACTTTGTCTTTCAATGAAAAGAAACTGATCTCCGAAGTTACAGCATCAACAGGTCATGAATTTAAATTCAACGACGGAAGCAATACAGTAGAAACCAAAACTTCTTCCGAACCTGATAAAGAATTCGACCCGTTAGCTGACTAACAGTATTTCGGGTGTAAGGAACAAAATGAAAAAGATGTTTAAAGCGGTTTTAACAACCGATCACCACACCATACACCCGAATACTCCCACGCGGCATATTCTTAACAACCTGGATACGTTCTACTATAAAGAAACGAATCTGGCAGAGATTGATCTGAATGTGCTGAATGGGGATTTCTTCCACGACTTAGCACCGGCCAATGATCCAAACATGATGCTCTGTCATCGTTGGATTAAGAAACACTTGCAAATCTGCCATGATAATAAAGTTCATGTCAGAGTCCTGGAAGGAACCTCTTCCCACGATTGGGGGCAACCTGAGTGCTTTGATATCTTGAAGCCAAAGGACAGTCCTTATATCAAGTACATTAATACCTTGAGTATTGAGTACATTCCTGAGTTGAAGATTCACTGTATGTATGTACCGGATAACTTCGGTCACACATCTACAGATATCATTTACGACAATGCCCTGAAGTTATTGGCTGAGTGGAACCTGACTCAGGTAGACTTCATCTTCTTGCACGGTGGGTTTGATTATCAACTTCCACCAATGGCAAACAAGAAAGGTGCGTTGTATGATTCTGTTAAGTGGAGTGCGTTAGCTAAGCACGCCATCTTCAGCGGACATATTCACAAACCCTCAACACGATTCAACATTTATTGTGCCGGTTCATTTGACCGTACCGCACATGGTGAGATGCATCCAAAAGGTGCTTATCGTTTTGAGTTTAACGACAAGGATTTCAAAGCTGAGTTCTGGGAAAACAAGAACGCACTGATCTATGATAAGATCCTGATCAATAAAGAGATGGATACAAAGCAGGTCGCAAAGGAACTGAACAATTACTTAGCGAAGTTACCACCGAAGAACACTCACATTCGTTTAGTGGGTGGATTGTCATCTGTTACCACACCTCTGATTAATGACTTCAAAGAGCAATATCCGCAATACGCGTTTGACTTAGAGAATGTTAAAGAGGACAACATCGAGATCGATGATACACTGTACATTCCCGAAATGTATAACGGTGTGGCATTGACCCATGGAAACCTTAAGGATAGTTTGTTTAACTTTATGGAATCCACGCTTCAACAGAATGACGACATTGATCGTGACATGTTAGCGGACTTACTCGACGAGGTCATGAATGGCAGTTGAAAGGACTAAAGGTACGGTACCCATAAGTGTGGGTACTGCTTTAGCATTGGAGGCATTACCCAATGTCCCGATGTATAAATACCATTCCTTTCTCATCAATCTAAGAACCATTGTTCGTAATGCTCGACAAGCTTATGATCAATATGTCCCAACACCCTCTGAACTGTATCAAGCATGTAAAGAGGATATCATTGGGTTGGCTGAAGCGATCGTTGCTTTGAAATTGAAAACAGATCTGGATATCAAGTTTTACTATCCATCGTACCGGAGACTTCCGGCGCTGTTTCCATTGGCCAAGCTTAAGAATGTAGAGAAGGACGGAACTGACAAGCAGAAGGAAATTGCTCAGCTCGACAAGAGCGTTATTGATAAACTTCTGCCTGAGTTTGGTAAGAACATCAACCACGTTGATAGTGTAATCCCTGAGTTTGCTGGACAAGCTTTAATCTTAACCAGTCATCCTGTTGACCTGGTCACGACAAAAGCCTACGGCCGACTTAACTTGCTTGAGTCCCACACTGGAGCAATAAAGAATTACACACAGTTCTATACTAAGCTCACGGGTTCAGATAAATTGACAAACATCCCCATGAATACATTAACTATTCAAATCTTTGGGGACAACTCGATTAACTTCTATTCTCAGTCTATTGCTGTAAAGAATGAAGTCAAGCAACTTGCAGATGTAGCACATTGGAGCACGGCTTCTACTCCGCAAATGGTTGCACGATCTATCCGGTCTCTGAACAACAGTCCAGAGAAAGAAATCCTATTGAAAATGATTTAATAAAAGGAATACACCATGTCTTTCCCACAAGAACAAGTACAACGTCGCCCACAGACCATGTTCAACGATTTCCGTTATCCGATGCCAACTTCAGACAAGCCGGTTGAAGGTGCCAAGTATCCAGCCCGCTGGACCTGGGAGTGTGGCCTGAACGGTAACATCTATTTCAAAGTCAACGACGGTGTCTGGGGGCAGCAAGACAAGAATGCTAAGAGCAAAGAAGTCGAGCTCTCTGTATTCGACCGCGGCGCTATCTTCGGTCTGATGGAAGAAGCGATCCGTAACCCTAACTTCACCAAGTCTCAGTACCTGGTTAAGAAAACGGTATTCGGTCAGGGCGGTCGTATGAACGATCATCCATCAACGCTGGCTACCTTTACCATTATCCGTGATAACGAAGGTCGTATCCTGGTCGGTTACACCAAGGGTACTTACAAAGTTATGTTCCCGTTCACCTCTCCATTTGACTCAGTAATCCTGATGGCAAGTGCTGACGGTGGCGAACCGGTTGAGAACCGTGGCCTGATGTCACGTGTCTACGCCAAAGCGTTTATCGACTTCTCCAAACGCTTCCTGGAAGATTACGAGTTCAACAACTTCAAACCTCGTGAGAAGAAAGGTGGCGACAACGGTGGTAATAACAACCGCGGGGGAAACAACTGGGGTGGCAACAACAACTCAGGCGGCAACCAGGGCGGCGGTTCAAACTGGAACGGAAATGGTGGTGGTAACAGCGGTGGCGGACAGACTCGCCAAGCGCAGACCCCTGACTTCGATGATGACATCGATTTCTAAGCAGTAACATAAACTAAATGACCTCCTAACCTTCACGGGTTAGGAGGTCTATATATGCAATATTAATAAAAACAACAGCCACAATTAATAGCTAAGCTAACGTCTCTTTTATACCGTTCTAAATAATCTTGAACAGATATTATTAGCGTGTATAACCTATAATAGTTATTGGAGAAGAACTATGCAATATCTTACTCGTATGTCGGGTAAAAAGAATATTGACGGTATTGAGGTATTGCACAACGGTGAGACGATGATCTTTACCGGTGGGCAGAAAGTAAATGGTGGCGACGCCAACCAAGAACTGTTTGAATATCTGAATGAATTCTTTCAGAGCTGTTCTCAGGAGAAACTCGATAAACTCTGGCAGCTGCTCAAAGCGGGTAAACGTATTCTGGCTCCGGGTTACTTTGATGAAGCAGAAACTGAAGAACTCAGTGAACTTCGCAAATATAATCAGGACTATAAGTTCCTGACCGAAAAACTCGAAGATGTTGTTAACGAAATCTATCGCGTCTTTCCACCGTCGGAAATCGTTTATGGTGCAGTCGTAACCGGACGAACCAATCCACCGAAAGATCTGATGGCGATGTCTCAACTGGGCGACTATCCAGAAGAAACAACAATCGATGAACGCAAGTATGTTGAACTGGTTAAGCAGGCATTTGCAACACAACTGTGTTTCCCAATTATCAACCAGCTTGTCGATCATGTTTCGATCATGGCGGGTAAAGATAACAAAGACGCAGTGGCCGGTGAGTTTCTGATCTCTAAGATCAAACCGCTGACTGAAATGCCGGGTTGGCAGATTCTGGAAACGTATGTCCGCGCATCTTGTATGCGTCAGGAAGCACGTCGCAACAGTATCGCCGTTGTAAGTGATGTGAAGTATATCAACAACATCATTTATAAAGGTCTGTTCAACAAACTGTGTCTGACATTCTTGCCAAGTAAGATCAACGGTAAGAACTTATCGAAAGAACTGAACTCGCTGGTTGAAGGTGAGATTCGTGGCGGAGCTGACGTGAAGTTCAAAACGTACAGCGATCCAAAACCAGGTTCTGATGATCAGTCGATCCCGGAAAGCTATCGTATTACTCAGGCGGTAAACGGTACTGATGAAATTGCTCAGGCTGAGTATTTCACCTTCGACATGTATAATGAAGAGATGGGTCGTGACGCCTTCGGTAACCCAGAAACACAGTGGGTGAAGAAAAGCAAAGACTTCTTCTATTATCAATGTCTGGGGTTTGGTATCAAGAACCAGAAGTTGGCTGAGAAACTATTCAACACTCTGCCACGTATCTGGAGCTTCCGTTTAACCGGCGTTCACCTGAAACTGCTGGAACTGACCTTTGCTGAGGATATCAATTATTCATTGTATCCGGCATTGAAGTATGATCAGTTAATGGCGGCCATCTGTCTGGCTCAGGTAAAACTGTTTGAAATGGGATTCGAGCATTTAGCACAGTTGTGTTCGATTGTGCGCAACCCAAGTTATCCACCGGTTTATCTGGATGATGACTTTAAGCTCAATACCAAAGATCGTGACGCACTCGTAGAACTGTGTGACATTTATGTCGGACAATCTACATCCAGCACTGATAACATTCTGGTGAAGGCGGTTACAGACCTTCTCGATGAGTTAAGTGCATCTGGCTGGGATTCTACTATTGAACCTGGTCTCCTCGGTGATGAACAATTCGTGGCGTTGATGTCAACTGGTCAAATGTATCAGGTTGATCTGCTTCCTGCCATCAAGCGTGAACTTATCGAACTTATTAAAATTGCAAATACTTTAGAGGTTGAATAATTATGAGCGGTATTCAGTTAGTCAGTGCAAAAGCAGGTCTCACCAACTATTATCATAACCAGGTTGTTCGTAACCCAGCGATGGATATCAACAGTCAGCTGATCGATCAATTGACGTATGAGAATCATAATGGTGGTGTTAAAGGTTCTACACTGCTGCATACCGCCGTCATGTCTGGCGGCCTTAATGCTCAGGCAACCGACTATGCCTCTATCCAGGGTGGCTGGAATGAATCCAAAGGCTTGATGTTACTCAAGCTCATTGTTCAGGACAGTCCTGTACTGGTTGAGTACATGAACGTGCTGGGGTATATCTCCAACAACCAAACGCTGGACGGATTAAGTTCAGATGCGATCTTCCATCCGGTCATGTCCTGGAAGACTCAGGAAACGATTACCAGTAACTTCGGTGATATCGAAAACCCAACCAGCATTCAGCGTCAAATCGGTGGTCGTACTGACTACATGTTTAACGATGGTTCGAACAACAACCGTCTTGTGACGCTCCGACCGGCTGACGTTATCGAGTATGGTCTGGAAAGCGCGAGCCGTGACAGTGTTCTGGAACGCATGGAAGATGAAGGGCTCGACGGTATGTCACCTGTTGTCAATCCAGCGAACGCATCTATTGATCGTGCAGGTGTTATTGCATCTAAACGTGCAAACACTAACCCGGTTAACTATGCGTCTGATATCCTGAAAGCCGGTACCGACTTCCAATCCAATAAACTGATGGCAAACAGCCAGATGGATATGGGTGAAATGGGTACCCAGTTTGATGGACTGTTCGGTGAACTGAACGTGCTCAGTTATCAGGCTCAACAAGCTGAACCTCAGTTACTGCGTGATCCGTTCTTCCGTGAAATGATGAACCAGCTGGGTATCCATCAGTCTCGCGGTTTCACTGGTTATTCTGTTGCTGACCTGATGATGGCTTTCAACAATCTGGACGATGTCCTGGATCTGACTTTCATGAACGCTGCTGATTTCCAAGTAGACGATCTGACTCAGAACACCGAAGTTTTTGGCACATCTAACTATGCGGAAGTTATTGCATCTGAGCTTGAAGCAAACATGCTTGATTTAATGCTGAAGTATGGATTGAATGGCATTAACTTCAAAGGCTCTAACTGTGATCACTTCGGTGGCGACGGCGGTCTGGATAACATCGTTATTCTGCCGTATGCACCATCTCCAATTCAGGAAGATGACTTCCAGTTGGGTCAACGTTGTGAAGCATTTGTCCAAGCACTGCGTACTCAGATCTTTACGCGTCTGAATGGTTTAAACATCAACCAGATGACACCGATCCGTTTCAACGTCAGCGGCGAGCTGTTCGGTACCACCACTATCGATCTGCAGCTTGTGAATGACAGCAACCTGAGTCAAGGTTTCGATCTGCAAGATACCGGCGCACAAGTTGGTATCACTCGTGCATTCCCGACTTTTGCCATTAACTCGACCAGTCCGATTCTGGGCACCAGTGAAGCGGCACAAGTTGCTGGTTCTAACTTCTTCTCTAACATCGAGAGCTATTTCCAATGAACAAATTGAACAAACTGTATGAAGCCATGCTGAAGTCCTGGGGTTGTAAGTTCAACGATGACCACGCCATCGTGCTGAACATGTCTGGCGTCGATGTTCCAGTAAAGGTAGACGGTAAACAAACCTATCTGCCAACTTCCGAAAACCTGAACGGCGTGACCATCGGTAAAGTCTTCTTCCATCCGGCATGTGAATCTATCATGTCCAAAGAGACCGAAGTCTTCAAAGTGGTTCGTAAGCTGACTGCGGCTAAACTGTATTCTGTCTTCCAACCAATCTTCGATGTGCTGGTCACTGTGGCATCCAAGAAAAGTGGCAAGACACTGAGCGGTAAAATGCTGGAGCAGATGGAGCCATTCAAAACCATCACCAAAGCAGCCAAGCAGGAAGTGTATGATGTGATCAAAACCATCTCGATCGATGTTGAAGATCAGGGTATCGATTCTCGTCTGATTAACTTCTCGCTGATCAAAGGCGGTAAAACCGACAACGACGAAACGGCGTATTATACTGCGACGCCAAGTTTCCCGTTCTATGGTGAACTGTATCGTGTAGTGAGCCAGAACGAACATCTGAAACCATCTGACCGTATCAGCTTCAACGGCCTGAATGTTTCTATGCAAGCACTGAACACCGTGATCGCATTGTTCGAAATGGCGCTGCCGGCGTGTATCGATCCAAGCCGTAAGAAGTATTCTTCTACGTCTCCGGATGCAGCACGTCTGATTGCATATCTGCACTCCTATGGTCTGGTCGCTTCTGATCTGAATGCTCTGATCGGTAAGTTCCGTAAAGAGTTCGATTCTATCGGTATCTATGGTATCGACCTGGATTGGATCTCTGATCTGGATGAGATCGGCGAACTGAAATCTCTGATTCCGGCGTTGGATTATAACAACTATAATCTGACCTCTGCACCAGAAACAGCAAGCTCGATCAATACCAATCGTATCAGCAGCTTCAACCCGGCGCTGGGTATGTTCAACACTGGCAGCTCTCAGCCACAGCAACAACAGCACCAACAGCAGAATAACCAGTCTACTAGTGGTGCGCCACCGATCCCAGCAACGTTGGCAGGCGAGACTTACATTGGTTGTGAATATTCTCAGGGCAACGGGATTTATGAATATAAGTTCCAGCAGCAGAATGGCATGATCCGTGTACGTCGTCTGGCTGAAGACGGTCGCTTCATCTCTGAAGATTTCCAGATGCCCCAGATGCAGGGGAACAACATGATGAATCCCATGATGATGATGAACCCGATGATGATGAATCCCATGATGAACAACGGTATGTTGAACATGATGAACAACATGCAACAGCAGAACAACGGTATGGTGAAAGATCCAATTACCGGCGCATGGATTCAGACTAACGGTATGAATGGTGGTATGCAAAGCAACGGCTTGAACAACTTGTTCCCTCAGGACAATGGCATGTTCAACGGCGGTGTGAACAACGGTTACTAATCAGTAAACAAAAAGTAAATAACTACTCCCTACGATATCGTAGGGAGTAGCATTACTGTTTTATTTTTTATTGACGAACGGTACGGGTACTTTGGATTAACATGTCGACCTGTTCAAACGTAACAGAATAGATCCCTTCTAAGTGACTGAAGTCTTGATTCGGATTCTCGATTCCATTAATAAAGGAAATAGTCCAAATCAGTTCTTCGGGTATTGCCACCATGTCACTTGTACTGGTTCTTAACTGACGCAGGAATTTATGGAAGTTGTATCGATAAGCAAATCGAATACCTGGTTCTAAGAACGGGGTAAATGCGGCATTCTTAAGCAAGACCTCTTTGCAAGATCTCACGATAACTTTATATTCGTCGGTGTAGTAATAACTGTCACCACCGGTATAAGGAAGAGGCATTCTAAATCTCCAATTATTTTCGTGCTAAAGATAATCAGGCAGATATTATCTTTATGTATAATGAAAAGAGGTGTTAAGTAACATGGATAAAAGTAACCAAATAAAACCGAATACGGCCGGCGTCGCTATCGGTATGAATACTAACAGGGCCACTAACTCTTCTGCTCGTTTGTATATGCTCGGGAAGAACCAGGGTAAGGCAGCTGTTATCCACGGTACCACAAATCGTAAATATAGTTCTGGTGAAGAACAGGAATATGCGAAGGGTGCTCGTAAGATCGAGACAGAATCCGATATTGAAGTTGAAGAGATTCTGTTTGTGCGTAACATCATCAATGAAAAGGAACCCAATGAGTGGGGCTCGCATTATGTCATTGTAAAGGATCTCGAGACAGGCCTCTATGACGTCATAGAGTTTGCTAAGTTCCATGCTCAAAATATGGATCTCGGCTTCGAGTTCAAATATAACAATGATCTTCTTCGTTCTCTGAAGAAAGGTGCACGTTATAGTCGCGGAACGGTCTTCGGTACCTCTGCTCGTATTACCGAGAGTAACGAATGGGTGCCGGGTGTTGAGACTAAAGTTGCTGCAATGTCTCACGTCTATACCGAGGAGGATGCGGTGGTGATCTTTGAGCATTATGCCAAGAAGATTGGTGTAACGTTCAGACGCAGCCATGACTTCCAGTGGAATGAAGATGAGTATATTCCGTTGAACCTTTATGGTACAATCGATGACCCTCAACCATTCCCACTCTCTGGCGAACCTGTCCGTGCTGATGGTATCGTTATGGGCTTCCGTCGTAAGACTGCTGATACCGCAATGGCAGCGCTCACGAAAGTTGCACTGATGCGACCAGATCCGATTTATGATATCCTGTTCCACGTCACCAGCCCTAACTGTGTGGTAGCAGATATCGAAGTCACCACTGAGCGTTATAAGAACGTTTCGAATAACAAACGTGCTGACAAACGCAGTCAACCTCACACTGCTATCCTGGAGAAGATCGAAGAAGCACAGAACGACTTCGCTAACTCCATCGTGAAGTGGTTCAAAGAGAAACAGCGTGTCTATAAAGACAAGAAGGTTCCGATCTCTCGTGCATTATGGAATCTGATTTGTTTCGAAGGCACAGGTAACATCACGCGTGACTTCAGTACACCAACCAGTCAAGGTCGGTATAACAAAGTTAAGCGTAAAACCGGTAACATTCAGTTGAAAGACTGGCGTGTGAAAATCCATCTGCGTGAAGATGTAGAAGGTAAGACGCGTTTCAAGAATACCGGTATGGACGGTAACAAATCGATCATCATGAAAGTTCTGCCAAGCCACATGGCTCCGGTAGATGATCACGGTGTGATGGCAGATATGATTGTGGGTAACACACCTGGCTATCGTCGACAGATCTATAACTCGTTCATCGAGTTGGACGTGAACTTCGTCAATATCCATCTGTATCCAAAGATCGTGGAAGCGTACAATAACAAGGACTATGCGAAAGCATGGAAGATTGCGTATGACTTCTATGAAACGGTTTCTCCAGAACACGGAGCAATCATGGATACGTTTACCGAAGAAATGCGGATGAACCATCTGAAGTGGATTATGGCAGATGAGAATGAGTTCGCCTCTCTTGGTAACAATACCGGTGAAATTCAAGGTGTGAAGATTGTTGAACGCCTTGTTGACCGTTATCCAGAAATCCAACCCACGCCAGTAACCTTCGTTAACCCGTGGGGTGAAACAAAACGTACTCGTCACCCAATCGTTATCAGTAGTGTGTATTATATCATGCTCGATAAGTTCGGTGATGACATTTCTTGTCAGTCTACTCCGAAGCTGAATATCTTTGGTCTGCCAACCTCTCTGTCTAAGCATGAACGTGCGCGTGATTTCTATCGTGCAACGCTTAACCGAAATGTGGGTGAAACCGAAGGTCGTCTGTTTATCAATCAGAAAGGTGGTGCAGCTGCAACCCGAATGTTGGCCTGGGCAAACTCCGCTGAACTGCTGGAGACCTCAGTGGAACGTTTGATCCGTGCAGACAACCCGTTCCTGATTCCGGAGTTAATCAAACCGGGTGAAGAGAAGAAGAACCACTCTCTTCAGGTGATTGACAATATGTTCTCTGATTTTGGCTTAGTATTAAGGAAAGAGCGTGAAAACGATAAAGTTACGTGAGTTTGCAAATCTGTCTTGTCTTTCTATGTTGCAGTTTACGGAACGCCGTTTTAAAGTCGAAGTCATTGATGACGAGGGTGAGAAACAAATCACTGACAGTTGGATGTTGGCGCTGTCCTGGTTTAGTTTGATCGTTCATCGTTATTATAATGATGAACCTTATCACATCAATGAGCTGGCGTTGTTAAAGGAGCATGAAGGACGCCAGTCCTTTATCGATGATGATACGCTGAAGAAGCCAATTGATAATTTCCTGGAACGCCTGATGCCGAAGTATGATGATCCGGTGTTCTATGATTTCATCAAGCAGCTGATCTTCACCTGGCATAACCAATGTCATAACTATCTGGCGATCAAAGGTGAGACCGGTGTGGTATCTGCACGAGCTGTAGATATCGTATACATTCTGCGTCATCCTAAGATCAAAGATCTGCGTGAGCGTGTTCACAGTCGTAAAACCAGTATGGCTGATGGACATAAAGAGTTCGAACAGATCATGATGACAGAAAAGGATTTCGATTCCTATGTCTTCACTCTGTTGTATCGTACTCGTTCGGTAAACTCTACACAGTCTTTCCAATTGTGTATTTCTCGTGGTGACGTGTTCGATTTGAACAACGTTATCTTGCCGAACACGATCATGTCTGGATATGCTGACGGTATTACCAACCTGGCCGATTCCCTGGGTGACTCCAAAGGTGCAGGCTTCTCTCTGATCAGTAACGGTTCTGCACTTCAGGACTCCGAGTGGTTCCATAAAAAGATCCACAACGTGTCTCAAGTTGTGCAGCGTGTTCGTTATCAAACAGATTGTGGTTCTACGGTGGGTCCAGTTCTCAAACTCATCAGTACTGAATTCAAGAAGTCGTTAGTGGGTCGTTGGACTATCAATGATGATGGCACCAATACCCTACTGACTTATGCTGAAATTAAGAAGTTGGAAACAGGTAGCACAATTCGTATCCGTGACATTGCGTGGTGTAATCACTCGCATAACGGTAAACCTTGTTCCAAGTGTTTCGGTAAAATGGAATCTGCTATTCCGTATAATCCATTTACTAAGAAAGCCGGTGTCCCAGGTCTGTTCTATGGTTCCACTTTCGCTGAACCTATCGGTCAGTCGATCTTGAAAACCAAACACCGTATCGGTTCTGCAACCTCTGTTGGGTTTAAAGTAGAACGTGCTGACTTGCCGTATATCACCACCGATGAAAGCGGTGACTTCATTTATTTCCATAAAGATATCCTGAACGATGTCTCTGATCCATATATCATCTTGGATAAAGAAACACAGCAGGACTTCTCTGACTTCCAATTCATGGACAGTCTGGACGATCTGGATGCAACTCGTTTCCGTACTTATGAAGCGATTAAACTTAAAGTCAGCATTGTTAACCCAATGTTCGATGATAAGAAAGCAACCTATTTCCCAGTACTGACCACCACGATTGCATCTCGTGATGCGCGAATGACTAAAACGTTCATTCAGTATCTCCTGAGTAAGCCAATGGAAGAAGAAGGTCGTAACTTTAAGATCTCGTTGAAAGACTATGACTTTAAAGAGCCGGCATTTGAACTTCCACAGGTTAACGAAGACTTGGATGCGTATCGTAAACGTGTTGAGAACTTCCTGAAGTTCCCTCATGTCAATAACCGCTGGGATGTGAAAGTGACACCAGAACTTCATGGTGAAACACTGATCGCATTCTGGAAGGTGGTTGATGAGAAATATAAGGAAGCGAACTCCATCATGCACTCTATCTTCCTGTGGGCATGTATGGCACGTAATCCTGAGAACCTGGACTTCGGTATTCCAGTAGGTCAAGAAGATCGTAACTTCATCAGTCTCCATACCGCTGTACTGAACCGTGGTCTGGGTAACACCTTGCTGTATGGTTGGCAGGCAAGTGCATTGCTGGGTCATCCAAATAACATGCGAATCAAAAACCGACAGGGCGGTGCACTGGAAGCGTTCATGCATCCAATCGCTCGCGATTAATTAATTGGACAAGGATGTCCGCTATTAGGGTGACCGTCATGGAATACAAATTCGATGATCTGTTAAAAGCGATTCATGAATCCCAGTGTTGTATCAAAGGGAAGTGGGTTGCGTGCCGTCCAAAAGGATATCAAGGATGGGCAGGGTTCAAGAACCGTGTGCGTTCTGCTTGGCGTGTGCTGACTGGTAAGTCAGATGCGTTCACTTGGCCAGGAGGTCAGTAATGAGAACACCATCCACGCCGGGCGAGATTCTGAGAGAAGAATACATGAAACCCTATGGCATCTCACTGAGTAAAGTGTCAGATGCACTGGGTGTTTCACCGGGAACGGTAAGCCGTTTGATTAACGGCAAGAGTGCGCTGTCAACCGACATGGCTTTACGCTTAGCTAAGGTATTCGGTACTACACCGATGTTTTGGATCAACATGCAAACCACTCACGATATCGCTGTTGCAAAACAGGATAAAAAGTTGGATGCTGAGATTCAGAAATTGAAACCTTACTTTGATAAATCCATAACGGAAAATCGCGAAGATGCTCAAATCGATTCTTGATATTCTTCCTGGTCAGTTGATCGAAATCAAATCTAAAGCAGGCGGTATTCAGCAAGCACCTTTTGTTGAAACGGTAGCAACAATTACCGAAGACGGCTTCACTGTCGTCAACCCTGCTTATAAAGATTATGTCTTTCCTTTAAGCATGGACAACTATATCGGCACGATCGATGTGGCTGCCATGGAAGGAAAGAGCGGCTGGACTATGCAAGTGTTTTCACAATAACCCTACTCACTTCCTGTAAAAGGGAAGTGGGTATTTATTTTGAAACATATATTATCATTGTGTAGTCAATCACAAAGAAGATTTCATTATGAGCTTTGTACACCACATATCCATGGGTTTGCCAACGAGATATATTGTCTCTAAAAAGAAACCATTTATTATCCCGGACGATCTGGATGAGAATTGTATCTTTGTATTAGCGTCATGCTCTCTTGTTAAGTATTCAGGTAAAGACTTTGCCTGTGCGGCATTCCCAGAGAAAGAATTTGTTCCGTCTTTTGATAAGTCGAAAGAAAAGACCACCCTCATTAATATGTGGGCGAGTCGTACTCCTGCTGATGATGCTAAGATTAAGATCACGGCCCAAATCAATATTGAAACCAAAGAAATTACTGTAGATGGTAAAGGTTTCGAATTCGTCGTTATTCACATGTACCGTTTAAATAAGGAAAGTAAAGATGTCAGTAAAAATTGAGAACGTTGATCTGGTACTGGGCGCACCTACCGAAGCTACTATCACCAAACTCCCTTCCTCTCTGGTGAACAAAGCGTTCAGCTTCTTCTTGACGGAAATCAAGAACGGTGACGAGATCATCGTTGAGTTTGATAAACCAAAGCAAATGGTTCCGTCATTCGAGAAAGCGAAATCAGATTCTATTCTGATTCTGCAATACAGTAATGCTGAACCGGAAGTACCGGCAACGATTGCGCTGGTATTGGAACTGGATCTTACTGAAGGTACTGTGAAGATGACTGGTCACGGTTTCACTTCAGCAGGTCTGTCTGTGGAAAGCGAAGAGTTCCCTAATCAGGAATAATTGAATTTAAACTGAACAACCTAATGGAAATCGATCATGGGTGGCGAAACAGAGAAAAAAGATCTTATCGAAAAGCTGGTGAACGAGTGGTATACAATCACTCAAAGTTGTTCACGATTCGATCTTGATTGGAAAGAAGAAGAAATTAAGGAAGCGCTGAGAGCGAAGGCTTATGAAGTGTTTGGGATCAGTCAATAAGTAGCTGAAGGGAAAAGGATTTCCCTTAAAAGGAATTAGCATTTATAAAGTACTGGAGTCCAAATCAGTTAGCTAAGTATCTTTTGGACGCCCATATTCCCTGGGTTTCAGTATAAAAGAGGTTTGTCAGATGCGCCGAACACTGGTGATTAACAAAGCGAATTCCTATGTTCGCTTGACTGACTTTAAGCCTGAACTTGTTAAGCAAGTGCTCATTCCTTTTTGTAAGCGACACTTTTATCGAGTTCAGAAAGTCCCCGTTATTGGAGGTGGTCCGAATGCCTTCAAGATGGAAGTCAGTCATGTATTCGCTCGGTTCAACACTGATAAAACCGAGCTAAGGTTCAACGTAGAAAAACTACCTGAACTGATTGAATTGATGAAAGCAAATGGTTATGCCGAAAACAGGATACTCATTAAAGATGAAGCTGTTATTCCAGGCGCAACCGCTAACATCAAGCTGAAAAACCCGAACATCAAACCACGTAATGAATTGCAGGAAGATTACATTGAGTTTATGACCGGACCCACACCAGTTGTCGTGAATAACGCTACAACCGGTTTCGGTAAAAGCTTTATGGCTATCTATACTGCATATCTGTTACAGAAGCGTACACTGATTACGGTGTTGCCTCGTTATGTGGATATCTGGGTTAAAACCATCGCCGAGTTTTTGGATGTTCACCCGACAGACATTTTGATTGTTGATAAACACTCTGTTGAGGAAACGCATAAGGCAATGAGAGAGGGACTTATCAACCCTTCCTTTATTATCTTGCCATTGACAAAGATTGATGTGTATTTAAAACGTACAAAAGAAGATCCCTCACTACCTTGTCTGGATGAAGTTTATCGAGACTTAGGTTGTGGATATCGTATCATCGATGAAGCACACGAATCGATTTACTCTGTGTATATGTCATTGATGTTTGGGAATCACGCCAAAACCGCAGCGCTCTCAGCGACTCTTCAGGGCGACGATGATTTCATCAACGGTATCTATAGTCAGATCTTCCCCGCTAAGTCTTATCTGAGACCACCGGAGTACACGAAGTACATCCACGTTATTGCGTATACGCATCGCATGGATGTCAATAAGTATCGAATTAACACCAAGGGATTTGGTGGCTATTCTCATGTGAAGTTTGAACAAGCGATCATGAAGAATAAGTACGTCTTTGAACAGTATTACTTAATGCTTGCAGAGTCGTTTAAAATCTATTACTTCGATACTTATCGTGAAGGCCAGAAGGCAATGTGGTTCTTTGCGACGATTGAGATGTGTCAAATGTTCCTGGATCGATTGAAACTTGATCAACCTGATCTTGATGCAATTGTGTTTACTGGGGAACAGAGTAAGAAGAAGGAAACGAAGACCGCCTACCGTGAACACCAGGTCGTTATAACAACGCCAGGCTCTTGTGGTACCGGTAAAGACATTCCGATGCTCTACGTCGTGTTTAGCCCTATTGCTGTGAGTTCCTCACAACGTAATGACCAGATGGTTGGACGTACGCGTCCGATTGACAAATGGTGGCCTGATCTTGATCCTATCTTTGTTTACTTTGTGTGTCCGGATATTCCTAAGCAGGTGGACTATCACAGGAAGCGCAAAATAATCTTTGATAAGAAGATGAAGAAGTTTACGTTGATAGACAGCGGTTCACGTATTTAACAACATGACTCTGGGGACTTTGGTCTCCAGGGTTCTGTCTATGGCGGTAACATGCAAAAGCTTGAATTAGTTTCGTTTAGTATTGGTGTTCCTGGTATCAGTGATACAACGATACTGGAAGCACTAGCCTATGGTGTATCGATTATGATAGATCAGCATAAAAAGCTGGGTCTACCCTTTGATGATATCACCATGCAGGAACATGCGAAGTTAACCATTGGCGATCACCTTTGTGAGTTAATTGGTCATGACGAATTTGGTCAGGATCCTTTTGCACAAATATATGACGCTGTGGTTGATCAGCTTGAAGTCATCCTTGCCACGTATTGGTTAGAAATGGAGGAATTTACAAATCAGGTAGATGACATTGCCGATATCATGCCGTTCTGGTATCCGAATCTTATCCGCTTGTGCGTAGCCGAGAACCCTATCAATGCAAATGGAAATAGTCAGTTATACCTATCGTAATGTCGACATACATACGGCGGCTCACACACATCGTATGCATCTCGATGAGCTAATTGTTTATATCATGGGTGAGAAACTCATGTTAGGTGTAACAGGTGAATGTGAATTGAATGGCGTGCTCTTGGGCTACCTTCATTCGACATTAGATATCCTTGATAAACCAAACGTGGAAATCATTTACGCTGAGATAAGAAAGCGTGTAGAAGAACTGTCAACTAACCTGACATACCAATCCCTGCTCTGCAGCGGGGAGTTCTATCTTAAATATGATTACCACGTCAGTAAACAATTTACAAAGATCCAACTATATGTAGACCCAAGTGAAACCGCGTGGACACTTTGGTAACACACCCAACTTTATTATGGAGAACGTCATGTTAAGCAAATCAACCAATGCAATCATTCCTGAACAAGCTGTAAGCTATAAGTTCAAAGTTCGCGACTTTGCTGACCTGTTTGAAGGTCTGAACCCAGAACAGATTCACGTTGCACTGGAAGGTGCGATGAACATCGTATTCGTGAAACCACTGCCGGTGGCAGGTTCTGATGAAAATCAGACCGAAGAAGACGATCAGTTGGATCATGAATCCCAGGTTACCGCGAACACCGTGTTTGCGCTGGTTGCTCACGGTCAGTCTGATGAAACCGAAGGTGTCGCTGAAATCGACCCAGAAGACAACCCTGAGTACGCCAAGTACGAAGAGATCTTCCAGGCGATCGTTGCGAAGTTTGCCGCTGAAGTTGCCGCCGATGAATTCAATCAGGATGTGGTAACCCTGCACGGTGAAATGGAATACTTCAACCGTATCGAGTTGTTCACCTACTTCTACGATACCAAAAATGAAGTGTTGTCTGTCACCATCATCTCTACCCCAGAAGCTGAACCTGTTGCCGCATAATTAATAACCTACCTTACCATCTTGGGTAAGGTAGGTCTATTTACTCACTTTGTTTTTACCCCACCACGTAAAGGAGTAGTACATGTCCGTTATTGTTCATGAAAAGAAAACCCTGGCAAGCCTCCCCACTCTGGTCTCTCTGGTTTTCGATAACCGTGATACTCAACTGGATGCATCCAGCGCCGCTATTCTGCCCGAAGCTGAGCAGAAGCTGGCCAATGAAGAGTACATCCGTCACGGTATTGCCAACGATCCCAAGTTTGATGTCTGGGCTCCTCTGACGTATTACTGGACCAATGGTATTATCCTGAAAACGGATACTGTCATGGTGTCAATCAAAGGTGCGCTGGCGTATGAAGTGGATGGTGATCTCCACATCAACTACGGTGAATCGGCAGAAGGTGGTCCTCAGGCTTCTCTGACTATCCTGGGTAACCAACACACTCTGCAGATCGCGCGTGCTGTAGCGTCTACCTTCCTGACTGTACCGGATATCTATAAAGGTATCGATCAGTCTGAACTGCAGGTTATCCATCTGGATGGTCATTCTCATCAGTGTCATTTCCAGAACCTGGAATGGAAGCTGAACAAGTCAGAAGCGGAGACTGACGTGATTGAGAAAACTGTAAAGATTCTGAACGCTGAACTTCCAACCGAAGAGTAATAAAGCAATGGATCATATTACCACTCGCTTAACTAAAACAGATGACGGTAAATTCTTTTTCCTGAATCTGTTTGCTCATCACCTGGATAAGTCTATCCCTCAAACTGACATTCAGAAAAGAACTGAACTGCAGACAGTTGAAAAGGTTATCAACTCATTTGCAGGTGAACACCTTTACTTGACTACCAGAGCGGGTTCAATTGATCTCGGTGTGGTTCACAGGGCCAAGGTCTCTACCTGGGGAGAAGGCGATATTCCAAGTTCGATTACTGGAACTCTCATTCTCCATGTGAACGAAGTTACCACGTACCTTTACAATCGAACGTTGAAGATCAACTCTGTTTTAATTCCAACAGGTGCTGAACACATCACACCGATTGTTTATTTGAACGAGTATCTTAACAAAGGGATCAATTACGATCTGACTGCTTTGTTTTCAATGAATGCTCATACCGATGCCTCAACGAACAAAGACTGATTAACTCCCTACCCTTCCGAAAGGAAGGGTAGGTTACATCATCTATTTATTTTTAGGAAACAAAATGAAATCAGTAAATGCAACTGAGCAGAACTTTAAAGATTTAATTAATGAAGCTTTGTTTACCAGTCACAGAAAACAGTTCCTGCATGATTTCAAGAATCTTTGTTATCACAGTCAAATAAAGAACATGTTTACTTTACCCCAAGTTCATCCAGAAGCCAAAGTAGAAGTTCGCTGGAGCGCTATTCGTAATCCGCTCACTCGTCATGAACACGACGAACGTGGATTAAAGGTTATCTATCATCCATATTTACCGGCTGTTGTAATCAAACTTGATTCAAGCGCGGATATGTTTGAACGGTCAGGAGTTACTGGTGGTGAATTACTTATCGCACTGAGTAATTTTTACTCAGCTGGATATATTGAGATCCATACTTTACGAGAAGATCTCCCTAGATCCATCATGCCAGTTAAACCTCATCAGGTATTGAAAGCGATTAATGCCCTAATGGGATAACATAACCCTACTTCCATGAGGAAGTAGGGTTAGTCTTTATCTATTTTTTTTATCGCAGAATCTGATCCATCGTCATGGTGATGGTTTTCAGCTGAGAGACGTGCATGGCCTTCATCCTTGTCAACATGAACTGAGTAAAGATGTAAACAGTTTCTGCTGATACACGTGTTTCAATTGCCCCCAGTTTATTACCCGCACAAGTCTTACACAGGTTGTCTTCTGCTTGCTGACAGAACTGAGGAACACGCATATTGACTGAAGTACCAATCAGCTTATCATCACCCTTACCAAGTAGGACAGGCTTGCCATCAACTAAATGGTAACCGCCTACCCAACCTTTAAAGTTGTGCTTGGAGAGTTTAACCGATTCAGTACGCGGTGACCCACAGTCATCTCCACCAATCATGATACGGTTGGTTAAGAGGATAGCTACCTTAACTTCTGCACCACCTTCACCGGTTGCGTTACCACGGTCAAATGACGCAGAGATTGCGGTGTTGATGTATTCTGGATAGTGGTCTTTGTCCCAGCCTTCGTTCAGAGACTTCCTAAGAAGTTGGTACTTACCTGTATTAAAATCAGGAACCATATCAAAGATAATAAACATCTTCTTACGGGCGTTATCAATAAACTTACCGTTAATGAAGAAGTCCGCAGAAGGTCCTGAGTACTGGATCTTGGCATCGAGTGCAATAACTTCATCAATAGCCAAAGCGACTGCAGTAGGGTCGTCAAGCTTACCATTGTCTTCGAGTCCCTTTAAGAGTTTATCACGTAAAGCAATAACCTCTGGATGAACTGTCAGGACATCAATAGAAGACGCTTTAACAAACACGTTGTTCATGCCTTCCAGGTAATCTAATTGCTTAGTGACCTTGAGACAATCATTCACAGAAGCTTTACCTTCTGGAACAGGTTTATCAGGAGTCGGGTTATCAACCATCAAACCGTCGATAACACCCATGATGGTACCACCACTGATCTTACCGTTAATATAACTGGTGCGAGTCCCGAAGGACTCATACAGTACAACGATGTTGGTCAGGAAGATACCGATGGTGGTTTGGATCTTCTCTTTAACGAAATCCACCGTATCCATGTCAATGGTAATCGGGTCGTTCTTATAAAAGAGAGGACGACTGAAATCATCGTGACCTTCAATCACCACACGCTGTTTGTTCTCATCGATAAAGTAGAGTTCTTTCTTCTCATTATCACGGAACACAGCAAAAGGAACGTCAGCCAACTTCTTATTGTTGTTCGGTGTATCGTGCACCAAACTGAAGATGGATAAGAGAAAGGTCTTTCTGGTATACGCTCGATTCTTGAACGCATGAAACAGGAAATCAAGCTTATGCATTTAACTTCACCTTCTTCATAATCTCCATTGCTTTATACGCTTCTTCAATGGTGTTGGTCTGGTCTTCGATCAAAGCAGAGAACTGTCCTTGAATCTGAGAGTCAGTCAATGAAGAGATAATCATCAATGAGAGTACGTTGGTTAAATACTTGTTAGAGTCAGTGGCTAAGTTACTGGCCAGTTCACTCATGAAGATCTTCAGATATCCATCTACCGGTTGACCTAATCCACCTTCGTCAACCACGTGCTGACCACCACAGGTGCCAGACAAGAACATCTTGTTAGCACGAATACGATCACGAACAGTATGATCCACATACGTCGTATCATCTTCATCAATGACGTTCAGACCGATAAGAATACCACGAATGGTGTTAGGTGATACTTCACTAATGAAGTAATCAGCGTTGCTCATATCGTATTGAGGTTGCGTCATTTGAACAACCTGAATGAAACGATCTTTACAGTCTAGTTCCTCATCATTAAGAATCTGAACCAGACCTAACAAATCAGTCAATCCATCAAAGAGATAGATTGTATCAAGAATACTTTTGAGCTCAGATAAGGTATTGAGTTCAACGTAGTCTTTGTCAATGATAATTCCCATCATCTGTAACGCGTCGATGATCGTGTTAATAAACAGCACTCTGACGTGTGCCATTAATTCTGACGTATCCAGAGATTCATCGATGAACATCTGGTTAAGGGTATTATCAATAAAGCTTTCAGGGAACGAAATCGCAATTAAATTATACGACTCGTTGAATAGTGTAGCTTGGTGAGGTGTGCATCGCGCAATAAAGTCGACCCACATTTCACCTAAATTTTCCACACCAAGATCCACATTAGTGAGATCAATCATTTCTGACATAGTTATTACCCATTAATCTTTTTAAGGAGTCATAAGATGACCAAAGCAAAGAGTTCACAAGCTCGTGCTAACAAGCGTAACGCCCGTGCTAAGACCAAGAAAGTTTCTGCCAACAAAGCACGTAACACTCCTTCTGAAGTGCGTAAGAAGCAATTCCGTGGTTTGATGGAAGGTAAACGCATGGAGTTCGATGATGTCCTGAGCAATGCAGTACGCGACATCAACAACCGTCGTCAGACTACTGCCGAGTTCACCTCTCTGCAAGATGTGCTGGAAGGACTGAAGAAGTCTACCGGCGAAGTATTTAAGCTCTACTCATATATTACGATGGTAGAAGCGCTGGCCAAAGAAGGCGTGATTGATTTCAAACTGGTTATCGATCTGAAAGCTATCTCGGTCAGTCTGATTGACGTGGACAGACGTATTCAGACATTGGCTAAACTGGTTGAAGCCGATGAAGAGGATGCTGTGTTCACTGAAAGTCTGGATCTCGGCACTATCCTCAGCAACTTTGCTGAAGAGTTGTATGCTGAAGTCGAACGCAGTGAAACACACGCTCTGGTAATTGAAGAGTCTCTGTCTCGTCTGGCTAAAGAAGTTGAGGGTGTTGATGACGCAACCCAACAACGTTTCGAAGTCCTTCAACGTTTTGCCTATCAGTACCTCGGCGAAGTTAAAGCTGAGATTGATAGCAAAAATGCAGAAGCTATTGCTGCTACACCTGCGGAAGCAATTGCAGAATAATTCACTCTCCCCACAGGAAATAAAAGATGTCCGAAGAAAAGTCTGAATTGGAAAAGGGAATTCAAAAAGAAACCGCAATGAAGGTATTGCGTGATTCTGTTATTCGTGCGCATGACGGCGAATTCGATCCCACCATTATTCCTGTCTTTGTGGGTGCTATTGGTGACGTTCACCGTAGCATCTATAAAACAGCGGCAACATATACCGCTTTACAGCGTGCGTTGACCGAAGAAGCAAACACCGGCAAGGGTCGTGACTCTAAGTCACTGCAAGTCAGCTATGACGAGCTGGTGAAAGAGAACTTCCCAGAGATGGATGAAGAAGAACTGGTTGCCATGTTGGTTAACTACATGAGCTTCATCTATCGTGGTGTCGACCGTCTGATGATGCGTGATGAGAACATTGACATCACTCTGCGTGAAAACCTGGCGAATACTGTCCCAGGTAAAGACGGTACCCGTATCGGCACTATCTCCCCGGTTAAACCAAGCAACGATAAATCACTGTCACCGCGTGACCGTATGCGTCGTCATCTGCGTGGTGGTCGTGGTGATCCTGACACCTTCAACATTATTCTGTTGAACTCATTGATCTTCCTGCGTGTTGAAATTCCAACTGCACCAGACCTTATCCGTCTGATCAACACCATCGGTACTCGCCTGCAAACCTACGGTGAGCGTTACAACGTCAGTGCGCTGCACCTGGAACGTGCTGGTATCGGTGAGATCCTGGTTGACTTTATTCTGGATCGTGTGAAGTATCACAGCGTGAAAGATGTGGTCGATCACTTTGAGCTCAAGCGTTACATTATGTTGAACGACTTGAACCCAATGGTAATGGGTCTGCTCTGCACCACAGCACCGAAAGGCGTGTCCTTCCGTATGTACTGTGTAGCAAACAAATGTGCGCATGCAGATGTTCAGGTTGTCGATCCAACCACCATGGTTCTGGATGTTGAAGAAGACATGTCAGAAGAACGTCGTGAAGTTCTTTACGAGGTGGTAAACAAAGGTCGCAAGCTGTCACGTGAAGAGTTGGCTAAACTGCGCCCGGTGTACAAGGATCAAGAAGGCAAGGAACTGGATACTACTATTCCTATTCCTGGTCTCGGTCGTTATAACGTAGGTATCCCTTACCTGGATGACTTCTTCGCCACCTTCCACCGTATGAGCAACCGCATCAACCCAGAGCTGCGTCAGCTTGCTATGGACTTCCCTAACACAGAGAAGTTTGCAGAGAAGCGTAAGCAGTACATGTCGGGTATCCGTGGTAGTGAATATCTTCAGTGGATCGAAAGCGTTGAGTATGATCCAGAGCCGGGTACTGAAGGTGAGATTGAAGTCATCAAACGTGATGAAGATCCAGAGAGCTTTGAACAAGGTCTGTTGGATAACTTCAGCGATGATGAAGACCTGTACGTTCAGGCACTTCAGAAACTCATCACCTCTATCCCGCGCATGACGTTTACCTATGTCGGTATTCCGAATGACACATGCCCAGCGTGTAAACAAACTTCTGAAATGAAAGATCATGAAATGATCAAAGGCTTTACGCCGATCGATCCGATCATGAATTTTTTCGACCGTACCCGAATGATGATTGGTATGAGAGAGACCGCGGCGAGTACTATCGAGGAAAATCTTTCTTAACTGATGAGAGTGACCTTCCTAAGGCAATGGTGAACAAAGCACTGGCTCTGTTTGTCAAACATGCTAATGAGAAGGACGCTCTCAAAAGGGCAATGATCAACCGGAAGATTGCTATGGTAATGCGAGGCTGGGTGGGTGATAACCAAAATGGTAACCCCCAGCTCAAATATAACCATCAGCGTAGAGATCTATTCCATCTCTGGTCTGCAAAGAACTTTGGGCACACCTTCGGGTCACGGGAATACAGTAAGTTCCTTTCATTAAAAGACTGTCTTGAGATGCCAATCGATCTCATGGACGATATTTTGGAAGGAGTCGGTCGTGGTCAAGAGGATCTCGCCAAGCAGAAGAAGGCTGCGGCCGATCGCGCTGCTGCACAAGCTGCCTCTGGTCACGGTATGAATAAAAGTGAATTGGCGGCACTTCAAGCCGCTCAACGTGGAGATAAATAATGGGCGATAATTTCACCCCACCAAAAGTAGAGAAGCGTCAGAACGCGGTTACTGCTCAGGTAGAAGCTGAACAGCAGAATACCCAAGAGAACGAAACCCGTGTTGTTAACGGTCCAGTTGATATCTATAAAAATGGTATCGACGATTTCGTTAAGTTCCTGAAAGGTGAGATCGCTGCCGGTACGTTGGAAGAACGTCGCAACCAGCAGAAGAGTGTGATCAAAACCTGTTGGGGTATGCTGGAGATGGATTACGCTCAATGTAAAGAAGCATTGGACTATTTCCTGATCACTGTGGGTAAGAACCAGAACGCGTTCGAATGGAACAATGTCCTGGCCCCGCTGTCTACCCTGGAAGGTCTGATTAACGCAAGTGAACTGGTTCGCTACAAGCGTTTCATCATGTTCATCACCCTGCTTTCCGAGCATGCTCGCTCGCGTGATACCTTTACGCAGATGTTTGACATGACTAAGTTTACAGCCATGTTCGCAACCAAAGCTGCGCAAAATCTGCACAACTACGTGCACCGTTAATCGGTACTAACTCCTACTCTATCCTTCACGGGGTAGGGTAGGATTATTTGTAATATTCTTTTTTTTTCATACCTTCAAGGAACGTCCCATGAGTTTTTCAGATGTAGAACATTTTAGTAATATGGTTACTGGCTGTGAATCTATCACTGCTGGCGATCGTACTTCAGGTGACGCACGTTATGCGTTTGCAGTACTTAAGCTTCACACAGTAGACATGGGCTCCGTTGCCGGTCAAGAAGGTTTCCTTGATAACGTCAAAGCAGGTGCTGCTAAAACTGGTGAGTTCATTAAGAAACTCTTTGAAGCCATCAAGAAGTGGTTCTCTGAAGCTTTCAAATCTACACGCGCTAAAGCCAAACATTTGTTCGGCGACGGTAGTGACGAAGAGAAAGATGCGGCCCGCAAGAAAATTGCTACCACTATGGTCGGTAAAATTGAATCAGTAAAGAAAGCGGCTGAAGGGCTCCCTGAAGAAATCAATGGTAAAGAAGTTATAAGTGCCGCTGATAAAGCACTTTCTGCATTTAAGGAAGATGGTCGCCCAGCAGCAGTATTGTTGGCGCTTGATTCCTTACTGGCTCAGATTGACAAAGTTAGCTCAGCGTTTATTACTTATTGTAATAAGCACATGCCTAAGAAGCAGATGGATCCCCATGCTCCTTATGACAAGGCAGTTAAAGAGTACAAAAGCTTTGCTGAACCAGTTAATAAATTAACTTCTTACATTGCCGAAGCATTTGGTAAAAAGTAACATAATCTCCTACTCACCCTTGGGTGAGTAGGAGTATGCTTTATGCAGCTTTCTTCATTTCTTGTTCTTTGATGAACGGGATAACAGACGCTTCATAGAAAGAACTAATCTCAGTTAACTGAGGCATACCGTAAATGGTATTACACAGCGTCACTGCATTAGCGATAGGACTTGATGCGTAGTTCACACCTAAACGACGGAACTCCATACGGTCCAATCCTTCCACTTCACAGACTTCAAGTTTGGTGGTCTTATTCGACACATTAAGAGAAACTGTAATGTGAGGATAAGCACCGGTTACATCGATGTCATCTGTATCGCCACGACCACGTGAACGCCATGAAGGGAGTCCGGCATAGATTGCCTTACCTTTATCTTCATTAAGCTCAGCGTGCAGCAGAGCTATCCAGTCACGCAGGTCTGGTTTGATCTCTTTCCAGATATCTTCTTTCTTACGACCCACTGTTCCCCAAACGTAACCGTGTTCTAAAGCAATGAACGACAGTTTATCTGAGATCATAGAAGGCTGAGACTGATAAGACTTCAGTTCAGAAGACGTCACCAGAGAAGGCAATGACAGAGAGTAGTCATTTGTTTTACGGTTCAGATCTTCGATAACCCAGTTATCTCGGATGTTGTACATGACATATTCATAAGGATAGTTCTTCACCATGAATTTATGCCATTCAGCTGAACCTGCCTGGAGATGATCTGCTTCTGGAATATAAAGCTTACCTTCTACCCCTTCTGCAATTGCCGTGTTCTGCAACGAGTAAGACTCTTTCTTACCGCCTGGAGCACGTTTAATTGCATAGAACGACATACCGTCAAACCACTGCCAGTTAGCCGGTGCTTGAACAACAGGGAAACGTTCTTGGTTTTCCAGTGGTGATTTAGAACCGTCCACTTTGGTCTTGAACTCACGACCTGGGAAATAGAAGTAATCTTGATAGCACGGTGGAATACTTGGATCGCTGTAAACCTGTTTCAGGTCATAGCCTTCGTTCTCCAATGCTTCCTGATTACGTTCCATATCAAAGTTAGCATTCCAGCTAACAATGAAGTCCATCCCGCAATGATGCCAGTATTGAACGTTTGCATAAACAACTTGTCCAGGAGTATCAACCAGATTCCAGTTGATCTTCTCGACATTGTGAAGCTTCATGTATTCAGACAGATGTTTCTGAGCACATTCATTAAGCTTACGCAAAATGATTGCATCGTCTTTCTGATCTTCCTCAGGGAAGTAGCTACGCATGCCAGCCCAGAATACGTGTGCACCGTGTGTGGTCGATGCCATGTTAACCGGACCCACACTACCGTCGTCAAGGATGTATGTCTCAACGTCGTATGCTGCTACGCCAAAGGCTTCCTGTGGTTGATGCTCAGGATACTTCTTGTAATACTTTTCTTTATACACAACCGGTACCGATTCCTGGCAACCAAAAACATACGGGTTGTTCTTCAGGTCAGTAAGTTGTGCATTACGATCAGGACGACCAAAGAGAATCTTGCTGATGTTTAACGCAAGACGGGATTCATTGGCACTGTACTTATCACACTTGTTGGTTTCAATGTAATCGCGTTTATCTTTAAACTGTTGAAACTTCTTCTTAACGATATAGAAGTCACGTTTAAAGTTTTCAATTTGAGCAAGCTTATGACTACGTGATCCATCTTCATGGATATTGGTAATCTTGGCTACTAAGAGATCATTGTCTCGGTTAGCTCTACTGTAAGAAAGGTATGCGTGTTTACATACACGTCCAACAATAGGACTGTCATTTTTAATAGTCATCTTGTTCCCGAATGTTATGACGTCGCAAGTTAAATTTTCTACACAATTTGACTCACCCTTTTTATTTACTCCGGAGTACCATTTATGCTCGGTATCGAATTCCTGAACCGACCCAAAGAACTGCAGATCGATGGGTTAGAGTTTATGGATTATCAGAATGGAGATCTCTTTAAAGATCTCGTTAAAATGTTTACCCCCACGCTTGAAGAAGCGAATGGGTTTTGGGTGTGGAAACGTGGCGAAGGTAATGCCGCTGAAGACTTAGAAAAGATCATCACGTATCACACAGGCATTAACCTTGAGCTCAGTGCGGAACAGCCACCAAATGCTGCTGTTGATGCTGGATTCATTAACCCAGGCAACGTCCTCAACATCAAGAACATTGAACAGTTCTTCTCTGCAAAACAATCCAGTCTGGGTGAAACTTTTAAACGCCTTAAGACGGACGTATTGCGTGGTTGGGTTGATACCTCAACAGGCAAGATCGGCGGTGACTTCAGTAAGGTTCGTTTCACTCTTTATCTGAACGATATCATTTCCTCATTCTTACGCCATAAGGTGTTAAAGCGTTATAACATCACTATGGCTGAAGCATTGTCGGCAATCATCATTCATGAATGCGGTCATGTGTTTACCGGCTTCATGCACTGCTACCGTAGTGTTGTTGATCCTATCGTTTCTACTACTGCAATCAAATTGATTGTAGACGGTAAACTTTATGGTAAGCAGCGCGTGGAAGTTGTCAAAGAAGCATTCAAGATTATGAATGTGGGACAACAAGTAAAAGAAGAAGACATTGCTGATTTCACTGGTGATGAGTTCGTCATTTACTTTAATAAAGCCACCGGTACTCGTGATACTCGTCGTACCCTCTCTCTGGGAACGCAAGATCGTTCATCTGAGATTTATGCCGACTTGTATGCGGTTCGAATGGGCTGCCCTAAATCTCTGGTTGCTGCGTTGGCTTCTATGCCAAGCGTTGGACGTATGAGCGCGCTGATGGCACTTCAGTCAATGGGTGCAATGATGTTAGCGCTGGGTGCATGTCAACCATTGTTAGCTACTTTCTGCGGTATAAACGCCATCTTCATGACGCTGATTGCATTCCAATCTGTGCTGACACCGGGTGATGTTTATGATTCTCCATATCGCCGCGTGAAAACAATCCTTCGTGATTACATCGTTCAGATTAACAATCTCAAATCACTGGATTCAAAAGCCAAAGCCGGTATGTTGGCTGAAGCCAAGGAAATGGAAAAGATCTGTGATGACGCAAAACCATTCCTGGAAGGCACCTGGGTTCAGCGTACTGTTTCATATATCGCCAGCGGTAGTGACTTCCGTGCTCAGGACTTCGAACATTTCACCGATGAACTGGTTGGTCATACCTTATCACTTTATAAAGATGCAATTTAAGGAATTGTTATGAGTCACTTAGCTCACATTGTAAAACTTAAGCAAGACTTGATCGGTCTCGGTGTCATGAGTCCTGATGTTCAGGTTGAAGTTGTTCAGACGGCTTATTCCAAAGCACTGTTGAATGTCACCGGTTCATTCACCATGACTGACGAAGAACGTTTCAAGTTCATTCGTTGGATCCTGTCTTACTGGAACAACGTTACCCCAAACAAAGGTAACTTGATCGCTTCTCAGGTAGCTGACTTCTATCGCAACCTGAAACAAGTGTTCAACAAAACCATCACCGAAGATGTGGTGATTCTGAAAATTGTTCCACACGTAGAAGCTGCTGGCGATGTCAAGTACATCGAACTGGAAAGCTACGCGGCGCTGGTACAGACGCTGATTGATGAAGCGAACCATAAGCTTCCTCAGTTCAAAGAAACCAATCAGATCGTCTAATAAGGAGTCATCATGTCTGAACAAGCACAAAAGACTGATGACGATTCCATTGAGTTAAGCACAGTGTTGCAGCTCAGCCCTCAGACTCCTACCGACAAAGTTTCTGTTGTGAAGGACAAAGAGGGCACGGAATACATCTCTCTGGATGAAACTTATGAAGTTACTGGTCAAGAAGCGTTGAACACGCTGGCTGCTAACTGTCGTGAGTATTTGAACAACAAACGTCTTCACCCTTCAGGCTTCTCTGTTCTGAAGATCAGCGGTTGTGAAAGCATGATGCCAATGTACGACCGCATGAATGGCATTCGCGGTGGTGAGTCATTCTTAAGCACCCTGAAGACAGGTTTCCTGGCAATCATCAAAGCAGCGAAGAAATTCCTGTTAGCGGTGATCGATTGGATTGTTCTGCGTATTCGTACTCTGCTTGGTTTCGAGAAAACCGAGAAAGAGTTAGCGATTGTAGCGGAACACAGCGAAGATGTCAGAAAGCAATTGGTCTCACTGCTCAGTTCTCTGATTGGTGCGGATAAAGTTGATCTGGATATCGCTGAGATGTTTGAAGCATTGCCTAATGAAGTAACACAGCGCGATGCCTTTAACATCATTCACAACCGTAACAAATCAATCATCGATCAGATTGATGTCCTGGCTAAACTGCAGGGTGATCTGGAAGGCATTGAAACCACCATTAAGAATGCGGGCCATAATGCTCGTCAGTCTCGTGGGCGCTATCAGCAGGCTGTGGCTAAGTTACGTAAAGCATGGGAAGATAAAGAGAACTTCACCAATGCTGACATCATCGAGTTCCGTAACATGCTGGACAACGAAGTCGGCGTGGTGTTGAACCCGGATCCAATCCGTAAACAACTCGCTAAGCTGGTTGATCAAGCGTACGATATCGATCTCGGTTCAGTGGGTGCTGATAAAGCATTCAAACAGAACCTGACAGCAGCTAAAGATGTGCTGGAAAAATCTATCCCAGTTCGTGTTACTCCTGCGGACTATGAGAAGGTGAAGAAAGTTGGTGAGCGTATGGGTACCATTATGCTCAAGGCTTCTGTACCGTTTGATCCAGATACGCTGAAGTTCCTGAAAGATGTCATCGAAGTTAAAGATGCAGAACTGATTGAATCTATCGATGCCGTGTTCGATAAAGCGGGTGTGCTGAAAATGACTTATACGTCATACTGCTCAACCATTAACGAATACACCTGGGCGTTGAATCAGTTGGTTACTGTTAGCGGTAACGTTCGTCGTAGCATCGCCGGCATTGTTAACTGGTCTGTTAAAGTTGACAAGCTGATGTACACCTACCTGTCTAAAGACCTGAACACGATCATCAACACTGAAAAAGAGTTGCTGAATGAGAACGGGAATAAGATTACGGCGGTTTATGACAATGCAGGTAACCGTATTGACACGACCTCTAATGTCAATTACGACCAACTGTATCTGGCGAAGCATCCGTACATCGGCAGTGCGTTAATGACGTACCGTGCTAAGACGGGTGATCTGCGTAAGAACTTCAAAATCATCGAACGTGTTAATGCCGGGCTGAAAGCCATGGGCGTTCAAAGCAGGATTTAACCGATATGCAAAAAGAAGAAATCTTTGCCGTATTGGATCGCCTGGTAATTGATCAGAAGCAATACAACAAGTTCCTGGAACACACGGATACCTTTACGAAGGAACCCCGTTGTAAGAAAGGTTGCTTGGCCTTCATCGAGGAAGTGTTTAATCTTCCTGAGGTTGCAGGACGTGATCAACTGGCTATCTGTTTAGTGTCCAGTAAAACGCAAGGTAACGCTCGCGATACTCGTCATTTTATTATGGAACATCCAATCACCATTGGTTACGGTCAAGCACTGCAACAGGCTCGTCTGTCATTACTGCGTTTGATCGCTGAGTACATTCTTGAAACCTCACGTCGTTTAGATGAAACGACACTGAGTGACAAGCATGAACGTCAAGTGTTCTTACGTCGTGCTGTAGCGCGTCTGATTACCCTGTTCCAGAGCGGTGACATGCGTGTTGTCATCAAAGCAGATCAATGGTCAGAAGTCAAACCGTTTGAATGGATTGACTACCTGACATCAGACTTGCAAACTCTGGTCGGGAAGATTGACAATGATGAAGCGATTCTTAAATGGTCAAGTCATCTCTATGACGTGAACAATCTGAACTGTGATTACAATCTGGAATCACTGCGCGGATATATCGATTACCTCGATACGTTTACTGAGTTCTAAACTTGCATAATTCCCTACCCTTCCTTACGGAGGGGTAGGGGTTATGTTTGCTTAAACGAAAGAGTCAGGCAAGTGACGTTTGAACTGAATCTCGATAGCTTCCTTAATGGTCAGGAATTTATCTGCAGTCTGTTCAATGTTCTTAGTGACACTGAACCCATTGGTGCTATCTACATTTGTAATAGCATCGACTTCATAGTCACCCGCCATCACAGTAAGATGCACATCAATAACTTCAGAACCACCGTTCTCTTTCAGTGTGGTAATGATCGCACTGTGAGACACGGTATCTTTCAGCAACGCTGTGTTAATCAGCGTGTGTGTTGACGTATTCAGGTTATCTTTGAGATTCTGATTACGCATACCGTTTTGTGTGAGCATATAAACAACACTGAAGCTGAGATCATTCTTAAGCGTGCGTTCAATCATCTCATTGACAATAGTCTTCGTGAAGCCCATTGTTGAACGGGGTTTGAATACCAGCTTCGTTTCATCAAGTGTGATCGTGTTGAATGAATCCAACTGAGCAACCACCTGATCCACAAAGAACGACTCAGTGCTTTCCATATAAGCCGTATCATAGGCGTCCTGAGAAAGCTTGTAAGAGAAGTCAAAGCCGATGAAGTCCCAGTAGTAGTTCAGTTTACGTGGAGACAACAGAACCGGTTTATTCTGGTCATCATAAACCGTTTGACCTTTCAGGAAACGCCATACCGGAGTTCCATCAGCAGCAATGACCTGCGTACCTGCTTTGTGTTCAATCACAGGCAGACCATCAACCAGAACCAACTTACGAATCGTACTTCCGTCAGGATTGGTAACGGTGGTGTATTGGTAAGTGTCTGTTGGATAAACTTCAGGAACGTTGTTCAGATACTTCTCATACTCACCTTCACCCACCATTGGACGAACACGCGTAAAGAGCGAACCTAAGTTCCGGCCGAACTCTACAACGTAATCGGTTTCAATGATCGAGATGTTGGTTTTGTTGAACAAGGTCTGATCGATCTTCATATCAGAAGCAGAGGTTAATGTTAACCCTGAGCCACCCAATGTAAAGATGAATGTCGCTGTGGTCTGGAGATCCACAAAACTCTGACTAACAGGTTGACCAAACTGATTGAAGCCAGAGACTCCGATCAAATCGGCATCAGTGATGTCAAAGTTACTTGGGATGGTGAACACGAAACGACGTTCTTTATCCTCAGTCACACCGGCCAGTTCAGCACGCATGGTGATCGGCGACGCAACACCTGACGGCGTAAAGGAAAGCTGCAGACCCACAGAGTCATTTGCCAGATTCTTATACGCATCCGTTGAGCTGGTTTGGATCGTGATCTTGTAACCGTCATCAGTATATTCGATACCGATATTCGCCACACTAACCTGAAGACCCAGATTTGCGTTCTCAAAGCGGAAGGTCTGATAACGTATGCTAGGATGATTGGTGCGATAGATACGACACACTGCACGATTCTTGGTGGTATCAAAGACGTAGGTAAACGGTGTGTAAACCATGGTCTTCTTGGCCATCGTATCGATCTTGGTTTGGTTACTTGAACTCATCAAGTTCTGATAGTCAAGTTTCGATACCATGTAAGGGGTCTGCTTCGTGATATCGAATACAGACCCCTGTGGTAACGTGACACGCAAACCGTTATCAATCCCCCAACCTGACGCAATCAACTCTTCCAGGCTCGTTAGAACGGATCCTACGTTCACACCCATAGACGAGTTAAAGCTCGCCACACTACTGTCGGTATAAAGTTTGGAATCCTGGACAGGAAGATCTTTAGTAACACGATAGAGACGATCGGTTACCAAGTCGATGGATTTCACAGACGAGTAACCATTGGTTAACAGGAACTGAGAAATGTCATTGTTACTGATTGGAATCAGACGCTGACGATGACCGTAGATCATCAAGTCTTTAAGTTGTTGGAACGGCATGGCATCTGCGCCACCGATGATCGGTGCCAGTACATCAACTAACAGCGTGTTGATTTTAGCCAGTGGTTTTTCAAACTGATCCAATGCACCGTTGTCATTCGCATAGTCAAAGAACTCATACGTGAAGTACTGGTTCTCAAGCGTTGACAGGTCACGGTACATTTTACCTTGCGTGGTATAAACCAGAATGGTAATACGGGCTGACGTGATCATTCCGTTCTGTGTGTACACAGGTGGAACAGAGGCTTCAAACGTACTGTCCGTTTTCAGATCGATAACTAACGTTGCCTGATTAGGGTCGTAGTTTTCATTATTATAGATAACAGCCATCTCAGAACGACGAGTACTGCCATCCGGGGTAATGAAAGCACGAACCGCGTAGATATCATCTTCATATGTGATGACTTCACGGAAACCGGCGTTGGCGTTAATCGGTTTGTTATTCTGCGGAGTAATCTTCAACTGGCGAACAGGAAGATGAATCGCTAAATAACGAAGACGGTCAATATCCAGATAAGTAACATCTGGAGTGTTGGTTGACAGCGGATTCAGCTTAGACTGACGCGTACTGTCATAAACCACCTCATAACCACCATGATCCATCACACGGATTTCAACAGGGTTCTCAAGCAAGAAAGGAATACCTGCAATGTTGAATACGGAATCCGGTGGAATAACCAGCTTGCGGTACGTGTTGTCCAATGTCCCACTGGTTTCAGTGTAACGAACAGCGACTTCGTCCAATGTCTCTTCAGAGATAATGAAACGAATCGTGGTCGAACTTGGAGCACCGTATACCCCGTACCAATCTTCATCACTCATGGATTTAGACAGATCACCGATGTTGCGTGCGTGAACACGGAACTGTCCGGCTTCTGCATCCCCTAAACGAGAGATAAAGTTAAAGGCATTGCCTGTAACCAAATCCACCATAAAGGCAAACGGGTGATCTGCTGAGTTTAACGTACCTTGACCGGCGGTAAAGGTCGATTCAATGTTGTTGAAGATTGTGGGTATGACACGGCTGGGGTTGTTCGAGATCTTGTTTAATTCATCAAAAGTCATGCTACTACTCATTTAGGAACCCACCATGTTAACTTAATGCCACCACGTCCTTTTTCAAAGCGTGGTAGTAATAGAGGATAAGCACCACCACTGTAAGCAATGTATTCATCCGTTGATAACTCACGGTAATAATTGTTACGCGTTTCTGGTCTGATGTTCGGGTTATAAAGGAAACTATGTTCATTGAACGATTGGATCAATCCAAATTCATCCTGACGCTGACCCACTGATGAGAACTGAATCGTAAAGTCATCCTGACCTTCACCACGCAACGTGTTCTGGGTGGTATCGATTGAAGCAATCGCTCCAGCAGGGTAAGTCGTTGGAATAGATTGAACAGTCGCAAAGATGTGTTCCAGGAACATGGCATCTTTATTCATGATCAAGTGATAGATGCGGCAATCGTAATCAATACGGTTACTCATCAAGTACCAATCACGAGGTGTGACTTGGCGGTCACCCGAAACTACTTCTGAAATATAGTCCTCCCAGTACTGGAACAGTGCCTGGATAACAGAAGGTTTAGGGTTATAGTAAGTTTGGTTAATACTGAATGAACCGTTCTCTTCAAGCTTACTGGCGACACGCTGATAAACCTGGCTACGTAATCCTGGTTCAGATGTCTCAATAGATAACTGAAGATCACTGAACCCCGTAGAGGTTTTAATAAAGGTAGTGAGAGGAACAATAAACGGCATACGGTTATCCAGGATCTTACCTGCATTCGCTGCTGCCCAGCGTTCGTCTAACATCCCTCTTATATATGCACCGATGCTATTCTGACCGGCTCCATACAGACTCACAAGCTTCTCTGAGCGAGTAATATTATCATCTGTGAGATTTAACTGTGGTCGCGTAACAAACGGCAATCCTATGGTGTTATCGGATAACGGCATCATTGCCGGGCCCTGACCTAGGATCTTTAACCCTCTTAAAGAGTTAATTAAAGGCGATGACCATCCAGGAGAAGTTCCTTCTAGAAGAGATGCGTCGAACAATTCCTCTCTATTTGGTAGGTTCTCTCCTGAATAATTTGTAAAATCATTTTCATTTGAACTCATAAATAAACCTTAATGGAGTACGTAATGATTCCTCAAGCTCTTTCTTTAGGAGCTACGCTGCTTCAGCTAGCTACTAACTTCGGTGCTAGTAAGAAAGGTGTGGAAACGGCTGGTAAAATCATTGATGGCGCAGCGGCGACATACAATGTTCTTCAGACTGGTAGTCTCGCTAAGTCTGCATCCAAAACGCTGATCTCGCCTTTAGTTGCTATCGAAGATACCCTTATCCATCAGGACTACATGAGTGACCTGATGACGATCATTAACCTGCGCGATATCAACGACGTGCTTTCCCACTTCTCTCAACAGGGCAGTGTGAACGGCATCAAGGTATCTGACCTGGTTGATTCAATTCAGCCACGCCGTAGTGGTTTCTTGGCTTTGCAGGGCGCTGAGTCTTTTGGTCAGCCTGCCGGTAAGAAAGTTCAGCAGAACGTTGTTACTATTAATGGTAAACAAGTTGCTGATCTCCAGGACTATAAACCACTGGCTGTGGGTCGTACTGTTGATGCATCTGTCACCATTGACGGCGTTACCTTAACCTTCCCTCTGACTTTCCGTCAGACTCCGGTACCAGTAAGTGCGAACGATCTTCAAAAGATCTTCGAAGCTGCACGTCCGCAGGATGGTTGGGTCGCGCGTATCATGATGGCCAAGTCTGGTGAGATCACTTCGCCTGAACTGCTGACCGGTGAAGATGAGATCAGACGTGAATTCCAGATTCGCAAAAACGATCTGTCGGGCTACTACAGCGAAGTTACCGATCGTGCTACCAAGAACAACTTGGCGGCTATGCGTACCGGTATCGTGAGCTTTAACACCCAGGCTAACACCATCATCATGTCTTCAGAGTCTGCTCGCAACATCGAGCTGGAGCTGGGCGTACGTTTCGATGGTTCTGGTATCAACAAGATCCGTAAAGCGGTTCTGGCTAACACTATCGTTGTTGTTGACGATGCCTTGGGTCTGTTTACCTTCTACTATGCTGGTAACAACATGCCTGAAGTATGGACACAACGTCAGATCACCGTGAGCGCTAAGAAAGACACGTCAATGGATCTGGCTTCTCTGGCAAAACTGTTTGGTGGACGTTAATTCATGATCATTATTAGTGATACTCCCAAAAGCGATGTGATTGTATCCATCGATAAAGAACTCGTGTATCTGCGTGGCCTGTCAGACACTATTGCGCTGCTGCGCGATAACAGTGACAACATGGCTGCGGTTGAAGCCTATGTTCAGCGTAACGCTGTACTGAAAGGCATTGAGAACGACGTGCGCAAGCAGATTGATTCTCGCAGCAACCTGATTGGCACCATGGACTTCGCTATCAAACAGCTTCTGGCTTGGGTACCGAAACTCCGTGACCGTATCGTTAAAGGTAAGACTGAGACGTTTGACACTGAAACCATTACTTTCCAAGAGAAAGGTATTCTGGATTCTATTTCATCCGTCAACTTCTTCAACCGTTATGCCGGCCTGGTGTTGGATATCGTTCTGACCGAAGCAACCAAAGAAGTGAACATGAACACGTTCTTGACTAAAGTCGATCTGGCTTTCTTCAACAACACGTCAAAGTACTTCTCTAACTTGCTGGTCAAGTTCTCTCAGCCTACCAAAGTGCTGGAGACCATGATCGACGATCTGACTGACGAGCCGTATGATGCACAGTCTGAAGAGATTCTGCGTTCTACTGTTGGCGACAAAGCGGTATCGGTTCAACGTAACCTGGCACCTCATCAGCTGAACCCACTGTACTGGTGGAAACGTCAGCGTATGAAGAAAGATATCAAAACCATCATCGACTCCAATGCGGATGTTGACATGTTGGCTATGAAGATCGCTCGCCTGAACAACCGCCGCACCGGTGTGGAAGATCCAGCACTGGAACGTCAGATCGAAGTCTATCAGGACGAGATCATCAAGAAACAGGGTAAGATTGCCCAAATCGAGGCGCGATATGGCAACTGAGTTTAAGTATCTTAAATTCGGTTTAGTCCCTGCAAATTTCGATAATGGAATCCTGGAAAACAATGAACGCATCATTAACTCGTTCTTGAAAGGCTGGGGTTCCTACCAACTGCTGGGTGATGCACAAGCACACGCAGAGATCTTCGACATTACCCGTCGTTACATTGGTGCCAACTTCCGTAACTGGTTGATTGTGAACTTCCGTAATGGCGGCGGTGCCCGTAAAGAGCTGGCTCGCAAGATCGTTGGTTACATTGCAGGACGATTCTCAGGTACGGTTGTTATCAACCAACTGAATATCGACTTTAACCGAATCCAGAACATGAGCGTCAAGGGTGAGCCGATTCCTACCTCACTTATTTATAACGCGCATCAGGATACCGTTAGCTATCAAGTTGAAGACGTGGACTTCAGTGTTGTCGAAGATCGTCACTTCTATGACTTCATGGCGTTGATCGGTCCAGAGCTTGCTGCTAAGTTCTGCCTGAGCATGGACGGGATTTATTATTATGACAAGTAGCTTAGTCGGCGATCTGAAAGCAGCAGCAATTAACCCCGCATCTGTTCAGAGTGTCCCTAAGCTTACTGAAGAAGCTCGTTCCGCGATTGATAACTTCCGTGTTAACCTCAAAGTGAAAGAGGAAATTCAAGCTGCCTTAAACAAGGTTGAAGAAAACGAAGATTATCAGATTACTCCCGAAATTGCCGCCAGTGTTGATAACCTGATTACTCAGAACTCAAACCTGAAGGTAAGCAAATCTGGCACAACCTCTATTGTGGGTGCCGAAGCATTCGGGATTAATATCACGCCAAAAGAATGGCGTCGTGTTCGAGCTGAAACCCTGAGAGAGATGTTGGGGGAAACCTACAAAAACATCAAGCGATGGGCGAACCAGTTGGTGGAGAACTTCCACCGCAGCTGGGTTGAATTGACCACCTCGACTGAAGTCCTGGATACACGTCTGGAATCCCTAGATGCGTTACTGGACGTTGTGGGACAAATCAGAGAAGGATGTACTGAGGTTGAGCTTAATGAGCTGATCTCGCGTTCTATCTCTAAAGGTGGCAAACTCCTGAATGGAGATGTGGCTAAACAACTGCAAGGTGAAGTGAATTATATCTTCTCTTGCTTGCGTGTTTGGGAAATGGAACAAACTCGTTTCAAGAATTCAGTGATCCGTTATTTCGGTAACGACAAGAACAATGACATTCTAGATATCGATCGCCAAATCCCTAAACTGTTTAATCTGCGTTCCAAATTGGACAACGATGAAGACGGCATGTTGGCTGCACGTCAAACCTTCCCGATGTTAGACGGTGTTGCGTTCCAGGGAGTTGCCTTGGATCAGCGTTGGGTGAAAGATAATATCATCATCCCGACAGATAACACCCTCTACGCTGACAGCTTGTCAATGACCGGCTATCACGTTATTAAAGATGGATCAGAGCGATCTGGTAAAGCGAAGATGAAAGTTCTTACATTGACGCAGATCTTTATTATTCGTGATGTGGTCCGAAGCATCATTGATAAACTGAAAGTCATGAACGTTGAAACTGACCCTGTTAACTTTAACCCCGATGACGTGAAAGATGTGCTTGCCACATTACGTAACGGGAACTCAGGGCAAGATCGTGCGTATCAGTATGGTTTAATCACCGCTGACTACCAGTACGATGTCAACAGTTTCAAAACTCAGGTATCCAATAGCTTGGTTGTTCTGGCTAGTCACTTGGTAACCCTGATGAGTTTACATCTGGAGTGCTACGATGTCGAATGAACGTGATGTCTTAAAAGACTCACTTCAGGGACTTATCTTATTGGATGTCCGGGTTGATGGGTGTGAAACCTTCCTCTCGGACGTTCTGGATAAACTTAAAGGTGTGGGTGGTAAAGCTACCGATGCTGGACTTAAAGCGATCTCTGACGCTTCTAAGGCCGCTGTGAGTGGTATTGTGAAAACATTGGGTACGCGCCGAATGTTTATTGCACATACTCACAACCGTTTAAGTAAAGAGAACCTGAAAGATGAGTTAACCTTTAACTCTGCGTTTTTGAAGAAAGTCACACGTGACGGTAAACCTGCTGACATCATTGATGGGTTGGTTGATCTTCAGAAAACCATGGATTTACTTAAATCATTTTTACAGGACGTTGAAGCTTACTCAAGTAAAGAGCTTGCGCTGCTGGGCAAAATTGATTCCATCAAAACCACTGAAGATGCAGTGAGTATCATCAACGGTTTAGAATCGCTTAAATTCCCGAAATTCGGATTACCTGATAGTAGCATGAAGAACACTGTACGTTCTGAACTGTTGCCCGGTGGGAAGATGATCTGGTTTGATGAGCGTTCTGACAAGACTTCTCTTGTCAATTTTACCAGTCCAGGTGAAGAAGTTACTGAATCATTTGGTAAAGATGACGTCAAGTCCATCTTGGTGAAGTTGAACAAGTTGGTCGAAACGTATCAATATGTTGTGAAGGCTCTTAATCAGTACGACAGTTATACGAAGAAATTCAATACTGTGCTGGGTAAATCTTTTGCTCATTTAGATACTTTGAAAGGGGACGTTTCTGCTGCTCTGCTAACAGATCTGCGTTCTCATCTGGAAGGGAATACCAAGGTGTTCACTTTATACTCAGGGTTTCTTCCACAGCTCATGATCTACCTGGACGATTATGTGGACACATTGTCGTCCTACTTAAGTAAACAATTTAATTAAATCGTTTTAACCATTTCTATAGAAAAAGGTACTTGCACTATGTCACTCTCTGATATCTTCAAAAGCGTTGCCGGCCAGGAAAGCGCTGAACTGTCTGAAACCGCAATCGTAGCTACTGCTGAAGAAGCAGCAGAAGCGATCGTTGATAAAGAAATCGCCGAAGCCGAAGCCGACATCGCTGAGCACGATAAAGACATCGCGACTCATGAAACTGCGATCGAAGCTCTGGAAGAAAAAGTTGAAGAGCTGGAAGAAGAAGTTGCCGGCATCGAATCAATGATGTCTGGTGCTACTCCTTTCAACGCTGAACTGTTCGCATACCGCATGCACCGCGCTGCTAAAATCTCTGGCCGTTTCGGTGTTGAGGTTGAAGTTCAGGGTGCTGAGTCTTATGCTGACGCATCTACCGCCAACCTGGCTGCATTCGCTGGCGTTGAGTCTTTCAAAGAAACTGCTGGTAAAGCAGCTGGTGCAGTGAAGAAATTCTTCGTTGATCTGTACAACAGCTTCATCAACATGTTCATCGGCCTGTTCAACAAGCTGAAAGGCATCAAAGCTAAAGCGGGCACCCTGAAAGCCGCGGTTAACTCCGGTACTGCGAAAGAAGGTGAAATCACCCTTTCTAAATCTGCTTCACTGCTGGAAGCTAACGGTAGCTCTAAAGCTATCGCTGCACTGATCTCTGTACAGGGCAAATGCTTCTCTGAACTGGGTGGTCTGGGTCTGGCTCGCGAAGGTGACTCTGCTCAAGCAGCTCACGCTGTTGCTGATGCATTCGGCGGCGCAGGTACCAAAACCATCGAAGGTAAGAGCGACGACACCGAAACTCTGAAAATCGTTATCGGTAGCGGTGCTGAAATCCACGTTGTTGCTCCACTGCGCGATGCAGGTCTGGGTAAAGCAGCTGTAACTGTTAAACAGGTCGAAGCTCCGAAAGGCGGCAAACTGGACAAATCTGTCCTGCTGTCTCTGGTTAACGGTGTTGCTTCTGATGCAGACAAACTGCACAACGCCAAACTGGACAAATCTGCTCTGACTACTCAGCGCGACAAAGCTGTTGGCGCGATCGAGAAGAACAGCGTTCCTAAAGCTGATCGTACCGATGATGAGAAGAAAGAAGTTAAGTCTACCGTTGGCGCAGTTAAAGGTGCTCACACCGCTGCTCTGAAATACGCGCGCGGTGCAACCAACCTGGGTGCTGACATCCTGGAAGCACAGCTGGCCTTCGTTAAGGCTCACCTGGGCGGTTCAGCTCCGGCTGCTAAGAAAGAAGAAGATAAATAATCTTCGACTCTCTGAAGTGAAATGACATTAGGAACAAGGGGCTTCGGCTCCTTGTTCCTTTTGCTGTTTATTTTGAATGCTATGATCTCACTTAGGAGTTTGTTATGTCTCAGAAATTAATTCCAAGCCCTAAGGAACCTATTGACTCCACCGACTATATCTACGGTGAGAGAATGGAACCTTATGAAGGCAGAATGAACTTCTTTCTTAATGAGAAAGTAGACGTTAAGAAAGATAATGTTAAAGAAGAAGATAAAGAATCTGTAGATGGCCTTGAGAGCATCATACAGCGCTTTTCTTCATTTGGGGGTATCCAACTTCCAGCAATGGAAGAAGATGTCTCAACGGCGGTTGTAGACGGTGTAGAGAGTGCTAACCAAGTGAAGAAAGTTATTCACTTCCTGGTTCAACTCGCTAAAGACGCTGTAGCCTTCTTATTGAACCTGATCAACAACCGTGTGGCTCGTTTGGATAACCGTGAGTTCCGTGTGTCTCTTCGCCGTAAACGTGATGGGATTGTTTCTCACGCTGTTAAGTACCCTGCGACAGTGCGTCGTCTGTTTGATCCACTGACTATCTCGATGGATCCAAACTGGGTAAAAGGTTCTCTGGCTTCTGTTAACGACTTCTATGACAGCACGGTAGATGCTTACCGTAAGTTAGGTTCGTTAATTGAATCAGCCGGTACTGAGGATTTTGATCTGGCAGGTCAGATTGATAAAACCCTCTCTGCGTTGAAGAAAGAACTCAAGCTTACAGAGAGCGGCGATACCTTTACCACAGGGATTATTCCGGGTAACCGTCAGTTAGTGATTGAGCGTCCGACTGTAGATAATCTGAACAAGGTGGGTATCTATTTCCAGAACTCTACTGTTCCGGTGAAGATGTTGTCTGATGAGTATGAACCGAGTGGTCCAATGGTTGATGCGACGCTTGCGGAAGTTCGCAAGACGGTGAAGAACATCCGTTCTAACCAAAGTACCGTTTCTCAACTGTATCGTTCTTTTGAGAAAGAAGCGAAGAAGTATGAACTCGGGACTAAACACCTGACGCCAGATGGTCGTGCTTATCTGAACTGGTTGGTGCGATTCAATAAACGGTTGATGACGGTTACACTGCAATATGTGTTAACAGGAATGGAAACCGGTTTGGACTTCGTTGAAACAGGATTGCGCAAATGAACATCGATGCGATCAATTTCTCACTCAACCATTTAAAGGCAATTGGAATCTCCGCCTTTGATAAATTAAATGGAACCACCACAACCACACCACCGGATAATCTGATCTTTGCGAAAGCAACTGTGGATGACAAAGTCTTGCTTCAAGACTCTATGTCCAAGAACGGTATCCTGATGAACAAAATTGTGTTGGGTTCTATCTTTCCTACCGGGATTGATATTCGTCCGTACAAAACCAAAATCTTTCAGATGTATGAACCGATCACACAGTCTGGTGCTGATACACTAAACACCAAGTATTCCACTGTGTTGACAGTAACCGACCCTGCGGTTCTGAATGTCGCGACAGGATTTGATACCGACAGCGTGCGTGACTTCTTAACGTTCTGTCGAGCTTTTGGTTTTTATGAACTTACCCTCAATGACGTACACCTTTCTACGATTGACGGTAAACTCATTATCTCGGTGAATTCAACCCACGATTACTTCACAGGGTTCATAGAGGTTCTGGTATGATCGGTAACCAAGATAACTATCTCTTTTTAAAGCAGATGTTGGTTGTACTCCAGGCATGCCGCAATGGTGTTGAACTGGATCTCAAAGGTGAATTGGTAAACGGACCTATCGCAGCAAAGGCTGCACTGGAACGTATCCAGCTTATCGAGGATGAATTCACTGTTCCTCGTTTCCAGGATTTTGTTCAGAAGACAACTATCGACTACGAACATCTTAACGAGATGATCAACTTGATGGGTAGTACGATCGAACCCGATTCTGAACTGGCAGAGTTAGTCAAAGAAACTGCGTTGACTGAGAATCTGTATAAAACAGTGTGTGATCTTCCAACCTGTCAATTTCTGATTGAACAACACCGAACCCACCTTCAGGATGAAACACGGTTCCCGATCAATGCAGAGATCATCACTGACATTGCCCGGACAGTGGATAATGCACTGAACTGGACACGGGAATGGATTAACGCAGAATCTTCCCCGTATCCATTGGCTCAAGTTGTTCTGGTAATTAACTGTGTCCAACTGGTCGATGAAATGATTCAGTTCGGCAATGATCGTTTCATAGGGTGTTAGTATGGAAGAAGAAATGTTACTGGTTGTCCCAGAGACGCCAGAGTTGGATGCAGACTTTGAACATCTGGATTGGATGATTGATGGGTGTGTAGCGTTGGGTGATGTGACCCGTGATGGTTTCCAGCGGATGTCAGGTAATGAACGTTTCTATGCGTTACATTACGATGTGTGCGGGAGTGAAGCGAAGTCTATCGGTGATTCGATCAAGGAAGTCGCTCAGCGTCTCTACAACAACATCACAGACATGTTGAAGCGTATCAGTACGTACTTCTTCGGTGATGCACAGAAGGCTGCTGAGGAAGCGTCTGAGCGCGTTGAGGACGCACTCACTGCACTGAACGAAGTAGAAGGGAATACACCAATTCCTGAAGATTCTCCTCTGCGTAACCCAGAGAGCTTAGTGAAAGCCATGTCAGGTGGTACTGAGTTCGAAGAAGTGAAGGAAGAGAACAGTGATCTGGCCAGTGCTATGGACAAGATCAAAGATGCGGCTGAAAAGGTCAAGAACTGTGACACCGTGGCTAAGCTGCGTGCTGTCTATAAAGAGGTTCAGACTGCAGCCGGTCAAGGTGTACAATCTGTTAGCGGTTCTCTTCGTAAGACTCTGAGCAATGCACAACAGGCAGCCAACAAGTTGCGTAATGTGAAACAGCCAGCGGAAGACGATACACCGGAAGTAAAAGCCGGTATCAAGGAAGATAACAAAGAAGCAGGTGATGAAGCCAAAGAAGAAACGAAGAAAGCTCGTATTATCGGAGGTATGCAAAACAAAATCACTGCGACGTTAAACGCCCTGGCTAAGATGTCTAAATCGGTTAAAGAGAAACCCCCGGCGAAATCTAACTTCAAGGGTTAATCATGTCTTATAACTTTAAAGATGATCTTGCCTCACGTCTCCCTGAAGGATACAGCATTTATCAGATCTATTCTCTGACTGCTGACATGTCCCGAATTGAAGGTGTCAAAGGGAATCTGAAAACATTCTTCGAATTGAAGAAGGTAGATCTGTCTAACTACCTATCAAAGATTCCCACTATCTCCATGCCAGGTCCTTGTACGTTAAACGATCTGTATGCACGGTTCAGTGACATCTATGGGTTAGGGTTGTTGATCAATGTGGATTACTTTGACTCGACAGCCTTAAATCCTTCCTCAGCTCCTCAGTACGTGGAGTTACCCATTTCTAATAACAGTTATGGGTATAAGGGAACAATTCGCTGCTACGTGGTTCTGGGAGCGTTTACGGGGATTAATCCGGATGTAGAACGTGATGTCTCTACGGTGGATGCTTCCTCACGGCTGGATCTCATCAAGTTCCGTAATTACCTCATGGCGGCAATTGTCGATATCCATGAAACCCGTTTTATCGAGAACTCTTTGTCTTTGGAATTCATTACCAAAGTCATGGCGAGATTTAAAGGTCAGGTGGACGACACCACCCTTGAAACTTTCCGCGGTTATTTAACCAGTGCTCGAGTATTGGAAACCTATTCTGATGGGTTATCTGATATTGCGGTAATTAGTATTTCTCAAGAACTCTTTCAGATTCGTTATTCTGGTCTATTAAAAAATAATGGCAAGAATGATAATACGTCTGATAACTCGCAAGGGTTAACAGATGGAGATACTGAAGATAGTGCGGAGAATCCGGTTGGTGGGGAAGGGGATTATAATAACACCGAACAGAGTGAGGATCCTTATTCCTCTACCGAAGGTAATAATACCGAAGAAGTAGAAATCGAATTAGAATAAAACAATTAATCCTTCTTACTCCTTAATCGGGGTAAGAGGGTTTGATTTTATGATTGTTCTAACGAGGAATTATATATGCTTAGTGTAAGAATTCCTTCTAATGAGACATACAGAATAGGAACCCGTCCTGCTGTACTTGCTTCACTTGAGAAGATGCTGGAATACTTTAACATCAACGTAGACCAGAAAATCTTCTTTAATGGTGAAGCAGAAGTGTCGAAGTTATTAGGGGGAGATAAAGATGGAAAGCGAGGATCTGACTTAGGGGTTGACCTGGGTTATGATAACAAACTTTTCATTGAACTGGAACGAACAGAGTCAGGCTATAACGATGAGCTTGATGCGTATTCACGAAACGACAGTAACCCACCACTGTGGTTTGAGCCGAATACCAAAGCCAGTATCGTTCCCAAGTTTATTACCCGACGTTTTGCTGTTACAGTGAATGCGTTCTTTAAAGACCGTGTCACTGCTGAGCGTTACTTAACGAATATCCGTAAAGGTGTATTGTCACCACACCAGAACACCTTGTTCAACATAGATACTCATTTCCCACTCACTGAACCTCAGCTTCGTTGTTACCATGAGATCTTCCTTCGTCTACAGAAGGCAGGGATTGTGGCCAATGATAAAGACTTCATTGACTGGATGGAAGATAACTCACAGGTTCCTATTGGGATTCTCCGTAACGCTGCTTACAACGCACCGGTGTTTGTGTTCAAACAGCAGATTGCGGATGTGGGTGTAAACGTAGAAAACCCAAACATGGCGTTGGTGAACCAAGGGTCATATATCGGTAAGTTCGAAGTGAGCTTTCGTTATTGGTTCTTCTGGTCAGAAATGACAGAGTGGATATTTAACTTCCCTATTCAGGTTTATCAACAACCGATGCCAAATGAGTATGTTCCTGATGTCTTCTCCAATAACAAAGAAGAATTTGTGGCACGTCGTTTCTACGAATCTGCTGCCGCAGCTAAAGTCTGGAATTACAATCAACAGTTGGCTCCGTTCTATCATGTCTTCCCGTCGCAGGATAACTGGCGTCCAGATCCACAGTACTGGGTGAGTCCTCAGCTTCAGGTTTTGGTTAATGTCGAGAATATCGAAAACCAAGTCTTGATTAACATGAAGGATATCAACGGGTTTACCTGGAACAGCAAAGTTATCGATTATCTCATCAAGTACCGGACTAAGGTGACTCAACGTCACAAGAACCCGTTAAACATTGCTGTGTGGTCAGATGACGGTGTTAATGCGATCAAGGTACTGGAAGAACAGATTGTACTGAATGAGAACGGTGATTTAATCCTAACCCGTTTACCACGCATGGCCAACTGCTACCGTGTGGTGTTCTCGTTTGATTATTCACTGCGCCAGTATGATGAAGAGTGTATTCTGGACTTCCTGGATGACCCTGAGTTTGCCAAATGGATTATCGGTATCCTGTTCCCTGCTTTCCCATTACCGGATGACTGGGGTACTGGCGGCTGGAGTGATTGGGAACAAGTCTATAATGGCATCGATGTAGGGGACGGACCAGAACTTCGTTTCTACATGCCATACGGAACACTCTATTCCCTGATCGTTGCGAAGAACTCCTCTTCTTATCAGAGTTATCTCAAGCTTAAAGAAAAAGGTAATTTATATGGCCCAGACTTCAATCGGTGGGACCAAGCCACCAGTTGAGCAGGAACGCGCTTTACCTAAGGAATACCAAAGTTCGATTATCGAATCCAAGTATGTTCCTCAGACCAGCCTGCTCTCTATGGTTCCGGGTACACCGACACGAACCATTTACTATCGCCAATATTTAGGCGCAAGAGAAGAACAGATCAGTTTTCAGCCAGAGAGTATTGAGACCTACCAGTCTTACACGCGTGTTAACGATCTGATTATCAAGATCGATAACGGTAATGGTAACTTCAACTTCATTCCTGAATCTGGTCAAGCAACACACCAGTTAACCGGTTATGTGTTATTCGACTTGACGCCTAACAAAGGCGACATGTTCATTAAGGATATTGGCGGCGGTAAGGCCGGCCTGTACACCGTCACTGAACAACCTGAGATCAGAACGATTCAGGCAGACAAAGTTTACTATATCGAGGCAACTCTTGAAGCGGTAATGACCCAGGCAATTCAAAGTAACCTGGACATCAAAACCATCAAGACACTTTGGTATTCTAAAGAGTCTGCAGTCAACGGCGGCAATGCGGTATTAACGCAAAGCGACTATGACCTCAACAAGAAGCTGAACGATGCCAAGTTTGCGATTATGGATGACCTGTTATCTCGTCACTATTACAGTGCGGAAGACACCATCATAATTCCTAATGAAGACAACGATCGGTTGTATGATCCTTATCTTGCTAAATTCCTGGGCTTTGTCTTACCGGCTAATGAGATTACTCCCCGTAACCGTATTCGAACCATCAGTGTTCAATATTGGGTTGAAGGGACTCAGATGCAGGAACCGATGACTGTCTGGGATATGTTCTATCGCAATGACTTCTCGCATCCAGAACGTTACCGCAATGACTTCTACACCCACTACCGTTCTTCAATGATGAACACGCGTTTCTATGGCGGAATCTTCTTCTCCAAAATGGATCGTGCAATTACTGTTCATAAAGACGGTGCTCAGATGGCTCCCTACCAGTTTAGTGGGGCATTGATTCCAGTTCCTAGTGCGGGCACACCACGCCGACCAACTGAAGGTAAACCTTGGAACTATTTCTTTGGTGACGACTTCTACAAAGGTCAGGGAACCGAATTGCAGCAATTCATCTTCCACATGTTCCGTGATAAGATCGTGGACAAGAAAGGACTGATGGACGTGTTGGATGGGTACTGGTTGTTGGATGATATCAGCAAACTGTACATGGGTGGTATTTACGTTCTAGCGATTCGACAGGCATTGATAACCACAAGCGATTACACTTAAGGTTAACCCAATGAATACCGACCGTTATATATTTATCAGAAATGATCTCATAAGGCTCTATAAGCTATTCTCAGAGCGTACCTTCGTGGTAGTTATGCCTGTGGCTTCTTTTCTCACTACAGAGCAACTGAAGCGGTTTGAGGACAATCCTCCGATTAATGGCTTTGATTCCTTAATGGTACCGAGTGAGCGACCTTACACGATTAAGCACATTCTTCGGTCTGTGTCGATGATGGGTGAGAAGTTCGATATCGGTTTCCGTTATCCTCGTGAAGATATCCCGGTGATTTATGATTCCATTCAAACCTGGATTCGCCACTGGATTGAGATCAAGACTACCGGTGGGTTTCTTCGAACTCCTGATATTAAAGAGTTAGAGCTTATTGAGAAATTAGCCCGACATGTGTTCACGGCTTTTGCTCATTACCACCATGAGAAGATTAACCGTACGATGAATGTCCCTAACACGAAAGACCTGAGTCTGATCGATGTGTTACGTGGCAAGATGATGTACGGTGCCGACTTCGATCAACCGATTTCTTATATCTCCTATTTGGATGAATATAAATCCGAGATCGGTTATCGGGATACCGGCACAAGCTTTGGATCTGGTACGCTTGACTTCTTACAAGGATTCGGGGGCGGGTTATGATTTCCAGTCAAATCGAAACAGTATTACGTCAGGCTCAACTTACTGCAACACTTTCTAACACTGTTGCAGAAACCGTTCAGATCTCTTGCGTCTTTATTACACCTGCTGGGCAGTTTACTGCCCTTGGTGTGGAGTACTTCTTATCTCAAGCTGACTTTGCCTCTGGGCGCAGTGAGATGATGATGATTCGTGCTCGTTTACAGCCAGGTGTGTATTTTGACAGTTTGGTGAAGTATCGTGATGACTTGACCTGTCAGGTAATGACACAGTCAGGTTCAGCTCGGGTAATGCGTACGTTTGTGGCCATTCCTTTAATCGACAAAGATGTACATGCACAATCGAACAGCACCATCATGAACAAGATGGATGCGCTGAACACCACGAACTTGGTAGCGTATGAATTCCAGTTGATGGAAGTTGGGTTTGCCCGTATTCGTAATGAACCGGTATCCAACATCTATTCGATTGCCAACATTCGTGATGTCCTGCTTTCTGTGTTTGAAGAAGGAACCCAGGCAATTGGGTTGACAGGTTATGACAAGTACAAAGGCTTGTCGATGTATGAACCTATCGATAACACCAACAACTTCCGCCAGATCATCTTCCCTAGTGGAACACGTTTGATTGATGCGGCTCAGTTCCTTCAGAATCACAACGAGTATGGTGTTTACTCCCGTGGGTTAGGTTCTTTCTATAAACAGAACCATTGGTGGATCTATCCACTCTTTAATACCGAACGGGCCAAGACACATCCTCGACCGATTAACTTGATTCGTGTTCCTGAGAACAAGATTCCTGATTTGGATTCAACGTTCTATATTACACCTACCGCGATCACTATTATCTCAACCGGTAAAGGTGAGCACAGTGACCATGCCGACATTCGTAAACAGAATGAGGGTGTGGGGCAGCGTATGGTGATGGGGGATTCAATCGCAGGGGATACAGGCTACCATTATAACAATGGTCGTGCTTTGACAACCCGTGCTGACTCCATGCAGGAATACAAACTCAGTGATCGTCGTGATGGGAATGAGTGGATTCCGCTTAACCCAGTTCCTACTGGCAACATCATGGTGGGGATGACACAGAACGCACGTAACCAAGGTGAGATTCTGGAAGTAGAGTGGCGTAACGGAGATACCGGTTATTTAGAGCCAGGACATCCGCTAACGTATCAATACTTCTATGATGATGACACAGTGTACGTTCGTCGTGGCGTGTTGTTAGGATATCGTACAGACTACGTACCGATTACAACTGACATCAAACCGATTATGAAACGTACTACAATACTTGTGATCTTCTTGAAAGCGCAAGACCGTTATTCTGACGGACAGTCATAGTGTCTACCTCTACTCCGCAAGGAGTAGAGGTAGTTATGCAATTAGTTTTTATGCTGCCATGTCATCAAAGTCTGAGCCACCGCCCATTGCTTCACTTCTGTGTTGCAGAGATTTACGATATGTTTTCTTCTCAAAGTTTACATCATGAACCAAACCGTTCTTCTCATCCAATGGATAAATGAAGAAGCGATCAGATTCTTTTGCACCCTCACCACGTTTCTTACCAACGTAGCCCGTGAACCAGCACTCGTTGTTCTGAAGCTTCGCCACATGCAGACCGATTACCACATCAACTTCGTTCGTCAGTTTGGTTGAACCTTCCGTCATCGACTTACCGCCAACATCACGGATGAAGTAGATTTCAGAGTCATCATCTTGCTCACGAATAAACTTCTTGGCATCTGGGTTTAACTGGTGTGGAGTCAAGAACGCAGCGCCGCGAGAAGTAAAGAAGTTACGTGCACGGTTATACAGGTTCTGAAGTTTATCAGAACGAGATTCACCGGTGCAACCTGTCAGGTCAGCCATGGCCAGGTAGTCATAAGCCGCAACAATGATTTCATGACCTTTAAGCTCGAGGGTACGAGTACGCTGCATGATTTCATAAATGTTGTCGTGACTTGGGTTAACACGATAGAACTTAAATGCCCAACCGTTCTCATGGAACGTGTCGATAATAACCTTAACCACTTCTTCTGTGGTTGATTCAAAGAAGTCTGGTTTCTCACCGGTCTTAGCCGTAACGAACAGTTCGAACATACGTTTGAAGATTAAGCCCAGGGAGTCTTCTGCTGACATCAACAGAACAGTTGGGATCTTAGCCTTGTTACGCAGCAACGGTTTGTTATAGAGCGGGACAGACGCTAAGAGATGACCAAGACCAAATGACTTACCGCGGTTAGTCAGTGCTTCGATCATGTACATCAAACCACGACGAATACCCAGATCTGGGTACAGTGCTTGGTTCAATCCTTCCAACCCAGTTTTGATGATACCTTCTGCTGAGGTTTCGATCTTCAATTGGTTGATGACTTCGGTCAATGATTCAGGACTGTCTGAACCCGTGGCTTCAACAACAGCTTTGTCGAAGGTACTTTCGTTCAGGTCGGTAATCTTACCGTTGATCAGTTCACTGATTTTGATCCAGTCATCTTTGGTCAGTTCTTTCTCATCTTCAAAGAGGAAAGGACGAACCATCATTTTAAATTGGGTATTAAATTTACCCTTGACATCATTGTCACGCAGTTCCTTAGTGATCTGGAAAATGAACTGACGAGAATCTTCAATAGATAATTTGTCATTGAAAGCTTCGTTCAGAACTTTATCCAGCTCTGGTGACAACATAACGATCTCTGCGATTTTCGGAGACAGTAGTGATGTTATGATGTTAGAGTCTTCCGGTTGCTCTCGAATCCATGATAGGAGGCGACGTAACCTTGCCTCTGTCTTTTTGTCCTGGTGAACCATACTCTCTTTACTGTTGGGTACTTCTTCAGCCAGCAACAGAATCTCGTCCATGAGATCAACGTCCTTTAAACGCCATGCTTGATAGATAGCACTGGTCAGCTTAACAAGACGAATAAGGTTATTCATGTACAGCTCCTCATTGAAACTTTAAAAGGTTAATTCAATATGTTGTTTAAATCAGGTGATAAGAACTTAGAAGTGTACTTCTTACAAGAACATCACTTCCAACTTCTGAATTCGCATAAGCTTGAACTATCACAACTGCCTTACCTGCCGCAATTTCCCAGCATTGCTGATGAGGATGTCCTTGACTGGTTGAAATACCAGCGTGCGGTGGAAAAGCAATATTGTGGATTTAAATCTACAACCTATGATTATGCCAGTGTTATTACAATTGGTGACATTAATCGTAAGGGAGTGGTTTATAAGGCAAAATATGATGAAGTATTAAATGCTGATTCCAGTATTCAATTAGGTCAGAATTTCTACTTCCATTTTTTCAACGGCAAGCTTTTCATTCTTAACAGTAATAATACTGTGAACAATCCAATGTTCACAAGAGTTCAAGGGGATCTGGCCAGTTCTCTTTATCAAGCGTTACTGTCGGCTTATAATGTTTTCGAATCGTACTTCCGTGATAATAAAGAACTCACGAAAACGGTTGCTCAAAGAAAGTTCATTGATTTGGGTTTTGTGATTCAAAAAGCCGCTCAGTAATACTGTGTGGAAAATTGTGGGATGCGCATAGATACAGGCTATCTTATGCGTAAACATTGTAACCGCGAACAAATATATTTGTTTTCAAGCTTTTTCGTAAAGGGTATTAACGATGGAACAAAATAAATTTCATTTTTCCACTGCCGGTAGTGGGAAAGATCTTAAAGTACTGATTGGCGCAATGATGGCCGGTCAAGCTGCAAACACCGATGGCACCCTGGCTTCTATCGTAGGTGCTGAATCATTCGGTGGCGGTCTGGCAACTCTGGCAGAGCGCATGGACTTCAACCAGAAGAATGCTGTTGCATCTCTGGCACATGCTGATGGCGATTTCGGTAATCGCGCTAACGCTCTGAAAGACATGATCAAACACGGTGGTATGGAATCATTCTCCATGCAGCTGGAAGCTGGCGCAGTAGCTCGTATGAAAGCTGCTACCATCGACCTGAACGCCCGTGGTAACCGTCAGTGGCCAGCTGCTGAAGCACTGTACCCGACTCTGATCCTGCCTTACACCGAAGAAGCGCTGGTTCTGCCAATCGACATCGCTGGTGTTGGTGCGTACAACTCTTCTGGTAACGCGAACGAAGCCTGGGAAAACCTGCGCCCAATCGCATCTGTTCTGGCTGACTCTAAGTTCAACCCAGGCGATGACCTGAAGCTGGTACCAGTTCTGCCTGAAAATGCTCAGGATCCGAACGCTGCAATGTTCGTTCCTTCTGCTGACTGGGCTCCATGGGATGTGGCTTACGACGATGGTGACCTGCTGGGTCGTCAAGCGCATAAGACCAACTTCCTGGCTATCCGCAAAATCAACAACCTGCTGTCTCTGTGCCGTGCACCGGGCGCACCTGCGTTTGAGCAGAACGATGAGATCGAAGCATCTTCTATCAAACTGCAGCAGCTTCTGCTGAACATCAAAACTTCTGAAGGCGAAGGTTTCTTCACTCTGGACACTGGTAACATGTCTGGCGTTGCAGCGCGTCCTTCTACTGGTACTACTTCTGAAGAGAAGCGTCAGATCAACTTCGTACTGAACGGTCTGAATGTTACCAACCTGAAAGACAAAGATGGCAAATCTGTCGTCCTGTTCAAAAACCTGACCGACGCTGGTCTGAAAGTGTTCATTCAGCTTGAGCTGACTGCAACCTACAGCCGTTCTACCCGTAGCTGGTCTCCAACCATTTCTCCGGTTGCGATCTCTTACGTTGTAGACAAAGATGGTAACCGTCTGACTCCAGGAACTCCTGGCATGCCAGCGGACATCCAGGCTCTGATCACCACCGAAGCTTTCGAAGGAAGCATCGAAGGTGTGCGTCTGTCTCTGAACCACGCGAACACCAACCGTAGCCGTTACGGTACTACTGTTGTTTACGCGAACACCATGAAGTCTTACAACATCAACCGTCGCCAGCCGATCTCTGTTAAGTATCCAATGCTGGATCAGGATAACAACGCGACTGTGCTTCAGATGCTGATTAAGCAGATGGACGTGATGGTTCAACGTAACATGTCTCACGATGCATTCAAAGCTGCCAACGCGCACTTCGATTACATCTACGACAACAACGGCATGAAAATCGTTAACATCAACGATGACTCTTCTGCCATCCTGCCTGGTCAGCACTTCCTGGGAACAGTTGGTATCGAAACCACTCTGAACCTGGTTGAAGAAGTTTCTACCCTGGACTCTAAAGATACTCGCGAGAATATCGAAGCAGTTCTGGTTAACAAACTGTGGGACATCATCACTGCGCTGCGCGTGAACTCTAACATCTCTGCTCTGAAAGAGCTGGACGATCGTGAAGAAGCGTACACCGTTGTTGCTCACGCCTCACTGGCTCCGTTCCTGATGACTCAGGGCGACTACCGTACCTTCGGTCAGAACATCAAGTTCCAGATCGTTGAAACTAACATCGACTCAGAAGTGGGCCGTATGTGGGTAGTTCCTAAGTCTAACACCAAGAACGGTGAAGTAGACATCTTCGGCGGCATCGGTATCTGCGTAGCTAAAGAGCTGCTGGTTATCGAAGGTTCTGTGCAGCAGTCTGATCGCCAGTACCGCATGATCATCACCCAGCCTGCGTACGATCACCACAGCCTGTGCCCGGTAATCGGTCGCGTAACCATCTCTGACATCGATCAGCTGCTGGGTAACGAAGGCCTGATCACCAAGGTGAACAAACACCTGATCGCAGGTGGTCCAGTTGTGACTGTTCCTCAGTCTGACAACAGCGACGCCAAAGAAATCCCAGTTGATGTTCCATAAGGAATAGCCTTCTGGCGATTAAGCAATAAGAAGACCTCCCTTCCCTGGCTTCGGCTGGGGAAGGGGGTTTTTGCTGTCTATTGGAAAATTCATCCTTAAACATTTTCAGGCAAATATTATCATCTAGAATAGTAGTACAGAAGTTATTTCTTGCAAGAAATATTTAGGAGCATTATGAGTACAGTAACTGGCGATTGCTGGTCACCGTCTCGGAGAGCACCACTTGTCGAAGGTATCGAATATTTCAACTATACCAGTCATGATATTATTATCACTGACCGGTTGGGTGTTGAGATGGAGTTATTGAGACAAGAGGGAAGACCTGAGCGATTGGAAGATCGTGGTAAGGTCATTGTGCGGGTTACTCGATTGGTTGATCCAAGACGAGTTACCGTTCCGACGGTTGAGTCCCAGCTTAAATGCGATCAGGATTTCCTGATTGAGTATAAAGAAAAAGTAGAAGCAATGCGTAAGCGTGTTACGCCTTATTCTTCCGAGACAGATCAAACGCGATTGACTGTCCAGGTGGAAATGCATTTCGACTTCTTGGAATATCGTACCACTCACAAATCTAACCTTCTGGGGATTACCATCCGCGAAACCACTAACCTGGTTGAGAAGTCGCATGGTGACAATCCGATTGGTTATATTCGTGATCAGATCAGTAAAGAACTCGAAGAGATTGATCATGAAGCTGACGGTTATACAGACAAGGGTATCCGAACTCTGTTCTCTGCCAGACTGATTGATAGTCACAATCGAATCGGTACACTCTGGACTTCCGGTTTCGGTAGTCTAACTAAAATCATAGCAGTGCAAGATGAGGAGCAACAAGACGGGCTATACTTAGCCGGTGGACTGAGACTACAGCATCAACAATTTATTCCTATTGAAGACCTACTCGATCCTAAGAAGCTCTTAGGGTTTAATCTACATTATACTGAACGGGATGCGAAGAAGCATTCTACGGGAGAATTTACTACCTCGGTTATGTCCGAGAATGACAAATTAAAGAAAGAAACGAAAGACCTCAAAGTAGAACAAAAGAAACTCGTGTCGAAAGTTGACGATCTTGAGTTGAAGATTAACATCGAGAAAATCAATAGGGCGCATAGTGATTTCAAACAGACAATTTCATTAGAAAAATTGAAAGAATACCGAGCTGATGATTATGTAAGTGGCGCACACCGCCTGATACAGGGAATCGTAGGTAATCTAAAATCGATCGTGACATTTATGCAGTTCTTGAAAATAATTTAGTTTAGGAGAAGAAATGGATCCGCAAGTACTCAAAGTTCTTAAAGAACAAAGGGGAAGTTTTACTCAGGAGCTGGTCGAAGGGTGGCACAAGAAAGACATGGATCGAATCATACCTCACTTAAATGAGGCGTATTCGAACATGTTCAGATCTCTGCGTGAGAAGGGTTATATCTTTGATCGCTTAGAAGAAGTTGATCCGATTGAGTTTTATAATCTGATCACACGTTCTAGCAGCAGTGGAACGAAAGACTTCGAGATCGCGAAGAACAGTTTCTTTGGTGTAAGGATGATTAACCATTTCAAGGATCCCGTTACAGGTGTTGAATCTGAACTGAAAAGTCCATTGATGTTCCTGGCTTATACCAACAAGCACGGCGACATCTTAACCCGTAACAGTACATATAACTTGCAGTATGTTCTATCTGAGCGCGGTCCTTCTGTGGACGGTTCTCGTGATAAAACTATCTTCATTCGTGTACTGGGTTATAAGTTTAAAGTCACAAAAGAAATTCACACGTTCAACCGTGTTTATCGAAACGGCGGTAATATCAATACCAGCGCAGTGAACATGACGTTACCTGCAAACCGTTTCATGAACTCCAAGAATGATCGCAAGATCACCAGTAAGAAAGTTCCGATCCCATTACTGGCGTGGTATGTATTTGGCAAATATGGTTTTGGCCATTGCATGAAAGAATTTGCGGAATGTGACTATGTGATCGATACACTTGACACACTGTTGGATATCTGTCCAGAGTCTGAAGGGTGGCAGGTCATGAGTAACACCGGTGCGATCCATCCAAAAGCCTTTGACCGTCCAAAGGGAACGCCACTGTTGGCAGAACCTGCGTTAGCGATCAAGAGCCGTAATAAAGGTGGAGAGATCAGTAACCTCGCATTACAATATGCTGGCGGGCTGTTGTTTATGTTTGGGGTATTCAGTCATGAACTCGATGTACGTCGTTTAGACGATATCGATTATTGGCGACTGATTATTGGACGTTGTTCTATTCGACTTCCACAGCGCACTGATCCGAGTGTTTATCTGCGTCAAATGAATGAGCATTTCACCAGTATTGAGGAAATGGCAGATAACATCACGGTTGAGAAGTATAACAAGTTCGACATCAACATCAGTTCGACATATGACCTGTTTAACTATTTGATGCTGAACTATTCTTCTCTGATCAAACTGTATGATCCGGCAGACATGTTACATAAAGAACTGGCCTCTATGGAATTCTTGGTGGACTTCCTGATTCATCAGGCAAATGACTTCCGCTTCATGATTCGTAACAAAAGTAATATCACGCCGAAGATTATCAATCGCGAACTGGATACTCACTTCCGTTTGTTTAACATTGATAAATCGGTACGTGAAAACAACACGATTCTCGAACAGACCGGTACTGATAATCCACTTATCGACTTTGGTCTGGGTATCATCCTTCAAACCAAATCCACGGTTAACCGCGGACCTGGTAGAAAGAAAGAAGATTTTGATCCCAACCATCCTGGTAGTGTGATTCATCCATCGCAGCCATTTGTGGTGTCTTATCAGTATGCAAGTAAGCCGAATCCGGATGGTCGTGGAATGCTCCAGCCTCGTGTTCACTTAGTGCAAGGTAAGTACACTGCTCTGCGTACGGAAGATCGTCCTTTGTTCGAAGCAACCAAACGTAGACTTAAGTTTAGAGAGAGTTAATAAAGATGATGAATGGCAACCAAGCGCAAGTTCTGAGAGGCCGTCAGACCGCGGGCATGAACAATGGAATGAATCCACAACAACCTCAGCAGCAACAGCAGGGCATGCAACAACAGCAAAACCCGCTGGCAATGATTGCCGCTTCTGTGGGTCGTTATGCGACAAACCTTAACACTCCTAACAACAGCATGGCATCGCTGTATAGCTATGGGCCATCTGGCACTAACTATGCCGCATTGATTGGTCTGGATGGCGAAGTTAATGATGAGCAGATTAAAGCTCAAGCATTGACTGAAGGTGGTATGGTTGCTTATCAGGTTGTTCAAATCTGTATGCATCGCCGTACTAATAACTTTATGTATCAACAATGGCGTAATGCGCTGGAACGTTTCAAGTCTCCGCTGCGAGGTGGTAAACATGATCCAGTCATGGAAGCTTTTGTCAACGACATTGATAGTCGTCAAGCGCTTCACAACTTTATCGTCGGTCAGGCAGGTATTCAGCTGGGTTCTGTAATTGCGTGGCAGTTAATGTCTGGCAACGAAGCAATTCGTCAACCAGGTCCAATCATGCAAGATCTGTTCTATAAATCTTGTATTGACATTATCACTCTGCAATTCCTGGATCACCTTTCTCATCACCAAGAGCAGTTCCATCGTTTATCGCCGCTGGCTAAGTCCGAGCTGTCTAAACGAGAAGATCCGATTTTCCAGCAGGTCTTGGAACGCTATGTATTCTCGGGATTGGAATGTCCGTATAGTAAAGGTAAGTTGTCCTCTATTGTTGAAAACACCACGCTACACAATCCATTGCTGGATGTCCAATCCGTAACCGATATGGGTATGGCTGGAAACATGTTTGATATTAATAGCAATGCGATCAGTGGTAACAACCAAGGAATGGCTGAAGCTAATGCCTGGTTGGCGCAGCAGGTGGCACGTAATAAACAGAAAGCTTTGGAAACTGGCTACACACCTGTACAGCATAATCTTATCGATGTCCCGAGCTATGATAACTTTGATCGTCCTAAGCTGAACATCGAAGATATCAATGCCGGTAACCGTCATCAGTATAACCTGAACGACTATGCAAGCGAAGTTCCTGGAACTGGCTGGTATATCCTTCATCGTTATCATCTGAATAGCATTACCAAAGCGTTTAATCTGGAAGACGGTTCTACCTTCCACATGCGCGACACCAACGTGCTGGGTAAACTGGCTGTCTATCGTTTCGATTGGCAACACGGTACCTTCGCATATCGTTTCATTGATTATGATGGATCGGAAGTTCGACACATGCAAGAACTGCTTAGTGACCCATCCTTATTACTGCCGTATATGTATGAAGACAACGGTGTCCAGAAAACCACTTTCGATCCGAAAGACATGGAAACCTCTGCATTCGTCCGTGACGGTTATGTTGTACCGATGGAAGAAATGAAGACATTGGACAAGATGCCAGATCTGTTAGTTGGCAGCTCTCCGATGAAAGCTAACCTGGGTAACGAAAACACTCTGAATCGTATCAATGCTCACACAGCTGCGCACGATCCAAAGTCTCAGTTAGATGCATTTGTATTACCGATGGCAAATACGCGTCAGTGGACCCTGGATGAAGCGACTGATGTTGATCAGTTCTATTCTCAGTTCAAGCTGATGGTTCGTGGCAATACTCAGGACAAGACTGATACTGCACAAGTCATCCGTCACCTGCGTGGTGTATGTCGTGAACACAACGATGAAGAGTTTACTTCTTTCGTTCAGTCTTATCTGACTAACCTGGTCAACCGTTGGTTGGTTGAAGTTCGTGGTTATGCAGAAGACAAAGATGACCTGTCTGCCGAATATCTTCGTGTACGCAACATCTTTGAAGATCTGGAAGAACTCGTACAGTGGATGAGCGATCGTGATCACCCAACTCTGCGTGCTTTCATGAACTATGGTTCTAACGACTTTATCCGTAACGGTATTGAAATCATCGTAGATAAAGAAGAGACTCGTAAAGAGTTTGAAGAACTGTACAAGAATGAAGATGAAGTTTCTCGTGCCGTCATGATGAACGATGCTAAACGCAAGATCATTTTCAAGCGTGACAGTGTATTCATCAACCTGATTAAAGAGAATGGTCCTCATGCTCTTGAAGCAGTGTATATTAAAGAATCAATCGACCCTAAACTATTCGCGATAGTTCGGAAAGCTATTGAAGTTGGCGCACGTCACTTCAAAGAGTATCCGCAGGTGTTGGTGAAATTCCGTAAAGATGAAGGCAACAAGGTTTGGGCTCTGACTCGTTCTGGATTTGATCCTGAAGGCGTATTCGTATTACGCGCAGTATCAACATTTGAGGACTATGTTCACCCAGTCCCTGTCTGTGAGTAATCAGTAGCAACTAAGTTAATTCATGAATTAAGTTAACCTAGAGAGTCTGCCTTCGGGTGGACTCTCTTTGCTGCTGTATCGCTCACAGAGCGCCTTTTATTATATAGAAGGAATATGTATCCTTTATATAGCAAAAGCCGCTTACAGGCTTTTACACACAGTCTAATTATACCTTAGGAAAAGCATTAATGAAAAAGATCACTACTTCTATCTTCGTTCCGGCTAAAACCAAATCTGAACTGCCACTGAGTGAGATGTTGCAGATGACAGCAAAGCTGAACATCGCACGTGTTGCGTTAAGCAAGGACTTGGGGTTGGGCGCGCTGGATGACATAAAAGAAGAGGAGGTGTTTGAGTTGGTGGTGAATGGGGAATGTGAGAAACATCACATCCTGTTGAAAGGAATTAACAAGGTAGGTGGGAAAGTTCGTCTTATGGTGCAGGATACCTCCTCACCCGAAGTACAACGTTTTCTGGAATGGCGGTTGGACCGTAGTAAGTTAATGTCTTCTAATAAAGGAAAGACCTTACAGCTGCGTAATTTCACAACCGACGATCTGCGTCGTTTAATTCGACACGCGTTCTCTAATCAAGAACGTTCACTGGTTACTTATCGTTAAGGATAAAAAATGTCTAAACGCCCTCGTGCTTATGCGTGGAACCGCAACTTTCCTAAGTTCAGCGAAAGCTTTGTTTCTACTCGCACCCAACAACCCCATGATTTCAATCAACCAACTCAGGCACAGATTGAACGGTGTAAACAATTCCCTCCAGTTGAAATTAAAGGTGTGATACTTAAGGGTTCAAAGTTAAACACTACGGCAAAATGTGCGGTAGAACAACTTATGGAATCCATTCGCATCAACGATGGAAAACATCCATTCACTTGGGTTGAAGAAGCCGGAATGTTGGCGGCGTTTGGTGGGAATAAATCTATACCGTTTCTGCTTGAGATTCTCAATGCAGCTATTCCATTAAAAGAAGGAATGAAACTAGAAGGTTTCTCTGCCAAAGAGTTTGAGCAGAAGTATCTTCATTCTCGTCCTTCTTTACTGGAACAAGCTAACTTAGAGATTGAAGGTATGGAGAATACCGATATCCGAGAACTTAGCCGTATCTTCGATATCGTCGCCAAACGTCAAGGTAGCAGCCAAATCAAGTTGCGAGATGAAAGCGATTACCTCTACAGCACATATGTCGATGCGGTAGAGAACATCGAAAAAACCATGTTCAGCAGTAACTGGGGAATTGCATTATTCCTTCAGGATGGTTACTGGCACGTTTTCCGTGGTTATACCATCTCTGTTATCCGGTTGATGAACTCCATTATTAACCATAACAAACCTCAGTATGATTTACCTACGCCTATTGACGGTATGAAATAAGGCTCAGATTTCAGTTACAAGAAATTTCAGACATATATAATTTAAGTGTATAAACAACAAGTATTAATTCCTAATGCTTGAACTCTCCTAAACTTAGTAAGGATTAAATTATGAAAAACGTAAACACTGCTGCTCAGAACACCGCTGAAGAAATCACTGCAATCGAAGGTGCAGAAGTTGTACTGACTGCAGAACAGAAAGCTGCTGTAGAAGCAGAAGCTGACGCGCTGGTTCAGGAAGTTATCAAAGGTGACAAACTGAACGCTGCGAAGAAAGCAGCTGGCAAACGTGATTGGATCAATATCGCTGCTGCTGGCGCAATGTCTGCGATCATGTCAACTGGCGACATGGTGGTAAACAACCTGCTGGAGAAAAGCGTTCATGGTGACGATGCCAAACAGTATTCTGTTCTGGAAATCGCAGGCGTGGGTCTGGCAGCTGCTGTAGTAGGTTCTGGTGTACGCGCTGCTGTTGACTATGTTCCTCAGGTTAACGGTCACGAAGGTGTCGCACTGGTTGCAACCAGCCTGTCTGCAAACGTAGCATTCGTTGGTTCTGCCTTTGCGCGCGACAGCATCCTGAACACCATCAAAGGTAAACTGGCAACAGTTGACGTTGAAGTGCTGGCTGAAGAAGCATAAGTAATTCCCTACTCACCCAAATGGGTGAGTAGGGTTTCACTATACTTTATTTTTTTTGTTTACTCTGTAGGTGGTTCAGCCCAGATGTCGTCACCACCTTCAGGTTTAGTTTCGTCATTGAGTTCTGATTGCTGAGCTTGCGCTGCCTCATCATTCTCATCGAAACTCTTAACCTCTTCACTACCATTAGGTTCTTCAATGATCTCCTCGTTTTCAGGGGTCAATGAAGCATCACCGGTAAGGTCAGGATCACCTGCTGGCAGAGCATCTAAGTCATCCGGTGAGTTAGCTTTGTCAACACGCTCTTTAAGCTTAGTGGCTTTATTGCTATTCTTCTCAATGCCCTTAGCCCACTCAGTCAAGAACGCCAACACGTTACTATCCAAATCAACAGCCTTGTTGATGTACGTCATCATACCGCCAGTCTTACCTTTGTTCAAGATAGCTTCGAATGGCATTGGTAAGTTGAAGCGTTCAAAGGCTTCATTCAGAAGGATAGCTTTCATGTTCTCAACGATATCGTCTCCAACAAGACCTGCTTCCTCTGCACGACGTTTCAGCATCTTAGAACCGCCACCCAAGTTCACCCAAGACTCAACCAGTTTCTCAACGGCTTCAATCTTGTCTTCCAGTTTCACCAGTGAATCGGTAATAGCTGGAGTAGGCAGAAGAACATAGAACGTATTCAAGAAGTCTTTCAAGACCAATTCAATCTGTTCAAGATCATCAACTTCGGTATCGTCATCGCCAGACTTATTGATCTTCTCAGCAGTATCTTCTTTCACTTCTAAGTTACCTGTCTGGTCAGGTTTCTCATAAAGTGTTTTGTTCTCTTTAATGATGTCGACCAATTCACCAATTAATGGCTCATTGACACGCATGTGTTTGCGCATGATATCAGTAAAGAAGCCAGAGAACTGACGAGAGTATTCGTTGGTCTGGTTACGAAGCAGTTCCTGATCGGCTAATGCTTCAATCGCAAAGTCATTACCTTCACCGGTGTCCTCTAACCAGCTACGTTTTAAACCAAAGAAACCAGCAACGGTATTCAATAAGGTTTCACGTGATTCTGGGTCGATAGACTTCAATGGTTCACGCTCCATTTGAGAAGCGGTAACCTCTGTGTTAACCGTATGAGGGTTATTCGAGGCATTGACTTTAACGGTCACGGACTGTTCTTTAAAACGGTCCAAGATCGCATCGATAGAAACGTTGTTGTAACCCAGGATATCATGCAAGGTTGGGTTGCCTGAGAACCATTCATCACGAATCAAGGAGACCGTGTTACGAATGTCTACATCTTCCTCTTCCGGGGTAATCTCCAAGAGAGTATGAGAGATAGAGTTCTCAACCTGTGCCAATGCACTTGCTGTGTCCAATACCGCCAAACGAGTGATGTGGAGTTTCGCTTCATCAACCAATGAACGACCAGAACCTAAACGGTTAAAGTCTGTTGCGACGTAAGTCACATATTCATAAGGAACGAAGATTGCACGCACACCTTGAGACTTCAGAGCACGAGACAAGAACAGCTTCTTGTTCTCTTCAGTCAGTGAGATAGAAACATCCTTTTGAAGATCACCGTTGAGGAAACCCTGGATGAATTCTTTCTCTAATGTAGCAGAAGCAAACTCAGCCATCCAGGCCATGTCTTCAGTACATTCACCGCCTGAGGCAACCGTACGGATATGCTGGATAACGTCGTTGATAGAGTTAACGGCAGGACCTTTCTGAACGCCGTTCTCTTTGGCGGTCTGATAGAACTTAACATCACTGACGGTTTTCAATGGAGAACCAGTGTCAGGATCCGTTAACAGAATCACACCGAAAGGTTTACCAATTTCACCGTTCAAGTTAACCGTGATGCACGACTCAGAAGGCCAGTGTTGTCCGATACCAATACCGCGACCATTACCCGTATAGAACTTGCCTTTACGAACAGACAGAGATTCCATTTGGTTATAGTTGCGGTTGGGATACAACTCAGCCAATGCTTCCGATAACCCTTTACGGTCTGGTGCATTAATGTGGTTGTTGTTAGCCTTGTGACGTTTACCCTTTTCCTTTTTGAACACATTGTTAATGGCAGAGTTAAGACCCTCCATACCCGCTGCATTCTTCAGGCGTTCTTCACGCATAACCTGGGCAAGTTCACCAACCTTCAGTACTACTGGGTTATCAGTAAAGGTCCAGTTTAAATCAGCATGAACCAGATTGTATTCAGGGTCACGTTGAATCGCTCCACCGTAGAGAGATTCCAAACCTTCCATTGCATGAGTTTCTTTCTTCTTCTCACGAATGAAACCAATGTTACGTGCCTTCTTCCAGTTCTTTTCAACAAAATGCTGACCCAAGATATAGTCAGTGTTTTGCTTAAATGACTCTGTCCCAACGATCTCCATACCGTTGATCAAGTGGTCCAAAACCGCGTGGCTCATGTTCACATAAACGTATGAACCGGTACGGAAAAGGACATCTTTAATAATTTGAGGAGCCATCTCTTCGAAGGGGAATTTTGTTGTAAAGTAGTTCTCCACTTTCTGTAATAACAGTTCGTGCAGTTTACCGTTCTTTACCTCAGAACTCTCAGTGTCATAAATCAATAACTGACGCTGATCCCCATTCGGCTTCATCAACAGAGTCGTCCAGATCTGTTCCGCGCGTTTGATATAATGAGTAATTGTGCGCAGGTCAGTAGTGGCCTGGATATTATTACTGATTATGTCAGAGATACTCTTGACTTTCGAAAGGGGAGGCTTACTCTTTTCCTCGATCTGACGTTCGCTTTTAGTTTCAGGATCTTTCACTAATAAAGAACGTAAACCTTGATCTAAAGGAGAGAGATTCTTAAGCCTTCCTTTTATCTTCGTTTTGTCAACAGGTTTATACCCATTAGGTAACTGTTGAGTATTGGTGGTCATTGACAGGATTCTCCTTACAGGAACCTTTATGCTTAATAATACCGAGTTTAAAGCTTACATACTGAATACGATAGCGTTCGCTCGAACGATAATCATAAAGTGTGAAGCACTCGCCATATTAGATAATCAGCAGCTTAAACAGTACTACAACATTGATGCGGGTACTGATAAAAGCAAATGGAAGTATTATCTAAACTTGAATGGCGAATACCATCAAGTCATGGATCAGATGATGACTGTTCAGTCGTTGGATAATGGTGAGACAATTGATTTCACTAAAGCTAACCTGGCCATTCATACTGCAACCAAACGCGCTTACCGTTTAGGGAGTTATTACTACACAAGACTTGTGAGTGAATACCCCGGCCAATCGATTTTAATCAATGGCATTCTAAACCCTATACCGCCTAGTGAATCAGTCTCGGCAAATGATTACCAAATCCTGCGATATAATACTGACTACGTATTGTGGAATGAATATCAATTGATTCCTTATTTGCAAGATCAGATCAATGCCAATGTGAACGGATCATTTAAGACAGAGTATGTTTATACTGACAACCTTATGTTGCCAGCTTTACTTGCTCAGTTATACGGGATGTTGGTTAGTGCTATTCTGATGATTCGTAAAGAAGCTGACGGAACTCGCTATGCGCACGAATTCTACATCTGGAGCCGGTTGCGTTCGCTCGGTCTTTCTGACGTTTATAAGAATGTCATTAACCGAGATCAGACAATGTGGCTTTATCACAATCTTGAATACGTACTTCGTATTCTGGGGCGTCGGAAAGCTTTTGATCTGGTACTTAAAAAGGTATTGACCGATCGCAACATTCCACTGATTCGTTATGAAGTTATCCAGTCAACCGAAGACATGACGGAAAACCTGGAACCTGCGCCGTATGTGTTAAGTCGTCCTATTAACTTGACCGAAACGTATGGCGTGGATACCAAGCTCTGGACTGTTCCTGAATTGATCGCTAAAGAACTTCCTTTGGCATTGGATAACGAACAAGCTGCAGCTCTAACAACCGTTGATGCAGAATCTGCGATCAAGTACTCCCTTCATTCAGATGTACCGACCAAGGTATTGGAATCGAATCTTACTGATACCACGAACCGAGATCCTGATCGTATTATGCGTGTTCTGCATAACGAATGGATTTATTTAACTTCTGAAGGACTGTACAATATTAATGTAGACGTGGTTGACTCCCGTACTGGGAAGGCAACACGTATGACTACCACAGAGAGTGTTATCCTCTGGCATTATCTCATTGATCGTGCACGAGGTATTACTCGTCCAGGAAATATCCCTGAATACAATTACTGGCATGTTCGTAAGTTGGTTGATCCAACCCTTGCAGAACTCCAGACATTGGGTGGTTATGAAATCCTCACCAAAGAAGTGTGTGAAAACATTCTGAAAGTGCATGTGGATTTCCCTACATTAATTTCTCCAGATACCTTCTTCCAGAAATGTCAGGAAGTTCAAACTGCGATGTGGAAACACAAGAAGTTATATTCGCAGGTGAATAACCTCTTCATCAGTTCACGTCGTCAGAACGCAGTTAGTGCGTGTTATGCCGATGGTCTTGCTAAGATTGGCAACTACACGACGTACGATGAATTCCTGACCAAGATGGATATTGATTTCCTTGACTACACACCAGATGAATGTCTGGATTATGCATGGTCAATCTGGAGTAAAGTCACCGGCTGGGAAGATAACAGCATTGTCAGTGTGGGGGAACAACAACGTCTCCTGATCAACCTGATGAAAGATCTCACCAGTTATACTGTTCAATACATCGGAAGTACTGTAACGGCTGAGGGTCAATTTAACCTTCCATACATGATGTTGATGGATGGGGATTATTGGCACAAAAATGGCGAGACTGGGTTGGAGTATACCAGCGCTGAGTTCCTCTCTAATGCGATGACCGTGAAGCCACAGGCTGATCTTGAAGCACGAGAGCTAACCTTTGCTGTGGGTGGTGATGTACCGTTCCAGTTTGTGGCTGAATCCATCGGCCATGCAAGACTGAGTAACGCGATGACCCTTAAGCCTATTGACTATGAACCTGGTGTCAACAACGTTTATCTCAATAACAGTATGACATTAAAAGAAGTTGTCGATAATGGCGAAGTGGAGAACACCCTCCCCCACTAAAAAGAATTTGGCCTATATTACGAAACACAGTCTCAAGACATCTATAGAGGAAATTACCCCTTCGGATGTTGTGAGACTTGTTCGTTCTTTTATAGGAACCGAACTCTATTCCACTGATATTGAATCGATTAAATCAGTTCCTGGCGGATACCTTATTTGTATCTGTCCAGACTGCCCGATTTACTGCGGTCAATTTAAAATTAAATATCGTAAGTACATTAATTAAAGGAAATATGATGGCTGATTCCTCAGGTCGTGATAGCCAGAAGTTACCTAACCAGTTGGTATCTGCAACCGGTATGGGTCTGATTATCAATGCGGCATTATCTTGCAACCAAACCGTTAACATTCTAAAGAACACCACGCTGAATGAGAAGTTCAACATTCTGGCAGATGAATCACTGGGCCGTAAGAAAGGTCGTGATTTCCAACTGGGTTACTTTGGTGTGGGCATCGGTGGTTCACGCGCTATTGGTCAAGATAGCTTTGGTCTTGAAGGCCGTCAGGTCTACCAACACAAAGCAGTTGACTTTGCTCCGTTTTATGGTATCCCGATGGTTGCTCGTAAGTTGGGTAATGATCTGGATCCTACTGTTCGCGATAACTATCGTATTCGCGAAGTCCGTAAGATCGGTGATGACATCTACATTCTGTACTGGCTGAAACTGGCTGGCTTCACTGAGTTTGATCCAACCATGAAGGTGGGTGAACGCGATCCAGCTACTGGTAATGAAACCGAACGTGAATATGTACCACGTGAAGTCGATTTGAGTCCAGTGCCGTATCAGCTTAGCTCAAGCAACAACGTACCAATCACCAATACCTATATCAACGGTACTGGTAAGATCGATTTGTCTCTGGACAGCAACGATCTGGAAGAACTGCGTAACGTCTGTCGTATTCTGTTTAACGACGAAGGTAAAGCAGCGATCAACGAAGTTTACATGTGCTACGGTATCGAAACGACCAACGATGGTCAGGTTGATAGCGGCGCATCAGTAGACTACAAAGAACTTTCTTCTTGTACAGTGGCTTATCAGATCACTGAAGCATATGCACGCGATGCTAACGCAAATAACAAGATGCCATGGTTCTTCTGGTACGGTAACTCGATTCCGCTTCTGGTTGGTGCTGACGCTATCGCTGCAGCTAATACCGGTAGCTAATAAGGAAGGGACTTATTATGGCCGATGTTGATAAGTCCCAACCTGAATCCCCTTTGGATATTACTCTGAGTAAATGGTCAACCGTTAAGGCAATTATCGCCAGCATTAACGATAAATACGGGTTGGCACTCGATCCCAATCGTTATGAGGATCGTTTAGCATTTACAAACAGCGATGGATTGCTGGCACTCGACATTGTCGATGTGAACACAGGGGAATTAGCTTGGGCCGTCATTGATTCACAAAGCGGTAAAGTGGTTTCTTCGATCAATGAAACTGTTGATCATCCCAAGGCATTTATTTTTGATGAAGTCATCAAGAATTTTGGGATTGTAATAAATAGCGAAAAAGAACTTGAGTTCTTAAAAGATGTGCGTTTAGACGTACGTTATGACTCAGGTCTGGTAGGTGGTGACAAGGCATACAAATTGATGACCTTGTTAAACAACTACACTATCGGTGATGGTTTTACCTCGAATCCAAGTCAGGGATGCACGACGGCGTATTTCGTACTCAGATACTTCGGTAAAGGTGCGGATGCTCCGGGCGTTTATAACTTCAATACCCAGGCTAAATGTTTAGCTGTGGTGGAGTTAATGATGTATGGAGAATCTCGTCTCCATGCACTTGTTGTGAGATAAGACTATGAGTGTTAAAATTTTAGGGATAGATCCAGCGACAGGTCAGCTGGGCGCAGGGGCTTTAGAATTAGACTGTTATGAGCGTAAGAAATTCAAACTGATTTATGTGGATACCTTAAACGGTGAATACAATGAGTTTGGGGTTCGCGCTGATAGTCAGGCTCAAGTGCGTGCCAAAGGTCTCACAAGGGCATATGGGCATGTGTTTGATATGATCGACCCAGATGTAGTGGGTTGCGAAGATAACTTCTTAGGACCTAACCCAGCGAGTTTTAAGCGACTCATCGAAGTGGTCTCTTATTTGAACATCTATACGGTGACGAATAAAGCAGATACCCCTTTCAAATTAGTATTGCCGCGTTTAGCCAAAAAGATTGTAGATGCGGATTTTACCGGATCCACCAAAGACGATGTACGGGAAGGATTAAAGAAATGTCCTTTCCTGGATCTCAATGGTTTTGATCTGGATAAGTTGACCTGGGATGCATGCGACGGAATCCTCATTGCGTTGTACATTGCAGTGCAGTATTACAAAGACTTAGGTTGGGATGTGTTCGATGGCACCAGCCTTAAAAGTTAGAACCAAATACGAAGTTAAACCTTGGGATCGTATTCCGGTTGTACTCCGGGCGATCTCCGGGTTTAATTCGTGCTTAACAGTGTCCGTGATGAGTGTGGTCTTTATCTGGTCTGTTCACTTAAGTGTGACAACCGGTAAAGCTTCCTGGCCAGAGTTTATGACCGGGTTGTTAATGATCATTGGTCCTATCATTATCACGATCAACTTTGTTAATGCAAAATCTATTATATCAACGATCGTTGGTGTGACCGATGAAGTGGAAGGACGACCTGCTGGAGATGGTGCCGTATTACCTGCACAACCTTCTGTAGTGGTGGCTCCTGCTCCCGGTATTGTCTCACAACACGATATTGCTTTTGAGCGTGAAATAGTTGGACCGACTACTGTATTGCTTCGTGCAATTGCAGGAACGATCTCTACTCATGTTATCTGTTTCTGTAGCTTGTTGTTTACATGGACTATCCATGACTCAATGATTGGTGGACACCCGCTTCCTGGTGATGGACAACTGTTCATGATCGTAATCGGACCTATCATCACGTCTTGGAACTTCGTACGTGCTAACGCTACACTGAACGCCGTTATTAAAGGAACGAGTGCTATCAATGTTTGGCGTGATCGACTGGCAAGTATGCTTTCAACAAAAAGTTAACATACCTCTACTCTCCCATTACGGGAGAGTAGAGTAGTATGCTTGTTTTATTTTTTATCGAGCAGTGCCTTGGCGTTATCCGTTACTTTGGCAACCACCTTATCTTTAAGGTTTATTTGTTCTGCTTTAGCGTCATCAAGGTTATCAATGACAGCTTCAACATTCCCTGATAATCGATCAACAACCTGATTCAAAAGGTTGATCTGTTCATTCGCAGCATCAAGTTCTTTTGTCGTGGTAATCAGGACAAGACGGGTTTCACGATAACATCCCTTGAAGTCAGCCTGTGCTTGACAGTCGTTGTTAGAAAGATAGTAATCCAACTTCCCAACGTTTGACTCTCTTACCTTCCAGTCTTTCGTATAAACGTTAGACGGAATGCTAATGAGACTGTTCTTTAGGTTTGCTATTTGGCTTTTGTACAGCTCCATCTTTTCGATCTGGGTTTTCGACTCCACGTAAGTGTTGGCCGTTGAGATCGTCGGTTTGCTCGAGCACCCGCTGATGGTAAAGGTCATCAAGAGAAGGAGACCCATTCCCAAGAGTATCCGCTGCATTTTTGTAACCATACTTTTCATAGAGAGTCCCATAATTGTTATTACGAAGTACTTCACCTTGGGACGCTTGCTGTTGTAGATTATTAAACCAATCTCGCTGAGAGTCAGCAAGCTTGGTCATGTTCTCTGACGCAACACCCAGTTTGTCAACAACCGCAGTCAAACGCGTTACGGTTTCTTTATCGAGATTACTGCTTGGTTTGAAAATAAGATAACCACCTACAAAAAACACAATTAACCAGAGTGCTATTGTATTCAGTGCTTTTAATTTACTTTCCATTATGAAGCCTTCAATGTGACACCGTGAATCTTAAACATCCATCCTTTTGATAATGACCCTGGATCGCCTTGGTTGATTGCATCGTCTAACAAGACGTTACCCCCCAAAGCACCCGCTGTCATAAATGGATATTTTTTATAGACTCGCAGGTCGTGGTTTAACAAACGTTGTTTAATCCCATACGTCCGTATATACGGCGTTGGGAACATCCCATTGTCTAGCACAACTGGATGCTGGAAGCGATCGCTGGTATGCAAGGCGTTAGGATAGTGGAAGGTAGTCAATGGTACAACATCGATCCCTAAGCTTGGATTGTCAACAATAACAAAGAAACTGTTGTGCGCCAATAATGCCTGACGTTTATAAGTTTCAAACTTACTGAGGACAGTTAACTTCGGAGTACGTGTATACTCCTTATAATTGAGGTAGTGATGTGCTACATCAAAAGAGGCTAAGTTAATCGCCACACGATTCTCAGCAACACGATAAACGATATTGGTATCGACCATCAACTGACCGTTCACGACAATGTAGATCGTTTTGTTAACGATATCGTCCAATTGACATGACAGACGTTTGCCACCATCGAATTCTTCTTCTAAAAGAATATCTTCAGTGATGGGAACTGTTTTTACTTTACCCAATTTCTCAAAGTTGAGCGCACCGATGCGAAGGTCATTACGGTGTTTAATGTAATCGAGTCCAGCACCTTTTAAGAAGATACCGTCGCTTCGAGAAACACTTCTCATAAAGACACCGTTCACAGTGAACAGCGAGTAATCATTGATCTTGCCATAGTCCACATTGTCATACATGTAGTGGGCAATACGAACGTCAGGAGCCATGTCAGAAAACAGGTCGGCCTGTCTATCATTTGCAAGATTTAAATCAGCTGGATAATGGAAATACCCATAAGTAAATATCCTTTCCAGTTTTACATACTGGTATGTGTCACCTGGGAAGATCCCTGCTGACTTAAGGTTATTTCCATTTTGGGATGTTAACCACTCTCCGATATCCATTGTCGGATTGGCGGCGAAAGAAAAGCGATAGTCTTCAAGAGAGATACTCATGTCAACTTTATAAAAGCCATCGTTGATGACGATATAAAGAATGTCAAACAGTTTCTCTAGATCAGCTACACTGTAGTCCTTGATATCCACGATGTGGTATCCCGGTCTATAGTTTTTATATCGCCCCACCGAATATTTATAAGTGTACATGCGTTAAAAAACCCTTTTTCAGAGGAACAAAGTTAATGTCAAATGATGCAAAACTCCAGGTGCTCGGTAAGATCACCTATGCTTGGAATCCCTTCCAAGATAACCCGGCTAACCGCATCACTGATGAAGAACAACAGGCTGATTCAAATGGTGCAGGAATTATTGTTCCACGCTGTGGTCCATTCTTTAGTCGTGACTTCACCATCAAATTAAAAGACTCAGGTCGTGTACTGAGCTTTGAAGCCGGCGACTATTCTTTCCTTTATCCATTCGGTGCTTTCAACGAACGCTACAATCGTTTAGCTTGGGGTGCAATTCAGGTTAAAGGGGTGACTTCACCTGCTGACTTCCTGATCTCTTACGACACCATTGGTGGTGACTTCGTATTAAGCGATCTGGCCTATGCAGAAGCAGTTGCTAACCAGTTGACGTCTCCACGTACCACTGACTGGAACAACATCGTTAATCTGCCGTTGACGTGGCCTGCTGACCCGCATCAACATCCTGCTTCAGACACCATGAACTACGGTGACCTGATTGTCTGGATGAAGTCCTATATGGACGCGATCACTCAGAACCCAGATGCAACGTGGATGAGTCGTTTTGAACAGCATCTTAAAGATGATCTTCAGAAAGCCCACAAAGCTACTCTCTCAATGCTGGGTGTTAATAACCTGGAAGACTGGGCAATGGCACAGTACCCTGCTGACATGTCGGGTAACGCTGAGAACCTGCTGGTTAATGTTGCTTTCATGAAAGCAATGATCCGTGGTTATCAAACTGGTGAATGGCAATAACCATTATCTTAACTGGGAGACAATCCCAGTTAAGTATCACAAGGTCTTTTGACAATGATCAAAGAAGATATTCCTTTATATAAGCTTGATCTCACCGGGAGTTCGAAATACAACCTGGTGTTACAAGAATCAAAATCCAGAACCGAGGTTGTTAACAACCATATCTTTATTCCGCCAAAAGGTCCTTTCTACCAGAAGTCATTTAAGATGTACGACACCTCTGGTAAACTTATGGTGGAAGGTACAGATTACGAGTTCTACGGTATCATGGGTAAGCTAACTCAGTATACCGGTAAACCTGTGGGTCTGTTCGTTCGTCTCCTGAAAGACTCCATTGTTGAATGGAAAATGGATTATCAAGTTGTGGGTAACTTCAACGCGATTACCAATGAGATTCTGAACATGCTTCAGAGTATCTATCAGGATGACCGTTTCGTGATGTGGGATAATATCGACAACAAACCGTTGTGGTATATTCCAGATATCCATCAACACGATCTGGCTTACGATATCTTCGGTTTTACTGACTTGGTCAGAGAACTGAATCGTATTGCGAGTTATGTGGCATTGACAAGTTCAGCCACTGACTTCATGCTGGAAAGTTTCCAAGATCATCTTGCAGTTTATATTGATGGGTATAAAGACATCTTAACCAAGATGCTGGATCGTCATATTGCCAACAAACAAGATGCGCATGGTGTCAATAAAGCAGCGATCGGTTTAGGTAATGTTGCTAACGTCTCTGTAGCTACCTTAGAAGAGACTTTAGACGGAACCCGTGACGATTTACGTATCACAGTTTACAACGCTGCTAAAGCGGCTGAGGCGTCCTCAGGGCGTAACGATAAACTGTTCCCATCGGGTTCACTTCCTATTCTGCGTTACGGTTCGGATACCTTTATCCCACCGACAATTGCAGGAAGCTTTGAAGGGTTAGGTGGGTCATCACGTCGTGGTGGGGCGATCATCGAAACTGATGGTACGTTGTTGATTCTGAATCACCGTAACAACGGTAAGTATCGTGGTCTGTATTTCATCCGCTGCCGTAACTGGCAAGCTAAAGATGCGGTCTATGACTTCACTTCCTACCTGTATCAGCATCCTACTGCAACCGCAGCCGGTGCTACGTTGGACTCCATTATTAATGGTTCTAACAAATACGTTATGGTTGTGGGTGACAGCATCAAAAATCTGTGGTGGTGGTGTGAAACCAAAGGAACCTTTAACCCAGATCGTCACGTTCTGATTCCACTTTCCGGTGAATGGGTAACCCAGGATATCGTGGGGAACATTAACCCAGCCGATATTTATAACAACGTGGATGGTGCAAACGTTATTGCGGATGCAAACTACGCTGACTACTGGGGTATCGTTCAGGCTTATCGTGCGCCTGAATTTGCAGAACGCCGTCCGTCAGCTTTCCCTGAATGGAAGACATTAGGTTACGGTGCCTGGAACAACTACCCGCTACAGCGTATTGCGTACAGCATCAACATCGTGGCCGGGAAGTCAGGCACAATCAAACGTGCTCACATTAACTTCAATCATCCGCTTTGGGGTAATGCTAACGACAGTTACTTTATGCCGTATGCGCCGAAGTATGAGAACATTAATGGTAAACGTGTTTGTACCTCTCACTTCGCAGTGTATGATCCTCCCATTGATGGTTGCTGGGCATTCCGAGACCCTAATGCTTATTGGTTAGGTAAGGGGACATTGGGTGAGTTCGCTGTTCGTATTGAAGTGGCGAATAACAACATTGGATACAATACAGTAAACTTCCAAGGCTGGAGTACCTGGGCAGGTTCCTTTAAGATTACCCGTAATGGTGCGGACTTCACAATCGATGTCACACCGGCACCGGGTTTTGATAAAATTTATACAGTCGATACCACAGTGGGTGGTCAAGTCAGTGGTAAGAAGGAATGGGATAACTACAACCGTTATGTCATGAACGCATCTACCTATTATCCGTCTGCTTTGGATAACACGGGTTCTGCTGCTCTGACCGGTGCTTACATTTCCTTTACTCAAGGATTTGGTAATACCGCCTTCCCACCTGCTTATGCTATTGTCCGTGCTCGTTATTTAGAGTCTGCTGAGAAGATGTTAGAATCACCTCAGTCAGGTCCTTGGGATGTTGTTTACGACCGCCTGATGTTTAATGAGACGAACCCATTGGGGATGGGAACATTGTGGGCTAACCAGCGTTTAGTTTGTGCTGACAGTGATGACTACACCAAAGCGTGTATCATCGGAACACAGGGTATCCCTGGTGTCGGTCTGCGTTGGTACTTCCGTTACACGCCGTTCCTGGACAGTAACTTCCAGCATGTTAAACCGTCTCAGCAATCCACGTTCCAAGGAAAGAGTTTCCAGAACTATCCGTTTACTCCATCCGGAGTACTTACTGATATTGGTCAATGGTACATGTTGGGAACGCATTATCCCCGCGCTGGCGTAAATGCCAAAGACGTCTTCCGCAGAATGTTGGGTTGTAACAGTGACACGCGTATTGACGGAAAAGCACCTACTAATCCTACTGATCCAAATGGAGTAGGCAAACGTCGTGGTGATGGAATCTGGCCGTATGACTCTCAGATGAAGATTGTTGATAATGTTCCTACCATTCAGGTGGTGACTGCATACAACGTGATTCCTGCGATCATCCGTACCTTGGTTCCATTGTTGGTTGCTCAAGGATTTACCCAAGAGCAGGTATTGGAAACTTATCAAGTTCACCATTATCAAGCACCGAACGGAACTTGGCATGCAGTATGGACTTTCCTCTCACCTCGTATGCCTGACTTGTATTATGCAGGCATTGTTACCACAGTCGCTCCCAAAGGAACTGCGGTGACAAAAGACGGTTATCAGTATTATGCTGATTGCGAGATCACTGTTCTCTCGCCTGTTAAGATCACCCGTAAGGTTAATGCAACCAATACCAATACGATCACTCACACTTATTATGGTGCTACTTCTGGTAACGCGTACGCTAATGGTATCGGGATTCCATACAAAGCGTGGGATCGTGGATCTACTTACGACAACACGGGTTACTATGGATTCATGCAGGGCATTGCGCAGCATATGTATCAAGGCAACAGTCGACCGATGCAGGTGCACTTTGAAATCAATGCCGCTGGTACAGAAATGACCAAGCTTGATTTCCGTGATGCAGCAGTGTGGGGTCCAGATAACTTCATGGTTGTTAACCCGTACAACGGTGTCGGTGCAGCACTTCCTAATGCTTATATCTTTGAAGGTGCGGCATTAGCTTCCGATATCTTCGATACCACGGGCAATATCTATGATAAGTTTGCGGGCAACACATACAACGGAACCAGTGCCATTGGGATGAGTAACATTCTGACACCACAATACACGGTGTACTTCCAGAATGCGAACGATGTATTGATTGCCGGAAAAATGTATGACATTCCTGCAACCTATATTGATATCTTGACGCTTGATAGCAGTCCTGCAAACAAGAAGTACTACATCTATTTGCAATACTCAGGTGGGCAAGGTGTTTATAACATCACCAAGGATGTTCGTCCTGAATCCAGTTCCCAGGCATTGATTGGTACTGTTTATTGCGGCCCGACTCAGATCGATCGTATTGAGCCGTATAATCGTTTCACAATGGACGGAGCACAAATATCAGCGAAGCGTGAAGGTTCTGCTATTCTGGCATCTTCAGGTTCTCTGTTTGATATCGGTGACACTTCAACCATTCTGCTTGACACTGATTTCATTTCATAACAATAAAAACTAATAGAGCGATCTTTTGATCGCTCTATTATTTATTTATCGAGGTTTAGATGAAAGATATTCAATTAATCGATATCGATTACTCGGGGAAGAACGCTGAGTATAAGAAAGAAGACGATGTCGATTTATCCAAAATCTCCTCACCTTGGATTGTCCCTGAAGAAGGACCTTTCTATAAGGACTCTCTTCGAGTGCTTAAAGGTGGGTTGGATATTGATTCTGACAAGTTTAAAGCTGTATCCGATGTTACTGATTTAACAAAGCTAACCGGCCGTGCCGTCTGTCTGTATGTTGAACTTGCTGATGACATTCTTGCAAGTAAAGGAGAAGTAACTGTTATTTACCAGCAAGTCGGTAAACCTGTTATTTCTGTTAAGACATTACTTCAGATGCTTGAAGACATGGTCATCTCGGGTAAACCTGTGGATTGGGATACCCAGGTAGGAAACAAGCCGGGTAGTGTTTGGCCTGCTCTGCACTCTCACGACATTCAGAACCCGAATGAGCTGGTAGGTTTTGGTGGACTGGTCGAACTCTTTACCCTGTTCACCAATACGCAGATTACTGACAGTGGTCGTGCTGTTGAGTTACTGGAAAAAGTCCAGACGGAGATGTATAACCGTTTAGACTATATTCAGAAACTGAAGTGGGGTGCGATCATGAAACACGTTCGTGATTACAACAACCCACACGGTGTTGTGCCGGCAGATGTTGATGCAGATAAACTCTCCAACTATTTCCTGGCGACTCCTCAGCAAGATGCAGAAGCAACTCGTAGCGATCTGTATTCTACTCCTAAAGGTCTTAACCGTCTGATTTCTGAAACACAGCCTGTGACAGAAAACTTTGTGGTTCAAGCAGAACTGCCGTTCACCTATTACGGTTCAGGAATTTATCTTCCTCCTCCGATTACCGGTTCCTTTGAAGGACTGGGTGGTGACTCAGAAAACTCTGCCATGAACCTGGAAGGTAATGGTTGGTTGGTGTGTTTGTTCCGTGCTTTTGATGGTCGTGTTAAGAACTTGTATTATGCCTACAAGACTGACATGACTGACCGTGATCCAAACCGTACACCGTGGCAAGATACTTATGTTCAGTATCAGCACCCTGTTATCACCGCAGCCGGTAAGACACCGAACTACGTGATTGATGGTTCTGACGGTACTGTCCTCATGGTGGGCAACGTTCCTGACCCAACGGGTCCTGCTATCCTGGGTGACGGTAACTGGTGGATCTGTGCGGCTAACTCAACCTTTGACCCTTCAAGTCACACCATGAAGCCTGTCAATATGACAGCGGTTCTTAATCAGGTTCAATCCCTGACCGGTAGCTTGATGCGTCCAGGTACGTACAAGATCTCTAAAGTGGGTAACTGGGTTTATCTGTTTGCTGACGCCTCTTCCTTCCAAGGTGATGATGAAGCTAACTACTCAAACAGTTTCGCCGCTGACCACTGGCAGACCGTGATGTTCCGCTTCCCATATGCGGACTTAAACGATGACAGTAAAACGTCTATCACCTTTACCCGTGTTAACGTGACTTACGACACACTGTGGCGTGAACGTCGTACTGGCAAGAACACCTTTATTCCTCAGCGTATGCAGTTTACTGACGCAACAAAAACGCTGGCTACTGAATATGGGATAAAGTTCAACTCCCCGGTTAAACAATGTTACCTGAACCGTAAGAAAGGTTGGATCATTGTTCCTAACCCGAACAACCCGAAACTTGCACGTCTCAAGTTGATGATCTCTCCGTATGCGAATACCCCAGACCAGCGTTCAGCAGGTTTCTATATCATCATTAACTATGATTGGGATGTCGAGAATAACATCTTGACACTGGCAAGTACATGGAGTATGCCAACGGGTGACATGGTTGACACCACAGGTGGCACCGGTAAGTACGTTGGATTAACTCAGCAACAGAGTGACTACATTGTCGCTGGTGACATTGATGGGATGTGGATTGGGTATGTTAATACCTGTATCACCTATCTTGCTGGTTTTGGTGCGATCGCTATGCGAAGTGACCAGACAGGCACACCACCGTATAACTTCCGTACTTGGCAGATTAACCGTGATGGGAATAAGGACAGGGACTATGAATACATGTTCTATCCTAACCACTGGACCAGTGATGCCGGTTTAAGATCACTGTGGCAGGTTCCATTCCGAATGAAGTCACCGTTTGGTGTGGCAGGATTCCCACGTGCGTTCTCTGATTTGTATGCATTGACCACCGGTGTGCGTCAGTATCCGATTGAAATCTTTACCGCTGAAAATGAAGCACAGACTCAGCAGACCTTCTATCGTATTACTGAAGGTGGAACGGACGATGGTTATGATCAGCGTTCTTCTCTGCAATCTGATTACATTCCTTTCCCTATCCGTGGTCGTAAGACGAACTCCAACTTTGGTCAGTGTACCGGTATGAATGTGAACACATTCTTTACCAACCGACCAGGTCGTAAGACCGCACAGAGTAAAGCAGGTACAGGATTCAGTTGGTGGCGTAAAGGTATCCATCGTAGCCCAGGTGCTCCGTTTAACTGGACACAACAAGCCGATGCCAATGGGATCATGAAAGACATTACCACCGAGTCAGATAACAGTATCATCATCAACCTTGATATGGACTACACTCTCGATACCGTTGGTAAGTTCTTGAATGCCCGCCCTAATAAAGCTAAACAAGTTCGTATTCCACGTTCTGTTTATCTTGACATGGTGATGTCCGCATTGGGCTCACATGCCAATAGCCTGATTGACCTTTGCGTTGACTTCTATATTGGTGGACAACCGGGTACAGGTGGTGATCAGGTCTTCTCCTTCTGGTCAGCGACATATCACCTCACGGGTAGCCCTTCGTCTATCCGCATGATCGTTGGTACGTTTACTTGGGATGTGGCTTCAACTGGTGCTGATGGTATCCGTGTTCTGAAAGTGGTGGGGATGCAATATCCATTTACCACTACTCAGTTTGTCAACTCTAAACTGAACCCTGGTAACGATTCAAACATTCTGGCCAATAACTGGGCTACGCTTGATATCAATAACCAATGGAACATCACGTATACCGGTGGACTCCAAACCAAGTTCCGTCACACAGAAGTATTAGACTTCGAAAGTGAGGGAGCCCAGAACATGGAGATCGCCTGGTTCTCTGGCTTACAGTTACAGATCTCGGGTAACGGTACAACTAACCGCGTGATCTTCCGCCGTCGTAAGAATGGAATCACTGAAGCCACTGTGGGAACACGACAAGGTCAAGCATTTAACTATGAGTATTCTTGGCAGCTGTGTGCCAATGCTCAGTTGGGTTGGCTTGCCGGTGTGGGTGCGAACTGGTCAGGTGCTGCAATGAACTTGCAGATGCCTTGGGATGGTCGTACAGACATTTATCAGCCGACAACGATTCCTGCACCTTGGTTAGTTATGTACGGTGCAACGTATGTTGAGGGTAACTGGTCACTGTTTGTTAACGCCGATATCTCCGTTACCTTTAACGGTCAGAACATGATTGCGAAAGCAACCAACTGGGATCTGCGTGACCTTACCGATGTGTATCGTAACCAGAAGTTCTACATGTACTGTGTTATGAACGGTTCAATGGCGATCTATGAGATTACCAAGATCTTACGTAATCACAATGCTGGACATGTTCTTGTTGCGATCATTACCACTGATGATTTCGGCATTGTTACCATCGATCGTCGTCAAAGCTTCAGTATCTCAGGTTTCCCATTAACACGTACGCGTGATATGGGTGTCCCGGTATCATCTGGATCCATTACTGAACAGGGTACGTATAAGTTCCTGTCTCGTAGTGAGCTTTACGATAATTAATAAGAAGGGGAGAACTTCTCCCCTTTATTTTCAGGAGTAGTTCATGTACGTAGATCCGAGTAAAGCATTACCGAATCCGGATGAACGTGAGGATTACCTGGGATCCGTATTGAACGCGATGATCGGCATTCATAATGCTCGTATTGAAAATCGCGGTGAGATTTCGGACATACAGGAAAAGGTTGATACGGCAACGGACAACATTAACCAAATGTTGGATCAGTACGTCATGGATATGGATGCTGCCTTACTGGCTCACACCAGTAAGAAAGGCGCTATCCACGGCGAGACTAAAAAGACCGTTGGATTGGATTTGGTAAACAACTGGCGCATGGGTACGCTAGATGAACATGTCGCAGGCGTTCTGCAAGATGTTTATGCGAATCCCGCTGGCTTGAAAGCCATGATCGAAGCACGACTGACTATCGACCCGAGTAAGTACATCAAAGGTCGTTTAATTCCTATCGCATCAGGCGGTACGTTGGGGAGTATTCCACAATGGCCATTTGACTGGCGTGAAGGCGAAGTCATTCAGTCGTTCAAAGATCCTCTTTATTACCTTAGCGAAACACCGTGGCAGTTCCGTTCAGACAGCGGGACATTTATCCTGCCCTCTATGAACGGCAGCGACGTGTTAACTCAGGTTACTGCGGATGCGGGTCGTGCTAAACGCGCGAGTACCCAGTTCGGTGGTACCAACGTGCGTATCTATAACAAGAACATTGATGTGCGTCGTTCTCGACCTTCACATCTGCGTGGGGAAAGTAACTTTGAACCAGAGAACATTCTGGTAAAAGGTTCTTCTCACATGTTCGATAAACACTCCGTAGGTTATGTTGAAAGTAACATGGTCGGGGTGCGTGGATACAACCGCTATCGTTTACCGTTTGATGTCTTGTCAAACAGTGGGAAGTGGACGAACAACTGGAAGGGTATTGTCGAGGTACGCGAGAAGTACGTTTACAATATCATCACCACAGGCGTGTATGCGGACCTGGAAGGTAAAGGCGCTGACTTATACCTGGTGATCGAGTTAAACGTTTACAGCTTCAGTGAGGCGGGAATTGACGCTAAGAAAGGTCCAGGTAACCGTGCAGAAACTACAGCCTACATTGAGGATAACTATCCGACCTTAAACTTCACCGTAAGTGGGTCAGCGAAAGTTAAAGCGTTGAAACGTGATGGTAAACCTAACGCTATCATGATTCGTCTGCGCGATATCCTCAACTACACGGATGCTCAGCTTGCATCGCTTCGTACTGCGTTCAATGCTGATCGTGTTAGTAAAGTTGCCTTTACTTGGCGTAACCGTCTGAAGGGTGATTTCGCACTGCGTGTAGGGTTAGGATTCTGGACCAAAGACAACGCACATTACAACAACTACTACATGGACTTGTCGTTCCTGGTAGCTGAAAATGATACAGCGAAGTCTGTGAACATCACTGTGAGCTCTCTGCGTGACATCACCAGTAACATCCAGACGTTAAATGACAATCTGGATTTGGATAAAGCAGGGCGCTTCGTTCAGTATGGCGGAAACGTTAAAGACGATATCTTCCACCCAATGGTGTTTGATGGGATCTTTGATGCACAAGGTGGTCACATTAAAACGTACACCTTCTATAACCGTCAGTATGTGGGTTACTATCAGCACAACGTTACTGGTGTGGATGATTGGTTAGCCGATGGTGATACGATCAAACCTGTGTTGGTGAAATACCAGTACACCCAAATGTCTAACTTGAACCAAGATGGACTGTATGGGGATCACCTTCGTCATATCCCACTGAACGTAATCGGAAATCAGATTGATTACCTGACACTGTCTCGTGACTGGACGCATGCTTATCGTTGGGCGGTGGCCCGCTGTGAGTTGGATGACGCGCCAGAACTGTTAACACCGACTGGTCATCATCATGGACCATGGCGTCAAGGCACAACCTGGATCGAAGATACCACAGTTAATGTACCGTCATTTGTTATCAGTAATGATGCAGATGCCACTAACTTTGAAAACTCCTGTTTGGTGTTTAACAACCAAAACAGTTTCAAAGGGTACGGTCGTTATGCCTACGACACCAGTAACATCCAAACGCCTTTGCAGTTCTTGGATCCCACTACCCTGGATCAGTCCATCACTGCGTACGTTGCGCAGAACGGTGGTGGTTGGGTGCAGAACCATCGTCAGTTCTTCTATTTTAAAGGGGTGATTTTCTGGGTTTCTCAGACCATCTCAGCGAAAGAGATTAAAGCTGATGGTACCGATGCGTATTACGGTTATATCAAGAATGCGTACATCGACGTTCAAGGCGATACTCGCACAGTTAAGATCACAGGTAATGTGGCTGACAGTGGTGCGGCGTTCCCACTTAAAGTGAACAAAGCAGCAAGTTTGAATGTGAGTAACCTCAACATCGTTGGATGGGATGAATTCAAAGCTACCGACGTTTACCTGATGTTGATGGATAAGACCGGCACCAAGAACACGTATCAAGCGATGTTAAACTTGGCTCCGTTCAATAACTTCTATTTCGAATTTGATCTGAGTATCGACAGTTCAACAGGAACAGTAACCTTTGGACCGAAGACAAACGCAGTCAACCCTGTGTTCCCTTATTCCGCTAACAACGGTTATGCGATCGATTATGACGCACTGACCATGTACGGAACTAAGACACCGCAACAATTCCATATCAACTATCAGACGCCAGTGATGCTGAAGAAGTCAATGTGGAGTTTCCGTAAGACACCCGGTGAGTATGCGCTTTATTCCCAGTCTATCGGTACGGTGATTGTTCACGGTGGGTTGATGAACAGTATAGAGGGCACACCTATCTATCCTGTTGGGTCGGTGATCACCGCAGGTGGTTCCAGCGTTTACGTTAAAGGACCAATCAGTGCACCGGCGAAGAACTTCCAGGGTAGTGATGAACTCTTCATCAAGCTCTACGAGTCAACGTCAAGCGGTACCAGTACGATGTCGGACGGTGCTGTGCTTTACGGTCACAAATACAATCCGCAAGGTTATGAAACAGAACCGAACTCCGGTATTGTTCCATGTGGTTTCTTGAAGGATCAAATCTTCTACCACTATGACCCAGATGGTTGGCGTAATGACCTGTTGCCTGTCGTTGATGGCAAGCGCATGAACTTCTATGGGTACGGTTCATCTTTCCCAGCGTTCATGGGTGTGTACGGTTCAGGTGTGCCGATTAACCGATTCTTCTTAACCGCTAAACCAACGATCATGACGTGGGATACAGCGAAGAGTCGTGCAGTTCCTGTGAGTGATGGCACCAACATCAAGATCACAGTAAACAACGTTGCACAGACTTATACCGGTGGTGGTACCTTTACTATCCCGAGTTCTTATACCGGTGTAGTAACGGTTGCCATCACAGGGATGAAGTCTCTGGTATGGGCGAATGGTTTAAGTGAGCTGAAACAAATTGGTAACAGTATCACTGCCATGAACTTTGCTGGGTCTTCTGCGTTTGCTATCTCGGCTCCACTGCCTACTCGCTTTACTTCATTGGCGGGAATGTTTGCTAATAGTACGGCTGCTTCCTATACCGGGTTAGACACCTGGAATGTGAGCGGTGTAACTGACATGTCCAACATCTTTAAAGGTGCGGTTAACTTTAACCAGAACCTGACTGCATGGAACACCACTTCAGTGGAAACACTTGAAGGTGCATTCAGTGGCTGTGTTAAGTACAACCAACCGATGGGAACATGGAAACTCAGTAACTGTCGCAACATGAAGAACATGTTCTATGGTTGTTCGATCTTTAGTCAAGACTTGAGCACCTGGGATGTTATCCGTGTGAGTAACTTCGCACAGATGTTCATGAATGCTACAGCGTTTAACGGCAACATCAGTAAGTGGAAAGTCACCTCAGGTAATGATTACACCTCGATGTTTGAGAATGCAACTGCATTCAACATTGACATCAGTAGCTGGGTCACCACCGCAGCGCAGTTCATGAAACGTATGTTTGCTAACGCAACGTCGTTCAACGCCAACTTGGCATCATGGGATGTGTCTGGTGTTACAGACTTCTCTGGTATGTTCTATAACGCTGTGAAGTTTGCGCGTAATCTGGGTGCTTGGGTTGTTAGCAATGCAACCACCATGTTCGAGATGTTCTACAACACTACCTTGTTTGGTGCAGATGGTTCATTCAACTTGAACAACTGGAAGCCTGCTAAAGTCACCGACATGACACGTATGTTCATGTTGTCTGGTTTTAACTGTCCAGTAGAAGGTTGGAGCTTTGGTCCACAGGCGATTCAGACCAGTATGTTTGAATCAACCCTGAACTTTAATCAGAGCCTCGAGAGCTGGGATGGTAGCAACGTGTTGCAGGTGAACCGTATGTTCGCTAATACGACCAAGTTCCAGATCGACATTCCGAATGTAACCTTCAATAACTGTACCGACTTCTCTGAGATGTTCTTGAACTCTACGTTCAACGGTTCTGTCTCTGGGTGGAAGTTCAGTGATGTTGTTGGGATCTCGTTCGACTCAATGTTCGAGAACGCAACCTTCTTCACTGGTAAAGGGATTGATACTTGGGATACCGGGAACGTCAGCAAGTTCAGTGACATGTTCTTCGGTGCAACTAACTTCAATGCCAATATCGGTGGTTGGGATACTTCCTTCGCGACAACGATGCGTCAGATGTTCCGTAACACCGGTAAGTTTGATCGCACGCTTAATCTGTGGGATGTATCAAGCGTTACTGACTTCTCTGACATGTTTAACAATGCGAAAGTATTTAACGGCTTGATCAACAAGTGGAATACACGTTCTGCTAAACTGATGAACGGTATGTTCTATAGTGCCCAGCTGTTTAACCAGGATATCACTACCTGGGTGACAAGTAGCGTAACCAGCATGGCAGCGATGTTTGGTCTGACTCCTGCATTCAATAGTAATATTGGAAACTGGGACACGACCTCGGTCACTAACATGACAAGCATGTTTACCAGTTGTCGTGGGTTCAACCAGGACTTGTCGAAATGGAATGTGAACAAAGTAACCGCTCACCTCTATTTCAGTGACGATACTCCTCAATGGACTGCAGCGAAACCGAATTTCGTTAACTAAGTCATACTCTCCTACTTCCCCAATTGGGGAAGTAGGAGTTATATTTGTTATCCAGCAAGACCGTCTGTTTGAGCACCACCACTCTGAACACCTTTATGGAAGTGTCCAATGTAAGTGACGTTGTCAATTTTCCAACCACCAGATACATTACCTGCACCGCCAGACTGACTGAATGCGCCGGTAATTTCAGTGTTACCCGTTTGGGTATAGTTGCCCGTCTGAGTATAGTTACCTTTGTGGGTAACATCACCCTCAAGATTAAACTTCGGTGACTTCCACGTTGTGGTTTGTGTTTCCACGTTGATCGACGTAGTGGCTTTCAACACCAGTTCTTTACACTGCATCAGAATCTTCTCAGCAGCTTTCAAGATCAAGGTATCTTCACAAGACAGCGTGATGTTCTTCTTCATGAAGTTAAAGTATGTCTTCTCGGCATTCAAGTAAGAGAAAGCATGCTCCATCGAGTTCAATGAAATCACATTCTCCTCACCATCCACAATACTGAACTGCCCAGTGCCTGTATTCAACTCCAGGACATAACTGGTTGGTTCACCATTACCTTGTCCTGTAATCAGCTGAATCTTTTTCTGATGGGTGCTGAGGAAGAACATGTAATAGTTGTCTTTGTTAACCGGAGAGTTTTCATTGACATTAGGAGAAGCAGAGAACGCCCAGATTATCGTTTCCAGACGTAAAGTTCCGTCCATCCCGAAGTATGTCCAACGATAAGTATTCTGACCCTGGAATTTATAGATTACTACTTTACTACCGACGCGCACATCAGGTGGCGTGATACGATTGGTGTTAACCCCCATCCATTTCGCTGAGATGGTGTTAGTTTGTAAAGTAGTACTGGAGTTAGTATCACCTGTGGGTGTTTGTGTAGTTACAGTTTTAGTTTCTGCTGTGGTTTGAACTTCACCATCCGTTTCAGGAAACAGTGACTTAACGTGTACCTGTATTTCATCGGAGTTGGTCTCTTTGTCCATAGCGACAGTACCAACCCCGAAGCACTCAAGAATATTCATATTAGACCTTTGAGGGTATTATGATAACCAAATTGATTCTAAAGAATTATACCCCGCTGTTTAAGAAGAATGTTACTTATGTCGAATTAACGACTAAAGATATGTTCAACATTATTCTGGGGCGTAATGGATTTGGTAAGACCTCACTAATGCGTGAGCTTACACCATTTCCGCCAGACAACGCGGATTATGAACCGGGCGGATATAAGGAAGTCCATATTGTCACGGGCAAAGATACTTATATCCTCAAATCATCCACGGGGAAATCATCAGAGCATCATTTCATTCACAACGGTAAAAACCTGAATGAAGGAAATACACTCTTATCTCAACGTGAGTTAGTGAAGCTGCATTTCGGCATTACACAAAACATCAAAAACTTTGTGACCGGTTTGGATGTCAGGGATTTATTTACCACTCTCTCATCAGCACGCCGTAAAGAGCTTCTGATGGCAATCAACCCAAATGACACCAGTTACGCCTTGAAGATGTTTGATAAGCTTAAATCGAACCACAACGCGATTAAAGGTGGGTTGAAGACACAGCGTCAACGTTTGGTGGTTGAGGAAGGTCGTTTAGCACAATTAGCTGCTTTGGATGCTGCTAAACTGCAAGATGAAATCAGAACGCTGGATGGACAGATTAAGAACGCGTTAATCATTCACGGTGAACTGCAACACATCAACCACGAAAGTATTGCTCCACTCAAAGATGAGATTGGCAACATTACCTCATTCTTGATCGGTAGCTCGAGTGTGGTGAAACAACCGATGTCTGTTCTGCTTCAACAGAAAGAGAACCTGACAGGAACATTGGATTATCACAAAGCGCGTGAGATTCGTTTCTCCACGATGTTAACAGAGTTCGCAGGTCAACTAGCAGGCTTAGGTGAAACAGGGTCTAACTTGGATAGTTACAAGTTACGTTTAACTAACTTGTTAACTCAACGCGAAGATAACCAAACCCGTTTTGATTATCTCACCAAACGTTTCGCTGATCATCCTGACTTTGTCCCACAACCAAGTGACGTCAGAGACTTTGCTTACTTCGTTAACCGTGCCAGTAACTTCATCTATCAGATTCGTTCTGTGAACCGTGCAGTGGATCCAGAGATTACGTCGGCTAAGTTTAAAGAAGTTCAGCAGAAGTTAGTATCCGTCACTCATGAGTCGGATAACCTCAAAAGAAAGATCACTGAGATCGATCACACGCTAGAACACTATAATCGTGCCGATGCCGTGGACTGTCCTAAATGCCAAACTCGATTTAAACCGGGTTTCACTGAAATCAATGTTAACCAACTTACCCAACAGGCTCAGGACTTCACAGTAAGACGCCAAGACCTGAAGAGTAAGATTGCCGAGTACACCAGTTACATCGAGGACAACCAGGGTTGGTATGATTCGATGATGGATATGTTGCGTTTCTCACAAGCGTCAGATATTCCACAGATCTATAACACGTTGATTCGTAACTATGGAATTGGTAAACGTGATATTAACGTGTTGATCAGTCTGGTGCAGGACACCATGGAATACAGCAATGTAAAAGAGACATTAGCTGTTCTGGATGAAGAAAAAGAATCTGTTGAAAAGCAAATCACTTTCTTGGAAAGCTCTGACGTCGAAACACTGTTTAAACGTGCGGAGTACGTTGAACGTGAGTTAGCAGCTACACAACGATCTGTTCGCCGTGTTCTTGATAAACTCAGTGGTATCCGTGTTCAAATGGAAGCCATTGTGGAAGATGAACAACGACGTGATCGTCTCGCTATTCTGATGGAAGAATTATCTGACCGTTTGCATCGTAACGGGCAATTCAAGATTAAGCTTCGCGTGGAAGATATCATTAACGATCTGACGCCACGTAAAGAACAACTTATCTCGAACTTAATCCGTGCTGAGTCTTTGCATTCAGTTATTCAATCTATCAAAGACAACATCGCTGATTTAGAGAAACGTGAGAAACACACACAGCTTTTATTAGACGGTCTGTCACCGGTAAAAGGGTTGATTGGTTATCTAATGAATGACTTCTTGAAATCAGTGGTCGCAAACGTGAATGCGATTATTCAACCTATCTGGACTAACCGTTTGTCAGTATTGAACTGCTCAACCAGTAAGTCTGAGGAAGATGTTGAATTAAGTTATAACTTCCCACTTATCTCCGGGTCTGAAAACAAAGCCAGTAAAGATATTGGCGATGGCTCTGGTGGTGAACGTGAGATTATTAACTTTGCTTTCCGTTTGGTCTTACGTCGTTATTTGGGTGAACGTTGTCCATTGCCATTGATGATGGACGAGGTAGGGGTTGCGTTTGATGAACTTCACCGTGGTCGGTTCTTTGCGTATATCGCAGAACAGACTCGACTGGATAAATTACCGCAGACCTTTATGATCTCCCATAACTACAAAGAGTATGCGGGTAACTTTGCTGCCAACATCATCGCGTTGAACATCGAAGGTATTCGTGTTGGATTTGCTGTCAACGAGAACAGCGTAATTCGTTAATTTAGGGGAGAGTTCTCCCCTCTTTACTTTACTCAAAGGTATTACAATGGAAGCACTTTATCCAATCGCGTCAGCAGAATCACGTCACCTGTTTGTAGATCCGGCCATCTTTGATACCTGGCACATCATCGATCCTGACTACACCGCTGGCGGTTATTCTTCTGGATACATCAAACCAGGAAAGGTTCCTAACCTGGTTGAGTTGTGCCGCCCTAAAGAACGTTATATGTCGGTAACGGAAGAGATCGATCTGGATCACTTCTACCTGGACGACATCCTGTTCCACATGCACTATGAAGGGTATTGGGATCAGTTCCGTGTTTATCATCGTATCAAGCTTGAGAAACTGGATGCAGCGAACTGGGGCTTCAACGGGACATTAAGCATTCCTTCTCGTTCCATCATCCATACTCAAACGGGTACCAAGGGTCTCGGTCCTAACTACCCTGATCTCTTAGAGATTGAATTGAAGTTGAATTATGCTCGCGGTACACGTTGTTTAGAATTCTCCACCGTGGGGAATTACGACAATGATAAACCGCAGATTCTGGGCATCACACTGGACATGAAACACAAAGACTCTCGTTCTACTGTGTCCCTGTTCAAAAATAAACCACAGGAAGTGGTACAGACCTATCGCCGTGAAATCGTAGCATAATAATAAAAATGGATGAGTCTCTTAGAGGAAACTCTAGGGGACTTTTAATCCTTTGCTAAACACGGCATTTATATATCGGATAATACCGATGTATAGAAATTATCAACGTATATCTTTTTAGGCAGATATTATCGAAATGTAAAAGAAAAATAATATTCTTTTCACTACACTTTAAACCAATAGGTACTAAAATGAAATCCACAAATATCCTTTCTATTATGCTGGCAATGGTGCTGGTCTTTGTAGGAAGTCTTTCCGTTGCGCATGCTTCAGTTGGCGCTAATCCAACTGACTACACAAAGAAAGTAATGTCGGAGCGTTTTAACAAGGTTAAAGCTGATCTCTATTATGCTTCTAAAACAACCGGTATGGACATGGGCGATTTAACCGCCATTGCGAGTATCGAATCAGATTTAAAATCGGGTGCACAAAGTAAACACTCATCAGCCTCCGGTATGTTAGGACATACCAAAGGTACTTGGGCAGCAGACCGCAAAGCCTACCATAGTCAAGTCGGACTTTCCTCGAACGCATCACGAATGAATGCACGAGCCAGTCTACTCATTGGTGCCGCCAGTCTTCTAGATTCTAAACGATATCTTGTTGAACGCACTCACTTAACCGAATCCCAAGTTAAACTTGGTGACCAATACATGACCCACTTCCTAGGGCGTGATATGGCCGTCAGGGTTATCAACAGTAACAGCAACACGCCAATGAATCGACTTGTGAAGATTTCTAAAGGTAACTGGGGACTCTTCGTCAAACCTAACGGCAAAGTCCGAACGGCTCGCGAATTCCGTACCTATATGAACACCATCGTCGAACGAGAGCGAGCAGCTTACGTTGATCAGATTAAAAGCTATAAGACAGCCCAACAACCAAAAGTAACTCAACCTGATTACTTTAATGGTGATGAGAAGCTGATTGCAGCACAAGCCAACACCGCACAATTTGTCGGTTGGGGATCTTAAAAAGTTAATTTTGACGCACGCATTGATGTTTTGAAAGGAACACATTTTTAATTTGAGGAAGAACTCATGTTTATGAACCCCCGCAGTATCCCTTGTATCTGCGACCCGCTGTCTCTTGTTCTGACTCCATCTATGGGTTTCGATCAATCTATCGGCGGCGTCAATGCAATTGTTGATATTCAGAATGACCCAGTTGGCGGTCGTACTGGCACAATCAGCTTTGCTGGTGCAGTTAAAGCGTTTCTGACTTTCGGAGACGATGGTAGTTTGATCGGTTATACTCTGACGGATAACAATGTATCTACTGAGACTTCGGTTGCAAACATTTTGGCTGCTATGTAACTTAACTTAACTTGAGATGGGTAACGCCATCTCAAGTTAGTCCTTTGCCGTTTATTAATAAATCAGGGAATGTCTTATATTAAGACACTCTATTTTAACCAGAGGTAATTATGCCAGATGTAATCAAGCGCCTTCTTGAATTAGAAGGTCAATTGAAATATCATGACTATCTTTATTTCGAGATGGACAAGCCACAGATTAGTGACGATCAATACGAAGAACTCTCTAGCGAGTACCGTAGACTTCGTGAAGCGCGTCCTGAGTACACCACAACTTACGGACAGGGTTTCGTTGCACCTGATCCCTCAATGGAATTGGTCCCAATAGTTGAACCGATGCTTTCTGTCAGTAAGAAGAAGAAAAAGGACGACTACTTGGATTGGGTAAAAGAGAAAACCGAATCTAACGCGGTTCATGAGGACAAACTCGATGGCATGGCGCTCCGCATTATCTATGTGGATGGGGATCTTGCTCGGATTCATACTCGGGGTGATCGTACCAATGGTGCCGATCTCTCACATCGCCGACACCTGCTACATAATGTTCCAGACCATATTCCTGGTGATGTAAACAAAGGTCGTACTGAATACACAGGTGAAGCATTCTGTTTGTTCAAAGACTTTGACAGTTATGTCGCCAAGCATGAGCTGGATAAAGAAGAAACTGATCCACGTTCTACTGTATCAGGTTTAATGAAGCGTCACCAAGCCACAGACCGCGATAAGGATCTCCCGATCTATTTCAAAGTCTACAGTGCGAGCGCAAATGTGCGTGCAGATTTTGCCACGTATCTGGAACTGCGCAATCACTTCACCGATATCGGCTTCGACGTACCGATGCTGGTTGATGGTGGGATGCTTCAGGAGTTCTTGGATTTACCAAGTGCGCCTAAACTTGAATACCCGATTGATGGTCTGGTTGCAAAGAACAATGACCTGCGTGCCTGGGACGTTCCTCAGGGTGGTGAGTACTGGACTTATGCAACGTGTTATAAGTTCCCAAGTATTCACATGGAAACCGAAGTCACCGGTATTGATTGGTCGTTGTCTATGATTGGTCAGTTAATCGGCACTCTTCTGTTTAAACCGGTGAAGTATAACGGAACCAGCTTATCTCGTGCTAAGCTCGATTATGCACAGAGTTACTTTGATAAAGGTCTGGCAATTGGCTCGAAGATTCAAGTCATTAAAGCCAACGAGATTATTCCACGCATGGTGGGTCTGATCTCTGCGGGTAATGGCGAGCGTCTGAAGTATCCTGACCAATGTCCTTTCTGTCAGGAAATGGTCACGCTGGATCAAGAAGCCGGTACGGCCTTCTGTAATAACCAAGCTTGTGATGGTCAGTTAGTGCGTCAGCTTATTCGTTTGGTTGATCGTAAAGACGGATTGGATATTAAAGGGCTGGGTGAAGCAGGGATTCAAAGTCTGCTGGATAACGGTTTCCTCTCTAATCCATCTGACCTGTTCAAACTGACAGAAGACGATCTGATTAATTCAGGTATCCATCGTGGTGTGGCAGAATCCATCATTGCTCAGATTAAAGACCTCAACAGCTTTGATCTGCATCGTTGGTTATGCGCACTCGGTATTCCAGGCCTGGGTAAAGTCCGTGCGATTGAGATCAGTAACCATGCTGGCACCAATCGTAACAACGAAGGGACCCACTTCTATAACTTAGAAGAACTGATTGCACTGATGTCTGATGCAACGTTCCTGAGCGATCTGTTTGGACTGGATGGTTTAGTGATTGGGAATCATGTTCTCAAGAATCAGGATGAGATCACCAATTTCCTGAGTCACTATGACTTTACTCTTGAACGGACACCGTCCCTGGATGGTATTCCAGTTGCGATCTCCGGTGGTTGGGTGGCGATGCCGAGAAACATGCTGACTGACAAGTTGGGAGAAGCCGGTTTCGTACTCAGCGATAAAGTCACCAAAAGTTGTAAAGTCCTGATGATCGGTGAGAAACCTTCTGCCAGCAAAATCGAGAAAGCGAAGAAGTACAACATCCCGGTGATTGATATCCGTTCTCTGGATAATCTCAAAGGCATGATCGCGGTCTTGTCTAACTAACATCACACCGACTCGAAAGGGTCGGTTTTCTTTTGTGGGGAAAGAAATGAGTGACAATGAAAAGGTTAATGTGGATTACCTTGAGAACAATGTTTTCATTGGACTCCGGCGCAGAGACCTTCGCGTTCATCTCAATCAAATCGCATTTGAGATAAGAGACAAAGATAACAGCGTTGTCTTAGTCGGTAGTGATGCACTGGCTCCTTATATGCAGTGTGATATCAGCTCTGATGATCGTAATAGAGTAGAGGTGTCTTTTGAAGTCCCTTACTTGTTGGTCATGAGTGAAGAAACTATCTCGAAGTTCAAACTTCCTGAGATTGACTACAAAGCTCTTGGTCTTCCATTGCCAGAAGTATTCTCATTCTGCATGTCGGTCGAAATCAATGCGGCTGGATTTACTCATCGTCTTGCGTGGATGGATGACAGATTAAATCTAATCAGCTGTATTTTCGGTGCATCCTTTAACTTTACTAAGACTAATTAAGGATTGGTTATGTTTAAGTTTATTCTTGTTGTTCGTGGTGGTATTCTTGAAAAGATGAAAGAGAAGATTGAAGACGTCATCTCTGATCTTGGCGAGCAAGATAACTTCTTTGTTTCTGATATCAAAACCCACTCGATCGAAATGATCATGGATCACGATCAGATCGGTCCTTTGGTTTCACGTATCCAGGGGGCCTTCAATCTCTCCCTTATCAAAAACAACTACCTGGGTAGCAATCGCGATACTTTCGTGATGGTTATGGGTAAGTTGCAGGATGGTGGTGTAATGAAAGCAATGCAGGGTCAGGCACAAGGACTGTTTAAATGAATATCGTAACGGGCTATCGTGAGTGGAAGATCACCGAAGGTAATTCACTGGTTATCGATGTTACGGTCACACACCGTGAAATCGATCGTGGAATACCGATGGGTAAAACCGAAGAGTTTGGTTCTATCGTTTCTTTGAATAATAACGAAACCGAGATCACTATCACCGATCGTAAACATCCTAACTGTGAATCTTCTCTGTTCTACATCCTGATGGAACATGCCCGTCAGATACAGTTGGGTACTTTTGGCAAAGTCAGTGCCCCGCATCACACTGAAACAGATCGTCTCTGGGCTGTTCTTCATCGCCTGGGTGAGACATCAACTCGTGCTGATGTCAGTGACTTCAAACAGATCCCTGTGTTCCTTAATGGAAAACAAATCTGGGAGTTCCGTCGTCTAAGTGATGGTGCACTTTATCAGGTGTTCCGTAAATACGACAGTTACTATACGACCAAAGTGGTACGCGTACTGGACTGTTATGAACATCCTTTCCGTGATGGTGTGCCAGAAGGTAACGTCATTAAACGTCGCGAAGTAGTAGAGTATACTTCTACCTTTGCTGAACCGTTTGATTTCGAGAAAGAAATTCCTCGTCTCTTTAGTTAGTCCATTTACTCCTGGGGTAAAACTCAGGAGTTTTATTTCAGTTAACCCACCATAATAGGAGTACAAAAATTGGAGGTGTACCTTGGAGTACATAATTTATACTGATGGATCTGCGTTAGGGAATGGTAGTGCGGATGGTGCCCCCGGTGGGTACGCTTGGGTAGCGACTTACGGCGATCTGAAAACAGAACACTCTAAGGGTTATTTCAAGACCACTAACAACCGGATGGAGATCATGGCAGTTATCGATGCTCTTTCCCAGATTCAAGAACGTTCTGTTGTAAAGATTCATACTGATAGTCAATACACTATTGATGGTGCTACAAAGTGGGTGTGGGGTTGGATTAAAAATGGATGGAAAAGACAACCGCAGCCTGGTGTATTTGAAGATGTGAAAAATGCTGACTTGTTTAAGCGTCTCCATGCACTCACCCTCTTTCATAAGGTCGAGTTCATTAAAGTCAAAGCTCACTCAGGTATTCCTGATAATGAACTTTGTGACGTATTAGCAAAAGCAGCGGCTGCAGAGCCTTCTGAAATAGATGAGGGGTTCACACCAACACCTCCTAGCCAGAAGACCCCGTACAAACCGTGGAACCGTTTTAAGGGTAAATAATAATAGACAGGTACTGGAGAATCTCCAGTACCTTGTTTATCTCTTTATTTTTTTTTGATTTTATGTCATATAACCTGAGGTTAGATAATGAAGCTTGTTCTTTCTGCTTTCCCAGCGGTGGGTAAAAGCACAATCTTTAAGGAAGCAGATGAACGTGGTCTAAAACCCGCTCACGTCTTCTTTAACGACTTTACTAAAGAATATGAGATCCAAGTACCGGCTGGTGATGGGATCCCTGTATTCGACTCTGATAGCTCTAAATTCGATAAAGAGTTCTTCCCTGGTAACTACGTCAAACACATCAAAGATACCCTTGAGCGTTTAGACGATGTGATTATTCTGGTATCGAGTCATGAAGCAGTTCGTGAGATGCTCCGTGATCAAGGTATCGATTATGTGCTGGCATATCCAGAACGTGAATTGAAAGAAGAATACATTCAACGCTACATCTCCCGTGGTAATACGGAAGGTTTCATCGGTATGATGAAAGGCGCGTGGAATGATTTCATCGATTCTTGTGAAGCAGACCCTGCTAGCAAGAAGATCGTTCTGGGTGAAGGTGAGTTCTTAGGTCAGGATTATTTGGCCGGAGATCTCTTTACACTTGCCGGTATGGAAAACATGAACGATGATCCCGACTGGTTTAATAAGTCATTGAAACAAGGGATCAAAGAGTGGGCTAAGGAGTTAGGTAGTCCTGATGAGTTTCATGAATCTTTGAAATCAGCTATCGCCAATGGTGGTAAAGCTGAATCCAACCCTATCGATTTCGAAGCACGACTCGCGCGTATGAATGATCGCCGAGATCCGCTGGGAATCGAAGAGGAGAAAGTTGTTATGTCCGATTTTCCAATTCTAAACTTCCCTGATGGTAGCACTGGTGATGGTAGCGATCAAGTTGCGATCGTTCGCTATAATAATGAATGGCAAGCTTATCTGGCTGAAAACCCAGATGCTGACGTTTCTTATATACCAATCGAAATCATGGGTGGTGAATCCCTGGGTGACATCCTTCACGCTCCAAACGGCACTACTATCGATATGGCACAGCCTGGCTGGCACGATCAGTATAAAGCCGCTTGTAATGTCGTGTTGGAAGAGAAACCCAATACCCTGATCACTGCGACCATTGTTGATGTCAACGCCGGTCCCGAAGTCACTGATCAGCAAACCCTACCAACGGATAATCCAGAACCCGCTGTACTGGATACCCCAGAAGGTATCGAACAAGCCACGCTGACCGCTGAAGCGCCAGAAGGTGGTGTTGCTGCCGTTGATGCTGCGACGATCGCAGAGCCAGGTCCTGAAGTTAGCACCGAAGCTGCTGAACGCAACCCAATGGTTGATCCTGACTTCGTGGAAGCTATTGAACCAGCCGAACCTGGTCGTGCTGAACTGATCGAAGCTCAGTTTGATATGCAGAATGATATCGAAACGCTGGAAACTGTAATTACTGGTTACCGTGATGCAGAACCTGAGTCTGCCGGTCTGGAACAGTTCGCTGATGGTAGCGAGTTACTAACTGCGGCAGCTGAAGATATCAAGCAGCGTTACGGTACTGAGATCGAACCGACTATCGCGGGCATGGAAGGTTTCCTGGAGCAAGTTAAGAGTGGTTTTAATAACATCGCTGCTTTGCTCAAGAAGAAACCAGCCTCTCATGAACTGTCCAAGATCAAGAAAGACACTGGCGAAGGTTGGGGTGCGTTTAACCTCTATACCTCTGAGAAGTGGCAAGCAGAGCAGAAGTTTATCAACGTTGGTAAAGTCAAGCTCTCTGTTCCTGGTCTGTTGGAAAGCATCGACTCACCTGCTGATGCCAAGACTATCTTGAACCTGGTGACTTCTCGTGTAGAGGCAACCTACAAGAAAGCCCACGGCAATGCTAAAGAGCGTATTGCTAACGGCGTTAAAGTCTTTAACAAGTTCAAGAACTCTCCTGAAGACACGCCAATCTCTGAAGGCGATTCCTCTTATCCGATCAAACCAGAACTCATTACTGGGGTTATCAGTGATGCAGGATTGGACAGCCTGGATGTGAAGACCAAAGCGGTTGAAGTCCCGGTGCTGAATAAAGATAAGATCAAGGAAGTGGGTGATCTTGTTTACGCCATTCTTGAACAAGTTTCTGATATGGCTGAACGCACTGGTAAACTCAGTGCAAGTACTCTTGAAGAAGATGACTTCTATAAGAGCAAGTTCTGGGACAAACACCTTTCCAGTGATCTTGCTGGTTCAACTATCGATGCGTGTTCTTGGGAATATGCTACCGATGAACTGGTCAAACTGGAGAAGGCGTATCAGGATAAAATGTTGAATATCCTGAAGTTCTTGGAACAGTGGGTACTAAAATCCGTTAAATAAAAACACCAATAAGAAATAGATGGGGGAAACCTCATCTATTCTTTTTGTTTGTTCGTTACGCTAGTTGGTAAAATACTGGTCTAATATAATAAGGGTAACACATGGCACGACATTCTGACATTCGTATCTTTTTGGGTAAAACTTTCCCGTTAACCACTGTTGGTGATAACGTCCAGTTTATTAAACTGATGTTGAAAACAGCTGAATTAATCACGGAAGAAAACAAGAACGCAAGCTTTACTTACAACAGTTTGCCTTTCCTGGTAACCAAAGTCAGCCAGACCAAGATCGTATTAAACGACGACGGTCTTTTCCAAACTCAGGATCTGAACAAAGCACTGAATGAGTTCAGTCGTCTTGAAGACACTTACGGGAACATTCCTTATACCGATCTGTTCTTTGGTGAGGGTTCCTATCCTGAAACGTTGTACTTCACAGAAAACAGCAAAGCACTGTTAAACGCTAAGATCTATGCAAGCGTGATGAAACGTGTCTACAACTGGTTCCGTTTTGGATCGGATAACCCGATCTACATTAATCATCATGCAGCCCAAAAATTAATCGCCAGTGTCATGATCGACACTATTACTTATGTAAAAGGCGAACCGGTAATCGGTTTCAATATCATCCAGAATGATGCCATTATTCATTCTACCAAAGTCAATCTTCCCTTCTTTATCAAGACAGAAGCTCTGGTCAATAAGTACACGCCAAAGATCACCTGCTTGAACGAAGTGAAGACCCTGGTGAATCAGATCAAGAACAACGGATCTGGTACGATCACACTGAACATGGTCGAAAAGGTAGCCGGCTGTCTGTTAGCTCGTCAGGACAGCAAGACTGAGATCCGTGTGACACTACAGACCAAAGATCGTGCGATCAAACTTGTCGGGATCAATGATCCTCAACTGGGTGGTGTTAAGTTCATCGAGACTAACAACAAAACGATGGATGCCATTACCCTGAATGAAGATCGGATTCTGATCGGAACGCTGATCAATGGCTTGGCGTTGCTTCGTCAGGAATACGGTAACGACTATCAGGAAATGTCGGGTCACAATGTAGAGACGATTGAGATCACGCCAGATGTGTTCTCCAGCAGTTTCTTTATTGGTAAGACCTGCTATCAGGATATCGTGGACAATATCAAAGGTCGCGTTGCAAAAGGGCAGTTGACCTTCTCTAACTTTGATGAGAAAGGTGTACGAGTACGTTGTGTATCGTGGACCAATGGTAAACCGTATTATTCCATTGAATGTGTGGCAGGAGATAACATCTTTATCTTCGATCACTTCTTTGTTCTTAATGGTCTAATCAACAGCAGTAAAGATAACGTCGTGGTATTGGAAAGCCCCACGGTGAGTCTGGTTTCTCGTATCAAACAGACTTGGTTTAAAATGTTCGCATAAACATTCTGAATACCCTCGATGAGGGTATTCAGTTTATCGTTGTTTTCTTTAACCCATAAGGATACAGACAGATATTATCAGAGTGTACAATCACAGATATTTAATCCATTCTATTTAGAGGTATTCATCATGCGTTATAGTAATGAAACAGTTATCAAAGCAAAGAAAATGTTGATCTCTCGTATGAGCTATCTGGTCGGTCTCCGCCTGCAGAGAACTACAGGCCGTGAATTGGCAGAGAGTATCCGTATGTCACCTGGGATCATCTCTAAGCTCCGTAATAACATTACTAAGGGAATTAGCTTCGATGCTGTTCTCGTCGCTGCAGAACGTCTTGACGTTCGTTATACCATCACGATGTCTCACACCGGTAAAGGTCGTTGTGATGTTCAGGTACAAATGGAAGATATCGAATCTTCTCGTGTTCGTTCCCTGAACCACAATCACACTTTGACTAATAGTGGTAAGACTCGTCCATCCGCTTAATTTAAAAGAGGGAAGGGATTCCCTTAGGAGTTATCATGACCGTAGAGTACTTTACTCCAAGTAAAGAAGATGTCGAACAAGCACCTCATCTTTTAAAATTATTTCAGCTGTATCATATCTACAATGACGATGGTCATCTTGTTGGTTTTGATTTTGAACATTTCATGACCCAAGAACAGAAAGACGCCTTCCGTTCATCCTTATTACTGAATATAACTTCTTCTGGGCGCATTGAATTTACTTCTCATCAACCCTATGACACTGCTCGAGCTAAAGCAATGGCCAAGCGTTTTCTAGAAAACGCTCCTCTTCAACCTCTTGATGATGCATCAATTACTGAGGTTGGGTTAACATATGGTAAGTCTGCAGATCCTAAAGACTTCAACCCCGTGAGTGTTCTCTTGAAACTATCTGACTCGAAAGTTGGGTATCGGTATCGGGAAACCAAGATCATCGATGGTAAAACATGTACCTTTTATGGTCAGGAACTTCCTAAGGATAAAAAATGAAAAAGCATTTTAACCATAACCCATTTGTATTTGGGATGACTGTTCCCTTCAATGGGCAACGTTTCAAGAACCCGTACTTCATTACTGATGACAGTGGCGAGATTCACGACGCCATGCCTAACGGCGGTGGTTGGTGTCTTCGTAGTGGTATTATTGAAGATGCGAATGTCGTTTATGTTCGTTTGTCTGGAACTGGTGAAAGTAAAGTTGAAACCATGACGGGTGGTTGGCGTATTGCACGGGATATCGATTACTTCGGTAAAGATTACCCGATGTGGTGCGGTGAGGAATACGGCTTCCTTTATCCTGATGAAGTCCCCGCAGGTCACACTGCTGTTCCAGTAAGTCTTTACGCGTATAAGGATAAGAAGGACAAGCTTGCTGTTCCGACTATCTTTGTTGCTCAAGCAAAGATCGTTAAACATAAAGACCCTACAGTTAAGTACTACGGGGCGGTAGAGGACATTCAACAGTATGTGAATCATCCTGCCTTCTGGTTGGATCCGAACAGTTCTGTTTTATCCAACGATGAAATCATGTTCTCTATCTACCAGTTAGCTAGATTCAATAAGACGTTGATCCACAAAGAAAAGGAATCTCAACGACTCATTAAGTTGTTCGAAGATGTGGGAATTGATGAGTTAAAATACGTCCCAGCATTTCCCTATCATCTGAGACTTTTTCTTGCCAATGAAGATCTCTATGCGGCTATGCTGCGTGAGAATCCAGTTGTCTTTAATACGGGCAATCCGTATTTAAAAGATAATGTAAAAACAAATGTAATGTCAAGGTTCATTAACGGCGGCAGAGCACCGCTCAAAAACAAGGTCGATAATAACGACTGGTGTACTTTATCTGATTTTATTCTTTCTCCTTTAGAATATACCAACTTACTTTTCGGTAAGAAAGCCTTCACCATAAGAAGGTCGGGATATAAAAAGGATTAACTTAATACGGAAGCGATGTAAGACTATAACACTTTTACTTTACTTTGCTTAAGGATTTACCCCCATGTTAAATTTAGACCCTTCTAATACGCTGGCTCGTGAAATGCATCACCACAAATCAAACATCCAGGCTGGTCTGAGCTTAGTTCAGATGGACCGTCTGAGTGGTTGTCCTGTGCGTGCTGCATTGAAAGCATACCCAAGTATTCATGAAGATATCATTCAGCGCATCAAGCTGAAAGGTGCAGCCAAGGTTATGGCCAACCGTGGTTACACTTTGGATATGTATGCTGACGAGCTAACAGCGACACTAAAGGGCAACGGTGGCAACTGGATTGAACTTATCTTCGACACCAAGTCTGCGGATAAGATCTACCAGCATCAGGTTCGTGTTTTCCTTTATCAGGCCGTATATCATTATAACCTGAAAATCACAGCAGAACCTTTGTTCGCATTTCGTAATACCGTTGAATATTCAGAAGAGATCGACAACTTTGTTGATACGTTCTCCCATGTTGACGACAGTCATTGCAACCGCCTTGTTTTCACTACCGAACGTTCACTGTGTCAAGTGGCTCGTGAGTTGGTTGAGAAAGGTGAGATTACAACCAGTCTTCGTTTTATTGAAAGACTTAAACCTTCGCTACTGCTCTCCTAATAAATAGAGGGGGATTGCTCCCCCTCTATTAAGGATATGTATGTCAAAGAACTTTATAACGGGTGAGTTGATCAAAGTACTCTCACTTGTTGCAGCATCAACAGCCAATATGAAACAGTACCGGAATTATGAACCGGAAACGGTAGCAGGTAATTCCCGTCAGAAACGTATTGTCGGCGGTAAACACTCCTGGCCTGAACCCAAACGTCGAGGTAAGCGATAATGGAAGGAAGAACGTCAAAGAACATTGGTGCGATCCAAATAACGGGTCGTAATAACTTCGTTAATTCTGAACCAAGAAAGGTTATTGTTCATGGCGGTAATCCCATGGAACCTTCCTGGCTTCACGAACTGGAAGCAGCTGGGTTTCAGGTTGTTAAAGGTACCCAGGCAATGCTCGAATACGATTACATCATTAAGGAAGAACCGAAAGACAATCCGATCACTGTTAAAGGTAACAGTCGTCAGGAAATCGTTAAAGGTAAACGTCACTCCTGGCCAGTATCTAAAACACGTAAAGGACATCGTTAATGGAAAGATTCCTAGAGTTTATCATTATGGTGTTGTGTTGGGTGATCACCGGTTTCATCTCTTATATGGGATACAATCAGGAGCTGGATAAAAACCCTGCTATTGTCATCTGTAGCGTGTTGTTGGCCATTTCGTTATTCAGCACGTTACATTTCTTTATTCCAAACACTGTTCGCCGTTATCTCTTCGGTGGCGATGATCGCAAATGGTGGTAAAATAAATGTCAGTTAAAGGTCTTCCTAAACTTACTGCTGGTCAGTACAAAATGATGAACGGTCAGTTGGGTTCGGTTATCATTCATAAAGGTGAGTTGATTCCATTTACCATGGACGGACAGTGGCGAGGCATTGTTGGTGAATACCCTGCCGCGGCACCCTCTTGTAATGACACTGAAAGCAACATGTTTATTGATCACGATCTAATCAGCCTTGATAAAGATACGATTATTGACGGTCGTTTCCTGGCTTGGCAGATTGGTGGTGAGTGCTGGTTGTATATTACCCCTTATGAATATCTCTCAGAATCCGCTAAACTGATAGAAGGTAAGCCGCTTCTGGTCCACTATCACAAATATAAATAAAGAAGAGTATTTATGACCAATATCTCTAATGGTGTTGAGGTTGGTAAAGAAGTTCCAGCTGATACTCAATACCTGCTCAAAGTACTTCGTTCAAAAAGTTCACATAGTGAGAAGATCACCCAACTTCTAAAACACGCCGAAGTAAATAAAGGTAAAATTAAATCTCTTTCCAAACGCAACCAGAAGAAACTTCTCTCTCGCTTTGGTTGGCACTGGAACCCACAGACTGGTAAGTTGGTCGATGTTTTTAAGTATCTTCGTACAGGCTCTGGCTCTGGACCTTACCGTCATATTCCAATTGTTCATCACTGTGCTGAAACAGTGTCGCGTCCTATGAACAACATGATGGAAGCCTGGATTGGTGAACTACTGAAAGCATAATTAATTCTTTGACTTAACGTTGGAGAATGTCATGCCCAGTGTATCTGAGAAACAAAAGAAGTTTATGGCGGCTGTAGCACACTCACCAGAGTTTGCTAAAAAGGTTGGGGTTCCTCAATCTGTCGGTAAAGAATATAACGATGCTGACAAAGCCAAAGACAAAAAGAAATAATACTACAGGGCGTATCTAGGGATATCCCTAGATACGCTTATAGGAGTTTGTTATGTCTCAAGAAAAGAAAACTTTAGTAGATTCTCTCCTGTTACCCGAACAGCTGGAAAGAAACAAATTGATCAAAGGTGAGCAGGGATCTATCCCTCCTGAGAGTGCGTTCAAAGATGTCCAGACACATTTACTGTGCAATGCCGTTGAATCAGTTCTTAATCCTGCTAAAGAGGATCCTAAGTCAGCTGACTTAGGTCATGATATTTCTACCAATGGCCGTGGTCACAAGAAAGTGGTGACAGGTAAAGCAGGTAACCAGTATCCTGTTGCTAAACGTAAGGGAGTGCGTTAATGGATCGTGTTGAATTGAAATCGCTTGACATGTATCAGTGTCAGGCATTGAACAGAGAACCTGCAAAGGTTTATGTTCGTAAAGGTAAATGTTTCATCTATATCGCTGAAAAGCGTTATGAAGTTGTCCCTCTTCGTAAAGAAGATCAGTGGCAGGATGAAGACCTTTCTGAGAATGTGAAGACAGCGAGTCTGGATTTCTCTAAAGACTTTACCTACGAAGGTCAGATCTACTTCAACCAAAACGCACAGGGTTGGATTCTCGGTATCATGAATCCTGCCATTCGTTCTAACCCTCTGGTCGTATTGCGTATCGCACCTCGTCCAACAATCAACTAAGGTCATTATGGCTGTACATCAATTAGAAGAAATGGATTTCTTTAATTTGAAGTTGTTAAAGGACAAGAAAGGAATCTTTTATGTCCGCGAAGGTAAGGTTTTCATTTATACCGGCGCGGATAAAATAAAGATTGATCCAAATCAACCATCCGAGTTAGATCGTGTTCTCAGCAAAGAAGTATTGGATACCAAACCTGATACTTTCTTAATCGGTGACAAAGCTGCTAAGAGACTTGATCCTACCAAGGATACCAAAGGTGATGGCTACTTCTGGTTTTGGCAGCATGATGAATACTTCGTTCTTTGTTTCGTAACTGAGAATAGCAAACATCACAAAGGTACGGTCTATATGTTACGTGCCGGTAAAGCAACTGACTCACTGTAAGAGGTCATCATGTCAAAAGGTCGTCCTATCTCTTTACAAGCCAAAATCATCGTCTGGTTGTTCTTCGGGTTGATTGCGGCTTTCTGTGTCCTCAGTGTGTGGAATCCTGGCGATGAAGAGAAACGTGTCCTGGAATCTAACGGCATCGAGTCAGCGGAAATCTCTACACTGGCTTTCTGGGGTTGTCCTGATAAGCAGTATGGGTATCACTTCAAAGGTAAGAATGAACGAGGTAAAGACGTTCAAGGAGTGATGTGTAAAAACGGTTTGTTTTTAGGTTCATGGAACGTGAGGTATAACTAATGTTCAGATCTATTTGGGAAGGCATCAAGTGGTTCTTCTCTGTTAAAGAGAAAACTCACAACAAGATTTCTCGTAAGCACGGGTTCTCTCATATTAAAGCAGAGGTAGAACCACCGGTAAAGGTTTACGGTAAACCAGAAATCGGAAGCTCTCCACTCAAAGACACTCACGACCGTATGGTGAAGCTGAAGAAAACAGCCACCATGACGAGCAGTGAATCGGACACCATCGAATCTGCAAAGAAAGATTTGTGGATGCCGTCTTCGATTGATATGTCACACAAAGAGTTCATCCTGAGTAACTGCGGATTCCAACGCACCGTTAGACAGGGTAATGACGTTGTGTTTGACCCTCGTCTGATTCAGGTCATCAATTACGCCATGAATATGTATCAGGCTGAATTGGTGCATGACACAGAAGAATTGCTGCGTAAGAACTCAATCGTAGAATAATAAATAACAACCCTCTCCATAAGGTGGACTAAAATTCACCTTCTTAAAAAGGTATAATCATGACCAAGAAATCAAAAGAAACCACTGTTGAATTAAAGCCGGTTGAAGTTGTCGAGAAAGTTCTCGATTCAGTAGTCGCTGCTCAAGAAGAAGTTGGAGAAGAACTACCAGCTGCTTCGTTTGACATGGACAACCAAGGTATCCCATTCCTGAAGCCAGCAGGAGACTATTCTGTTTCTCGTCCTTATCGCACAGAACTTTTGGCTGACGGTATCGTCGAGGTGGCAGGTAAAACTTTCACAGGTCGTGACGTCACTCCTGAGGAAGTGAGTAAACTGGGACTGGCAACCTGGAGTAAGTTTAGTAAAGAGAATATTCTTGTTGGTCGTTCTTACCATAAAAGATACACCAACCAGTCTTATCATGCCAACCCGCATGCCGAGCTTCTTTCCAAAGATGTTAAGTTTAAACATTACCACATTGCTGGTGTTGACATTTACATCACTAATGGCTCCAAGCTTACCATTTCTCAGCGCATGAATGCGGACTTAGGTTGGGAAGAAACTCCACACGTCAAACAAGCTCCAAAACTGGTTATTGTGGCGAGTGAGCTCTCTGCTAAATCTCTGGTTGTAGCGGGTGATGTCTCTCTGAAAAATGCCTCTGTAACCGGTGACGGAATGTTGACCCTGATTGACTCAAGTATCGAGTTCTCAACAATCTGCGGTTCTCATCAGTACTCAACGATTGATGACACTCATCTTTACGGCGTTTACCTGCATGCTCAGTACTCTGTAACGATTACTGATACTGATATCACTGGCGCGTCTATTACCGGCGTGAAGTCAATCAACATGGATCGTGCATCGGGTGGAAATGATTTCACTATTTCAATGCACAGCATGCCTAACAATAACCAGTTCTCCTTCAAAGCGGCTAACCAGTATTTGCATCCGTATGTCGCTCACGGATATGGTAAAATCGGTAAAGGGTATGAACCTGTATCCGATTACGCCGGCTACTATGAAGGTGAGTGGATGTTGACGGTTGAACGTCGTATTGACTACGGTATGTTCGCGGCAACCAAACCCGTTCCATTTGTTCGCGTCAACCAGTGTGACATTATGGTCGGCGATCAAATTTTCAGCATCAAGGAATTCTTCCCTGAGCTGGTGACTGAACAAGAACCACCGAAATTGGAAACTGAGCAGCGTCCTGGCGGTTGGGGCTATACTCCACCATCATTCCCGATTGCTCCATTCGGTGGCCAGTATTCTCGAAGCAGTGCGTTGTGGAAGAAAGCAGCGTCAATTGCATTTGAGAAAGAGAAAGCAGTGATTGGTAAAGTGGGTGAAACCATTGTCAATTCCCTGCTTGATCAAATCCGGTCCCGCATTAACATCTATGCGGAGATCTCCACACTAAACTAATAAAGGAGCTGTCATCATGTCAGACTTTGATACGGAAGTCTATAACCGTAATATCTCCGCTGAGTTGTTGAAGCTCATGAGTACTTTCGGTAACCTTCAAGTCCATGTATCTGGTGAAGCCAAGGTTGACTTCCGACGTGCATTGGGACAAAGCAACGCCTGGGTAGGGATGACGAGTACAATTGTTTCTGGTGATGTAGGTTGCCTGCGCCCTTATGAATCCTATCCAACTTGTGCTTTGGATAGTGCGCTGGACTTCCTGTATAACCTGGACTGTGCTCCGCATCTCAACAGCAGTATCAATGAGGAACATGTTCCTGATAGTGTACAGTGGAAAGAGTTCGTAGACGGTATCGAAAAGGAAATGAAAAACCTGGTCGACACTCACTACAAGAAACAGTACACGTTTGAGCTTAAACTGGAAGGTTCTGACATTCCTGTTATCGTAGTTACACTGAAACCTCTTTGCAATGAATTTGTCGCCGGCGAGTTTATCGCAGCCAACAAGTACACATTCCTGGGGCAGATTGATGACTTTGACCAACCCAAGGTTAAGTCATGTTTCGTTGTAGCTAACGGTAAGGAATATGAAGTAGAGTTGGAGAAACTCATCTACTTCCGCAACAAAATCTACTGGGCACCTGAGAAAGGTGACTACCTGGTTAAGGATGAAGAAAGCGGGATGTATGTGGTTCTCCCCAAGGAAGATTACTCAATTCATTAATTAAAAAGGACGGGGGCGAAAGCTCTCGTCCCTTTTCACTTACATTATTTTTTAGTTCGATATTATTAAAGTGTAAGTAAACCAAATATTTAAGGATTTGTTATGGATAGTAAAACAGCAGAAGTCAATGCCATTATGATTGAACTCGCTGACCGTCTGGGTACTCTGCAGCTGAAACTCAAAGAAGCTGAAGGAGAAGAACATGACAGGCTAATGGAAATAGCCCGTGTAGTGCGCAAAGATTTAGAATCACTCGTTTAATTAACCCAACCACTTATTGATAGAAGGAAAGACCAGTATGAACGTAGCCGCTAAGAAACCATTTACTCCTGCTCCACGTATGAACGTTTTGAAAGACCAGCTCAAAGAGCAACGCTTTAGTTTGATTACCAAGGTCAAAGCTCTGCGCGAACAACGCCAAGCACTGAAAGGTGTAAAGGGTTCTGGTCAGCAGTGGGCTGAGCTGTGTGCTCAGATTGATGAAGTGCAGGACAAGATCGACCTGCTGAGCAAATCCCTGGGCCTGCCAGTGAAAGAACGGAACGTCGTTGTTAGTCCGCGTCCGGTTGTTAACCCATCATGGGCTGAACAGATGTCAATTACCAAGCAAGGTAATCGTCATCAGAAACATTCTCCTGATGGTCGCGTTAACCTTAAAGGTAACGGTCATCCTGGTCTTCATCCAGATGTTGCTTTTGCTGATATCAGGAAACCAACTAAATCTTCTCCGGTAGGTAAAACTGACCTGAACCATCGTCAGAATTATCAACCTGATGTTGACGGTAACAAATAAGCTATTCTGATGGAGGGAGGAAACTCCCTCATTAAGAGGTTGTCATGATCTATAAAAATTGCAGGGCATGTGGTTGTAAACTTTGTGACGATGAGACTTTCGGCATCTATGATGTTTGGTGTTACAGCTGTTGGCATCGTATCGGTAAAACAATTGAAACTGAGGAAGAGTAAATGAAAAACATTTTTGATCATCATGTCCGTGAGATTCACATCACCGATGACCGTAAACTTCGTTTGCGCGTTGCTAGTATCGATCAGGCAATCAAAGTTCTGGAACTACTCAATCACGGTTTAGATCAAGTGGGTCCTAAAAATCCAGAGTTAGAGCTGGATGTAGAAAAACAATCCGCCGGCAATGAAAGTCGGAACTGTGAAAAGACAGTCTCTAAAATAACAATTTCTTTTGTTGAAAAACAAAAAGCAACTCATCGCGATGTCTACATCATCAAAGTGTTCCCAAACATCCGGGACAATACTACTGTTATCATCAATGAAGACGATATTGATAATGTTAAAAATCGTCTTGTTAAATTGATTAAACGGTTTAACCAAGAACGTGCTAGACGGACACCTATCCCAACTCTTACTACGACTTATCCAGATGGCGAAGCTAGGGTCGATATGTTTAAAACACAAGCGGCTATAGAACACCATATCCTACTTGACAGAATGGGTTCTGAAGCCATACATCAGCAGTCGCAACCTGGGTGCGAACCTAAACAACGTGACATATTTAATCCAGGAAAGAAAGAGGAATGACAAGACAGGAACATCTTGATCAGTTAAATACGGATCTTCGTAAAGCGCGTGCTTATGGAGATCGTCTTAAAGCAAACGAAATCATTCTTGAGATTTATGACCTCGAGAAAGTAAAAGATGAAGAGTATGAGGCGTATATTCGTGTTAGTAAAATGTACGGTTCTCATTCTGTCATCTCTGGTATTCAATCTGGGAAGATAAGTAAATGAAAACAGTATTGTTGGTATTAGTGTGGTTGGTTGCATCTATTTGTATTGGAATGGTCATCGCAAGTTATATCGCGTCAGGGTTTAATATCCGTGACCATGATATCTTGGGCTGGCTTGCCGTTGGTACAGTTGCAGTGGTGTTCTTCGTTCCTGTTTATTTCAAACGAATGACACCAAACCTGGATGTTAAACCTACCAAAAAGCCGTGGTACTAACATGGCTAAACTCTTTGGTAGTGTATTGGAAAGTGCTGTAACTCGCAGGATCAATAATCTTCGATTGTCAGCAGGTCAAATGAACGAGACCGTAAAGCGTTCACTTATTGACAACAAGCCTTACAGCAAATGTTCGGATTGTGGTCGCCCCTTATCTTCCACGGAAGTCTACGGACAGTGGGAGGACTATTGTATTGACTGTTATATAGAGGAAGATTCAAATGAAAAATAATTTCGCTGCAGTACTGAAACGCGTTCTGGCTCGTCAAGATGCTAAAACCACTTCTACCATTAAAGTAACCGAAGTGACCATCGAAGAACAGCTGCGCATCCTGGCTCGTGTTAAAGCAGAGAACAATGGCACCGTTGCTTACAACAATCCACGTCGCACTCACCGTGATCTGAACGAAATGTATAAAGGATAAGTTATGGCTAGAAAGGAAGTATTACCAATTGGTCGTCGCGTAGCACGACGTGTTGTCGGTGTTGATCCAAAGAACATGACTACCACACAGCGTGATACCATGATCGGTTACCATATGGGTGACATCCGTCGAGCGTTGCTTGCTGGTATGTACACCGATGTCGCTATGTTCGCATCCCGAATTGAGGCACTCGCTGAACTTAACCACAAAGAACAATCCACTAAATAAGTCCCTGGAGTAAACCATGGAACAAATTTCTATCAGTACAATAAACAGCCTGAAGCATCACCCTGACATTATCGAAGCACAGTACATGTCCGATTGTGACAGAAAGATCAAAATCAAAAGGCTGGAAAAGCAGCTGGAGAAGCTGGTTGCTAAGAAAGCTCCTGAAATGCAGATCGCTGCAGTGAAAGGTAAAATTGATCTCCTGACTCGTTGGTTGGGTTATGAAGTCACCAAACCAAAAGCAGGTGTTCGGAAAGATTAATTTTTCTGGACGACCTCATATTAAAATTGACAAAGAAGGAAAGTAGTAAAATGGCAAAGACTAAAGCACCACGCAATAAGAAGTACAGTCCAGTAAAAGCAATGACCAAACAAGTTGCACATGTACTGAATACTGCGATCAACAAGTTTTATATGATCGGGGATATGAACCACGACCCGATGTCGTTCCACCTCAGTGAAGTCAACATGATGCTGAGAGGCAGTGCCTTAAATGTTGGCCTGCAAGAGATGACCAAATTCTTTTATGGCGAGCGCCGTGATTGGGTGTTCGCTGTGTATCATTTCTTTGATGTAGATGGAAAGATGGAAGTGGTTCCATCTATTATGCAAATTCCCGACGCACTCTTAAATGAAGTTGGGGATGCAGCAGAAGAAAATATTCAACTTCTAAAGAACTCGATCATCGGCACAGATGAAGGTTTAACGGAAGAGAATTATGTCTTCTATGGGTATTACATTAATTACGGAGATGGTCTCCGTATGGACCTGATGGAAGATGACATAATAAGTTCTTTGTTCAAGGTCAATAATGACTTTGCAGCAATTAACCCTGAAGTATGCACCTGCACCGCCGAGAAAATCCTGCGTGCTATCGCTGGTGAGAAATTCTCACTGGTCAATAGTAAAGCACTTAAAACTAATATGATCGAGGAGACCGTCTAATGTTACACGTATTAAAGTTTACCCGTTATGAAGAACACCACGACGAGTTCAGTGTTGAACTCAAGTTAGAAGCCGAGTTTGAAGGAGAGAAGTTAAACGGGTTCTCTCCAACCATTTCTCAAAACAAGGCAGTTGATTCAGTGCTCGACAAACACTTCCGCATCATGGTGGAAGATGTTGTTGACCAAGCACTCCGCGTGGCTCTGGAAAAAGGCCTGATGAACATCAACCTGTCTGGTATGACACTGCAGGACAAACTGTCCATGTTGTATCTGCGCCAGACTGTGGGTTTCACCAACGACGTTTATAAGTCGTGTCGTAATGTTGAAATCCTGCTGTTGGGTATTTGGTAGTGTTTGGCTTTCCAGTGAAGAGGCGGTATGGGAGTACCCGTATCGTCTTTATCTTTGATACGTTCGTTATCAAAGTTCCTAACTGGAAAAAGTGGAACAGTTTCTTAAGAGGGTTACTGGCTAATCTCAATGAGGCCATGCTCTCTAGAAGCTATCCTGATTCCCAGTATCTCGTTCCAGTGACTTGGAGTGCTCCAGGTGGCTGGTTACTTATTATGCCTCGGGTAAGAGATTGCTCGGAACCTCTCTTTCATGCATTCATGGCTGATATATTCAAATGTCATGACCCGGAAGATCAAGAGGTTTTTGAAATCAAACGCTACTGTGAATGTGTCGTTGATAACTACGGGATGTACAAGGGCCAACCTCGTTGCAGGGATTATGGAACTTACATTCCGGAAGCTGCTGTTAACGCAGACATTGATCGTGTATTTGATTTCTATTTCTGGGGCATAGAGAAACGCATTAAACTTCGAGAAAAGAAACATGAATAAAATGAAGACGAGTTTCTGGAACAGTCCAGTAAACTGGTTAGTCGCTTTAGTTATGCATTCTAAACTTCCTGTATTGTGGAAAGCTCAGGTGGCGGTTTGGAATATGAAGTGGTGGACTTATAAGCGCCACTTCAAAGACCAGTTCTTAGGTGAACTGGTTGTCATCACGGTATCTGTTGATAAGGATTGGGAATATATTCAGGGTAAACATACTCAGACACGTGTTCGAGATATTGTTTATCGCTGGAAACGTCGTAATCTTCCTTTTGCTTATCGGAAGAAATATTCAGGTACGCAGTGTACTGATGAAACCGCTCATCCTTTAGGTCGAATTCCTCACGACATCGTTGCCACTGTCAATGACAAGGTCTTTGAATGTAATCAGGAAATTCGAGCCAGTAACGAAAAGCATGAAAAACATCAGAAACTCAAAGCGTCTATTGTTAACCACCAATTTCAGGAGTACGACCATGAAGTCAAGAACTAAAGATTTGATTACGCTGACCGCTATCGATGTTCAGTCCAATCAACCAGAGATCGCGATTTCCATGACCAGTGGTCTTCATACACTGAAAGCTATTACGATCAACCAGAACATCTGGGAGACCATCGGCTTCCTGGCGTGTGAACTGGTTACTGCACCGGCACCGATTCGCGATCAGATCATCAGGGGTCCGGTTGATCTCAAACCGATCTTCCGTTTCGACATTGATTCTGATCTTCGTTTGAAGATGGCGCATCAGTATGAAGAAATGGGTGACTGTGATCTGACCCGCATGAATGAGGACATTATCAATGGCTTCGATGAAGTCAACGGTAATAACGCGGTCTCTCAGTCAATCGGTATCGCTAATCTGGCGGTAGGTCTTAGCACGGGCAGACTGAGCCTGGACGATGAACAGAAACCCAGCCAGGCAATCCTTGACCTGGTACAATTCATGTTTTATCAGGATGCTTGGGATCCTGCAGGTCAGGGCGTGAGAGTGTTCGAAGGGAAAACTTCTTCTGATGAAGATATTGAATTCAACGTCGTTCATGCCGTTGGTAATATCTACATGGAAGGCAAGATCGGGAAGCTGGGTATTCGTGTGTTCAAAAATCAGAACATCCAGGCCTATATCGGTTGGGGTACTGATTACCCTGATCGTCCTGAAGTCTTCCAGTTGGCGGTTCCTCAGGTGTTCGAACAGCGTCTTCACGATATGGTAGAGATCTCTGCTAACTCTCCTGCTTAATAACTCGGTTAGGTATCCATATGGATACCTAACCTTTATTAGAGATATTTTTTATGTTACTTTCCCGTATTACCAAATATGAATTGGACATGCCTCGTGATGAGAAAGTCGAATTCACCATGGAACAGTTGATTGCGTTTATCATCTGGTCTGTTCTCGCTTACCATGAAAAGCCACCGAGTCTGGTTTTCAATCAGTTCCGCATTTGGCGTGAGGGTGAAGTGATTCGTATCGGTGACTGTGAAGGTTGCTTAAATGTGAGTCGTGTAATCGAGTTAACATCTGAAATGCACACACTCATGCCTTACTTCACATTCCCATCGGAAATGAGTACCCCAGAACACGCTGTAAACAGCGTTCGTTATGTCAATAACACATTGGGTTACTTCGACAAAAACAACGAGAGCTTGCTTCCTGTGGCGTTACAGCTGGATAAAAAGGAAAACGAGTTCTACGTTATTTGCGGTGAGAAGTTTATGGGTAAGAGTAACTTCTCTCGTTATAAGTTCAAAGCACTCCACAGAGGTCAAGTATGAATACCATTTGGACCAGAACTCTTCATGTGTTAGAGACAAGTAACTATCGTGCAAATCTTAATGACGAGCAGTTAACGTTATTATCTATCTTCCTTGCTTGTTACCTTTTAGGTCATAAGCCAAAGACTCTCTATTTTAACGACTATTGCGATTTAGTTGGTGTTGAATTAAGAGAAGTTAATGGCGAAGAGAAATGTGTCTTTACGACAAAGTCATCGGTGGAGTGTAACGCCCTGATTGATCTGAGTCGTGACGAAGTGGAAGAACTTCTTACTGAAATCAACATCTATGGTAAGAGTATTCATCCTCCTATCAAGACGTTGGATCCTAAAGGTGAAGGTGTTGTCCGATCCGGAACCTTGACTCAAACCAAAGACGGTATGTGGGTTGTGGGGATCCCCGATCATCGTGAGATCGCCTGGGATATTGCCATGATTCCAAGTGAACAAGCTCCCGTTTACTTTGGCGCGATTGGAACACCGTCGAAAGGATTCCAAGACCCGTCATGGGTTTATGAGTTCGACAAAATTCAACAAGCTATTTAATTAATCGCAGTTCTCCTACAGAGGAAAGAAAATGAAACGTGCAGTTGTTCTTATTGTGGCTTTGGGCATGATCGGTATGGGCGTAATGATGGATACTCCTCATGCCATGGCTGAGAACACGACTGGTCAGCATTTCGTTAAAGGCAAAATTGCGGCGCTAGAATCGTGCTACAGCAGCGCGACTCGAGTCTCGTCTACTTGCCTTGGTGTGGTCGAAACAAACGGCACACGCCATGCAGGGAAGATTATCGGTGATGTTCAGATAGGTCGTATGGTTTATCTGGAATGTCAAACAGCCAACGGATTTACCCATTGTAGTAATGACTGGGGAACGTCTGTGGGAGAACGTTATTTGAATGGTGGCGAGATCACCCAATAAGGAGCAGTTGTGGGAATTAAAGTTATTACTCTGTTTGAAATTCAGATCGGTGGTCCACTTCAAACACGTAGTCTGGATAAGTTCTATCTGACGGCTTTGTCAATCTGGTTGGTTGAAGCGATCCACAGCCCAGACGTTAAGCCATTGTCTTTCAGTAAAGACCCTTTCATCTATCGAGTTACGCCAGAGAAAGGTGATCCATATCTGAAAGTCTCTGGTTGTGATATGGGGATGAACATGCTCGAAGCGCGCGAACTTCTGGACGACATCGATTCGTTATCTGGATGTGAGTTGCTACTGGAGGACACGTATCCTAAATGGTACGACCATCCTAAAGAGCATGTGTCAGGTGATGAGGGTCGATATAAAGTCGAAACCTTCAAAGGGGAATTGTTGACGTATGTCGATACCCGAGTGGCGAAACCGATTCTTCCTATTGCATTGAAGTTTAACAAAAGCACCGAGTGTTATAACTTCATAATAGGTTCGAAAGAATCTCTATCCTCACCGTACTACAAGTTCGATTAAACAAACATAATAGAGAACCTACCCAATGGGTAGGTTCTCTAGTTTAGTCTTTATTTTTTTTGTTTAAAGGGATTACCTGATCGTGACTATCAGAACCCGTAAACAATCACCAATCAAAGATTAATGAGGTTGCCTATAGTAACAGTTGCTTTGGTGGTATAGCTCCACACTAATCCATTCACTTCGTAATCGAACGTGTAAGTCACCGTTCTGACCACAGCCAATAGATCCACCTTAATGACAACGAAACTCCCATCATCATTAAACTTAAGATAACTGTCAGAGGCTTTGATATTTTTAACAAGCTTGGTAACGTCTTTGGTTCCGTCCATAATCTTAAACGGGAACGGGCTCTTAGCACCCACACCTTTCAAGTTAATGGTTCCATTCAACGTAATGGTTAAAGCAGGTTTCAATGCGTAGTTCAAAACCGTCTTTGCCTGACCAGAATAATACTTGGCCACAATGACTTGTTCTTTTAACGGAAGTGCCGTTGCATTAGCATTACTATTAACCTTCACTCTTATTCCTGTTTCACTACGGGAAACAATCGTAATGTTGTCTCCGGTTGTGGATAGGTCGAGTAATGGGTTAGTTGCTAATACAGGTTGCGTTCCATTAACCCAGGTTATTGCTATATCGGTTTCCTGTCCTGGAATCCATTTAATATAAGTAGGAGAAACACTCACTACATTTAATACCGCAGGAGAAACCGTAATGTCAACCGTCTTAGTGGCGGTCCCTACATTCTCTACATCTGATTTACTTCCCACGTACTTAAACACCACCTTTCCCGTGCCTTGAGAAGTAGCTAATGCAGTCAAGACCAAATACGCATTGGCATTGTCTATCGGCAACATTGATTTATTCAATATCACCATCCCTCGCATATCTGTGTTACTCCAATCAATTTCTACTTTACCAAGTGCAGACTTTCCTTCAAACGTAGGGGTCACTTTTACATGTCCGGTCTGTCCTTCTAGAATATTGACTTTAGCGTTCACATTACCTCCTTATGTTAAAGAGGAGAAGGCTCCTTTCGGAACCCTCTCGCTCGTTAAATTACTGATCCATCTGAACGTCGAAACGGTTGGTAGGGATGCTACCGTCGTTAACGTTAGTAACCAGATTGATGTCAGCAGGGAGGCTGAACTCTTGACCGTTGTAGGTACCAGCGATAACAACGTTAGCTGTCGCGGTAACCTGCTCAGTGCTGCTAGAACTAACAGACTGGAAGGTCGTGGTAACGCCGTCCTGAGTAACTTCGAACTTGTCTTTGATCGCGTCAGCATTGCTAACAGTCACAGAGGTCACGCTTGAAGTAACATCAGTTTCGCCGTCCATCACTTTGTAGCTCAGGGTCTGTTTAGCCCACAGATCCATCGTCAGTGGCGTTGACACATCGGTCAGCGAGAACTGGTCAGGAGTTTCGGTCGCTGCGATAGTCGCAGTAACGTCAGCAGTGTAGGTCCAGGTCAGACCATCTTCGGTGTAGTCGAAGGTGTAGTGGATGGTACGTTGAACTTCAGCGGTATCTGCTTTGATAACAGTGATGTTACCGTTGGCATCAACAGTGAAGTATTCATCCGCGGTGGCCTGAATGTTGGTGATAGAAGAAGTAATATCGTCATCACCCTTCTTAACCACAACTGGGAACGCATGGTTTTCACCATTGGTCAGACTCAGTGGAGTGGTCTCGATAGTCAGGTTTGGTTTAGCAACCAGAGTCAAGTCAGTGCTTGAACTACCGGAGTAGTAAGTTGCCAGAAGTTGCAGAACACCTGGAGCAGTGGCTGGATCAGCGTCGTCTTTGATTTTCAAAGTCACGCCAGTCGCATCACGACTCACCAGTTCCAACACAGAGTCACCCACAGACAGATTCAGATGTGGATCGGTGTTTTCCAGATTCTCATCGCCATTCTTATACAGAACGTTGATAACAAGCTGGGCACCCGGCGTGTACTTGAACTTGGTTGGTGAGGGAGCTTCTTGGGTCGCCAGTTGAGCAGCATTAACTTTAATGCCGATCTCTTTGGTACTGATGCCGATGTTTTCGACTTCAGATTCATTGCCGGTGTATTTAAACACCAGGTTACCGGTCAGATCAGCAATCGCACCCACTTTGACGGCGACAGTAGCAACAGTGTTGTTCTCACTGGCAACAGGTGCCGAGGTCAGTTGGAGAATATCCGCGTTACTCAGTGACTGCGACAGTTCAACCTTATCTGCAGCTGCCTTGCCTTCGAAAGTAGGTTTGACTTTGATGCTACCACTCTGACCTTCAAGCAATGTAAGTTGCTTATCCATTTTTACCTCTATGTAATAAAGAATGAACCCCCGAAGAGGTTCTATTTAAAATTAAAGCATTTCGACGTTGAAGCGGTTTTCAGGAATGCCAGTAGTATTGGCTTTCACTACCACATCGATAGTCATTGGGATGACACGCTCGGTACCTTGATACATAACGTGAACATCTACCATAGCATCGATAACCAGATCCTCATCAGTGCGTGCTTTAACGGCTTGGAAGCCCCAGTGGGTATCGTCGACTTTAACCAGCTCGATCGCGTCGTTAGGATCAGTTTGATCCGTGACATTCGTAACGCTAGACGTGATATCCGTTTCACCTGCCATTACTTTATAATTGATAGCTTGTGTATCCCACAGATTCAGAGTCATGTCTGTGGTGCCATCTTGGATTTCTGGTTCAACATCAGGCGCAGCGATAGTCTTCACATAAATGTGAATTTCACCGGCTTCACGCCACACATCCATATTGCTATCATATTCCTGTGCAGTGGCCGCAATGGTACTTTCAGCAGGATTCTTACCGGTGACATTAATAGAAGCCACACCATCGGTAATCGTGATAGGCGTTGGAGTGTTAACAGTAATCGAATCTTCAGTTGATTCAATTGCAGTAATGCGACCAGTGAACTTGTGGTTACTGTCACCATAACGTGCTTGAATAATGTTCAGACTCAGATCAACCGTTTGATCTTGAACAACAGAAGCTGGATCCACGGTCACGGTATAAGGACCGGCTGGGACCGTAAAGACTTCATCAGGAATAGTGAAAGTAGTCCCGTTAAAGGAGAGTGCCAACTTAACAGTAATTGTTCCTGGCAAATGATCCAAATCAACACGGATTTTGTAACTACCCGGTTGACCGTCATCCCCTGCTAAGAGCGTGTTACTGTATCCATTCAACACCCCATTACGCGGATTAGCAGTAATGTTCAGTGAAGAAATGGTGACACCTTCCAGCGGATTACCGTCTTTATCAACAACGGTAATTGGGATGTAGTTTCGATCTGCACCCACGGCTTTGAAGTTAGGATCCCACGTGGCTGTGTTGATACCATTCTTGATATCCAGTTTAATCACAGCTTTCGCAAAGTCACTGCCTTCTTTACCATCGGCGGTTTTCCCTTCTCTTAAGAACAAGAAGGTGTTATCGGCTTCAACCGGTGACTGCGCATTCAGGACAACCTGGTATTGCGTGTCACTCTGTGCTGCTTGAGAAACCACACTGATGCCTGCACTCAATGTCGAGTTAGCGGTGTCCAGTGAGATGTCACGAGCATTCCCAGTTCCGTTTAGCGTTGCATCAAACAGAAGGGTGAAGTCATGATCAGTGGTTGTCGAGAGTTCTGACAACTCAGGTGCAATCACGAAGTTCTCCGTGAACACTTTGTGAACAAAGGTCATCGGAACAACAAGGCGATATTTGTTCTTGTACGTAAATGTCAGGTTAAGGTTGTAAGAGATTTCTGCTTCGACATTCGTCAAGAAGGAGTACGTAATGGACTCCTCTTGAATAGAAGAAATCTGGACGACCGGATGATCGTCCAGAGTGATTGTCAAATCAGGATCCTTATTACTTAACTTCTGACCGTTAACGCTTAACACTTGGTTAGCGGTGGTCATTCATAAAGTCCTTTATTAAGGGATACGATCTATTACTCTTCTGGCATGTACGTCCATTGAATAACAGTTACAGGTTCACCGCTCGTGCCTGTGGCATTGGTTTCAAAGCCATCACCTTCACCGAGATCACCATAGGTAACTTCAGCTGCGACGATGACATCCAAATAATCCTTGCCAGAGACATTTCCGGTTGCACCATTTACCGTAATATGGATAGTCAGGTTATCTTTACCAACTTTGTCAGCGGTAACAGGAATAGAAACTGTACCGTCTTCATTGTTAACAGGATCACCGAACGTGACCAGTCCCTTATTGTCACTGCTTTCAGGAACGAAGGTGACTTTACCAGCCAGTGCATCAGAACCTACAGTGCCCGTCAAGACGATGTTACCAGTCTCGCCGTATTTCATAGGTGCCATGGTGCCGGTGGCGTTAACATCAGGACTGACATCTCCTGGATTCTGAACCACTGTAAACGCTGGGGTAGCCGTTCCAGTAGTAGATCCATTCGTGTACTTGTACGTGATAACAGATGCGACAGTTGTCTGTTCTGTTACGTCAGCAACGAATCTCACTTTGAAACCATCCGCGGTGATAGAGTCAGGAACGATCTCAATACCCAGGGAGGCGTCAGGCGTGATTTGAAGTACACTGGAGTCAAGACTGAGTCTGGTGCTACTGTAGTAAGCGTTGGCTCTCACATCCAGTACATCACCCAGTTTACCTTCAAACTTATCTGGGGTCTGACCAGCTACGAGTGTGTCGGATTTCCAGGTGGTGATCGGAATAACCATATCAACGTAGTCAACATCTTTAACAGCAGTGTTATCAGTCTTAGGATCTTTACCACCAGGGCGAACGAAACGAACCACGTTCTGTGCCCGAGCAGCCGGCGCGTCAACAGTATTAAAGTCATAGATCTTAGAAGACCCACTGAGGTTAACACCTGAAATCGGCGTCGTCGGATGTAAGTTCACGCGAGTGATTACTGTCCATCCATATCCTGAAGTTCCACCAATCAGATCATTACGATACCTGCCTTCCAGATAACCACGAGCCGCCAATCCTGCCTGACCAAACAACACATCATCCGCGTTCAGATTAGTGAGTCGAAGTTTGAATTCAACCCCATCGTACTTACCGATGTTGTATGTCACTTGAACAGTGGCTGGATAAGAGGTGGTTCCTGGAACAGCAACAGTCGCTGTGTAACCTACAGTTTCGGTGATTGCTTCGTCTTTACTGCCCGCAACAATCTGCCATACACCGTTAGCTCCAACAGTAACGTAGTTGCTTTCTGGAGTCGCCAGATAACCTGTGATCCAATCTACCGGGATCGCGTTGCCGTTGACTTTAATACCCATGTCAATAGCAGTACCACGATCCCACACGTTACCAGAGATCGGCTCGACATTACCAAACGTGAATACACCGTCGAATGGTTTAATCAGGAAGTCCGTGGTAACATGCATGTCACTGGTGATGCCGCGGTAAGTGATCGTCAGATTAAATGTTACATCGGAATGGGTATCCGCTGAAACATCTGATTTCACTCGCCATTTACCGTCAACCCACTCGACATAAGGATTACTGTCGACAGAAGTAACGGTGGCGGCAGAAGTGACGTCTTCTTGGGTGTCTGGATCTACCAGTTTAAACGGCATGGTGCCAGTCTGGTTGATGCCAGCAGTCTGTGTGTTATTACCAACCACATCAGGCTGTGCAGCAGGAGAAGCCAACTGAGTCACATCAATCACATAACTTACATTACCTGATGCTGTTTTCACAGTAGCGGTAACTTGGGTATTTGTGTCTTGATACAGGGTGTTGATGAAACGCACCTTATACCCATGCGCTGTAATAGAACCAGGAACCAGTTCAATCACATTTGCAGGGGAGAACTCAACTGTTGTACTGCCAGCGGTCAAATCTGTCAGGGTTGTGGTCGTCGGCGTACCGGAATAACGGAACATATTCAGTACAAGATCAAGTTGATCACCTTTCTTGCCCGAAGCTGTTTTTGTTGTACCAGTGTGAACGAACATATCGCCAGCACCTACTACGAAATAAGCTGGGATCGGTAATGAAGCAACATCTGAGTTCTCAATGTTACCAGCACTACTTGCACGCTTAATTCTCGCCGTCCAGGCAGCTGTGCCTCTAGCCGGAGCACCGGAAGGTTGAACTGCCCAAGCAACGGAAGACGCACCATTAATAGGTCCGTTACCGATTCTCAGATAACCCCCACTCAACGACACACCAATAGGACTCGGTACAAGATCTCCGCGGTATCGACCTTCGAAATAAATGCCATTGGTACTGCTGGCATTATAGGTGAGGAAGATAGCTTGCAGTTCTTTATTACCTGCCTGAAGGTTAGCCAGGTTGAGTTTGAACTCAATACCGTCATACTGACTAATGTTGAAAGTAACCTGCGTTACGTTCTTAGTGGTATTCCCACCCGGAACAGTAATGTTCGCAGCATATCCAACAGTAACAGTGACGCCTTTGGTTTGATCGCCTGCAATAACCTGCCATGAACCATTTGCAGCAACTGCTACGTAGGTGTCAGTAGGCGAGGTTTCCCAGCTTGTAATCCAAGAAGTTGGAACTGGGTTGCCGTTTACACTGAGACCAAATGGAGGAACTGTTCCTCTATCCCACACCTTAGCGGTGATATCTTTCTTGTCCGTGACAGTAAACTTCCCATCAAACGGTTTGATCAAGAAATCAACCACAACGTCCATACCGATATCTTTGTCGCGATAATTCAAAGTTAAGGTAAAGGTCACGTTGGTGTGGGTGTCAGTTGCCACGTCCTTCTTAGCGTACCACTTACCGTTAACCAGCTCGATGTAATCGTTGCTAGCAATAGAAGAGATAGTCGCTTTTGAGGTTACGTCTTCCTGAGTATCAGGATCAACTAACTTGAATGGCATTGCACCAGACTGGTTGACACTTGCTGTTTGACCGTTATTATCCTTCACATCCGGTTGATCAGCAGGAGAAGCCAACTGCGTTGTGTTCAAGGTGTAAGTTTTCGAAACACCGCCATTGGTTACCGTTACCACGACATCCTTCACCGTGTCCGCGTACAGACGAGATGCGAAGTTGACCTTATAGCCTTGAGCTGTAATAGAACCAGGGACCAAGGTAATAACGTCTGATGGGGCAAACGTAATAGTAGTGTTACCGGTTGTTAGATCAACGAATCGACTTCCTGCTTCACTGACATACTTAATGAGATAAGCGTCAAGAGAAACCGGCGTGCCGTATTTGCCTGTCATGGCTTTCGTTGTTCTTGGGTGAACCAACAACTGACCCGTACCCTGAACCATAAACACCGGAATGGTCACTGTCAGAATGTCGATACCCTCTGTTGTTGCAGCGGATCCACGAATGGTCAACTGAACTGTCATGGACGTTTCAGTATTTCCACTAACAGTGTTATTACCTTTGATGTTGCATGTTGCATTGGCTCCAGATGCACTTGTTCCTGAAGCAACGAGCCCTTTACCTACATTGAGACTCGCAATCCCCGTATTAGCGACCAACCTACCTTTAGAGTAGAGATTGAAGATAATCCCCACAATGCTGGTTGCGTTGTACGGATAGAACACCGTTTGCAATTCAGCGTTACCACCACCTGACGTCAGAATACGGGCTGAGAGTTCCACTCCATCGTATTTCGCGATGTTGAAGACCACATCCTGTTTAACTGTCCAGGTATTGGTTCCATCGGTGACTGTTGCTACGTAGCTCACGGTATCAGAAACAGCAGCATCCTTACTACCCGCTACGATATACCAAGGTTCTGCCAGACTGGTAACTTGAACACGGTTATTGGCAGAGGTTCCTGTCAGTGCTGTGATCCAAGTGCTCGGTACTGGATTGCCATTGATATTGATGGTGAACGGAATCTTACTTCCGATATCCCATACTTTCCCATTAACAACCTGAACATCACTAACGGTAGGTTGACCAGTGAACGGCTTAATCACAAACGGAACATCTTGCTTCATGGTGAGCAAGTTGCCTTTGTAAGTGAGCTGATACGTGAACGTAACTTGGATTTGAGTATCCGCAGAACGTACACTGTAGCAGAGCCATTGACCTGAATCTAACTTAACGTAATCGTTAGTCGAGATCGCTGTAATCGTTGCAGTAGAAGTAATGTCGTTGCCAGAATCATCCTTCAAGGTGAATGGTAATCCACCACGTTGGTTCAACTGAGCATTAACAGAATTCACCGTTCCGACAGTTGGGAAGTCGTAGTTGGAGATTTGGGTCGCTCTCACCACACCCTGAGCAGACAGTGTGTTATTCTGTCCGTTACCAATCCAGACAATAGTGTCCAACGTCTGCTGTTTCTGAGAAACAAGTTCAGCATTGAAACCTACTGTGATATTGGTAGCCACATCACTCTCGTTGAACACCAGTGCCAAGTTACCCTGATTAGAAAGCGCAGGGTTATACGAAGTAACGTTCAATCCTACCATTTGGTTATCACGACGGATTTTGAACGGCAACTTGACCTTGGTAATTGGGTTAGTGTATTTACTGGTGAATTCCGTTACACCTTGTTCGTAAATGTAGGTCTTGCCAGAAACATAAGTTAAGCAAGATACATCCACATACACCCAGTCTTGACCTTCGACAGAATTAGGGTCAGTCAGTTTGTTAAGGAAACCAAACTTGATCTTACCGGCTTTCTTCTCTAAAGTATCAACTGCACCCGCCCGGAACAGAATCTGGAAGCAAGGACCAGGATTAGTGTTACCAGCCGTGACATAGTAGTACTGTTGTGTCGTTGGGTTACTGAATCCAGGAGTGTCGAAACTCCCCGCAGTTACATCCATCCCAATGGTGCTTGCAAATGCTTCAGTCAAGGCAGCATTTTTGTAGTAAACCATCAAGCTCAGGTTTTGGTAACTATTAAGATAACCACTTAAACCGATGTTGTACGTCGTGTTATTCGGGTTATTCGGAACCATTACCGTGATTGCCCAAGGACTACCACTGTACTTCTGAATGGTAATTGGAACGTCTTGAGTAATAGTGCGAGTACGAGCACCATCATTAAACGTCACAGTGAACGTTGCGGTCGTTTGCGTCGGTCCATCTGTTTTACCATTGTAGATCTCAAACCAACGACTTGTCGTATTAGGGTTGACCTCAGGCCGACGGATATACGGATTAGGAGCAATCTGAATATCGGTAATCTGATTGTAAGTGATTGCCACGCCGTTAACGGTGATTGCCAACGCTGGCCCACTGACATCCCACACACGAGAGTTTGTAAAAGTGCCTGGTGTTACAACAACCTGATCGCCTGTCCCTGTACCTTTAATTAACAGCGGAACAGTCATGTCGACAGAGCTGTTAATAGAAGTCCCACGATATGTGGTGTTATAGGTAAAGCGGATAGGTACATTTACAAGAACATCGTCACCACGGTTATCCAAGTTAACCTGAAGAACAATTCCCGTTGCTGTGTTCGGGTTACTCGATGGCTTGCTCACCACACCGGCTAAATCGCTGGCATTGATGATTACCCAACTTGTCAGGTTTCCTGGAAGTATTGGGTTGTCGGTGAAGTCTTTACCCACAGTAAAGGTAATTGGAACGTTAACACGATCCCCTTTAGACCCTTGTACTTGATCAATCACTTTGTCCGATGGATAAGGATAAAGTGCATTCTCGTAGAACTTAGCAGCAGGTACCGTATACTCAAAGTAGTTCTTGCCTTTAGTTCCTACTGGGTAATTATCATATCCCGGACCTTTATAGTCGATCGGGAAGACAACATCTTTACCGTTAATCTGTCTGCCAGATGAGAAACTCAGGAACTGAAGGTTGGAGCTGGTATTGTACGACATCCCATTCCAAATTAATCCAGAACCGCCATCCACATCCTTGTTCTTTTCTCTTAATGCAGCCGTTGTACTCGTCACCTGACTAGGGATTAAACTAGCAGTCATACGAGAACCACGGTAATAACACCACAGATAGTCAACCGCAACTTTAGTGCTACCGATCGCCGCAACTGGCCAGCTTGGACCACTACCATTACGTTCGATATAGAACTCAACACCGTCATACTCATTGATGTTTGCTGGAATCGTTACTTTGATAACCGTATTGAAATAAGCTGCAGGCAGCTGAATCTCATAAACAACATCAAGTTTCTGAGCAGGTATTGCCACATCACTCTGCAATGCAAAGCGTGGGTTGACCCCGGTACTTTGTTGTACGAACAGTGGGCTGCTTACTGACAGAACTGTACAGCTTGAAACCAGTTCGGTGCTACCATCCTTGATAGAAACCATGCCGCTCAGGAAACGAGTTTGCCACATGTTCCAGATGTTATCTGTCGATGGGGTAATCGTTAAACCATAAGCAACGGAAAAACCAAGTCCGCGGTTACTGTTCATCACTGGGTTAGTTTGATCAGCTTTCAAGTCAAAGATAAACGGTACTGTTGCATTGAGATTTAACTTCACAACCTCAAAGGTAATGTTCGTCAATTGAGTTGAAGGATCATATTCTTGCTTGATGAACTTATAGTTTTCACTGAACGGAGTAGGATAACCCTGTTCTGTGGCGACTGCATCAGGCTTGAATACCGCTTTACCGTAGGCAAGGTTACGATACTTGATGGTGAATGGAAGAGTGACTTGGTCACCTACCTTCATTGTCAAGAACTTGCTTTGGTTAGCAGCAACGTAGAACTCAGTAATGTTGGTTCCGCCATACAGGTTATAACTGAACCGTGCGGTAATATCAACCGTTGAGCCACGATAAGGGACACGAATGACCCACTCACTTACACGACCCTGGGATTGACTAACATTGAACACCTTAGTAATCCAGAACCAGTTACCATCAACCGGATCGTTGTAAGACATCTCCATATAAGGAGGTTGGTTGCCTGTTCCGACTCCAGCGCTAATGGTATCATTACAGGAGATCGGGATAACTTTAGCACTAACGTTCTGGCCTTCTGAAGTTACTGTGAACGGGTTAGGTCCATAGTCGAACAGACGGTAAGTCTGCACTGTGTTAGTCTGACGCACAGTTGGATAATCAGAAGGACGCTTAATGATAAACGGATAGTCAAACGTACCTTTGGTCACAAACCCAGTGTTAGGGTCGGTGTACTTAAAGGTCATCGGAACATTCACAACGCCATCAGGAACAGAGAGCGGTGCCGTTACCAGAACAGTAATCGTACTTGCAGCTTTCGATGTGATTTTAAACACATCTTCATTAACCGTTGCAATTTCCAAATACTGGTTAGTGTTTTGGATTTGACTGTTGTTGGATTCCTGACGAACAACCAAGGTAATAGTAGCAGTATCGCCATTACCACCGGTAGGTGTGCCCGATGTGGATCCAATCAGTGTGTTTTCTTTTACCTCAACGTCATAATCAACGTTGGTGTAATCCACACCTTCTTTACCTGGAACAGTTGTGCTTTCAGGATTGCGGAAGGAGAGTTTTAATGTTCCCTTTCCAGGTTTCTTCGCAGTCATCCGGTAGAACTGGGTGGTTGCGGATGCATACGCTGAATAATCCAGACCAACTAAACCAAGAAGATCAGTCTTATCTCGGTAAATCAAATCACCTGTTTTACTTGAGAACCCAGAGTAAAGCCCATTGCGGTAATACGCCGTCAAGTTAACCTGACGAGTCGCTGTACCGGTGAGGTCCATATACACTGACCAAGGAGCACCCGATAATGTCGGATCCCAGGTTCTTTGGTTCCAAGCCAGGATGTTGAATGGAATGTCAATTTCAGCAGTCCAGGTCCAGTTACGGTAAAGACCGATAACACGAGCATGAACCAAATGAGTAATATCGACGGTGTCGCCGTTAAAGATCTCATATTGCTTAGTTGTTCCACCCAGGGTCACATAAGCGTCATCCGTATCGCCATAGTTGGCAATAGAGTTGATACCGTTAATAGTTACCCCATCACATTTCACGGTTGGTGACAATGTCCCTTTAGAGAAGACCTTGAGGTACGCAGTTGGCCAGCCGGTGAAATCAGGCGTGCTACTGGTATACTTCAGAGGAATCTCAACGCGACGTGTATAGTTCGTTCCACCGTACTTATAAGTCAAGTTGATGAAATCGGATACGTTCACTGTTGCGTTAGGTTGTACACAACCAGCCAAGGTGTAGTCGTAGGACTCTGCGTTCCATTTATCAATCGTGATCACGTTAGCGTTCATCGACGAAGGAACACCTGCTTCCCTTGTGGCAGTCAGATTACCTGAAGCAATATCTGCTGCAGCATCGATCGGAATACCACCAAACAAGATCTGGAGACGATAAGTACCGGTGTCTGCGTTCTTACCTGTAAGCAGGTTGTCACGTGTACCGATCTCAAGTCCCAATTCACCCATGACTTTAACATCAAACGTTGCAGTAGCAACATCACGTGCTTTCGGTGGATCAGTGACATCTGGAGCCCAGAAGACCAAGTCCATTGTTGCCAGACCGCCTTTAGCACCCACGAAAGTAATAACGTAGTCATTGTTGACCACTTTAAAATCTTTCAGTGTTAACTGAGGAGGAATGGTAGAAAGTGCAGGTTTGAAGGTAGCACGTCCGCCAACTGGTTTGTCTTTATAGATAGGTGTGCAACGCACCACAGATTCATTGTTGAGAGAACCCTCAACTTTGGTTGGGCTTGGTGTGACCTTGAATCGTACAGACGTTGAGCCAGTAATGGTGAAGGTGGCTTTAAAGTCTAACTTCTGCAACTCAGTGGTTCCATCAACACGGTAGTAAACCGTCATTGGGATTTCCTGAGATCCAGTAGCAATCTCAGCACCAATAACTTCATAACCGCGAGGAGGGGTGACTTCGATATATTTATTATCGGCACTGTTCTGAATTTCGAAGTGATCGATGGTGTTCAACGTGATACCATTGAACTGCACGACCTGTGCGAATGAACCCGTGTCCCAAATCTTAACTTTGACATCGTTGTTGTTGAAGATGGTCGCAGCACCCATACTCACATTAGCAGTGGTATCGAAAGACACCTGCTTAGGTTCTGGTGCACCCACTTCATAGCTCACATTGAATGTCTCAGCGTACGACTTAGTCGAACCTGCTACATCAGAGCGAATCCCTTTGATCTCAATGCCGTCTTTGGTCACTTTCTGAATACTGATACCATGCACTGCAGCATCAGCCAGCGTGATCTTCAGACCTGGAGTGTCATTAGGAACAACTTTGTCGCCGTATTTAACAACGAACTTCACCGTTGCCGTTTTACCCCAATCCACATCAACTTTGTTATCGCTGCTTTCCAGCGTGAACGGTAAGTTGGTAGACGTCGTCTTAACAGAGAACGAGACCAGTGCATAGTCACGACCTTCCTGCATTGGTTCAATAGCATCAGGACGAACGAAGCACAGTTTGAGATCTCCCTCATCTTGTCCAGACAGGGTGTAGGTCAGATTGTTCTCATCATCCAACTCGCCAATGGCAATGTTGTCTGGAATATCTGAACGACTACGATCAAGCGTAACACCTACACTCGGTAGACCCTGATAAGTAAACTCAAAAGGAATCTCGCCAGTGTCACCACCGTTGCCTTCAATCTTGACAACTTTGGTAGTAGCTTTGAAGTAAACTCCATCCCACTTAGCAATGGTAAACTTCTCGAGCACATCAATAGTGCGCTCAACACCGCCCATGGTGTAACCCAGACGAAGTGGAAGCTCACCTGGAACAGAACCAATGGTTGAACCGTTAGTGATGTACCAGTTGCTAGGATCCATGAGAATGACGTTAGTACCTGCGCCCGATAATCCCCACTTGGTGATTTCAATCGTTTTACCGCGCTCATCAACCAGCGTAACTGGAATCTTACCGATGTCGAACACATTGGCATTGATGGTCGGGTTATTCGTCGCCTTCACATCAGGAACACGAATGGTAGCAGGAACTTCGATCTGCTTGTTGTACACTTTACCAGTTGCCTGATTGGTATATTCCAAGTCAATCGTGATGGTGTAATCGTAGGACGTACCCAGATCACCACCTTTGGCCAGTAACAAGATCAGACTTGTTTCTTTGGCTTCCGTCAGCTCAATCGGATTATCATCACCTGAACTGAAATTCAAGCTGAGGTTAGCATCGGTTAAATTAACCGGCGTACCTGCAACGTTGATTACCAGTGGATAGGTAACCGAGTCATTCCAATACCCACGAACGTTATCACCTTTATTAACGATGTTAATATCGTCAGGCCATGCCACGGACGTGTCAACATTAATAGAGACAGTCATGTCAGGGTCAGAAGGTGAAACAAAAACAAGTGTCATTGGGAAGTCACCGCCGAGCGTCAACTCGTAAGGAATCACCAGACCTTTATCTGCGTCGTAAGCTGGAGTACCCAGAATCACCGTATCAGGGATAGTGGAACTTGCTTTGTCAAACTTTGTGGTGGCTGTGGCATCTTTACCTTTATAGATAAAGGAGGCAGTGAATTCGCCTTTGTCGCCAGAAGCACCTTCGATCTTTTCCGGGCTGTGAGCGGTTTCTGCGAAAGTAATACCATCCCAAGCCGCCAAGTTAAACTTGAAGTCAGCAGGGAAGTTACCGCTAGATTTACCAACACGCCAGCCAATGTTCAAACCAACAATCTGAGAGGTTGCTGTAGATTCAGCAAGAATCACATCCCAATCGAGTTTGTTGACAGAAACATATTTCTTACCCGTTACTACACTGGTCGCAACAATAGAAGAAGTGAAATCCTTGGTTCCCGCGATCAACTGAATCGGGAACGTTCCGGTATCCCAGATCTTTGCATTGATCTCTTGAGGTCCAGTGTACTTTAATTCCAGTGCAGGATAAGTCACATAGATGTCAAATGGGAAACTGGTGGTGTATTCCTTTTTGTCTTCTGGGTCAACATAAGTTAACTTGAAGCCAGACACTTCTTTATTTGTCGTACCAACGTAAGACCAGGTATCGTTCATCAACAGAATCGCGTTAAGATCAATGACCTCAATACGGGTGTCGGTGACCGGTGTCTTCTCGATGGTAAGACCAGGTTCTAACAGATTGATCTCTTTACCAGAGAACTCCACTGTCAGCGGGAAATCATTTCCAACGCCCACATCCAAGTTAATGGATTTTGGTGGGTTGATGACTTTCAAGATTTTAGTTTGCGTAATGTTGACGTTCAGCCAAACACGTGCAATCTCTTTCTTGGTCGGATTCTGCGTCGCTTTCAGCTTAGCAAAGATCGCACCCTGAGACTCACCACCTTTATCTTTGGTGTAGGTCATCACGAACACATTGTTGGTCGCATCGTAAGTGATAGGGTTCAATGTGACGAATTCAGGGAGTACTGTGTAATCTGACATGATCTCAGATTTAGCAGTAACGTCTTCCGTACCTTGGAAGATCTTGAAGGACATCTTATAGTTCTTATCCGATTCACCACCAATAGTGAACGAAGTTGGAACCGCAGTGATATCGGCGTTATACGGACCGTCGCCTTCACCAGGACTATCAGGGTTCTGATCGCCACCCGGTTCAGTTGGATCGGTTGGGCCAGTGCTACCACCAGGACCTGTGCCAGTTTCACCAGGAGCAGGACCACCACCAGGGTTGTCTGGATCGCTGTCGTCAACTGGGGGGCCATCACCTATACCAATTTTGGTGTTAATCCAAATACGAGCGATATCAACCTTAGCTGGATTAGCATCTGCTTTCTTACAAGCAAATACCGCACCTTCACTCTGACCTTTACCCAGTTTGGTATAGTCCACCACAAAGACGTTGTTGTCAGCGTCATACGTGAGGTTATCAAACGAAACGTTAGATGGAGTGACTGTCGACTCGGTTAACAGATGGCAATCTGCGGTAATATCAGTCGTACCTTCAAGAACCTTAAAGGTTAACTTAGCAGACTTCTCACCTTTATCACCGATGCTGTACGACAGAGGTTCAGCTTTGATATTGGTGTTGTAAGGACCATCCCCACTACCTGGGCTATTTGGGTTACCCTCACCGCCAGGACTGGTTGGATCTGTAGGACCGGTATTCCCGCCAGGACCAGTATTGCTACCCGTGTCGTTAGTACCCGGCACATATTTAGCAATGATAAACTCTTGCGGGAACTTGTACGTCTTGATAACACCATCAACCAGAGCAGTGATTGTGAAGTTCGCTGTGTAATCCACAGGACCTGTTTCATCTGCCAGCGCAACCATCCATTGGTTGTTTGCTTTCGGGTTGTTAACGATGTACTGTTTCTTTGGATCCGCAATTGGATCAACCCGTATAGTGCGAATCAAACCAGAACGTGGGGTACCGTTTACCATGAAAGTAAAGGTTGGACCACCGGTCTGATAACGAACCACATTACGAGGTTGTGGGGGAACCGGAACCAGTTCAACGATGGAATCCAGTAAAACGTTTACTTGGATAACAAAGCTTTTGGTTTGCAGTACACCGCGAGGATCCAGCCACTCATAAGTCTGAGTGAAACTATCACGGATTGCTGTTCCTGGAGTCTGAGAATCATCAATCAGTTTCCAACTCACACCCGCATCAGTGACTTCGGTAATATCAACCAGTTGTTTACTACCCTGCACCCCGGTGTCAATTTGTACTTGGGTCAGAGCGATCTCTTGCTCACCGTACATGACAGTAGGTTTGTATTTACCGGTCTGGTTCTTGTAACCCTGTAACAGAGTTGGAACGCCAGTCACAGTAAAGGCAGGTAGTGTTTCAGGCTTAACCAGAATCGAGTTGATGTAGGCCGTGTTCTTGATAATGGTACCAGCATCGTTATAACTAAACTCTGCATACCAAAGATCAGCAACTTGTTCCACATCCCTTGGCCAACTCACATTAACCTTGCCACGATACACCATGGTCAGGTCTTTGTTAGTTTTAACATAAGCCAGGTTACCGAAACCTTTCTGAGAACGCAGCATAGTTGGTGGGATGAGAATCTCAACCTTGTCACCGCGCAGCTTAGCTGTCAGGGTCAGCTCAACGATATCACCGCTGGTTGCTTTAACTTCCGTTGGAACAGAAGTGATCACCAATTCACTGGGTAAATCTTTCTCGATCTTCAGTTCGATATAGAAGTTCTTACGAACTAACTTACCGTTCCAGTCATACGACACACGCACAACGATGGTGTCTGTGATTTCTTGATCAGCAGAACCATAGATGGTTTCACCGTCGATCTGCAGTAAGTCAGAAGAACGCTCAAGGTTGGCGTAACCTAACTTGGTACTGAGTTCAACCGTGGCGGTAGTGGTAATGTCCTGAGTGCCCGCGAACCAGTAAGTGTTCGGGATATCAAAGGTTTCACCACGACGACTGGTAATAGAAGTCGGCAGGTTTGAGGTGATTTCAGGAAGCTGGGCTTCAGCTAAAACCAGTTCATAAATGAACAGCGGATAAACACCCTGACCAAATGACGGGTCAGTAATGGTAACGGTACCGCACTCAAGACTTTCCCAATCGATCGAGTTCAAGCTCTCACGAGTTGTGGTATAGTTCTCGAAGAACAAGTTACCGAAAGCAGTCATCGGACCTTCGTGGGTCTTCGCTTGATCCTGAGTGATCAGAACACCGTAAGTGTCTTTATACTTCAGGTATAGCAAAGTCGGTTCGATGTCACTGTTCGCTTTGACATAAGTTTTCAGATGGTCGACATCTTCAATCTCTACCAGAGGAACAGTAAAGTCTTCTAAGATGTCTTTCATCTTAGCGTACTTGATATCAAGGTCTACACGAGCAAAGCCCGTCTTACGAGAAATGATACAAACACGAACGACATTATCAGGAAAACGGACAGCACTCTCAATAACGAGATCGCCAGCCACCAAGCCGTCATAACGCTGCTTGGATAATGCTAACTCATCTTCCGGTCCATTGATTTCAAGATTCGCAATACGCTCTTTCAAGAAAGCAATGACTGGCGTGAAGAGTGGATCGTTAATAACTTTCTTATTAACTTTAATCAACTCTGCCATGCGACAGACTCCTATACATGAATAAATAATCTAAGGTCAAAAATACATACTAAAGCAAAAGATTCGAAACGCCCTACAATATAACTAGAACTTCTGGGAATGACCCCAGAAGTTCTATATGTTATTTGGTAAAGGAGAAACTGATTGGATACGTCGTCATGTCAGCATAGTTCAACTTCATTGACGTCTCACCTTTGAACACCGGAGCATTCGGATCAAACAAATCAAACTGAACCATCAACACGCCTTTCTTTGGATCGTATTCAGAATACGACTTCCCATACTTAACGCCTTCAACTCGGTTCCAGGAGTTATCTTCGATCTGGACTTCGGCAGGAGGTAAACTATCCCAACCCTGAACATCAAAGAAGACTTTTACTTTATTGTCTTCAGTGAATTCATGATTCACGTACCGAACAGTACCTGGCTCACGATATCGGCTGTCCAAAGCAGGAAGGTTAAAGAAATTACCCAAACCTGATGCACTGGCAGTAGCAGATACATAAAGCATGCCACCAGGCTGAAGACTAACAGGGAATGAAAGAGATAACGCACCAAATGACTGGTTGTAACTTTTCTTGTAGTCTGTTACACCCATCCCGTTGAGTTTTACATCGGCAATGTTGGCTGTATTTGGATAGTTACCATCACTACCTTTTAACACCCACGTTGCATCAATATAAATTCTGCCGGTCAGTTGGTCACGACGATATTTCCAAATAGGAAGATCTGCTTTGATGGTATAAGGAACATCAATTTTGATAGTTCCATTAAACGTTCCCTGCAAAGCTTCATCCGTTGTTACCGTGAACTTGGTTGCCACATTGGCACGTTCATCAATAACGTTAATCGCAGTATTGGGAACAGTGAATGAAACAATACCGCTGTCTTTGTCATAGCTCTGATTTTTAATCTTCGCATTGGCGTTAAACACATCCAGTACGGCATCGTTGAAGATATCACCGTTATTCTGACGGACAGCAATATTGAAATGAACTTCATCACCCAGCACTGTACCCAAACCCGAAACCACACGAATAGGCAGAATGTCGCTACCGATTGACAGTATGTCTTCGAATGACGTTTCTTCTTCGATACCAAACGGAGTCAGGTCAACCGTTGCACCCAGGGTCAGTTTATTCTCTTTGTGTTGATTAGGAACAAACTTACGGGACAAGATGATCTGATTACCTTTAACACCAGAATGACATTCCGGAGTAATGTTCTTTAAACGGAAACCTTTTACTGGCGTACCGTCTTCCCAGAACACATGTGCATATAAGGTATCAACATTGCGCTTGAAAGTATGGCTGTCAATTTCAATCTTGATTTTAGACTGACCATTGCTCCAGCGTTTTACCGGTGCTTGACCCATCAGGAAGATTGGTGCATTACTGTTGCTGGTTTCATTCAGGTGGAATGAAACTTTCACACTGGTCTGATCTTTGATATCAGAAAGTGGGATGTCGAAATAAACAACATCATCGATCTGATTATAATCATGAACCTGATTCGCGATACCGTAAGTTCCGTCACCCAGTTCAAACTTCACGGGTAAGTTAATTTCGGTAGTGGCTTTCGGGTTAGCCAGCTTAACAGATACACCCAGCAGGTTTTCACCTTTCTGCTCCAATGACAGTTCACCATCATTGGTTTTGATTTCAGTACGAGCAACCCAGTTGTGTTTAACGCCGTCCACTTCTGCCATACCCATTACTGCGAAGGTTTCTACCTGGCCGTTGTTAATTGGTGTATAGAAGGCATAGGGAATGCGTTTCTGTTTAGAAGGTAGTGCAGCAGCGTTACCGTCGATCTCGCGTACAGCTTTCACCGAGAGCGGATACTGAAGCAGTTTACCTGAAGTGTTACCGATTTCAAAACGCATGATATTACCGTCAAAGGTAATTGGACTCACCACTAATGGAGAGGGACCTGGAATATGCATTTCAAACAGAACGGGAATCTCAGTCCCATGAACAAACCCACGTGCTTGAATTACCACATCAGTAGGTTCAGTAATAGGACGTACTTTGATATCAAACCAATAAGTACCGGTCAGTTGATCATAGTACTCATTGAAAGAACTCAGATCACCAGAAGGAAGAACATTGCCCGCCAACATACGACGATAAATATCTAAACCTTCAATTGGTGATTTATCATCAGCCCAGACAATCAAACAAGCGACGGTTAAAATGTCACCTGTCAGCGCACCGTCTGCACGCAAATAAATGTCACGTCCACCAACGGACGCTGTCTTTTGACTATTCATAAACCCTCTTATATATGAAACTGTAATCGCTAAGCAAATGATTCCTAGAGAGCCAGGGTAATCCCCAGCTCTCTAAGTTATCTACTACAGCTGGAAGTTGTCGAAGTCATCGGTATTAACATCGGCATCAATCTGGCCAACCAGATAAGAGGATACTTCTACCTCCTGAGGAGCCACCTGAACGTTGTCAGAGACCAGCCAACCATTGATCCATGGGATTGGGTTAGAGGTCGTCTTGTACGGCAGATCGAGGCCTACAGCCTGCATACGGATGTTGGTGATATACTCGATGTACTGAGACAGGATGCTCTTGTTCAGACCGATCATGGAACCACCCTCGAACAGGTAGTCGGCCCAGTCTTTCTCTTGCTCAGCAGCCAGCAAGAACATCTGCTCAACTTCTTTCTTACACTCTATTGCAATCTCTTGCATCTCTGGATCATCAGCGCCATTAGCCATCAGGTTCAGCATGTGCTGAGTACCGGTCATGTGGAGTGCTTCATCACGCGCGATCATTTTAATGATCTTCGCATTACCTTCCATCAGCTTACGTTCAGCAAATGCAAACGAACAAGCGAACGATACATAGAAGCGGATAGCTTCCAGGGCGTTGATAGAGTGCAGACACAGGTACAGTTTCTTCTTGATGTCACGAAGGTCAATGCGAACCTTCTCACCGTTAAAGACGTGATTGCCTTCACCGAACTGGTGCCACAATTGAATCGCATTGATCAGGTCATCGTAGTACTTAGACACTTCTGCTGCGCGAGCGATGATGTGTTCGTTACCAACGATGTCATCAAAGACGATTGATGGATCATTGACGATGTTGCGGATGATGTGCGTGTAAGAACGGGAGTGAATCGTTTCTGAGAATGCCCAGGTTTCGATCCAGGTTTCCAGTTCTGGAATAGAGGCGATGACCAGCAGACATGCATTCGGGCCACGACCCTGTACTGAATCCAGAAGTGTCTGGTATTTCAGGTTAGAGATGAAGATATGCTTTTCATGTTCTGGAAGGTTCTGGTAGTCGATGCGGTCTTTAGAGACATCAACTTCTTCAGGACGCCAGAAGAAAGAGAGTTGCTTTTCAATCAGCTTTTCGAAGATCTGGAACTTCTGTTGGTCGTAACGGGAAACGTTAACGTTCTGACCAAAGAACATGTGTTCTTCGAGCTGGTTATTTTTGTTGGTGTCAAAAGTACTGTAAGCCATGTGATATTAGTCCTGTGGTGAAGGTTAAATTTGTTTAGCTAATAATTAACCTCTGACTAATAAATTATTTTTTATGAGAGCTTATATTATTTACTTAGGGTGTTACCGGAGGTGAGGGTAGGGAGGATTTGTATAATTAGCGATTACGTAGTAATCATCCTTTTTGTTTTTCAGGTGTAAATCTTTTCGAGCAGATATTATCTACTTGTACAAACTCACTTATTTATTTTAGGATAATCATCATGGCTAAGAAAAGTATCGAACTGTTTATGCTTCCTGTTGAGAATGATAAACAGAAGAAAGAAATCTACGACGTTATCGATAATAAACATCTCGAAGACGTTGTTTACAAATCTGTACTGATGTTAGAGGACCATCTCGAAACAGCCAAAGAAAAGTTTTATGTCAGCAGAAGTCACCGTCAATTTGGCCCTGACTTGTACCGTGAGAAATTAGTATTACTAATCAATGAAGCGGTCAATAGTTGGAAAGATGAGTTCGGTAGACTCAGCATGCACTTTGCAACGCTGGACTCTGATGAGGTATTCGAAGTCAAAGTCATTGGTGACACCACCTTTACATTTGAATACTCTTCTGGAATCCAACGAGCATTTGCTAAAGATAAAACTCTTTATCAACTCGCTCAACGAGCATTTAACGGCAATGAGGACATTGTTAAAGCAATCTCTCTTGCCAATGAAATCCTGTTAAGGAAAAGCAACTTCCCAATTAATCGTTTTAAGGATTAAGGAAACACTATGTCCGGTTCAATTAATTTCGATAAAGATAACAACGTGAAGAAGTCCAACGCCGACATCGCTTGGAAAGCTACCGCTATCGGTTTAGGGTTGGGTGTATTAGTCATGACCGGAACGGTGGGTGTGGTTGCGCGTCAACTGATCAAACAACATGGTCTCAAAGGTGCTGCACTTGTTACCACTGTTCTCTCAACTATTGGTGGCGGGGCAATCAAACATGGCGGTAAAGGTATTGCCGGCGGAGTAGTGCGGCTCTGTACACTGGGTGGGGTGACAGTTACGATTGGGACCGCAACTTCTACAATGGTGGACATCCGCAAGTCTCGGAAGAAACCCGTAGCTCAATAATTCTCACTTACTTTAGAGAATATCATTATGTCACACGGAAAGACATTAGGTAAACGTCTGGGTCAAGGTGTTTGTGCAACAGTGTATGAACTTGATGAAGATACCGTGCTGCGTGAAAGCGATGATGAAACAGATGGCTTTCGGGCCGTCTGTTGGTTAAGCGATGAAGATCGTGAACGCTTTTGTTTACCGAGGATCCTCGAGGTTGATGAGGAAGATTACCACTGGGCTGTTATGGAGAGACTGTATCCTGTTGGACATGCCTTGTTCCAAGAACTGGGTCAGACTGATTGGGATATCATCAACAAACATATCACCTGTTTGGTTGACGTTAAAAATGAACAGCTGAAAGCATTGTTAGATAAAGCCTTCGAATTGTATCGGTACGTTACCGATGAGTTAGAGATGCCGGTAACAAGGCTTGATCTACATTACCGTAATATCATGCAGCGTAAAGACGGGACACTCGTATTGAATGATCCCTTTCATTATCTTGACATATAAGGAACATTGCCATGGCTAAGAAAACTGTCACCCGTTACTCTCTTCCACTCACTGATGCAGAGCGTGACGAGATTAAGCAAATCTTGACCCCGGTGTATGAAGCCAAAGAACGCCGCACCATTGCTAATGCGCTTAAGTTCACTCTGTTAAAGAGTCTCAGCTTTTTCCTTACGTCGGATGAGCCTAAGTTCGATGGAAGCAATGTCATGGGTGGGATTGAAGGATTGAAGAAACAACTTCAGGAAGATGCCGAAAGATGGTACGCCAACTCTTTACCTCGGCTGACCAGTGACATTCGTCCTGAAGATATTTTCGTGACGATTAGTACTGACGGGCTGTACATCCTGAAATATTCAGATACGGTGAAACAAATCATCACCAAAGCTGACTTCGGGCTCCAGGACTTCGTCATTCAATTCCCGTTTGATGATTCTGATCTGGTTGATCAAGTCAACAAACATCTGGAAGAAGACTCCGCCGAAGAATGAAAACCGCTATCGCAAATATCTCAATTAAATATTTGAGAACATTTGTGGCCGTTGTTGAGGGTCGCTCCTATAAGGGGGCGGCTCTTATACTTGGTAAAAGTCAACATTCACTGGCCACACATATCGCGAATCTAGAAGAAACCATTGGTGGACCTTTAATGCAGAAATTCCAGCGTCAGGGTGCGTTAACTGATCTTGGTAAAGTTGTATATGAGAAAGCCAAACTTCTGATTCAATTAAACGATGACCTCATTACGGAAACAAGAGATATCAAATGAGTGTTGCTATCCGTCCCGAAACTTCAATGACGGCAGCCTTTCAAGTCCTGCCGTTTATCGCTACTCTCGACAAGTTCTATCCTGATGTATCCTACTGGTACGTAAATCAAGTTGTTCCTGGTCTGATGACTGGGAACGACAAGCTGTTAATTGCACGCGACGGTGAACATATCGCCGGTGTGGCTCTGGGTAAGTACACACCTGAAGAAACCAAACTTCGTTGTGTACGTGTTCATCCTGATTATCAGGGCAATGGACTAGGTATCCGTCTTATCGATGAGATGCTCGAACTGTTGGAAAATGATCGGCCTGCTGTTACTGTCTCTGAAGAACTGATTCACCATTATAGTCGTATCTTTGTGAACCGCTATAACTTCCGATTGAATCATGTTACTAAGGGTCAGTACCGTCCTTCTAAATTAGAGTATCTGTTTAACTAAGATCTCTGTCATTTCTTGAATGAGGATCTGTAATGCCTTTTAAAAATATCGATACCGCTATCTTGCGCAGTTTCGTTCGTGTTGTTGAACTGGGGACCTTCAAGTTAGCGGGTGAAGAATCAAACCGTACTCAGTCTGCTATTTCTCAGCAGATGGACCGCCTGGAAACAGAACTGGGACTCGAGCTGTTTGAGCGTGTTGGTCGCAATAAGTTCGTGACCAAGAACGGCATGAAGATCTATGATCTCGCAAAAGGAATGTTGCAGTTAAATGACGCGATCATTGATCAAGCGGATATACTGAAACGTGTTGAGGGTTTTAATGAGACCTCAAAAGTTCAGTAGTATCAATCAGAAAGAAAGCATTATCATTGTGCTGATTGCTTTTGCTTTAGCAATTGGCATTCCCCTTGTTAGCTGGATTATCGAAAAACTATTTTGAGGTCACTATGAAAAAGATTATTGCTCTGGTTCTGTTCACTTTGTCTTTCGCTGTTTCTGCTAACCCAGATCCTCTGGACCTGGTTGGTGATCGTTGCGCACCAGGCGACGTTCTGTTCTACGGTCAGACTCAAGACCATAAGAAAGAAGTGCTGGTCTGTCAATGGAACACAACGGTGTTTTACCGTTTCGGTAAGGTTGGGAAGAAACCTGAGTTGGATATCAAACTTCCTGCCAAAAGTGTTGACAGCGTCATTAATGACAACAAGTCGCTGAGCGCTGAATCGTTGCTCATCAAAAATGGTAAGACAATCTATGAGGTTGGTCACACCGAAGACTTAATGCTTAACTCCGGGCTGGATTACCTGACAGTGATTGACGCCGGTAAAGGTCCAATTGCAGAAATCATCCTGGATTCGGACACGGTAGTTAATGGCATTCGTGATAGCTTCGTTAAGGAATAATAATGAAAAAGTTACTTTTGGTGGTGTTGGTTTTAATGGCAGGTTCTGTACAGGCTGATGAATTAGATCAGCCGATGTGTAAAGTTCGTATCTGTAACAAGATCGAACGTTTCACCCTTTCTATCGGTAACATGATTTCTGATCAGTTAGGTGAAACCTGCTCTGACATTATTATGCCAAAAGCAGAAGCTGTTCCCGGTAAAGTACTGAGTTCTGAATCTCGTTGGTATCAGGGTTCCCACATCAATCCTACCAAGAAGTCAGTGACTCGTGTGGATTCCATCATCAAGTGTCAGGATGCGAAATAATGACAACGGTCTATGTAGATTTATCAGCACCTGAATCTCACGCTACTTCGGCCATGCCTAAAGCACTGCGTGATTTGTATTACAGCGGTAAAACGGGTGATACATTACTCAGCTTGATCGAGTACACTGGCTATCCTCACCATGGCGGAACTCACGCACTCAAAGTGTTCGGTAAGCGCTATGACGTTGTTGCCTGGCTGGATTTGTTCCTGGCTCAATACCCAGATACAAAACCTGAGATCGATGCCATTAAGAAAGCAATCCGTACTCGCTTTCTCCATGAACCTGATGCACGTCTTTTCCAGATCAAGCTGGCGACATTCACTCGGCAACATGGTTACAAAGGTGAATTGATTACCCGCAAATGGTTCTGGTGGGAAGGTTGTGAACCCGATTACAAAGAGGAAAACTGATCGTGGATAAAATCATGTTATTACAAACCCAGCAGGGTAAAGCAAATATCCTCGCATCTTCTATTACCGGTTTTATCACTGGCAATAAAAGAGGGACCGGGTACGTTCTGATCAATGGTGTCGGCACACCTATCACTGATTGTTTCGATGAATCGGAACGTGAGTGGAAAGAGTGGTTTGAATCAAACCGTTCTATTGTCGGAAAGGGTGAGCGTCCTTTCGAATTCAGAGATCACGAAGATAGCCTCACAACAGTTCGCTTGGGAGATGTCCGCTTTATCCGTCGTCACAATCAACACGCAGTTGTGTTCCTTGTTGACCATATCAGCATTCGTAGCTGCGAAGATTATTACGATCTTAGCGGTCGCTTTAATGATGCATTGAAATAATCCCTAGGGTTCAATGAACCCTCTTTTATTTAGAGAATATCTTTATGGTAAATAACAGTTGTGATTGGTTTCGACAAGACAAGGAGACCGGGCAATGGTTTCGTGTCTTGATTCGTGGTGGGGGTGAATTTACCCACCAAGTTGAATTTCCTGTAACACCTCAAGTATACACTCCGTCACTCTGGAAAGAGGTTCGTGAAGTGCTCGTTAAACGCACTGACGTTCGTCTGATGACCTCCAAGGACAATAGTCGTTGGGTTCATTACCTTCCGGATGAAGTGGCTGAGAAGATGGCTAAATGCCTTGGTGTTGAACAAGCTAATTTTCTCTTCAATGGTGACATCTATCCGTTAATCGATTGGTATAAGTATAACCGCCATGGTAACAAAGGTGTTCGTTTGAAATTGTGCCGTCGTGATTACGATTGGCGTTTCGAACAGATGCACTTGTTTAACGGTGCGATTGCCATTGATTATGTCTCCGATCAAACCTTCTCCCTTATGAACGCGATTCATACGACACCTGACATGATGTTGATAGGGGGAGTGAGTGCAGTGGTTGATGGTAACTATCTATTGATTTACGGTTACTATCATCTCAGCACCGGCTATGTGTGCTTCGACCTGAACTGTTCCACTGAAGGACAACAACACACCAGTAAGTTCAGCCAACGGCTTAAGCCTCAGTGGGATGTTGAACTGATTGAGTTCATTGAAGGAATGAAGTCAAGAGGGGATATTACCGATAAGATCGAAGCCAGTATCAAAAGCATGGTCTGGGTTGCTAATAACAACCTTGCGACCTTTACCATCAACAACATGAAAGGTCGTTAAAATGGAAGCAGAATACGAAGGTATCTGGGGCGTAGTTTTCTCAGAGAAAGCAATAAATCGAAGGATCATTGTCAAAGGGTTTCTTATCGGTCATAAAGATCTCAGCTTGCCGACAAACTTGGTTGGGTTTGACATCAATGACAACCGCGAACCAGTTGTGCCGATTGTAAAGCCGGTTGAGAAAACAATCGAAGAGTTGGTTGAAAACTATCAACCACGTAAATACGGTTGTGATCTCGACTATCTCCAAGATGTCTTCGATGAACTCAACTGGTGTGGTTACTGTTATGTTCTGAAGACACTGCCGGAAGATCGTCCTGGTAAACCACCGCTGGTCGTTGTTTCCAATCCCTGCGTGATCGATCTCGACCTGTGGACGGAGATTTCAACGGAAGCCTTTATCCGTGAAGTCAACGATCGCACAAGTGTGGTACTGGAGAATAAAGATGATTGCTAAGTTCTTGTTCGGTACTGAGCGGGTTATTCCCACCGGGTCGGAAGACTCACCAACCAACGTTCAGTATAAAGACCTGCTGTTCATCGTTCGTAAGCATGATGTTTATCAACATGCGGATATGGCAAAACTTTATCGCATCCATCCTTCTACCGGTGGTTTCGTTAAAGGTCTGGGTAAACCGGGTGAAGAGAACTTCTACGGTGAATCCATCTCCTGTCGTGTTCAGACTGATGAGTCGATGCTGGAACTCTATTACCCGCTGACCAAGGAAGGGGATTGGTATAAACACACCTATACTAATTCCAATGGTTCTAAGTTCACTACGTTCTGTGGCGCACCGGCTGGCTATATTCCTTCTTCACTACTGAGTAATGTGGAGTGGGAACCAATTCAATACGCAGAAGTTAAAGCCACTATGCGTAAAGAGATTGAAGAGAACAGCTCGCCTTTTAACTGGTAAGCAAACATACTCCTACTCTACCCAGATGGGTAGAGTAGGAACTATGACTTATTTTTTTTAAGCTGTGATATCTTCAAGTACGTACAGGTTTCCTTGGGTCGGCGTAATATTAATCGCCTCTACAGAAAACGTGCCGCTACTTTTAGTTGTACTGTCGATAGCATCAGATGTATTTACTGTGATCTTGTCCCAGTAGATATCACCCATAATGCGCATAACTTGTTCTGGTGTCGCATCTGCTTTAGCTAATACGATTCCATAAGTGTTAGTGTCACGAAGCAACACAACGCCTTCCACCTGCTCACCCGCTTTGATCTTGATGACCAAAGTGTCGACATCAGCATACTCAGTAACCCCTACTGAGAACTCTTTAAAGATCGCTGAAATGTCAACATGTTCGACTTCAATATCTGCACGGAAGAAACCAGTCTTACGAGAAACAAAGCAACAACGTACGATGTCACTTGCAAAATCTACGGGAGGTTCGATCTGAACGTCCTTAGCTGTCAACCCCGTGTAACGCTCACGTTCAAGATCAAGTTCGGCACTTGGACCTTGAGCTTCAAGTTTGGCAAGTCGCTCTTGCATGAATTTGCGTGCAGATAAGAACACCGGGTCATTGATCTTTTTGCTGTTAGTGCCTGATACAATGATCATAAACTTTTTACCTATGTCTGGAACTCAAAGATTTGTTAATCCAAACGATTCTTTTCATTTCAATTGGAAAGAATCTGAGACTGATATTATCGTCATGTAATGCCTATCACATTTTTAATTTAAGGATAAAAGACATGGCTACATTTGATAAAGTTAACGTGAAAGATTACGATGCGGCAATCATCGCTTTGTTTGGTTCGGTTGATAACTATCGCAATAGCCCTATCTTAAAAGAGATCAATGAACGCATTGTTTATCTTGAAGAGATAAAGGAGCTAGTTCCTGCTGGCCTGCGCCGTGAGTATGACGCTGCACCATGGTGGGATCTGTGGTCAAAGCTTGCTTACCATATCGTGATGTGGGCATTCGTTCCCCGATTCAGTAAAAAGATTGATTCCTTTATTGCTCGTTACAAAACCATGCGACCTCTTCCGGTAAAGTTCTTCTTCAATGAACTCAATGAACAGGTGAATGAATTCTGTAACGACCATCAGAAAATTCTCAAAAGTGTAAACGTGGAGAAATACAGATATGATCATTGATACCGTAACTGCTGAGCGCATTGATCGTGCAAATGACATCTATGATGACATCAATCGTTTAAACCGTGATTTCACCCAATGGGCTCGCAACAACAAACGCAAGTGGATCTTCTCTCTTCAGCTGTTCGAAGTTCCTTATCTGCTGAACCGTATTGTCAAGTTCGAAACAGAAGGGGCTAAGTTGCTAGCCTTGTTGGGTACCACAACTGACTTCAAAGAAGCGCACGACTTTCTGTGTGAGTTCTCAGACCTGGTCAGAGACTACCGCGCGACGTTCATTACTTATATGAATCTTGCCAAACTCCATCCTTCTGAAACACCGGAAGATCTCTTCGACATCTATACTTACGGAGGCGCGATATGAGCACCCAGTTACCAAAGGAAAACTTCAATATGAAAGGCATTCCCGCATTAGTCGATACTCATGCGTTAGTCAAAGAACGTATCTTTGCTACCGGTAAAGAAATTGCTGTCTCAGCTGAAAGACTGAAACACCTTCAGGATAACTTTTATCCACAAAAACAAAAAGGTGTTCTCGGATACTTCCACAGAAGAGGTGCGTTAGAAGCTTTTAAAAATCTAACCACCTTATTTAAGATAGCCGAAAGTTTCCATCGTGACTTTTATATTGCGGAAAGTCGTAACGATGCATTTTCTATCCAGAAACCTTGCCTGCTTTATACTGTAGAGATGGGGCTTGCTAAAGAAGATTTCATTAAGGCATTTTCTTATGATTTCAATACATGCACCTACGACAGAAAGAAAGGGGAAGAAAATTGGAAGTGGGTACTTAATGGTTTAATTGTACCAGAGCTCCGATCATTAGGTAAATAATTCTGGGGTAGTTATGAATACTGTATGCTGGTCTGATCTGCACTTAGATCATGCAAAGGCTGCTAAGGTTCGAGGCTTTGCAAGTTTGAAAGAGTACCAAGAGAAAGTAATGGATGCCTGGGTGAAACATGTGACACCTCGCACCACTATTATCTTGGGTGGGGATGCGGCGCTCTACTATGAAGGTCTTGCACTGATTAAGAAACTTCCGGGTAAGAAGATTCTTATCCTGGGGAATCACGACATTGAACGGGATAATGATATCCGTGATGTGTTGGAAGTGTATGACCGCGTAGAAGGGCTCTGGAAGCACCGTAAAGGCTTCTGGTTTGCTCATGCACCCCTTCATCCATCTCAGCTCCGTGGACGCCGTCAGATCCATGGACACACGCATGATGAGATCATCAAAGATGAACGCTACATCAATGTGTGCTGGGATTTGTTACAAGACGGTCCGGTTGACCTGGAAGCTATCTCTTCTGGCGAATACCGTACTTATCGTAAACCTGAACCAATCAGAGGTATTGTCAATGGATAAGTTCATCGCTTTTCTTAACGGTCTGTTTATTACTGTGTATGTGCTCGCTGGAATGGGTACTGGTTTCTTATTCCTGTTCCGTGGTGTCAATGAAGAAGTCGGTCTACGTTGGTTAAATCAGTTCGCACCTTATATCCTAGGTGTGGTACTCTTCGGTATATGCCACGCATTCTTGTACAACGCTTACAAGAATGACAAAGCTGACAAAGGGCAGGTCTCGTGAAACATCTGATCAAAGATATGATCCATGTCCTGCTAGTGAAGTTATACTGCGCAACGGCAGCTGTTTGGATTGCCGTGATGGTAATTGGATTATTGAAGTGGGATGGTGTTTGGACAATCGTGATGCTGGAAGAGATCGCACCTGTGGTTCTGACCGTGGTGGGTATCGCGTTCCTTCACTGGGCTATTCTCTATCGCAAGGAGATTAAGAAATGAAAAACAACAAACGAGAGATCGCTGTCAAAGCGCGTTTCATTGCAGCATTAACTTGCGCAGTGTTAGCGGTGATAGGTCTGTTGATTTCTAATGACGGCCCATTCAACCCGTGGATTGAATTGGCTATTAAAATGGTCTTCAGTGTTTATTGTGGGCTGTTCGGTTATATCCTGGGTTGGGATGCTAACAAGAAACCCTCTACCTTAAAAGGTCCTTGACATGAATCTGCTTAGCCGGTTTGTTATAGAACTAATCGATGCGGGCGTAGCGATGACCATTACACTGACCATCATGCTAACATTTGCATGGCCGTTCATGGAAGATGGATTCTGGTCTGAGAAGTTAAGTTATCTCTGGATCGCAACCTGGGTTGGCGTGTTCTGGATATTCCTTCCTGTTATTTTGGAAATTATTAAAGCAGCTTATAAAGATTGGAGAACATGTAAGTGAAAAACAAATACGAACAGTGGTATATGGAACAACTGGCCAATATCATTGAGAATGGTCAGCATCGTGGTGATCGTACCGGTACAGGTGTTATCTCTTTACCGAACATTCACTACACTCACGATCTTCGTGAAAACTACCCATTGATGTTTGGTCGTAACTTTGTCTTCCATCAGCCGATTACCGAGATGATCTGGATGATGTCGGGCAGTTCAAACATTCAGTACCTGAAAGACAACGGTTGTCCTTTCTGGAATGGTTTTGCAACCAAAGACAACATGGTTAACAAGATCGAACTGAATCGTGTTGAACGTTTGAAAATCCACGCTAATAATCGCGGCGTGCCTGTCACAGAAATGATGGCGGCGATGGCGGTTGTCACTCACGCAGAAATCGATGAGCTTCTGGATAAACATGAAGTTCCTAATTTCGTCGATGAGAAAGTACCTGATGGCGAACTGGGTCCAGTCTACGGCGTTCAATGGCGTAACTGGCCTAATCCTGACGGTACCACATTTGATCAGCTCCAGTACGCTCTGGACACGCTTAAACGTGATCCTAACAGTCGTCGTCTGGTTGTGGATTGCTGGAACCCATCGTTCTTACCGGATCCGAAGATTTCTCCTCGTGAGAATGCGGCTAAAGGAAACATGGCACTTACCCCATGCCACTTTAACTTCGGGTTCTACACCTGGGAACTGTCACTGGAAGAACGTTTAGCACTTCTTCCTAACAACAACCATGTATCACTTGTTTCAAGAGAAAGACAAGAAACTTCAATCGAGAATAAGATTAATGATCTTATTTTGTATAACGTTCCTACTCATTACCTGGACATCAGTTTCACGATGCGAAGCAATGACTGGGTACTCGGTCAGCCGGCTAACATGAATATGTATTCTGCTCTGTTGATGATGTTCGCTCAACAGCTGAATATGATTCCACGTTATGTCAACTACTGGGGCTGGGATTCTCATGTTTACACCAACCATCTGGAAGGTGTGAAAGAACTCCAACAACGTTGGGCAACAGGTGAGCATCACAACAGTGAGTTCAAACTGCGTCTGAATGAAGCACCGACACTCTTTGACTATCATCGTTCAAACTTTGTTCCTGTTACTGATTACAAGTCAGGCGACAAGATCAAATTCCCAATCGCTATTTAAGGAAAGAGAATGCAACGTCAAGACATTATTAACTTTGCAGGTGTGGGCTATATCCAGGGTATGTGCCTAACTGGGCTGACTCAATGTGATATCGAGATAGAAGGCCTCAGAGTAGATGGTATGTTTGGACCTAAAACGATTGAAGCATTGGATCTTTTAATCTCTAAATGTTGGAAGATGGATGTTCCTAAGTTTGTGGATAAACGGGATTTCAATTCCCCCGATGTTTGGGAGAAAGGGATCCAGACATTCCAGGAATGGTTCATCAATGTCTACAATCACATTCAAGCTCACGAGCATTCCAAACGGCGTTTGTTCACCAGGTCGCCTGAGACTGATGGTAAGTGGGGTGACAAAACTCAGCTCCAGTTTCTTATCATCTTCGGTGTTGCCATGAACAACACAATCAAATAAATCCATTCTTCCTACTCTTCCGAAAAGAAGAGTAGGAGTTCAACTTTAGAGGTTAGTGTTATGACGCGTCAAGAATTAATTAATATCGCCGGTGTAGGTTCAATCCAAACTTTAATCAACGCAGAGATTGTTGGTTATCATCCGAAGATTGCTGTGGACGGTATGTTTGGTCCTGAAACGCTGAATGCACTGAATGCATTCGTTCGATGGCACCGTTCCCCCGCCCGTCAGGTAATGGCTGAAGAACTTAAAATTCCTCCTTTACCTGAAACTGGTTATTGGGAAAATGGTGTTGATGTATTTCAGCAATGGTATAAAACGCTTTATTATAAGGTAAAAGAACAATACGGAACTGTTCATTTCCGTAAACCACAGAAAGACGGTAAATGGGGAGAGAACACGTATTTGTGTTTGGTTTCTCTTATCGCTGATTTTAATAAACCTTAAGTCTATTCTTCCTACTCTTCCGAAAGGGAGAGTAGGAGGGCTTAGATTTCATCTGCATTCAATTTCAGACATATATAATTACAGTGAATAAACTATAACAGTTTTAACTAATTTAAAAGGAATGTGCTATGTACAACTATGCTGAAGTAAATCATTTTGGTACCCGTAACAAAGAAGGCGTTGCATTCATGCTGAAGTCTCTGGCTAAAATCGATGCATCTATCTCTACTGAAACAACTATCGGTTATGCAGCAATGTCAGTTCTGAAAACTTTGGCTCGTAAAGTATTCGGTTCACTGCCACTGTTCCGTACTCGCATCACTGATTGCGGTGTTGAAACTTTCCAGACTTGGTACAACGATCTGGCTGAAGTGAACAACATGAAACCTCTGCGTAACACCGGTGTATGGGATGAAGCTACTGCAGCTGCATTCAACAGCATCGTAATGAGTGCGTAAGATGAGCATAAACAATTGCATCGGCAACTTAGGGATTACTCCTTAACTGTCGGTGCAATTGAATGTTTATCAATCTAAATTTTTTTGTTCTGAGGAACTATAATGAGTAAAGTACTTTTAGCGATTGACATGGACGACACCATGACAGACACCCAAGAAGAAGTGGTGATCCGTTTACGTCATAAGCTTTATGACATGGCAGCATGGGATGACTTGAAGTGGGTATATGACGCAGTTCACGCTAACCGTAAAGACGGTCTGCATTCTACTATGCTTTATCCTGATCACCTTCGCAAGATCATCACACGTGATATCATCCGTGAAGGCAGTTACGTTAAAACCGTAAAACCAACCAAGCTGATCACCGACGGTGAATTTCTTACCATGCTTAACCGTTTGAAAGTTGTGCTGGGTGACGATCTTGCCACTATCATCGCCACTCACCGTAACGCGGAAAGCGGTGTGAAAGAAAACACTCACGACTGGCTGGATCGCCATGATGTTTCTCGACATCTCGACGACGTTCACTTTATTCACGGTGGTAAACACAGCAACAAAATTGATTACCTGAAGTCGTTTTTCCCTGAACATGAAATCCTGTTACTGGATGATAACCCGTTTGGTGATCTCCATACAGTTCATGCTCCTAACGAATCGGTTCTGGTTTATCAAGAGCTTTGTAACTATGAGGCTTATAAACATCAGAACAAGTTCAGTTCTGTTAACGCACTCGGCAGTATGATCATGGATCTTGCCGGACGGGATGACAATAGCAAATGAAAAACAACACCGAGCTGTGGATACTCCCTCACGAAGATATCGCCAAAGGTTTACTCCCAGCTTGGGAATCGGCGATTGTCGAAACGTTGAACGGATTGATTGAATATGAAGCACCGCTTCGTACTTATCAATTCCAGAAAGACACAGGTTCTATTAAGAAACAGCATCTGATCGATTTCGTTCGAGAAGGTTCTTATCTCTTGGTACTGGAGCATAAGAAGACCAATGACGTCATTGGTACCGTTCTAGTCCAACCTGTGAAATCAGTCGACCATATGGTTGGTCTCTTTGGCTTCCTGTACATCAATCCGCAATATCGTAGAAAAGGATATGCTGAACACTTGATGCAACAAGCCGAATCTATTTCGAAGAAGATGGGATGTTCAGAGATTCATCTGGCGGTCCTGTCCAATAACGAACACGCGCGGGCTTTCTATGACGCGATGAATTATGAACCCACACAAGTTTACTTAGCTAAACGAATCTAAGGATCCATTATGGATAGCTTCTCTTATTACACATTTTCCAAACCAGTTAAATACATTACCTTCGCCATGATCATGGCAGTGGATAACCGAGGTGCTATTGGTGTTAGAAACGGACTTCCGTGGGATGGTTTCATCAATAACAAACTCGACATGGAGTGGTTCAAGGATCACACCAAAGGTAAAGTTGTCATCATGGGTTATAATACCTGGGTGAGTCTGGGTCGTAAACCTCTGCCGGGTCGTGTCAATATTGTTGTCACTGGTAATCATATTGAAGAAGTGACCGAAGATATTAAAACCAACATGGGTATTGCAACCCAAGCTGGTAAAGTTACACCAAGAGTGATTGTAGCACAATCTCCTGAAAAGGTGATCGAAGCAATTAATCACGGGATGGGCGACTGGAACGATGGTGGCGAGATGATGGTCATCGGTGGTGCGAAGATTTATGAAGCATTCATGCCGCATACTTCTCGTATCTATCTGACTACCTTTGATGGTGAGTTTGAAGCAGACACTTTCGTTCATCTCGACCTGACTGATTTTGATCTGATCTATCGGGACAAGATGCGTCAGTCTGAATTGAACTTTGAGATCTGGGATGTCACTGAAGCGGCAGCTAAACGCGATGATGCCGACATCATGAAGATCGAACACGTCTATCGTGAAGCCGATGGCATCGCTGCTGAAATCATGAAAGAAAGAGCGGAGAAGAAAGATGTTTAAGTTAACGCCAGAATTATCTCAGAAAGCATCCAACAATGATCCTTTCTGGGCGGTACGTTGTCAGGGCGGTAAAATGATTATCGCAGGTCAGCACGGTTCGATGGAAGTTCCTGGTATCGGGATTCGTCTGGGTCAGCGCTTTTTCAATACCCCACAGAACGTGATTGTTCGTGAAGGGGAGATGGAAGAGTACAAGAAAGTACGTCATGCACTTCTCGCCGCTACTGAGCGCGTTGGCAAAGCAGCCGGGAAAGTGATCTCTTACTCCCAGTTGGCGAAAAGAAAGAATCCACGCAAACGTCGTTAAGGAATGTATGAAAGCTTTCATCTTTGGTTTTGGTTGGGAAATTCTGGGCTTCTGTCTCTATGCTCTTGTGTGGGGATGGTTCTGTACACTACTGGAAAGAAAGGTGACCTTCTTCAAAGGTAATACTTTTCTTATTGTCGGTGGAGCGATTCTGATGTTACACCCGTTTGTGGTGTCTTATCTTCCCATTGTGTTCTGGGGATTAATGAGCGGCGCGGGTGTAATACTCTGGGCTCCCAGTACAAAAGACTGGCTAGAGAAGAACGCTTCTTGGATTACCGGCTATCATGCGCAACTGGTTCGAATCGCTATATTGGTTGTTATCTTTATGGTTGTCCGAAGTACGTTGTATCAGTATTATCCTGAAAGGATGTGGTACTAATTAAGAATAGGGGACATCTGTCCCCTACTTCTCTTCTTTTATTTTTGTTCTTAAAAATAAATCAAGCAGATATTATTAGTGTGTATACTGTACAATTATTTTAATGGGGATACGCCATGGCATTTGAAGAAGTAAAAGAAGTTGAATCTCCCGACAGCTATGAGATTAATTTCAATGGGGAGTTTAATCAAACCTACATGGAACAGATCTTCGACCTGATCGACGATATTCCTTCAGGTAGCAAACTGTTGATTTGGATTAACAGTAACGGGGGTTCTGTTCATACAGGGTTGATGTTGAAAGAGAAGTTAGAAAGTAAAGCGCTTGACGTTACTTTCATCTCTCGTCTTTTCAATGCGTCAATGGGGGCACTGATGCCTCAGATTGGTGACTACATCCGTTTGACTTATCCTCACTCTGTTTTCACTTTCCATGAAGTTGCTTTCAAACACACCGGTTCTCTGGATGAATTAAAGAGCTTAGAGAATTATAGTTTTGAAGCCATCAATCTCATTAATGACCTGGTCATGGAAAAGGTGGGGCTAACCAAAAAGGAATTTAAGAAATACAATGGCTATGACCTTATTCAATTTGGTTATCAGCTTTTAGATGTTGGGCAACATGGATTTATTGATGGGTTAATTTTAAGAGAATTGACCGCTACCCAATTCTTAATCAAAACGCGTGATGGTAATAAAATCATTGACATCACTAAACATAAACGGTCTGATATCAAAGACCTTCCAGTGGTAGAATAAAAACAATGGCATACTTATTGACTATTGCAGCAGTGATCTTTCTTTTCATGTGGTTCTCAACGGGCTTCTTTACCTGGGCTAAGTTCATGTGGTGTTGTAGTGAATCTTACACCCAGTCCAAGGGAATCAAGAAACGTGTGAAATATCTGGCAATCACCCTGGGTCTCATTGTCGGTTGGCCAGTGTTCTATTACTGGTTGGCCAAGAAAACCAAACCAGAGGTAAACCATGTCGGAATACAAACTGTTCACCTGTGAAGGTAAGGGCGGAACCTATGAGTTATTAGGTATCGCCAAGCCTGAATATCCGCTTAGCATTCCTCTGGACTTTGCTAAGCTCGGCACAACTATCGGTGCGGGCCATTCTCGTACTGAAAGTTTTGTAGTTCATCAGGGACCTAATGGTATCCTGGTTTACGAACGTGACATCAGTGTATTCGGTGTCAGTTATACCCCTCGTGTTATTTATCGTGATGTAGTGTCCCAACAGTTATTCCATCGGGAACAGAAAGATTTCGATAATCGCATGATCCCTGTAACAGAATAAGTAATTGCCCCCATACTTTAGAGAAAGAAGGAAAAGACATGTCCGTATTAGCTGAGCAAACTTTCACCAATAAAGACGATACCCGCGATATCATCAACGAAGTTATGCAGAACGCATTCGAGTCTGTGTGTTCGACGATGGGTCCAAACGGTCGTTATGTGGTGATCAATCAGACCAATCTTCCTAAGGTAACGAAGGACGGTGTGTCGGTGGCTAAGGCGCTGGACTTCAACGAAGCGCGTCGTAATCTGTTTGCCAAGATCATTACCGAACCGTCAATCAAAACGGATAACGAGGTCGGTGACGGTACAACCACTACCGTGTTCCAGACTTATCAACTCTTTGAAATGTTCAAAGACAAGATGACGTTTAAGAACCTGCGTTATCTGGATAAGACGATTGCTGAAGTTCGCAGCTTTATCTCCAGCATGATCATCGACTGTAAAGTCACCGACGATCATTTCCGTGCAATGTTGATGACTTCTTCGAACTATGAAGAAACCATCGTTGACAAAGTGCTGGAAGTGTATCAGACATATGACAAACCGAACATCACTCTGCAGCGTGTTCCTGCGCTGAAAGAAGATGAGGTCATTCTGACCAGTCAGATCTTCTTCGAAGGTGGATTCGCTGATGATCAGATGAATGACAAAATCGGTATGGGTGCCTTCACTGTGGACAAAGGCGGTGCACTGATTGTTCTTCTGGATGATGGTGTTCGTACCATCCATGACGACATCCTGAGTACGATGACAAATGTGGACTTCAAAGTTCCGGTGCTGTTCATTGCACGTAACTTCGAGATGGCAGCGATTCAGCGCATCAATCAGTACAATGCATCTCTGGGTCGTAAAGCTATTATTCCAGTACAACTGACAGCAGCCGGCCGACTGGGTGCGGTAATGTTCAGTGACCTGGCAGCGTTGCTGGGGACTCGACCGATCTTTGAACTGGGTGCACTGACCAAAGAAGATGTGGTTCACAATGCGAATGACTTCACCATTCGTGCGCGTGGCTTCTTCATTGATGGCAAGCAACCTGATGTGGCTAAGATCACCAATGAGATCCTGGCTCCGTTGGATGAGCGTTATAAAGAGATGGGTGCGGTAGAACGTGCAACCGTTATCGGTATGTCTCTGTTTAAGCGTATCTCTCGTCTGCGTGCAAACAACGTCACCATCCGTGTAACCGGCATAACGGATTCGGATGCGTCTGAACGTTATTATCGTTACGAAGATGTGATGAAAGCGGCTCGTACCGGTCTGCAGTTCGGCGTCCTCCCAGGTATCGGTTATGCGTATATGGAAGCCTCTAAATGGCTTGCAGCACAACCTGAACAATCTGATGAGGAACTCGAACAGCTGCGGATAGAACTTTCCGACCTGTTGACCTATCAATATACTCATCTGACTGGCCTGAAATTAGGCGATGCAGATTACGGTAAATATATTGATTTGGTTACCGGTGAAGTTTCTGATAAACCGACCGCTGTATTTGACAATGCTGCTGCAACAATGATTGCTTTAGATGGCGCGTGGGCAACCGCGAAGACTCTGGGCAAGACCAGTAATGTCATGGGTCGTTCTAATCAGAGCTACAAGTAACCAGGTGCTGACTCAGGGATCTCCCTGAGTCAGTGTCTTCCTTATATTTTTTTTTTGATAAAAATAAGGGGTAGAAAGGAATCTGATAACTATCATGCAAGGGATAATCAGCCCTGATCTCGATGATAATGTTGTAAAGCTATCGAGGCGCAGCATGCAGCTGATAAACGTAGTGCCCTCCTGTGAAGGAGGTGTGAAATGTCGTTGAAGAGATTGGCAGCTGTAAAGGACGGTGGGAGAAAGACGTTATTCTCTCAAGAGAATTTATATGCATTTATTTTTCTTGTTATGGTTGTGACAATTGCGTTAATCCTTAATTACGGTGTTTTTGCCTATTTTACTTTGGGCGTTTTGGTTACACGACTCTTTGAAGTAATTTTTGAATTGAAAGGCAATATGTTAGACAAACCTTTCCTAATGTATGTATTAGGAATAGGTGTACCTGCTCAATTCCTTTGGACATTTTACCGTTAATCAAGGACCTCTATGGCCTCTCTCCATTTTCACTACAGCACCATGAATGCAGGAAAGTCTGCACTCCTGTTAAAGGATAATCACAACTATATCGAACGGGGTATGCAAACGTTGGTGTTGAAGCCAGGTATTGATACCCGTGAAGATAAAGCGGTGGTTCGTTCTCGTATGGGTCAGGAAACTCCCTGCGTCTTGTTCTCTCCTGAAGAAAACCTGTATACCTTTATCGGTGACAAGTGGGTAGAGAATCCAAAAATTGTCTGCGTCTTTATTGACGAAGTTCAGTTCTTAACCAAAGAGCAAGTTATTCAGCTTACTGAAGTAGTTGATATCTTGGGGATCCCTGTGATGGCTTATGGTCTTCGCACTGACTTCCAAGGTAATTTGTTTGACGGTACCAGTATGTTATTTGCGAGATCTGACAGACTCGTTGAAATCAGAACGATCTGTTGGTGTGGTAAACGTGCCGACATGGTGTTGCGGTTAAATGGAAATGGTGAGGTAGTCAGGGAGGGTAACCAGGTTGAGATAGGTGGAAACGATTCTTATGTTTCTGTCTGTCGTAAACATCATCGCACTGGGGAAATAAAAGGTAAGTGATTCAGTTGGATTTATTTTCAGACCTATATCATTTAAGTGTATATGAACAATAATGTTCTCACTCATTTAAATTAAAGTAAAGGATATGAAAATGGAAAACCAATTCAACGGTCACGAATCTGCTGAAGCTGAAGCACTGTGGACTGCAAACGACGATGCTGGCGATCGCCTGAATGCGATCAAGAAAGAAGCGGGTGAGGTGGGTGCAGAAATCGCAGGTAAATCGATCGACGAAGTGATCGCCGGTGTGATTGCTGAAGGTAAACTGTTCCACGTTAAAACCGGTAAGTTCATGACTGACAACCGTAACCTGATCGGCGCAGCGCTGGGCGTGGGTATCGGTGTGGGTCTGGAACTGCTGTCTCCAACCGGTTCTAAAACTTCTGCTCTGGTTTCTGGTTTGGCAGGCGGTGCAGTGCTGGCAGTAGTAGCGCCAGTTCTGAAAGTAGCTCCACAGGCAACAGGCATTGCAGCAGCTGCAGGTACACTGACTTCTTTCGTCAGTATGTCCGCGGGTCGTATCACTGCTGATTACTTCCCTGGCAACCTGGGTAACGACGAGTAATATTAGAGGCACTCCCAATCGGGAGTGCCTTTATCTATGTTTATTTTTTTTGTTTCACTACCTTTAACATCCTATGAAGGTACCTCACAATTTTCACTATGAAAATTAACTCTTTCATATTCCATGGAATAAAATAATGATCCCAACTATTAATCAGTATCTGTTGGATCTGCTGTCTAAATCGCAGATTGCTGCCGCTGAAAAAACCGGTGACTCTAAAAAGATCGCACTGGCGAAAAAGAACTACGAAGGTCTGACCGAATCTGAAGTTACTTTCGGTAAATTCGTTCGTGATGACAAGACCGGTAAGTACAGTGTGAAGATTGTGGCTAAGAGCCGCAACTGGACCATCGAGAAGATGACGTTCAACACCGGTACTATCGAAGCACTGTCTCGTCAGAACCAGCAGGGTGCTGCACAGATCTCTGCACTTGAAATGGTTACCGCTCCAGGTCTGATCTATGTTCAGGAAAACGATTCTCGTTACCTGGCCATTCAACAAGACAGCAACCTGTATGAAGCGCTGAAATTAACCGGGTACGAGTTCCCTGCCGATTCCTTCGTCCCAACCGTTTACGGTGAAGCGAAGAAAGACAGCAAGGCCGTCGGCCAGGTTGATATCGATCATCCAATCGTGGCTGGTCGATTCCTGCTTTACTACTTCAATGCGCCCAAGTCTTCGGTGCAGGATGATAGTAAGGTTAAAACCCAAAGTCAGGAAACTGACTTAAAAATGAAAGGTGGTACTAACGTGAGTTCAGATAACGCCCAAAACAACGACCAACAGAACGGTCAGGAAAACGGCCAGCAGAATGACCAGCAGAACACTCAGGTTAACAGCCAGAACTCTGTTGCTGATTCTAACGAAGGCGATCAGGCAAACCCAGGTAGCACTCAGCATGAGCTGAAGACCCCGGCAGAGCCAGGTCAGTCTGACAACGGCCCAGAAGGTCAGTCTAACTCAGCGGACGCTACCTCAGATCCTGCTGAAACTGCAAAAGAGAATGAAGAAACAGCTAAGGAAAACGAAGCTGGCTTCAAATCTAAGCAAGAGCAGAACAAAGTTAAATAAGTGAACTAGGTCTAAGGTGGGGAAACCCGCCTTAGACTTATGCATGTTCATTTACATTATTTTTTAGTTCGATATCATTACTATGTATAAACCACTATTAACTTTAGATAAGGATTTAGTTATGTTCAGCATTGATCAAGAAATGTCTCCGCGCATGTACCTGTTGAACCTGCGTGCTGAGGTTCGTAAACAACGTGCTGCGTTGATTGAAAAAGCCCCAGGTAAAGCAGTAAGCTGTTCTCTGCATCACACTGTGACCTTTAAAGCAGAAGGTCCAGAAGAGAAAGCTATCTTGAAATATTCCATGGCGGATATTAAAGACAACAACATCCAGCCGGCTCAGTATCATGAAGTTGAACTGATGGATGGCGGTAACTATCTGTATGAGATCTTATCTGATCTTATTCAGGCAGCTGCGGAAGACGTGAACATGAAGATCGATATGTTCGCCATGAATGCAGAAGTAATGTACACCGACGACATCGTGTCAAGTGTTGAAGATTTCATTACAGGTAACCTGGTCGCACTGGGTGTGGACGACGGTTATGCTGTACAGACAACGGTGGTAGCGGGCGGTCTTTCTCAGATCACTATTATGGTAGCCTAAATGAATCTATTCGTAAGTCAGCATGGAACGCTTATCCTAGGCGAAGGTGAAGTCCCCGATGATAATGAGAACGTTTGGGTGAAGGTTGCAATGAATGCAAACCACAGTCCACTCCTGATCAATTTATCTGAGGATATGACTCTAGTTAAATTTCACAACAAAGCAGATGGGGTGTCAGACGTCGGAGTGTTGGTGGTGTTCCCATATAACCGGAATCAGAAACCACGTACATTCAAGTTGCATGATTTGCCTGATACCAATAAAAAGCGTGAGTTACTCCATGCGATCTTTGCCATTCTCCTGGACTTTGATAACGGTCGTTTGTCTAACCGTAATCGTAACTTCGGGTTGTTGGCTGTTCGACCTCTCCTGCCTGATGTAGTCCGTGGCTATGTCGGAAAGGAAACGCCAGATGCATTACGGTTCTATCTCAATAAGGATAAGCTCAGCATCATCAATGGTAAGTCCGTCATTTTCAGATTAGAACGTTACATACAGTTATCAAATAAAGTTAAGGATTCAATCTCATGATCGACAGTATTATTGGGGCATTAAAGCTGTCCCTGAACAACTGCAATAAAATCGACCACCCTGCTGAATACGTTTACGAAATCAACCAGGTGTTGAATCGTTTTAAAACCAACCTGTTCAAGCATATACCCGATAAGACGCGTCAGCTCTACGATCCAAAAGAGTTCATCCAACTGCGCATCTGCATGGGCTGGAAGATCTATCCAACTCACGGTGCGCATGTTGGGATCAAAGAACGTTCCCCTATCCTGTTACATATCAACGGGTTTGTTCCTGAACTCGGGATTCGCAATAACCGTGAACGCACTTTTATTAAGGCAGTGGATATTTCTGATATCATTGATCTGGAAAAGATCGTCAACGTGAAATCAGATTACTACACAAAACTGCAAGGCGACAGTCTTAGTGAAGCTAAGCTGATCCAGGAGCACATTGGTCATGATCTTAACCAATGCATCTTCTATGATCGTGAAGGCCGTGCTGATGGCGTGTATGACTTCACAATGCAGATTGCTGCCATGGTGTTCCTGCACGAAGACAAAGATTTCCGTAGCTTTGTTCAACCGTCAGATAACCCCAAAAGCAAGTATGCGAAAGACAAACAGGAATTCGGCAGAGAAGCTGGATTAAAAAGCGCTGAGTTACGTGCTGCTAAAGCCGCTACGCCGGAACCACGTTTCTTCGTTTAATACCTACAACCGGAATAAGATAATGTACAATCACCAAAGTACGTTAACCGCGAAACCTGCTCCTATGTTTCGTGAAATAGACATCGTCTCAAAATCTATCCAGACACTGGATATTCGCAAAGGTAACTTTTACGAGGCTTTTAGAACATCGGATAAAACTCCATTAATCGTTTACCCAATGCGGGTGAAATCAGATATCGCTCGTCCCTATATTGAATGTGCTTTATGGGAGCGTGCAGCTGCATCAGTATTTAAATCATCGGTGATCTTTTTAAGTGCCGATAAGCGCGGGTTACAACTTGATTGTCATGCGCTGAATAAACGGATTACTTTGTTTGTTCAATGGAAAGAAGTTGGTGTAACGAAGCCTGATAAAAGTCACTTTGACCTTTATCTTGGATTCCTTAAACAAGGGATGCTGAAATATCATTTTGATAGAATCGTATCTCAACCTAACAAAGTAAGAAAAGCAATCTTTAAAGCGATCGATTCAATCTCCAGTGGATTGTTCTCACGTTATCAGATTGGTGATGATCTCTGGATCGAAACAAGCACATACGGTGGCTGGGACATTCTGAAAGGAACTAAGCTCCAAGCTCGCAATGTTTGTTTAGAACAAATCACAACTAAAATTTTTAACCTGTAATAAAGATACTCCACTCTCCCGTGATGGGAGAGTGGAGTTAATCTTGTTTTATTTTTTATCTTCAGTCGAAGTGGTTTGAACCGCTTTGAGTGCAGCTTCCAATTCCGCAACGTATGCAGTTAACTGTGCATTGGTTGCCAGTGCATTATTCAGTCTGACCAGATCAGAGGGATTCTCTTTGATCTTAGACTGACGAGTATTCTCCCAGGCTTCGGCTTGTTCCTTAGGAACGTATCCACGTGTTTGGATAGTGCCGATTACTGTACGAGGATTCTCTAATCCACAGTTGTCTTTCATATAGTTATTGAAATGATCAACAGCTGAATTAAGCACATCTTTGAAATCAGGTGGAACTGCACCACAATCTGTGATGATACACAGGTGTTCGTAGATAACGCCATCAACCAGTGGGAAAGACTTGATGTATGTAGAAGGCACATAAACATCAGGCCCGTTCTTACTGGAGAGTACAACAATCGCACCATTGAGATTAATCAAGGTATTCAGTTGTACTTGATAGTCCGCGTCACTAACGCCAGCAGGCTCCCACACCAGTTTAAACAAGTCAGCTTTTCTGGCTTGCATCTGGGAAGGAGTTACTGTGTCCACTACTGTATAGAAAGCAGCGGGACTGACGACACTATCAAAAGGAGCATTAGCTACAAACGAACCCTTAGCGTATAGCTGGGGAATAATGTTTGTATCTGTCATTCAGAAAGAATTCCATCTTTAACGAATTGATAACGGGTGATCATGCTAAGCTTAACGCCGGAAGATCGACGCGTAATATAAAGCATACCGTTTTTGGTTACACGCTGAATACCCGTTGGTGGCATGCCGTCAGGCGTAACTGACTCACCGGCTGCTAACAGACCTTCCAGATCAAAGATGAACTGAGATGTCTTCTTGCTCATCATGCCCGCTTGAGAATCGGTAGAAGGAATCAGCTGATAATCCGGGAAGATATCCTGGATGTGGATCAGATCATTATGGTTGGTTGGCTTCCCAACAAAGGCCATTGAAGCGGACTTATAGAGAGAAGGAACAACCTGTAACGATTTTATGATCTGACTGCTATCCCACAGGGCACCATATTTCGTTGGGAGATCAGTACCGCCGTCGTAAGTAAAGATAGGACTCAGGGTAGAACCCTTAACGGTTTCGTTTTGAATACCGATATTATTCCAATAAGGAACAATGGCAAACTCTAACGGGTTAAACAAATCGGGGATGATGTCAGCCCATTTGTCTTCGCCATATTTGGAATTAGACAGTATGCAGCTTTTGATTTGCTCATACGTCTGTTCTTCCGCGTCGTTCGGGTTACCATAATAGATTACCGTCCAGTCTCCGCTATTCTTGTTTGGTGTATTTACCAAATCATAAATATCGAAGCTGTACACAATACGAGCACTATAAGGGGGGTAACCTTTTCCTAATAGAGCATCAACACGAGCTTCAATTTTTGAAGTGGTTTGCGCCTGAATTAACGCCTGTACTTGCTTATAGTTTTTATCCGCAAGTGAGTCGATATCCGTAATGGGAATTGGATGGACCACATAAATTTCGCGATAAGGGAACTCAACAGCGAAATACTCATTAGCAAGCCAAATTTTGAAGTCGTGAGTAGCTGTTCCCACTTTCAAAGTAAAGCTGATGCTTGAGGGCAACCAGATCGCATTGTTGGTGACCATCACGCCGACATCATTCCATGTCCAGTTTGTCACGTAAGTTGCTTTAAGCAATTGCAAACAAGCTTGAGATGAATTCGTGGTCTTGCTGGCTGTCGCTTGCCCGTAAAGCCAATTGATCATGTCGATCACAGGTTTAACAAAGTCAGTTGGAACCTTCTCGTAATTTGAAGTTTCCGACACACCACGGAAACCCACCAACGTAATTGGTGTTGCGGCTTGACTATAAAAGTCAGGCTCTTTGGCGTACGTGATTGTGTTATTTGTTAATTCACCTAATGGTGACGTTGATCCATTGATAATCAAGTCATTGATTACAGCAAAGCAACTATAGAGGTTTGTTGACATAAATTAACCTTTAGCTATAATAAACATTATTAATTTGGTGGAACCGCAGCAATGAACATTTTTCTTAGGGAATTAACCAACAGGATTATCAGTTATCTCATTCGTGTATCCAAAGGTGCTACCTATGAAGAGAAACAAGAACAACTTCTTAAGAAGGTGCTTTTGTTTGCTCTCATGATGGCGCTTATGGCAGCGACGATGACCGCTAAGTATATTGTTACCGGTTGGTATATGAATGACCTGGAGCGTTCTGTGGAGAAGATCGATACCTTCATGGGAACTCAACAGGAAAACATGAACCAGTTATTCCGCATTAACACCGACCAGTATGGCGAAATCCAAAAGAAAAATACCAAGCTGAAAGAAATGGATGCTGATATTCACAACCTAATGGATGAGAACGCTAAACTGAAGTCGGACATTGCACAGTTAACTGATAAGACACGGAAGAAATAAAATAAGACAAGGACGTGAATAGAATGTTAGATAACAAAAACACGTCAGGTATTTACAGATGAACATTGTCTATTACATTGTTAGCTCATTCGTTAAAGATAAGAACGTTGGTCTGGCAGGTGGTCATGGGTATTCTTATGATCCTGCAAACCAGAGCAAACGCAAACTTATTAAAGACGCACCTACTGTTTACGGTTTCTTTGTGAATGGTAACTATCAAAGTATCCCTGTGGATATGGTCGATATTTATAACGGACGCGTCCTGAACCAACTGAATGAAACAGCAGCTTTCCTGCTCCAGTTTGAAATGATAATCAACGAATGGTTGTCAAACAAAACTGACGGAAATAAATTGCTGGTGATTACCAACTGCACCAAAGGACACAAAATGGTGATGGCAGGTCGTCATCCAGATTCATTGGATGCTGAGCTGTTCAAACGTGTTCACGGTCTGTACGAAGCGCACAAGAAAGACATCATTCTTGATATCGAGTATTACGCGAAAGGGGGCGAAGGTTGTAAAGTTGCACACAAGCAAATGGAACTCGCGGTTGCACTTTCCGAACTCCCTGCTTCTGACGAGTTGGTACTGGATAAGCTTGACCTGAAAAGCTACAGGGATCCAGAAGTTGACTTTAACAAGTTAGTAACTGCATCGCGTTGGTACTTCAACACCGGTGACAAATCTGACTTCTTTAATGTCGACGAATTAGGGTATCGTAAATACACCTTTGGTCGTGTTGACCCTGATAAAAACTATTACGGTAAAGCAACGCCGGATGTGTTCTATTCGTCGCTCTATACCAAGACTCCTATCACGGTGTTGGATAAACTGTTTAACTTCTGTCAGAAGCATAAGCCGAATCCATATAACATCATGTCGGCTGGTAACTTAAACTTCGTCAAGTCAAAAGAGATTGCCCGAGTGATCGATACAATCCCTGGCGTATTTGGCAAGAAGGATTTGGTTGCCCCTATGACAGTGGGGAGTACTGAGGATGCAGTTCTGGTTGAGTTCATTGACCCGCCAGGATTAAGTTATCGCATCCGTGATGCTCACATTGCTTTAGATCTCATTTATGGGTTCTTCCGCAAACGTGATGACAAAGGTTGGTATCGTAAGAATCAGTTCATCGATATTACTGATAACTTCTTTGTGAAGGACCCTAAGGGTAAATGGAAGATCCATCCAGACTTCACAAACAACACCTTGTCAGTCCCTATCATGATCGAAGCACCAGGTTGTGTTAAACCGGTAAAGATTAACTTATCGGTGAAGTACGATATGCCAGAGCGTAACTCGCTGAACAGTTTGATCGTAAATAAAGTGGAAGACATTAAAGTCTATCTCGCATTAGACTTCAATGATCCAGCAGGCGTGAGCTATCGCACCATTGTCTCAACGCCAGATTACGATTACATCCATTCAAACAGTATTTCGAATCTGCGTGTTTATAGCCTAAAAGAATTAGGCAGATAAAAATATAAAGCAATACTCTTTACTTTACTCAAGCCTCTCTACTCCAATTGGAGTAGAGAGGTATAAGTCTGTTTAGAACTTTAATTCATCAAGCGCCATTTGCAGATACTGATTCGAAGCTTCGCTGGTATGCTTCATCGCCTCAGTTAGTCTTGCTCTTATTTCTGCCGCTTCAATCTGACCAGCAGTCTTAAGTAACTGGGAGTCTAACGTCATGACTAAGTCACGCATTTTGTTAGCCGCATTACCCAGTTCCAACACTACTTTACCAGCACGAGAAACTTGACGGGCACGTTCATCTTCAACGGCGAACGGTCCTTCGTTATTCATTTTCTCTAAGCCCTTTGTAGCTTGAGATAAAGCAGTATCGAATTCACGTGCAACCTTAACAATTCGTTCAGCCGCCAACGTAATTGTTTTAGTGTCAGCGAAATTCAATAAAACTCTGGAACCACTAATGCCTGTTTTTGAATAAAGGATTAAGAACTTGTTGATTCCCAGTTCCTTAGAAATGATTCTCTCTGGATCGACCCGTTCAATTTCTTCAATGTTCTTAGCAGCAGAGTCCAATCGAGATGTTAACTTCACACCCATCTCGTTCACCAATTTTTCTGAGCGATCGTGTTCAACCAACGGAGTGTGTTCGATAACAGTCCCGTCAATAATTTTACGATCTTCATTTTTAACTTTCTTAACTGCATTTAACACTTTAATGCGTTTAGCAACTTCCATCTTACTTTCTTCAATTGATCGTTCGATTGATACATCGGGGATTGACATAGGCACTGGGCTATCAAGTAACTTGTCAAGATCAACTGAAGTTTTAGTGATTGATTTTTCTACCTCAATAACTTCACGGCGAGGCTTACCAAACAACCACTCTTTGATCGCTTTGATAATGGACTTGATCCATTCGTAGACTTTGTTAGCCCCACGTTTGATATTGTCCAGAAAACCTTCCTGACCATCAACGATATCATAAACTCCACCGTCCAACCTCAATACGGTTTCGGTGTAAACTGCTTCAGGGGTTTTCTCTACATTATTTTCCTGAGCATCTAACAAGTCACCATAGCCAATAAGTAATTCTGCTTCGTGTTCGAAGCCCGCGCATGCAGCAAAAGAACGATCCATAATAAACCTTAATAAGTGAAAGTGAGTGATAACAAATAATCCTCCATGCCCCGAGAGGCACAGAGGAATATATTATAAGGCAAACTTGCGAGTGGTATCGAAAGCGTCCATCAATTCATTAGCTGCATCTTTGTTGGTATCAAGCTCTAATGAACTCATTATTGAATTCATTTTCTTCTCCAACTCACCTAAGGTGTTCAGGCAGAGACGAATCAGATCAGTGAGGCGGCTACCTACTTTACTGAGGGCAATCAGAACAGTACGAGCCATTGCCATACCTTTTTCATTGTTACCTGTTTCATGGCGTTTGAACTGATTATTGACTTTCTCCAGATCCTTGTTAACTTGTTCCAGACCTTTACGAGCAAGACGGAAGATTTCACCTAACTGTGCACCAGCAAGTTCAGCGTTGTAAGATGAGGTGATAATAACTGAATTTGGAGAACGATCAGTAATGCCAGACTCATGCTTGAACTTATTAATGAACTCCTGAATCTCTTTCTGTACTTGATACAGTTTATAGTCGTCTGGTGACAGTCCCACACCCAGATCATGGGAGTTGTGGATCATATCGAAGAGAGTGACGTGATCCAGCTTTTTGTTATCAATGATAGATTCAAAGCTGATGATAACACCGTCACCTGACAGAACTTTGTTCAGGGCTTCAGCACTGCTAACCGCTTTACGGATGTCGTTAGCTAAAGGTGAATCGCCCATACCGTCAGAGTTATTCTTCTTCAGCGCCTCTTTAATTTCTTTGTTCTTATCCTTAAGGTCAGCCTCTGCTTTCTTAACTGCAACCTCTTGCTTGGCTCCCTTAGAACCAAAGAAGAAATCTCTGATGGATCGGATAAAGTTTTTGATCATCTCATACAGGTGTTTACCTGCATTAACAATCGTGCTGGTGAAACTTTCTTGACCGGCGACGGACGCCATGTCAGGTTGTTGAATTCTCAAAACAGAAAAAGCATAACGTGCAGACTCTGATTTACGGTCACCGGACTGCAATGCTTCACAGCCGTCAATCATTGTCCCAAAGTGTTCAATGTCGGAAAAGCTCATACCTATATCCCTAAAGAAGAAGAGTGAATAACAAATAATCCTACCTACCTTTCGGCAGGTAGGATCACAATTAGAATAATGCGTTGGCTGTGACTTTACGGAACGAAGTCTGGTGATTGAAATGGTTGTGATATTGGTACAACTCGCTATCACATTCCTCAGCACCAGAAGGCGCAACATCCCAATAGCTTTCAAAGCCAGCGAAGGATGTACCCCAGAGACCTTTAACCGCCAGTGAGTTACCATCAATCTGAGTCGGCAACTTACCGCCACCCAGAAGCACATCCACCTGTTCCTTACTCCACTCCATGATATCGATTGAACGAGAGGTAATGTTCTCCTCATTCCCGGTGTCAAGATCAAGCAGATAAACGAAACATTCAGTATCCTGACCTTTACGATAAATACGCGCAATGGTCTGCTTCATTTCGTAAGAACGGAAAGGTGCGTTCATGCAGATGATCTGGTTAGCCATGGTCAACGGATAACCTTCTTTCAAGGTGTTGAACGTGGTGATCAGAACTTGAACATCTTTATCATCACGGAACTGATTGACGATCTTATCGATGTCCTTACTGTTCTCACCGTGGACCGCTAATGCTTTCATACCGATGCTTGCAAAGTAAGTCACCAGTTCATTAACTGTCTCGATGTAGGACGTATAGATAACCGTCTTTTTCTTCACCGCATTCACAAGCTCAGGCAGTCTAGCGTGTTGAATGGTGTCACGTACTGCATCCATTCGTGCTCTCGACAGAACGCGTCCTAGCGCTTCTCCACGTATCTTCAAGCTGAGGTATTTCACCGCAGATTTGATATTACGGAAATACTTGAGATCGTCACCACGCAACTCGTTTTCAATCTTCGCTTCTACCCGATGACAGAACTTCGACTTGTCAGCATCCGTGAAATTGTTGTAACCAAACTTACGGAAGTATTCGACAGTATCGACATACTGAGTGAGTTCTGCTTCTTCAAGCGCATCGCCTTTAATCCAGGAGCGATAGTTATCCACATAGCGACGCCAGTTATCAATATACTCCGGCATCACTTTATGGTAATACTTCACACGCTCAGAAATGAAATCCATCATCTCAGCACGGATTGCATTGAGGGTGTAACGTTCAGCACCAGGGAATGCCACAGGCCAAGGAATCGGTTCAGGTGGTTTACCCATCCCATCAACAGCACTGATGGTATATTTGATGCGACCCAAACGGTGAGCCAGCATTTCATTCAAGAAGGCATTGTCACGACCGTACATCTTGTTAAAGTCATCCTGAACATAGTTATCGAAATACTTATCAATAACTTTGAACAGAACAAAGGTCTCACGACCCTGTGCTTTAATCGGCGTGCCTGACATAAACAACACATCAGAAACATACGGATGAGAGCCTAACTGAATCAAACCTTGAGACTGTTGTGACTTCGACTCATTATAGTTATGAGATTCGTCCACAATGATCTTAACCGGTTCTTTACCATTCTTAGAGATCGCATTGATTAATGGATCGTATTCCCCTGAACGCAGATTCTCTTTATAGATAATAAAGTATTCACAATCGGTGTGATTCAGTGGATTGGTTCCATCAAGCGA